GAGAGCTTTTATGGGCGATGGTGTTATCACCTAGTTCGCCATAGGTATTACGACCCCACGACCATAAAGTACCATCGGTTTTTATGGCGGCTGTGTGATATCGGCCACCAGCAACCTGCTTCCAGTTAGTTCCTCCAGCGATAGTTTGTATTGGAGAGCTTTTATCAGCGATGGTATTATCACCTAGTCCGCCATAGGTATTACGACCCCACGTCCATAAAGATCCAGTAGACGCATATTGGTCGATCATTCCAAAATCATCAACGAAGATTTTTTCTAGATCACCTTCAGGACTTAAGAATGCCATTACTTAGCCCCTCGATACAAATTAACCAAGATTGTCTGAATTGAGCTAACAAACGCATTAATTTTCGCAACTAACGATTCTCGCGAACGGTTCTCTAAAAGATCTAGCCGTCGTTGCAGATCTTTGTTTGATTCAATAAGATATGCGATTATGCCGGAATAGTTTACGCTTTTTATGCCATCTGACTCTGAAACCAAGTGTGGTAAAACGTCTGCGACCTCTTGAGCAATAACACCAGCAGATTTAATCCCGTTATCAATCCATTGGAACTCTACACCTCGCAACTTTCTAATAGTATTAGATGCGTTGCCTATATCAACCACATTTTTCTTAAATGCTGTATCTGACAATGAGTTGAAATTAGTGGCATTCAACGTACCGGTTGATGGATTGAAAAACAATTTAGTCGACGACACGTATATCGTCGATTGACCAGTAGTACCAGTGGACCACATTGGATAGTAGCTTGCGTTAGTAGTCAAATCATCAGACACATCAACTGATGATATACCAAGTATACCAGCTGCCGTAAAGCTAAAAGAATCTACTCCACCTACTTGTATTTTTGAAGTAGTGGAATCGACTGAGATTATCGATGTTGTCATTTATGGTTCCTTAAATCGATCACAGCGCTGCTCCAGCCGTAAACAGCTGATCCAGTTGCTCCGGCGTCTGCCCCAGTGCTGCACCCATTGCGATCACTTCGGGGTGCGTGCGTTCGATGGTGGTGGAAAATTCCCACCAATCTTTCAGGTCTTGTGAACCCACTGCTACTGCTGACTCTACAGCTGTGCGCAGCCCTGCTGCTGTCAGCACTTGCCTGATCTGGCGAGGTGAGCAGGAAGGGATAGGAATGATGATGGGATCAGCAGGCTCTGGGGTGTTGCCTGCGGCGAGCCATTGGAGATACTGAGTGTAGTCTGTGTTGGCTGGGTCGGCGGGGATACTCGCGCCATCTGACAGGCGAGTGATGGTGGTAGAGTTTTTATTGAGTTTGTACATTTGTAATCCTTATAGCTCCGCTGATGCTTGGTAATGACCCCTCGCAAATTGCTGGGCGGGGAGACCGGTAGCGCGAACCCTCATCCCTTGGGTAGAAATATCACCAATTACGGTTGTAACGTCACCTGAATCGCTGCTCAGCCTCCAATTGGAGTTACCCCATCCTTGTGTTGGGTTGACACCAGTAACCGTAGGCGCCGTCCGCATTGCTACAGGGAAGCGCACTGATAGGGTCACATCAAAGGCTGTTGTTGAGTTAGTGTTCGGTTGCATGAACAGTGCGCCTAAGTCACCGGGCGCTGTTCCAAGTGCACTGTCGAACGATTTCGTGTAATACCTCTGACACAGCGCCAACTCCATCCCATAAGGCCGCTGCTCAAAGGGTGTGGCTACGGAGCCGACTTCGAGTTGAGCGTCTCCTATAATTATGTTCGCCGCCGTAAGTGCTCCCAGCCCGGTTAGCTGAATCGCTATTTGTAGTCCATTAGTCCCTGATGTGGACCCGAGTGTGGTAGTTAGCGAAAATGACGTGAACACCCCGCTCGGTAAAGAGCCTATCGAAGCTGCAGACACAAGTATGGGCGCACCAAAGTAGTCAGCTACACTAGCTCTGTGGATATTAACGTTAACACCCGTCGTCGACCCACTATCTTGATACACCTTGAAGCTAATTGTAATGGTTTTACTATTCAGCGAAACCGAGTTACGTGCCTCAATTCTATGTGTAAAATAGACATTGCCAGACCCAGTAGTTGTGGCACTCCATATGAAGCCGTATCCAGAGGCAAAGCTTGAGTTCGCCGTACTAAACATACTTCCCGTAGCTGTCGTGAATAATGAAGGGTGACACATCCAACGATCCACCCCGTAGGTATCAACGTTACTTACTACTTCTACGCTGCCTCTCTGTGCAATTTGCATCCCACCGTTGATGAAGCGGTTACGCAGCCCAGCGAGTTGACCGCCGTTCATTGAATATACAGAAACCCCCTGCGGCATGACGGCATTACCGCTAGCATCAACCGTCAGAATGTCCTGAGTAGTTGCCCCTACATTACCTCGTGCTAACTTTGCCGTACCATTTACATTAGTCTGCCATACGAAGTTTTGGGTCGCTGTAGCTGAGTCGCCTAGCTGGACTGAATTAACTTTAAGTGAACCGGCCATTTATAGTTCTCCTCGTAGTGTTGTGATCTGTGCATCTACAGAATCAATGAATGTGGTGTCACCCGTGAGTAATGCTTCACGCAATCTGCGAGGGGTCACTGTTGCTTCCATTGCTGCAATCTGGGTGTAGATAGTTGCCTTGGGATCGGGCAAGTCAGCAGGCTCTGGGGTGTTGCCTGCGGAAAGCCATTGGAGATACTGAGCGTAGTCCGTGTTGGCTGGGTCAGCGGGGATGCAGGCACCGTCTGTGGTGCGGATAACGCATTGAGCTGGGCCGTAAAACGCATTTGGTAAAAGTCGATACATGATTAAAGCTCCGCTGATGCTACAAAATGCCCATAATATCCGTTTCCTTTTGTCAAGCCTGCTGACGTTACAGATAAGAATCCGGATGTAGAAATTCCTTCATTTGAAGCACTGGCAGTATTTACTCCTCCAATTGCTGTCCATACACCAGATGCGCCATTTTCACCATAAAGAGTAATAGAGGGGGTTGATCTCATTGAAACGGGAAAGCACATACTAAGAAAAATTCTCTCGGTATCAACCGCCACGCCTGATTTAACGCCACTTAACAAAGCAGACCCGGGCGCTACATCTATGTTGTATGATTTCAAGTAATACCGCTGACACAGCGCCAGCTCCATGCCATAAGGACGATGCTCAAAGGGTGTGGCTACGGAGCCGAGTTCGAGTTGGACTCCTGTGATGGCGAAGATATTGCCAACGGTGTCGAGGCAGTTGACTTGGTTGGCAGTGGCAAGGAAGTTACCTGTCTGCCATGCACCTGCGGTGGTTTGGAAAGTGGGACCTGCTGCCAGTGCAAAACGAACCTGTAAGCCGAGGCCGTTTGTCCAGTTCCATGTGCCTGCGGTAATCAGACCGGCGCTTACCGTAATGGTCTTGGTCTCCCAAGTATTCACGGCGTTGACGGTGTATTCAGAAACAAAAGTGCGGTCTGTGTTTGAATTACCAAAACTGACGCAGTGAACACCTGTCTTGCTGGAACGAACACGGAATGACAACGTGAGGGGGCGCCCAATCAAATCACGAACGTTGTAACCTTCTATGTACTGATTGATTAGAGCCACATCGCCAGCTGCAATGCTGGCGTCAGCTGTAGTGACAGCAAAGCGCAGGCTGCTTTGAAACTCGTTGTCGCTGGGCACATCAGGCTGCTGTGATACTGTGCCAACGGCGGCAGATGTGTTTGAAAACAGCCACCGATCCAGCGAATACGCACCCGATGCAATCGCTGCAAAACTCGTCCCCCTCTGCGCAATATCCATCCCACCATTAATAATCCGATTCCGCAGACCAGCGAGTTGACCACCGTTCATTGAGGCTAAGGCACCAAGGCTGGTAATGTCATCATTCACACCACTCTCTGCACGATCAGACCCCGTGATGGGGCCGCTTCCACTAATTGTTACTGGCATTCCATTGCTCCATTAAATTTCATATTAAACAATACTCCAAGCTGCTCCGGACGGAATGGTTACCGTAACTCCATCGCTAATATTTATAGGCCCCGCTGACATAGCGTTTTTACCTGCGGTCAATGTATAGCTAGTTGAGATCGTCATATCATTCTCATAAAATGCCTCGTCAGTTCCACCGCCTGTAGCGCCACCACCGGAGCCATTAGCAGCCGCAGTGATCCTACCCTGAGCATCAACTGTTAGATTCGTATTGGTATATGAACCAGGGGTGACTGTGGTATTTGCTATATCAATAGTACCAGTAGTCGTTATCGTTCCACCGTTTAGACCTGTACCAGCAATGATAGAAGTAACGGTTCCTGTGTTGCTAGTATAACCACTTGGATTACTAGCAGCATATGCACCTAGGTTTGATAATGCCACCTCCGCAGAGGTCGCACCAGTACCGCCATTCGCAATTGCAAGTGTCCCCGCAACAGTCACTGCACCAGAAGTAGATGTGCTTGGGGTTAATCCGGTCGTGCCAAATGATATCGTCGTGACAGCTGATGTTAAATATGCCCCCGCGGGTTGTTTATTGTTAAACGTAGTCCAATCAGCAGCACTTAATGCACCGCGATTAGCAGCCGAGGCTGTTGGAATGTTTAATGTTATTACGGGAGTAGTTGTACCGTTAGCTACTGATGACGATACATCGGTACCAGTAGTACCTAACGTGAGTGCTGCAACACTAGTGACCGTTCCAACCGTAGAACTAGTACCAGCACCAATCGCCGTCCTGAACGTTGCTGCATCTAATGCGGATACGGTATTATCGGCATTGAATCGTGGGAATGTGATAGCCGATGGATTAACCAACGTGAAAACGTTTTGACCAACAGTCGTTCCACCAAGTGATGTTCTTCCAGTAGCGGCAGTTAATCCAGTCGCTCCGCCATCCCACTTGTTTCTATCAGTGTAGGCTGTGTCCCAGGTTGTTTGACTCGCAGTAGTTGGTATTGAATAGCCAGCCGTCAAAGTAACTGCAAGAGTACCACTAGTCGTTATCGGTGACCCAGCGATAGACAGTCCAGTCGGGACAGTCAATGATACAGATGTAACAGTACCTGTATTAGTAGTATATCCAGATGGGTTACTATCGGCATATGCTCCAATCGTGTTATACGAAATCGTCTTGGTAGCAGAGCCATTGTATGTCGTACCCGACGCATCGCCCGTGCCGCCGTTGTTGAATGTAACTGCATTGATTACCGATCCAGCGCTACCCGTAGTATTCTGATTCAGCGTCGGGACATCTGTCACTTGGATAGCCGACATCAATACATTCGTACCATTGCCTCGCAAAAACTGAGCCGAAGTGACTGCGCCAGCCAATACATTCAGAGATGATTGTCTAGAATAATTTTCCCATCTGCCGTTCGTTGAATTATATGCAATGAAATCGTTACCTGAAACAGTGCTAAACTGAACGTTAGTATCAATACCACCGAATTCAGACCCGATAGTTACTCGAACCATTACAGAACCGGCACCAGATGTATTAACGACCATAGCCAGTCGCACTATAGCATTTGGTTTAGCTGGTATAGTTTTTGTTAACCCGCCTGGATATGCTGGGTTGAAGTAAAGGACGTCTCCGTCTGCCCAAACTTCACCGTATGGGGTACCCGTCGTATCAAATCCTCTAACCAAGCCGAAATTAGTGACATATCCCCAAGTATCAACTAAAATATCTTCAGTAGCAATACCAATAACTTTATACTGGGTGTTATATGCCAAGCCGGTGGCCGGTGCGCCCGTCAGTGAACCACTCAAACCAACCGTACCAGTAACCATCACGACTTGTCCGTTGGTGATTGCTGACGATGCCTTTACTCTGAAATATGTTTCTTGACCAACCTGCTGGATAACATTTCCGCCGGCCATACCGATGTTCAGTGTCTGACTACCATCAGCATTATCCCAATATAATCTTCCAACTGCATTTGGAGCCGTTGGCAGAACTATGTTCAAGTCAATGTATTCTGGAGTAGAAATTCCTCCAGTGACGGCTGTCATCTCGGTTATGTCTGCATTGATGCCGGCTTTGGCTAGAGAAGATGCGTGATATCCATCGACCATATCTGCGTCAATGCCAGACCCAGTACCATCAATCTGGGTGATAGCGTTCAACAAGCTATCTGACGTTACCCAAGATACGCCATCCCACAACCAAGTCTTGCCGTTGGCAGAATATGTTGTTACATTAGCAACAAGTCCCGATGATGGAAAATTTAAAACAGCCATTATTATCCTCTATTATTATATTTATGGCGTAAAGACGATGCGAATTCTTCCAGCCGCACCTGTTGGATTGCTGCCTGTAGATGTAGCACCGCCACCTGCACCGCCAGGCGCGGTGCCTGTTCCGCCAGCTTTAGCACCACCGGTACCGCCACCCATAGAATATGACGACGTACCAGCAGTTTGTCCAGATGCTGGTCCATTAGAGCCAGCGCCGCCACCACCAATACCGTTTGTGCCGGTCGTTCCCGTACCACCCGCATAAAGAGTTGCCCCAACCCCACCAGTGGTTGATCCTGTACCAGCAGTCGCAGAAGCGGCGTTAGTTCCGCCAGGCGCTAAACATCCTAGAGTCGCCGACGCCGGGGCAGCATTTGTACCTACATTGACCCAACTACGAGATGTTGTCGCACCTCCGTTAGGTGCTCCGACCGTATAATAAACAACGGTAGTATCGCCAGTAACTGAGATATTAGTATTAGATTTTGCATATGGTCCACCACCGCCACCTGCTCGATCACCGGCAGTATTATTACCAAAACCTTGTCCACCACCGCCGATAGCCTCAACCGTTACTTTTGAATATCCTGTAGGTGTGGTATAGCTCCCAGAACCAGCCAATGTTACCAAGTATACGATGGGTGCCAGAGGAGCGACCCCACCAGAATTCATGATCATTTGTTGTATTCCGCTCATAATTATGTCAAGTTCGTCCCTGAAATTACCCACTCAGTGGTGCTTATTTTTAGCGCGGTCGCGCTTCCAAACTGGGCGAGAGTACGAGATCCAGTCGTTCCTGCACCGATCAAGTATAATGTATCAGTAGTAATAGCAATCGTTACATTATTCGTCGACATATTAACGAAAGAGATAGCTGTTCCTACAGGATACGCAACAGATCCATTAGCTGGAATCGTATATGTTGCCGCTGCAGCCCCAGATGCATGGAATACGTGTTTTCCAGAATCAGCTAATACGAGAGTATATGCAGTGGCTTGAATATTTTGCGGAACTTCCAAGTATCCAATTTTAAACGTGTTTACTGTGCACGCATTTAGCTCACCGCTGGTGGGTGTACCTAGGGCGGTTAATGATCCACCCAACGTCAAACTACCCGTAGAAGTGACTGTGCCTGTAAGAGTCAATCCCGAAACCGTTCCAGTACCGCTAACGCTAGTTACGGCAGTTGATAGTTTATTGTTAAACGTAGTCCAATCAGCAGCACTCAATGCACCACGATTAGCAGCCGAGGCTGTTGGAATGTTTAATGTAATGACAGGAGTAGTGGTACTATTAGCTACTGATGACGATACATCGGTACCAGTAGTACCTAACGTGAGTGCTGCAACCGAGGTTACCGTACCTGTATTAGAAGTATATCCAGATGGATTGGTTGCTGGGTATGCTCCTAGAGCAGTTAATGCATCGGGTGCAGTTGACGATCCAGTACCGCCATTCGCAATAGCCACGATGCCAGTAATGTTTGATGAAGTGCCTGTAGTATTTTGGTTTAGTGTTGGGATATCCGCGGATACCAGCGACCTAAACGTCGGGGTACCTGGGGCTCCATCAGGTGCCGCGAGGATGGTATTAGCTGTCTGCGATGAAAAATCACTGGCTGAAACGACAAGCGCCCCACCTAAGGTCAAGCTGCCAGTCGTTGTTACAGTTCCTGTAAGAGTCAATCCAGAAACCGTCCCCGTACCACTAACTGATGTTACTGTCCCGCCTCCACCACCCCCACCAGTTGATCCATATAGCGTAGAGAAAGCATCGACCCACTGAGATGAATCTGCATCTGCATAATATATTTTAAGAGTACCAAACTCAGTATTCCACCAAAGAGCCCCGGGGGTGGGTTCTATGGGGGCAGATGCACTTAACGTCACCGATGCGCCTCCAGCGCTTGTTATAGATTGTACCTCATCCGTGGATGATCTGTAATATAATTTACCGTCAGTATAATTTAACGCGAGTTCGCCATATGAAAGGTCGGCGACTAACGGTATTTTTGCTGCTACTGAAGATTTCTTCAGTATTATCTTATTTGACATAACATATCCTAAAAAGGAAAGACGGGAAGTAAGGACTTCCCCTTGTATCTACTATTTACTTATCAATATGTGCCACCGTCCATATTAAAACCATCCAGCAAACTAGTTGCCGCTCCAGATCCTACAATATCAGTACCAACATATATTTTCTTTGCTACAGATAATCCACCAGACAAAACTACAGCCGCCGTACCAAGCGGACCTGCATCGGTTATATCCGTAAATGTTATCAGTCCAGAGCCAGCGATTGTCGTGCCCGAGAATGATGACGCGGTTATCGTCTTGTTGCTAAGTGCTTCAGAGCCAGCAAGTGTTGCCAAAGTGCCGGTTGTTGGCAAAGTGACGTTAGTTGTACCCGTAACGGTTAGAGTAGTAGCGAATGCGCCTGACGTTGTTAGATTTCCACCCAACGTAATCGTCTTGCCTGAATTGTTAACCCCCGTACCACCATATTGTCCTGCGACAATAGTACCTTGCCACACACCTGTGCCAATTGTGCCTATAGTAGTTATCGATGTTTGACCGACATAAGTTGACGCAATATCTACGGTGTCTGCATTAATCGTTATCCGATTAGCTGTACCGCCGACGTCTAACGTATTACCGTTCTTCGTTAAACCAGCCCCTGCTGTAATCTGACCAGCACCAGAGAATTGATTCCAAACAATGCCGGTCGTACCAATAGTAATTGTACCATTCGTGGTAACCACATAACCATTGTCTTGATTTGATGTACCTTCTTCGACGAACACAAATACACCTGGGCCAACTTCCAATCCTGGGCTATTATCAAAGTCGCTCGTTCGAGTTAATACCCAATTCGTTGCACCAGACCCTATGTCTGTTACTACATAGATACCGTTTTGTAATGTTGATGCTTGGTCTTTAACCAACACTCTGTCACCGACCACTGTAGCAACGCCATCTAGTGTCAGAGCTGCTTGAGTGGTAGCATTCGTTAATGTAGCACCTACGCCAGATGCGCCATTATTATATGTTGCCGTCAGAGCGGCATCGGTCGCCAATCTAGCAGATGCCTTTACATCTAATCCATTAGCAGATGCATCAACGTATGCCTTTGTCGCAGCATCTTGGGTACTCGTAGGATCTGCAACATTAGTGATCCGCTTGGATGATACATCAACCGTACCCGTACCATTAGGTGCTAGCGTAACGTTGGTGTTAGTGCCCCCCGCAGTAAAGGCTAGAGCCCCTGTACCAGTAATCGATCCAGTGGCAGTACCAGTACCGCCGGATGTTACGGCAAGGGCTGTAGTCAATGTCAGAGATGAAAGAGCCGACGACCCAGTGACGTTTAGAGTGCCGCCAACATACACATTTCCTGATATGCCTGCACCGCCTGCTACTGTTAATGCGCCTGTGGTGGTGCTCGTAGATGCTGTTGCCTGCAACAATGCCAATTTCGTGGCATCGAGAGTGGCTACTTCGCCACCATTAGCATAAAAGTGCAATGTATCATCGGAAGCGCCGGGTGACGATTCTGCGATAATATACGTCAATCCATCAACTGATCGCACCCCACCCAAACTTTGCCAGGTTGATGTAGCATACCCTTCAAACTGACTAGTCGTTGTATTGAATCGAATAGCACCCGATACAGCTGGTCCTTGTTGCGCCGTCGTTCCAACTGGGATGATTAAACCATTCGTACCAACAATTTGCACATAACCAGAACCATTTGGATCTAATAGGATATTACCGTTAGCATCGGTTGAACTTATCGTATTACTACTTCCAGTAATAGTCAAGTTACCAACATTTATTAAGTTAATTTTGCTATTAGCATCTACAATAATCGCAGAATCTGCGGTCAATGTGCCCCTAGCGTGATCCAACATATCAGTGAAATACTTACCACCGACAACTACGTGGTTAGCAGCATTACCTGAAGTTTCGGTACCCATACCGACGTATAGTCTATCACCGCCGTTAGCTCCATTATCAGCTAACGCTGAATATGCTAGTTCTCCAGCTGCTAGCGTCGCAGGATTGCCGCTAACCGATGATCTTTTAATTCTTATGATTGAACTCATGCCGTTCCCTTATTAATATTCGCCACATTCGATAAATTGAGCTGACAAGAAAGTATCCGCAACCCACTTTTCACGGATAGCATCATATATCAATAACGAACCAGTTACAAGTGTTGTTGAATCTACATCATCGGCATTCGACACAATCATAATCCCCGGTGGGCCTGGAGGCCCCTCTGGGCCAGGTATTCCTAGGACCGTGCTAATCCCAGAACTAGGTTGTTTTATCGTTACTTTCATAGAGACATAGTAGACGAAACAATCATCGCCCCCTCCACAATTTTAATAACCGATCCAGTTGTCGCATTAGAAATGATAACATCGTACAAATAAGTAACTGGATCTAAAGCGGCCGTTTGTATCTTGGTCAATGAAATAGTTACTGTGCTAGCAACCGTATCAACAACAGCAGTAAAAGCGACGGATCCGGTTGATTGAATGTGTTTACGTGCCTTGGCTGTAGCAAGGTATCCCGTCAACAAATAATTCGTCCCATCATCGTTATCTAGATAGATAACTTCTGTAAAGGACGCGCCTTTATCAACAAAAATGTTAGCGTACTTAGCCATTACATGAACGATTGTGCTAGAGCGTTTGCATGGTTAATATCGTTGAATGTCTTATTCTCAACAACATTACCGTCTTTTGCCGTAACAGTAACGATGTACTGTCCATCAACCAAATCAATCTTCACTTCATCACCGTCTTGATTGACGTGTTTAAACACCGATGAATCTGAAGTAACCGGTTCCGTATTATCCGCTTCAACTTTGACATCGTCGGCGTCTTCTGATAATGCGTGAATAGTCGCTGATCCTAACAACACGTCTGCCCAATCATCACCGTACATTTCCTGCAACAGATCGACACATGGAGCGGCGGCTGCCATTACCTCAGATCTTACAGCTAACTGAGCTTCCGTCAATTCAGCATCTACCGCATCTCTAAACGTAACCAAATCTTCTTCTGTCAGAGTCGTTGGCATTACTGCGAGTATATCAATACACATACCTTCTGCGATGGTTTTCTCGGTCCAATTAGCATCACATACAACGGCTTCTGTCAATATTCCATCAGCAGTTAGGACCACCATACGCGATTCAAAGGATGGTTCTGTCGCAGGAGCCGGATCTCTGATCAAATGCTGTTCTGGAATGTCCAATTCAGAATCATCGAATTTAACTCTAAAAGTACCGCCGACGCCTCTAGCTAGAACCACACCATACTTACCAGCCATTGGAGCAAAGTCATCGGAAATTCTAACAGGATCATTTTCATTGAACTGCACTCTCGCTAGCAGTTTATCTCGGTTAGCATCTAGATATTCTAATATGTCAGCTCTCTTGAATTGTTCGATGTTTTCAGATTCTAGCAACTCGTCAACAGAAACATCAGTTTTAGATAATTGCTCAATAATCGCAACTTTACGGGATTCGTCAATAGATTTCAAAAATTGTGATACGGTATTCGTCATAATGATCCTTACTTAGATAATAGATGTGGGTTTTGAGACCAAGCAGTATGCAGACTATCTTTCATGCTCTCAAAGTCATGTGGCTCAACAGTGTTGTTGTCGGCGTCCATGAATTGATCCGACGTTGGATGATATTGAAACACCGCATTGTCTTTTTTACGAGTGACTACGAACAACGGACCAGGTTCGTCACCATGAACAGTTTCGTTGAATCGGCAACTACTACCATGCCATGCCGTACACCACTCAGTCATAGGCTTCCCGAACAATCTTTGACTGGTTTCTGTATTGGATAGTTCATGGATCTTAATGTTAGAATCTTCGAAATGCTTCTTGAACCCAGGCTCATCATCCATTGTTGATGGGTGTGCTGGAACAGTAGTTGCAGTCGAAACAGCATGCGCAACGTCTGATATCTTCCGATACTGCCCAATATCACGCATATGTTCTGGAAGACCTGATTTACGAACATCAAACGTCGATAGTATCTCTTTAACTCTAGGCGCATCTTCTTGCCGAAACCCACCACTATGATATCGGTTAACTAACCACTGGGTGTATGCCTTCTTGGGATGCGGATCCACTTCTGAAGAAAGGAAATCAATTATATCGGATGGATTACGATGTATTGCCGACGAATCATGAGATGTGTTTATAGCAGGCCACTTACTTTTCAGATAATCTATGCGATCTTCAGTCAGCACCACTTCATACAAATCACTTGCATTTGCAGTTATATACAGCAATCTGTATGCTTCAGCGATGTTGTCTAACTTCATGAAAACCTTTTTCTTTATGTCTTACTGATATTTAAGGCTAAGTGCAAATGGCAGATTGCTGTAAATAGTTTCAGAAAAGTGTTGACAATGACTTTTGGATATGTTACACTTTGCCTTACGCCTTGTTCCGGCATACATACCGTATAGGAATCCAGTCTTATCACCTGGTTAAACGTGATTCTGTAAACAGCCCTTAATAAATCGATTAATATTTAGATGGAAACGGGGTGGGAGACATGAGGATGGCTAATCGTTATCGTCCTCATGACTGTGTGTGAACAACATATAAGATATTCTCTTAAAAGTCTTATGTGCATGCATAGAAGTGGACCAGCGTACTCCCCTAAAGGCAAGAGAATGATGGGTAAGCTAGGATAGGGTATTGTGTGGGCGGAATAAAACCGTCCTCGTAACAATACGTCGACTCAACTCGCGGCATGGATTTGCTGTAAAGTACCTAACTAGCTGGTGGAAGAACCTTATTGGTAGTTGAGATATACCAATACAAGATCATAATGCTATAAGTGACAGGGATAATGAGCCGTCGAAGAAATTCATAATCTTCCATGGTGCGGGCATAAAGGGTAAGAGTTTTTCGCTCCCCCGTTTCCAAAAGCACGAGTAAAAGATTTGAACGAAAAGATTTCTAACAGAAATAAGTTTGTATCGAGTGTGGTGCGCGAAGCGTAGCACACGAAGATAGCAGTCGACGCGAAGCAAAGACTGCCGAGAGTAACAATAACGAAGTTTTAACGAACGAAGTAGCAGTGACTGAAACGAAGTTTTAACGAACGAAGTAGCAGTGACACTTTTAAGTATGGTATTCAAGGCTAGCCGTACGTCTAGATAATACTATCTGGCGAGACCGTTTCGCTACGCTCACTCCTTCTCGCAATCTTCGTGCTGCGCACTCGATATAGATTTATTCTTGTTATAATACATTGAATGAATCTTCCGATCCCGATATGATAGAAGCTGAGTAAATCCCTTCTACACTATCTCCTACTCTTGCTATACCTTTTCCATTAACAAAAGTGATAGTGGCTGAAGAAGATATAATTCCTGTATGACCGCAGTTTGCTAATACTTCATCCCCTAGTCTAGCAATACCGCGACCATTGACGAATACGTTAGTAGAAGAAGATACTATCTTACCATATTGATTACCATGAACTTGGCATACTCCAAACGTATCATCACCTAGCCTCGCTATTGGTTTAGCATCGATTCCTAATTCTTCAGTTGTCATGATTATGATATGATGTTACCTGATCCATTCACTGTATCTATTAACCCTACGGCTATTCTAGATCCTATAGACGAATCTAACATAGAATTAGCCGTTACTAACTGAGTTGTGGTAATCAGATTTTTAGTTGCTGTAGAGTTACTGATACTATATGTCGTTCCTGTTTGTGTCATAGTACCACCAGAATACCCTACGACACTCAATACGACTGGGATACTTAGTGTGGTACTAGTTGATACCCAATCAGCTCTAAAGTCTATATCTATTTGAGGTAGTTCTGGGAATGTTTCTTTCAATAATGATACATCGATGTATACATATTCTGCTGAAGTACCGTTTCCACCCCATTTCATGATATTCATGATATTAGATGAATAACCATTTCCCACAAATAATCCATCAAAGTATGACGACATGATACGAGTGTGTGAGTTTAAATTCTCAGCTGAATCGTGTGTGTAACTAATGATTATATGATCTAACGCAAACGGGGCTGAATAAGGACTTGTTGAAGAATCTCCAAAAGGATTATCTTCACTGAAGTCTAGTACATCTAATGATTCCGTTCTCAATTCGGAGTTTGAGTAAAAATCTCGCATGTTTGGAACTACTTCCTGTGTTGGATCATTCAATACATCGAATGTCATATCCAATGCAATCTTATTGATTTCATCTATATCTGTTTCGATTCTTTCCGATGAGTACTGGAAGAGTTCTACTTTTAGTTTGAACACATATAGTTTTCCTAGTTGATAGAACGGATTTTGATGTTCCACATACTTTATCTCAAATAGACTTTTGGCCATTGGAAAATATAACAAATCTCCTTCAGCAGGTCTGTCTGGGATTACACTTTGCCCATATCTACCGACCAACTGTTCCCATCTACGTCTTGCTATAGTCAATTGTCCTTGATCTTCGATAGTATATCCAAACTTACTGATGAATCCTCCACTACCACCCCATTCCTCAACGTTGTCGATATATGCTTCGATCATATAGCTATTCTTGAACTTAGACAGACTATCTTCGCCGAAAATAGCATCTGGAGCGACAAGAGTTCTAGGAATGTAGTAAAATTCTCGTCCGTGTTGTCGGATTGATTCGATGATCAAGTTTTCGGTCAAAGACTGTTCCGAATATGATCCGATCGGGAAGAGATTGTTTAATGGCATGATAGTTAAATACTAATAGACGTAATGTTATATTTAACTCTTCCTTATGTATAAGACAATCCCCTCAAACGAAATCAACGATAGATTATCAGAGATAACGCCTGTTCTTTTCGGTATTGGCCGACCAAAGACTCCCAGCGTCATCACTAAACAGATCGTTCAAGAAGCTTTTTCCGAATATGATGCTGATGATAAAGCTGACAATGATCGAAATATAAAGTATGCTATCAACGGAGATAACTATCACGAAGACTTAGCTGCTTTGCACAAATATGTGAAGCCTTACTTGAAAATCGGCACAAAGCATAACGCAGAAGACAACTATATTCACGACTTGCTGAAGAAAGGTGTTCCATCTGCGAACAAAATACACCATATTCTAGATGTGATGGTAAAATCTCGATATGGAGAATCTGCTGAGAATACATCATACTTGAAGCACAAATGGATACCTTTGCTTGATAAGCATGCCGTAGTCAAGCCAAAAATAACTGATCAAGATCAATCAAGTTATACTGAAGCGGAGGTTAACGCGATGCCCAAGACTTTGGAATTCAATAACTTGCGTATCGTAACACATGAAGCTGGCCCGTCATTTGAAGCACACCCAACCGAAGGTCTTAGATATCTCGGAACACGAACTAATGATATAGCTCTTCAAAAGCTCATGAACTCGAAATCGAGAGAGCATAAATCTTGGGCAAATACAGATGTATCACTTGAAGAGCATTATAAAAACTATCCAAATGAACATGTATCCAAGTATTCTAAAAGCTCAACTGCTTTGAATACACACCTGGCCGGTATAATAAGTCCAGAACATGCTCTCACAGACGCGAAAACTCTCGACGAATTAGGTGATAATATTTCGAAGCATATATCACTAATTCCACATCCAACACATCACAAAGACTTTACCGTGTATTCTGGTATGCACTATTCCACCGATCCTCATAAGATACGAGAGCGGAATGAAGATGGTCATATTATTATGAGATCGCCTTCATTCGTGAGCACTAGCTTAGATATGTTAACTGCTGAGGGGTTTGGTAGTTCTAAAAACACCCCGGGTGTATCTAGGCGAGTCCGTGATGTTATGAAAGTTGATATCCCAGGCGGATACCCGCATGGTGCATATATTAAACCTATGAGCTCGCACCCCAAAGAACATGAATATCTATTGGATAGAGACCATACATTCGTCATTCATCCCGAACCAACGTATCATGCGGGTGGGAACGACTTGTATCGTGTTTGGTCGGCGAAGATTCACCACCGAGAATCCTCGAGCGATTGGGATAATCTCAATAGTGCTGATAGAGTTGGCGTTGCTCTTAACCCAAAATCTGACAGTGATGTATTGAGTCGAGCATCAACAGACCCAAACCCAACAGTTAGGGCTGCTGCTGCCAAACACCCTAGTATTAATGAACATGATAGAGAACGACTACAAACAGATCCAACATCTATCGTTCGAGAAGCTTCTATGATGAATCCAAAGACACCATCTCACTGGATATCTCAAGCAAGAGCTGGGGGTGATACCGCGCTAAAAGTTGGTCTAGCTAAAAGAGACACTCTTGATCATGATACTAAATCTATATTAGCCGCATCCGAACATCCAGAAGTAACCGCTAGGTTAGCAGAACGAACGGATTTGGAAGAACCGCACATAGATTCACTGCTTCGATCAGCAGATGTAAATACACTGAGCACGATATCAAGGAATACATCTTTGAAACATCACCATTTCGACAGATTGTTGAGTACCGATAATGTGGCTATAGCTAAAGAAGTTGCGAAGAATCCATCAATATCCCGAAATCAACTTAGCTCATTATCGAATCATGATGATCCGATTGTTCGATTAACGGCTAAAACAAACGCGCGTGGGTGGAAGGTAGACTAGCACACGCTTAAATATAATTAGAACGTCTACATCGAAAGGAACTTAAATGGGACAAGCACTTTGGGGAATTAGCCCAACTAATACGGTTAAGCCTAACTGGCTAACAGATGCACAAAAAGAAAACACCATTGCTACGAAAAGTGGCTGGGCATATAAACACCCAAGCGGCATTGTTGAAACTTTGGTTTCTATCGCTAATTTGAGCGGGAAGTTAGGCGCAGCAGCCGTAACTGCTGTTAGATGGCTGGAATCTACTATAGCAGCTAGTGCCGTTGGTACTCTGTATGTTGATTTCGATGAGCCTCTTGCAGTGACTGGAGTTCCTTCGATCGTTTTAACTGGTGGCGCACCTATCGACAGCATTGTGTTAGTTGATGGTGGTACTGGATACACTGAAGCAACAGCCGCAATTGTCGGTGATGGATTTGGTGCTACAGCATCTGTTGTTATCACTGATGGCGTATTGGCAGTAACATTAGTCGCTCCTGGCAGCGGTTATCGCACAGCATCGGTTGTAATTACAGGTGACGGTATTGATGCCGAGTTTACAGCCACGCTAGGCACCGCGATAGAGGTCACCGCTACATTCAGCGAATTGGCTGGAGTTGACAATTCTATGGTGTTTACTTTTACCGCACCTGCAGCACCAGACACGTTAGCTATTTTAGCTCAGTCTATTGCTCTGAATGCTGGTACTATTGTTGAACTCGACGCTCCAGGAACTGCTGCGGTTCTAGCAATTGGTGCAGAAGATCTGACAACTACATTACCGGTCACTGCGTAACTAAGATGGGCCTCCCTATAACGTATAGAGGCCCATCTTACCTATATGATACTATAACTATTAAAATAATGCATCATATGTTCTTTGATCGAATCTTGCAGGCGGTGTTAAATTTCTTATACAAAGATATAACATCAATGCGCATTGTGTTGAGTTGGTTGGCATTAACTCTGGGGTATGGATTTTATCAAAGTTCATCAACAGATGGTAACTATCACTACTTATCAGCATTGATGCCATATCCCATGTGGGCGGTATTATATATTGTATATGGGATATCGATGCACGTCGTCAGCTTTGTAAGATCATCCAAGTCGGTTCTTTTAAGTATCGACTTGTTGGGTATGTGGGTGTGGTCGTATATTTTTATTAGCTTTGTAGTATCAGACACTCCTACATCTTTTCCAATAGAATATATGTTAATCGTACCAATTATATCGTCCGTGTGGTTATTTGTAGACGACATGTTCAAATCACACATACACAAACAAATCTGGTCTGCTACGGGTAAAGGAACACTATAATGCAGAATTCAGAGGTCGCAGAATGGGCTAGCTATGTAACCGTTGGGTTATTTGGTGTAGCATATAGCATTCAGAAATACATAAAAGGCTGGCGTGAGACGGGCGCTTCGAGTGATGTGGTTAAGTTACTGCACACTGAAGTATTGCGCATGAGCGAGCAAAATACGAAGTTGATGATTGAGATAACTCATCTGCAAGGTCAGATAGTGTCTCTTAACAAACAATTGACTGAGTTACAGCACGAGAATCAATTGCTTAATACGCAAGTTAGACAACTTACATCCGAAGTGAGTAGGTTGCATATGATATTGCCTGCAGATACGAGATAACGCATTACCTGAATAATGCTTCCCAAAGTTCGTCGGTATTTTCTTCCCAGAAAGTAATTCCAGACTGGGCAGCTGGTTGATTAACTTCACCGCGTTCAAAGAATCCTAGAGGTAATGATTGATCATCTACCTCTTTAATCTGTCTCGCAAATAGTTTATTTCTCAACGAGAAGTCAAACAGTTCTTGAAACACTGGTTGGCTGGTCAAGTATCCGAACATGACCAAGCACATTACCATATCGTCATGTTTGCCAACATCAGCCTTATACGAAGCTCCTATTCGTATAAATGTTGTTAGCTCTGATATAGTGTATGAATCGTTAATTTCGAGTTGATCATTTTCAACCAACCCTTTCAGCATATCACATCCAATAGCCTTTGTTTTCTTGCTGGTTCTAAAGCCAGGTTTCGTCTTACCATCACCACCTTCTTTAATGGCTTCTTGGCGGCTCATATACACGTTTTCATATTCTAGATCATAGAATAAAATGTCAGCAACTTGCTGTCCTAGATCATTCGTTTCGATTAGAACGAACGCTTGGTTGTATATTGACGCCATCTTATATACGATTTCTGGATACACTAATGTGCTAACAGCATTGTTTCTATATGTGCATGCCAATGAGTATGGAACTGTTGATATATCGATGACAGCAAACGCCGAGTAGTCTAGGTCAGCTCCTCTAGATGTGTCGACGGTCATTACATATGAATGCCCTTCTATAGGAGCAGCATACTGTGTAATGCATTGGTCGGTGTTGTCTGGTCGATCTAATGGAGTTTTTGTTGGGAGAGCACTTAGTTTGGCGCCGTTTATCAAAGTGGCAGAACTCCCAACGAAGGCAACTTCGATCTCCTGGTTGAATTTTATTTCGCCTAATATTGACCGTTGTTCATCCGCCCATTTCTGAGTTCTTCTTGGGTGTTCTTTCCAATGAGTCTCGATCGTGACAAACCCATTCAATCCCTGCTCTGCTTCTACCCACAATTTCCAGTAATGGTTCATCCCCTTGGGGGTCGAGACGATGATCATCTTCGATTGTTCGGATGATGAAATTGTTGGGAACACGGATGCAACGAATTCTTCCGCTAAGTTTGGTGTCAGGAACGCGAACTCATCTAGCATTAATAGGTTAACCGAAGACCCTCGAACCGCCGATGCGGATGTAGCCGCGCATGATACGGTTGAACCATTCTCCAACGACAGGGCAGTTTTGCTCCACTCGACGACTCCCTGCTGTAACCACTTCGGGCAGTTTTCGAGAATGAATTGAATTCTGGAGAAAATTTCTTTGGCGGTCTTTAGCTTGTTCGCCATGACCACCGAGTTTTTGTTTTTATTAAATAGACAATACCATGCGATGAACCCCGCGACAGTTGTGCTTTTCCCAGATTGACGGAACATCTTAGTTAATACTAAGCGGTTGTCTTTGATCGCTCGAATGATTTTCTTTTGATATCCGTATAACTTGAACGGTACTATTCCATCATCTAGTGACACGATTTTACCGTATGTTTCCAGGAAGTATATGGGGTCTCGACTACACTTCGCGATTTCTTTCGCTTGATACTCTGTGAACTCTATCGGTTCGCCGACACGCTTTAAGTTTTTGTTTCCGCGAAACGATCTCAATATCATGGTGATCCGTATATAGACAATATCAAGTATTTACTTTGCGGTAGAATGTTGTTCTCCTTAAATACTTTAAACATGAATGCTTTAACATAGAAAGGTTAACATATGGCTTCCAATTTACTAAGTCCTGAAGTGCACTTCCAGGAAACAGATTTGACGACTGGTACGACTGCCACAGCGACTTCTACTGGCGCATTTGCCGGGGAGTTTGTGTGGGGCCCTACTAATGAGATCACTTTAGTGTCCAACGAGAGTCAACTCGTTTCTAGATTCAACAAACCGACTAACGACACATATGCATCGTTCTACTCTGCTAAGAACTTTTTAGACTATACCAATAGTTTGAAGATGGTTCGAGTAGCAACTGCCGGACAGCTAAATGCGGTTAGTCTCGGATCAGCCATTGCTATTGGTAATCGAGACGTCTATAACGCATCGTATTCGGCTGGAGAAGCTGCTGTTGGTATGTTTGCCGCAAAATATCCAGGTGTGCTAGGAAATTCTTTGAAAGTGTCGATGGCCGATGCGGTTACATATAGCCGAGCATTGACAGGTACTATCGCAGTTGGTCTTGACGGCAGCACGTTGACGGGTACTGGTACCTTGTTCACGGAAGAGTTGACTGTTGGGTCTTTTGTGTTCTTAGTTGTTTCGACTGTAATGACCGCTTTCCAAGTAACCGCTGTTACTTCGGACACTGACGCTACTGTTGACGGGACATACGCAGCAACCGCTACAGGTCTATCAGGTACTACTAAGTGGGAATACTATGCTCTGTTCAATGGCGCTCCTGTAGACAGCAATCAAGCACTTGCTGTTGGTGCAACCGGCGACGGTCTACATATGGTAGTCGTTGACGCCGCAGGTAAATTTACTGGGCAATCTGGTTCTGTATTGGAGAAGTTTTCAAATGTGTCTAAAGCAAGCAACGCCTTGGCATTTGATGGATCTTCTGGATACTACAAGACTGTCCTGAATAACAGTGCTTATGTTTGGTCGATGGATCATCCAGATACAACGGCTGTTGGATTGACCGGCACCGCTTTTGGTGAAGCAGTAGTTGCTGGCGCATTCGTCGAATTAGTAAAACCCGTGTCGAGAACTTTGATCGGCGGTGTCGACGGTGATTCCGCAACCGACGGCGAACTCATGCTCGCATATGACTTGTTCAAGAACACTGAGCTTGTTTCTGTGTCGTTGATCGTTACTGGACAAGTATCTGACACCGTGTCTAGATATGTGGTGCAAAATGTGGCTGCATATAGAATGGATGCTGTGGCATTTATTTCGCCAAACAATGCAGGTGCTCCTATTATTGGTAACACCTCTGAGTCAATGCAAGACATTATCGACTGGTATGATTCCGTTAACTTGGATTCTTCTTACGGTGTGGCTGATACTGGATTCAAGTATCAATATGACAAATACAACGACGTTTACCGTTGGATTCCTCTGAATGCAGATATTGCCGGACTGTGTGCATACACCGACAGCGTGGCTGCTACTTGGTATTCTCCAGCTGGTCTGAATCGTGGACAAATCAAGAACGTTACTCGTCTAGCATACAATCCTGATAAAGCTGCTAGAGATGAATTGTTTAGCCGTAATATCAATCCAGTTGTTGCTTTCCCAGGTGAAGGTACTGTGTTGTTTGGCGATAAGACAACACTGCGTCGTCCTAGCGCGTTTGATGCGATCAACGTTCGTAGATTGTTCATTACATTGGAAAAATCCATTGCAGCATCTAGCAAGTTCTTCTTGTTCGAACAAAATACCGATCTAACTCGTAGACTGTTCCAAGCAATGATTACTCCATTGTTGCGCGATATCCAAGGTCGTCAAGGCATCACCGATTTCTATATCGACATGGGTAGCACGGTAAATACTCCAGATACAATTGATGCGGGTGAATTGAGAGCAAACATCTTTATCAAACCCGTTCGTTCGATTAGATTCATTAGCTTGAACTTCATCGCGACCCGTACTGGTGCTTCGTTTACTGAGATTCAACTCTAATAACACCTACTAAATAGTAGTAACAACATATTCACGGAAGGAATAATATGTCTTCACTTGGCAATTTAACCGTTTTCAGATCCAGTCTGATCAACGGTGGAGTGCGCCCCAACCAGTTCGAGGTAAGTTTAAACTTTCCGAGTATTGTTGGTGGAGGTGCGCTAACAACTCTTTTAGGTAAGTTCCATTGTAATGCGGCAAGTTTGCCTGCATCTATGTTTGCTCCAATTGATGTTTACTATCAAGGCAGAGCGATTAAGGTAGCGGGTGAACGCGAGTTTGCTCCTTGGACGGTTCGCGTAATCAACGAAGATTTCTCTATCAGAGATACGTTGTCTCGCTGGAGTCATGCTATCAACAATCTGAGTGAAAATAGTGGTATTCTACAACCCGCTCTGTATCAGGCAGATATGGAAGTTGATCAATTAGATCGCAATGGGCTGTCAATGAAGCGTATCAAGCTAGTTGATGCAATGCCAATTAACGTGGGTGAGATTGGTTTGGCTTGGGATCAAAACAACCAGATTGAATCTTTTGATGTAACCTTTGTATACAACTACTTCACTGAAACAAGCGTTAACGCTTAACACTACTCTTTATAATGAACTATAAAATATTTGGTTTTGAGATTAGGAAAGCCGGCACAGAACCGGCTCTAACAGCACCGGACACTAGAGATGGCTCGATTAATAACGAGGTCACTGCGTCCGGTGCTGCTGCTTATGGTTACTATTTTGATCTAAACAAAAAGTTAACCAATGAAATTGAACTGATCAATAAGTATCGTTCAATGGCTCAAGTAGCAGAGATAGACCAAGCTATTACGGATATAGTTGATGAAGCGGTGGTTATTGAAGAAGAAGCTCCGCCAGTATCTATTGATGTCCGGTCTGACAAAAATGATATCCCGGAAGCGATCAAGGAATTAATTTGCGATGAGTTTCAAAATGTATTGACTATGTTAGACTTTCATCGAGAAGGACATGACATATTCAGACAGTGGTACATTGACGGTCGATATTTTGCCCAAATCGTTGTTGACGAAACTGAATTGGATAGAGGCATTATCGAGATTCGACCGTTAGATCCTAGAAAGATCAAGAAAGTACGCGACGTCGTCAAGCAGCGCAATACCGGTGGGGTTGATTTGGTCGTAGATACTCAAGAATACTACATATATAATGATTCTGGTATAAATTCTGCCAGCACTGGCATTGAATTGTCTGTTGATTCCATCATCAATGCAACCAGTGGGTTGGTCGATGAGTATGGCAATTCTATATCACATTTGCACAAGGCAATCAAACCTAGCAACATGCTGCGTTATATGGAAGACTCTGCTCTGATATACACGTTGTCTAGAGCACCAGCTCGTCGAGTATTCTACATTGATATTGCAGACATGCCTAAGCAAAAAGCTGATCAGTACATGACCAGCATCATGGCAAAGTATAAAAATAAGATTGTGTATGATTCGTCAACCGGCGAAGTTAGAGATGATCGTGTCAACATGAGCATGTTGGAAGATTATTGGTTACCTCGTCGATCAAATGGTAGATCAACTGAGATAACGACTCTACCTTCTGAAAATATCACTGGTCAGATTGAAAACATTACATACTTCTTGAACAAGTTGTATGGTGCATTGAATCTACCTCTTTCGAGACTGCGTCCAGACAATGGGTTCAATCTAGGAAAGACGGACCAGATTACTCGCGACGAGGTTAAATTCAGCAAGTTTATTGACAGAATGCGTAATCGATTCAGCGAACTGTTTCTACAAGCATTAAGAGTTCAGCTTGTTCTTAAAGGCATTATTACTCCTGAAGACTGGGAGTTCATATCATCGAGAATCTCGTTTAACTTCATTCGAGACAATCACTTTGCTGAGTTGAAAGACGCTGAGTTGTTGAACAACCGGCTAAATATGGTTAACTTGATACAGCCTTTAGTCGGTCTTTACTATTCACCTCAATGGGTGCGAAAGAATGTGTTGCGTCAAACGGACGAAGAGATCGAACAAACTGATTCTGATATTGCTATTGCCATGAAAGAAACTCCACAATTTTTTCCTAACTTGATGGGTCCAGAAAATGAAAAATGATAACTTAGAGTTTATGCATCGAGTCATGAAGAACGAGGTCGTTGAAGCAAAGAAGATTTTTGAAAAGGCTCTTGCTAGCAAGATAGCCGTTAAGGTTTCTGAGTTGCGTCAACGAGTAGCAAAAGAATACTTCAATAAGAGCTGATATGGATTCGCGCCGTCTAGCAAATATCATATTTGACAAGGGACAGAAGATACCCGAGAGTCGATATAAGAGCATATGCGAATCCTTAGAGGCAGAATCTTTTTCGTTGGACGACTACGTTGTTGCATATAAGTTACGTGATAAGTTCATGGGGAAGATAGCATTCACGCTAGCTGATGGGGCGAACGTGTTGATATCTGAATCTACGTTACTCTCGTTGGCAAATTTGACATCAATTGATAAAGATTCGGTTTCTACATATATGAACAGTGGATACGATCAATTCGCCGATATTATCAGGGTACTATGATTCCCGTAGATACCATGCTGCACATAACCGGTCTACTGTAATCGTTATAGACGTAAATACACATATACGTTCAAGGAATATACATGGCAATCAGTAAAACAATAATTAAGATGAATCACGTTGAAGCGCTTGTGAAAGTGGTCAACGATGTTGCTAGTGCTGGGGCGATCACTATCGACTTAGACGTCGATTTGCTCAAGTCAAACGAAGAACTTGATGGTCTGGCACCAACGGTAAACATCGGTAGTCTAGAGTTTTCAACAGCGGTTACCGGCGAAATCAGCATCGTTAGAAACAGTGTTGTTGTCAACAATGCATTTGAAAACACTGAAAGTTTTGAACTCGCATGGGGAGCAGACAACCAGAACAATACGTTTGACATCGTTGTTAATATGAGCGCTAAAGGTACAGTTTATATGAGACTGCTTAAGGTCCAAGGATATCGTCCACTGTTTAGACCAGAACAGGGAGTAACTCCATAATGAAACTTCTTATAGATAAGACGTTAGACGCGCAAGTTCTAACCGAGTCAACCAAGTCTGGCAAAGAGCGTATGTTCATTCAGGGACATTTCCTGATGCACACCACGCCTAACAGAAACAAACGCATATACGGTAAAGATGTAATGAAGACTGCCGTGGAGCAGTATCAGAAAGAATACATTGACACTCATAGATCATTAGGTGAATTGAATCATCCACCTGGACGATTACAGGTTGATCCAGAACGCGCATGTATTCTAACTACTCAGTTATCAGAAGACGGCAACTATTATTATGGTAAGGCAAAAGTTTTATCGACTCCATTAGGTAAGATTCTAGAATCTCTATTATCTGATGGTGTGAAGATCGGCGTATCTAGTCGCGGTGTTGGGTCTACTTCAAAACGAGGTGACATCACGCATGTTGGCAAAGACTTCCAGCTCCACGTGGCCGCGGATGTGGTTTTCGACCCGAGCGTTGGAGATGCCTTTGTAGAGCATTTGATGGAAGAGAAAGAATATCTGTTCGTTGACGGAAAATTTGTAGCACAGGATGTCTTTGAAGCCAAGCAAGCTATCAGAAAAGCAACCAGTGTTCAGTTAGAAGAAGCTAAGTTACAAGCATTCCAAAACTTTCTAACTCAAATCACCCGTAAATAACACAATACTTAAATAAAAGTAAGAATAAAGGAAAACTACTATGGCATCACTTGAAGACCAAATCCGCGCGATAATGGAATCAAAAGCTCAGGCTAAGGAGAAGGCCGATCGCGTCGACGAAGATCCCGCGGTAAAGATTGAGAATCCAATGGACCCCAATATTTCATCTTCTGAGGTTGACGGTGGATTAACCGCTGATCAAGGCGAGTCTGAAGAAGCCGAAGGCACTGATGGCGACGCTAATGCGCGTGAGATCGCTGCTAAGAAAAAAGCGGAACAAGTGCGTAAAGCTGTTGAAGAAGACGCACAAGAGAATTTCGACGATGCTAAGAAACTTGCTGACACAGTAGACGCGACAGGCGATCGACACGAAGATCAATTTGATGCAGTGCAAGCTGTTCAAAATGAAACCGATGTTGATCCAAGCGATGCAGATGCAATGGCTAGATTTGAAGCTGCCAAGAAAAAAGCAGAAGACGAACAAGTAGCTGTTGACTCAGGTAAACTTGAAGAAATGCTCGGATCAGAGTTTTCCGACGACTTTAAGTTGAAGGCAAAGACACTGTTTGAAGCAACCGTAAAGCAGCATATGTCTACGGTAAATACCAAATTAGAAGAAAGCTCAAAAGCAGCTATTAAACTTATTGAAGAAGAGTTTGCGACAAAAACCGCAGCTCTAACAACAGAATTCCAAGAGCGATATGACCAACGTGTCAAGTTGCTTGAAGAAGAGACCAGTGAAAAGATTGATGGATACCTCACCTATGTGGCTGAGGAGTGGACTACTAAGAATGAACTTGCCCTTGAAGCAGGTATTAAGACTGAACTAACTGAATCATTTATTAACAAACTTAAGACTCTATGCGAACAGCATTATATTGATCTACCAGAAGCAAAGGTAGATTTGTATCAGAAAGCGCTAGATGAAAAAGTAGAACTGGAAAGTTCTTTACTAGCAGCAACAACTCAGTTGCAGGCTATTAAGGAAGAACTCAACAATTCAAAACGTGCAAATATTATTGAAGAAACCTCGAAAGAGTTTTCCAGTCTAGATGCGAGTCGGTTTAAAACATTGGTAGAAGATTTTGAATTTGAAGACGAAGACACGTTTAAGAAAAAACTTGGCATCGTTAAAACTTCATTCTTCGAAAACAAGCAGACCGGAGCTAAAGAGCATTTGAATGAAGCGCTAACTAAATCAGAGCCAATCTCTGAAAAAGGCCCTTCAACTATTGAACCGTTAGTTGAACATACTCGGATGAGCGCTTATGTTAGTGCTTTGAAACAGTAAGACAGTATTCAACGTAAATACAGTTATATTAGATTGAAATCAATCAATTAATTAAAAGGATAATAAAATGAAAGAATCGTTAGTCGAAAAATGGGCACCGGTACTGGATGCCGAAGGCGTTGCTCCTATTAAGGACCAATATCGTCGCAAAGTAACTGCGCGTCTCTTGGAAAACCAAGAAATCGCTAACATGGAATCTCGTTCAGCATTGTTCGAAGATGCTCCTGTTAATAGCGTTGGCAGCTATGGTGACAGCAACGGTATTGCAAAATACGACCCCGTGCTGATCAGCTTGGTTCGTCGTACTATGCCTCAGTTGATCGCATATGACGTTTGCGGTGTGCAACCTCTAGCACAGCCAACTGGTTTGATCTTTGCGATGAAAGCTCGCTATACTAACCAAGCTGGTGCAGAAGCTCTTTACAACGAGCCTAACTCTCAGTTCTCTGGTGATACAAGCGGTGGCGCAAGCGCTCAAGCAGGTACTAACCCAGGTGTGTTGAATGACGCATCCCCAGGTACTTTCACCTATGGTTCAGCAATGTCCACAAGCGTTGGTGAAGCACTTGGTTCTTCTGGTGGTAACGTGTTTGGTTCGATGGCATTGACTATCGAGAAGAAAGCTGTTGAAGCTAAAACTCGTGCGTTGAAGGCTGAATACAGCGTTGAGTTGGTTCAAGACTTGAAAGCATTGCATGGTCTGGATGCTGAACAAGAATTGATCAACATTCTGTCTACAGAAATTACCGCTGAAATTAACCGCGAAATTGTTCGTACTATTGCAGTGACCGCTAAACCCGGCGCACAAGCAACGGTTACTCCTGGTATCTTCGACATGGATCAAGATGCTGGTGGTCGTTGGTCAGTTGAGAAATTCAAAGGACTGAACTTCCAAATCGAACGTGACGCAAACGTTATTGCACAACAAACCCGTCTGGGACGTGGTAACTTTATTATCTGCTCTAGCGATGTGGCTTCCGCATTGGCAATGGCCGGTGTGTTGGATTACAATCCAGCTATCCAAGGTACTGAAGTTATTGATGAAGCATCGACAACTTTTGCAGGTATTCTAAACGGTCGCTTTAAAGTGTTCGTTGATCCGTACTTGGCAAATGGTGGTTCGAATACCCACTACGCAGTTATTGGTCACAAGGGTGCAAATCCTTACCAAGCTGGTTTGTTCTACGCTCCTTACCAACCTCTGCAACTGTTCCGCGCAGTTGACCCACAGACGTTTCAGCCCCGTCTCGCTTTTCGACAACGCTACGGAATTGTTGCGCACCCATATGCAGTTCCGACTGCTGTGTCTAGCGATGGTTTGGCTGCTAACTCAAATAGTTTTTTCCGTCGTATCGAGATCAAGAATATTCTTTGATTTCAATGACTTACGTGACTTTGTTCACGTAATACATATACAAGGGGCTCTTCGGAGCCCTTTTTAACGACAGAAAACTCTTGACGCTAGAGGCGCGATAGTTTATAATTGATATCATTTTGATACTATATTAATACCACAATGCCTCCTGAAACTATACTAGAGATTCTTTTAAGCAAGCCTCACGTCAAGCATTACTTAGATCGGTATTTTAAGTTTATTCTAAAATGTCGACACACTAACTTGAATATCGCTACATCGACATATATGGAGACACATCATATATGCCCTAAAGCTCATGATATGTTTCCTGAATACAAAGACTTGCGTATGCACTCGTGGAACGCGATAGCTCTTACGGCTAGGCAGCATATAATTGCCCATGTATTATTGTGGAAAGCGTATCCAGAAATATCAAGTCCTGGTATCACGGTGTATTATATGCTGCATGTGCAAAATACCAGCACGTACAATAAAAATCAAAGAACCGTCCCCAACTCCATCGACATTAGGTATGCCGCAAAATCGAAAGAATCTTTTATGATATGGCGCGCCGGTCGCGGATGTTATAAGGATTCCGTTGGTAATATGTTCTTTATACTACCATCAGACCCACTTATCGATGAACTACAATTAGTCGGGCATATGCAAGGCACTACTAGAACTGACGAGATTCGTAAAAAGATGTCGGCGTCTAAAGACCCCAATCGGCGAATCACACTATACAAAGGTGTCGACTCGAAGCGGGTTCGAAAACACTCTGATCTTGCTAAATCTCTAATATCAGAAGGATGGCATGCAAAACGAACAGCAGAAGAATACGGTATGATAGAATCTAAACGATACGCTAACTCATCTGCTTCCTTAAAGCATAGATCCGACTATGCGCTACCTGATGGTACGTTCTTTGGTAAGTTATATGCCGATGATCCAGATATAATATCTCTAAACTTGATTACGTTTAATTTATCGAAAAAGAGGGCCGCGGCAATATCAAATCAACCACTATGTGTCGCGGCTAATATAGGAACGATGTGGTATAACAATGGTAGCATAAACAAAAAGTTCAAATCTGCCCCTGGTTATCCCTGGGTTGCTGGCGTGTTATATAGCGATGCTGAATCTGTCAAGCACAGTCGAGCGAAAGGCCTCCGAGAAAACCGGGTAGGATACGTGTGCTATACTGATGGGGCTAAAAACTTTTATGTAGGTCCCGGCGAACCGGTCGATCCTTCTTGGGTATTGGGTATGAAACCTCAAGCAAAATCTGTCAAGCGTTCTACGCGACAGATTGGGGTGACCGTATATAATGACGGGATTAAAACGTATAGAGTATATCCGGGGCATACGCCAGATCCCTCTTGGTTGCTTGGAATGGCTCCCAGAAAATCTCGAGATATATCTGCTTGACTAATAATAGTTCTGTGTTATAATGTAACTTTATACTTTATCGGTTATAATATGCTAGATACTATCATTACCTGCGTATACTGTGGACAAGAATATCCACAAGGCACGCCATCCCATTCTCATGAATCTCTAACTGCTCATATTAAAGTATGTGAAAAGCACCCTATGCGCAAAGCTGAGCAAGATATCAAACTGCTGCGAGATGCTTTGGTCGGGATAATCGGATCAGACTCCCGCGAAGAACTGCTTACTATGGAATCTATGGTACGTATGTTGCCTGCCCCTGATGCAGATAAAGCAGTTTCTATTAACGCTATCCACGCCTTGCTTGCTACTATGGCCGAGTAGCATGCGATTCTCTGGGGTTAAATACATACATACCCCCGGAGAACAATACTATGATATGTGGAGCTACCACTAATTTTTTACAGACGAATTCCTATCAGTTGATACTGCCTAGGTTTCCGCGTGTGCAATACTTCAGTACAGATTTCGTTCTGCCTGAGATACAACTTCAACCTGCTTATTCATCAACGCCATATACCGATCTAAAGTTTGCAGGCGACAAGCCCATGTTTGGGGCAATGACATTTACCTTTATGGTCGATGAGACTATGAAGAACTATGAAGAAGTGTTCAACTGGATGAATGGCATCGGTTTTTCTAGCGATCATTCTGACTATACGAATTTTGAAAACAAGAGCTCTGCTCAGCCACTTGGTGAACAGGATGCTAAAGTTGTTGTAATGAGTTCGAAGAGCAATCCAGTTCGCAGCCTTACATTCTTTGATGCCATCCCTACTGCTCTGAGTGGGTTTCAGATGACATCCCAAGACCCAGAAACGAACTATGTGAAGGCTTCACTAACTATGGTCTATACCAGATTCGAATTTGATAAATGATCACAGTTTCCGTCCACAAAGTAAACGAAAGTTTCATTAAAGTTTTTTCCGATCAAAGCACTGAATCGGACATAAAAGACTACTTCACATTCAAAGTGCCTGGGTATCAGTTCAGTCCCAAGTATAAGAACAGATTGTGGGATGGTACAATCTCACTGTTCAACATCAGAACTAAACTACTGCCTATTGGGTTGTATAACCGGCTTCTAACATTCTGCAAAGACAATGATATCGAAGTCGAAGTTGTCCCTACTGAAAGATTCAGCTGCATTCAAGAAGATATTGACGTTGACCTCACTGATATCAAAGACTTCGTTGATAGTTTGAATCTGTGGAGTAAGAGTGGGCCTATTACTACGCGAGACTATCAACTTGATGCTATCCATCATAGCATTATCAATCGTCGAGCAACGCTAATATCGCCTACTAGTTCTGGTAAATCTCTTATCATATACTGTATCATTCGATGGATACTTGAAGAAGACCCCGATACTAGAATTCTATTGCTTGTTCCAAACGTGTCTCTGGTTAATCAAATGATGGGAGATTTTCGAGAGTATGCTAGTCAATCAGACTTCAATGTCGATACCATGTGTCAGAAATTGTATTCTGGACAGAACAAAGAGTTGTCTAAACGAGTGTTGATTACTACGTGGCAGTCGTTTACAAAGATTGCCAATGACAAGGTTAATGGTCCAAAGATATTATCATTATATCGAGGTGTTATTTGCGACGAAGCACATACATCTAAGGGTGCTGTGGTTCAGAGTATTCTCGAGAAATGTGTTCATTCAACGTATCGTATTGGAACCACCGGTACTATTGATAACAATCAGATACATCAACTAGTTATAGAAGGGTTCCTGGGACCTATCTACAGAGTTACTACCACAAAAGAATTGATGGATAGTAGTCAGGTAAGTAGTCTGAAGATTAAGGCTCTCATACTAAAGTATCCAGAAGAGGATGCCAAGTTTGTTAAGAAATTAGAGTATCCGGACGAAGTGAAGTGGCTCATTATCAACGATAACCGAAATCGGTTTTTAGTTAATGTTGCAAGGAGTTTGACTGGAACTACTCTGTTGCTGGTTCGGAATCGAGATACTCATGCAAAGGTCTTATACGAGAGTCTTAAGACATTATCGGATAAACCGGTATATTATGTTGCAGGTGATGTAAGTGCTGATGCGCGAGAGATCATTAGGTTGACTGCCAACGTCGAGGATTGTATAATAGTGGCAACGTACCAAACAATGGCCGTTGGGGTAAACATTCCTAACATAAAGAACGTGATCTTTGGATCTCCGTCTAAAAGCTCCATAACCGTGTTGCAATCTATTGGGCGAGGATTACGCCTGCATTCTGATAAAGACTTCATGACCTTGATTGACATTGTAGATGACCTTCGATACAAATCGAAAGAAAATTATGCGTATTTGCACGCAATTGAACGATTAACTATCTATAAGAAAGAGCAGTTTGACATCAGCATCAAGGAGATCCCTAGTGGACGATATTAACATCAAGGAAAAGATCCTTGAGGCTACTTTTCTAAACAGGTTGAACACAGGTGAGTTTCTAATAACAATTTGCATTGTCAAACCTACTGGAATCGTCAGTATGTTCTTCCCATATGTTTTGAATGGAGATGATCTAGACGAGTTTTGTCCGTATACAAAGAATAGACGATTTGATATGTCTGCTCAATGCTTTCAATTCGTCAAGGCTCCATCTGCTGAATTGATGGATAAATTTTATACTAGAATTCTCGTAGATCGATTCGAAGAGTTTAGTTCGTTCATTGAATTCTTCTCAACCGCATACTTTGCTCAAATAGATCCAACGGATCCGGTTGTATTAGATCAACCTGAAGATGCCCCCTTAGATCGCGTTTTACATTGAATAGTACCGTGGGTACTACTTCCGCAAACGAATTGAACTGGCGTTGAATCTACACTGTTGCTGACGTGTGTATCACTATAGATTATTAAATTATGTTGTGGCTTGAAGAAAAATACATCAATATGATGGGCCCTCGGTTGTTGAGGTTTCACAAAGCAAAGCAAAATCTATGGGAGTTTAGGTGTCCAATTTGCGGCGATTCTAAAAAGAATGATTGGAAGACTCGTGGTAGTTTCTACTTACCACCATCAAGTAGCCATTATAATATGGGATGCTTTAACTGTGGCGCTAGTATGCGATTCTCGAGCTTTCTTAAACTACAGGCTCCGTATCTGTATGATGAGTATGCTGTTGAAAAGTACAAGGCAACTCATGATGATGCGCCAGCTCTCAAGGTTGTTGACACGCCGGTAGTTGAAACAAAACGACTAAATCTATCAAACTTGTCGCGTATATCAGATTTAGGCGACGATCACCCAGCAGTAAAGTATCTACTAAAACGCAAGATTGACCGGAAGCATTTTGACAGACTATACTTTGTTCTTAGGTTCAAAGAATTTGAGTCTGAGTGGAGAGGGAAGAAGTTGAGCTCATCAGCCGATGAACACCCCAGACTGATCATACCGTTCTTCGATAAGAAAGGTAATATAACTAGATTGTCTGCTAGATCATTCGGTAAAGAAGAGCCTAAATACATTTACTTGAAAATACAAGATGACGCATCTAGAGTTTTTGGGTTAGACACGGTAGATCCTAAGAAACCGGTGTTTGTGCTAGAAGGTCCATTAGATTCTCTGTTCTTCGATAATGCTATCGCTGTTGGATCTGCGGCTTTATTGGTGCCTGAACTTGATGGGTTTAAAGATGTAATACTTGTACCAGATAATCAGCCCAGGAATATCGAAGTGTGCAAGAGCATACGCAAGATGACGGACAGTGGTCATCGAGTATGTTTGTGGGATGAACATTGGGGTAAGGATGTTAATGATATGATATTACGCGGACACTCGGCTAAAGATATTGAGTCTTTGATACTGAAGAGTTCTGAAAAGGGGCTCGCGGCTTCTATGAAGTTTTCGCAATGGGTTAAATGTGATGTTTCTGATAAATGCACAAAAGGAATACGATGAAATCGTTTAATGACTGGATGTCTGATAATAACCCAGGTAACTACTCTAGCATAGCAGTTGATGATTTGCCGACGCATTTGGTCCCATCAGATGTTGGTCGACTTAATACGAAACCTCACGTTACTCTCATGTACAGTAAGGGGTCTCATGTACCACAATCACAAGTGGCAGATCTGATGTCAAAGTATGACATCTCTGGAACAAAGGCAAACGTGACAGGCGTTGAAGCATTTCCCGACAGCGACAATCCAGGAATGTCTGCTATGGTTCTGACCTTAGAACACCCCGAGTTGCAAAAATTACATGATGCTTTATGCGCTGCTGGATGCAAGCATTCATTCAATCCGTTTAAGGCACATGCGACTCTTTTGTACAATGTGCCGTCAGACAAAGTAGAAGATATCAAATCATCTTTAGAGCCCAAAGTTGTAGGTACACAATTGACGCTCGGTGGTATCAGCAATGACATTGTGAAGAAGGATTGGGTCAACACACTAAATAAAGTATGACGATATGGACATACTTAGATTCACCTCTTGAAGAAATACCCGAAACATGCATTGGGTTCGTATATAAGATCACTAATACATCATCTGGTAAGATGTATATTGGCAAGAAAAACTTTTACTCTACCCGTGCTGCTCAGAAAACAGTCACTTTAAAATCTGGGATAAAGAAAAAGAAAAAGGTTAGGGTAACTAAAGAGAGTGATTGGAAATCATACTACGGTTCGTCTGAAGACGTACAGCGCGATGTCAAAGAGCTGGGTGAAGCTGTGTTCAAGCGCGAGATACTCAAGTTTTGTTATACGAAGGGTGAACTAAGTTACTATGAAGCCAGATTCCAATTTGAAGAAGACGTGCTACTCAAACCGGATCAATACTATAATCGGTGGATTAGTATAAAAGTACATACTATCCACTTAAAGAATTTGCTTGACGTTCAAGCAGATATGTAATATAATTCATTATCATATATCAGGAGTCTACATACCATGTCTCGGCATTTTTCCGTTACACAGACGGATCTTACCCAAAAACTCAGTCGTCAAGTAACCAGTAAAAAACATCGACAGTTGCCTTCGTTTGGTCGAGAGTTTGCTGATCGAACCTCCCCGAACAACAAACCATTGAAGGTTAAAGAGAAGTATAAGAGTTGGATCAAAGAGGTCGATGAATATGACGAATAACGAATCTGCTTGGACGTATGCTGAGATATCAGAACTGCGAGAATCATTAGACTCTTCCGAGGAAGCCGTTCATAGAGATTCAGATCTCGAACAAATGGCTAAGTATTCTGTGCCATCTGACCTATCTAAACATGTTAAAGTGATGTATACCGATGACATGGATAAGAATAATCTGCGGTTGATCAAGCTCCAGAATCACGAAGGTCATATAGAGTACCATATTCACAACCAATCAGTTATGTTTGGTAAATCTGGTAATGAAAGTAAGTTAGGATTTATATCAACCCTCAAACTAATCCACAATGATGGGGCAGCAGAACTAGCGTCTGGTAAGAAGATTGTTCTCCAGACGCTGCCAGGAAGCCCCCAGCACGCTAAGTTTCATTTTATTGCTAATCGATTGGCTGCGAAAGCCGGCAAGACAGTACGAGATGGTGGTATAAAGCCATTTACATCAAACCCACATGTACAAGGCCCGACAATAGTGATTGAATAATATTATGCGTTTAGATGAATTGAAAGCCAATTGGGCTATAGATTGTGTTATTGATCATGATAAGCTGGACATATCCAGTATTCGTACAGCAAACCTGCACCAAAAGTATCTCGATATTCTAACCGAATACAAGTTACGCATGTTCAAACTCGAAAGAGAATACTTGAACATGAAAGGATTGCGGTCTAAATACTATACCGGCCAACTCACTCGCAGTGAATTGCAAGAATATGATTGGGAACAGTATCAGTATAAAACTCCTCTTAAATCTGAGCTTGATCGTCTGTTAGAAACAGATTCGATCTTATTAGATATTAAAGATAGACAAAGTTATAGCATATTCTGTTTTGAGTATGTTGAAGAGGTGTTAAAGTCTCTTAGAGAGCGTGGATGGCAAATACGCAATGCCATCGAATGGCGCAAGTTTGAAGCGGGTGGTTAATTTGTTTAAAGGACGATAATGGAAAAGCAAGAGTTGGTAAATGGTATCGCGGAGTGCATGCGATTACAAGAGAGTTTTAACGGTGTGGTTAACCCTGATTGGCGCAAGGCCAAGAATCCTTGGCCGCGCGCTATTTGGACTGAGTGTGCTGAGCTGCTAGATCATCTACAGTGGAAGTGGTGGAAGAACGTTGATGCTAAGGTAGATCAAAAGCAAGCATTGCTGGAGGTGGTCGACATCTTCCACTTTTTCTTATCTGAACGAATGGTTGATCGTCGTACTGCGTTAGATCTAGCAAACAGCCATGAATGGGCTCGTCGGCATACATATGCAAATACACATGAGAAGAAACTGAAGCAGGTTGAAGAACTCGTAATCCTTTGTTTGGACAAGCAAAATTTTGAAGCCGCGTTCTTTCAAGTAGTGATTGCTCTTGACATAGATGTTAAAGATTTGTTAAAATACTACTTGGGCAAAAACGCTCTTAACAAACTACGACAAGATAACGGTTACAAAACCGGGACATATAAAAAGCAGTGGATGCTTAACGATGAACTTGTTGAAGACAATGTGGTACTAGAACATGTGCTTGAGTCTATGACTGATGCACTAACGTTCGATGCTATCTATGATCAATTGAAATCTTTTTATAATTAAGGAACTATATGAAACTCTCTAAAACTACGGTCAACCTTCTGCGCAACTTCGCATCTATCAACACCAACCTGTTGATTCGCCCCGGTAATCAACTGATGACCGTATCTGCAAATAAAACTGCGTTTGCTAGTGCGGAAGTTGAAGAAGAGTTCGATGTTACCTTTGGTATCTACGATCTTTCTGAGTTCCTTGGGGTGCTCAGCATCTTTGAAAATCCTGAACTGACATTTACTGATCGTGCACTCACTATCAGCGATGGGAAGAATCACATTCGTTATATGCCAGCAGATGCTGAGGTGCTTATCTCGCCTAAGAAAGAGCCGAAGTTCTCGGCGACTCCTGAAGCAGAGTTTATTCTCACTTCCCAACACCTCACTCAGATCATTAAGGCGTCTAGTGTTCTGAAAGTTCCGTTTGTTACATTCAAAGGCGATGGTACCAAGATTGTGGCATTGGTGCATGACAAGAGCAACCCAAACACAAATCAATTCTCGATTGACGTTGAGACTGATTGTGATAGCACATTCGATATGCATATCAAAGTTGATTCGTTGAAGATGATGCCCGAGGAATACAAGGTAATGATTAGCAGCGCAAAGGTGTGCAAGTTCATCGGCGATAAAAAGACTTATTTGGTCACTGGAGAGCTTGACAGTTCGTTTCAGTAATCATTGAAAGCTATATAATGACAAAACCAAGTGATGACTTTCTGTGGTGCGAACGATATCGTCCATCAACCGTGGACGATTGCATTTTACCCACAGCTATTAAAAATGAGATAGCCAAGTTTGTTGAGAGTGGTCAGATCCCACACTTCTTGTTCAGCGGCAGCGCAGGCGTGGGAAAGACGTCTGTTAGCAAAGCTATTGTTGAAGAGTTGGGAGCAGACTTGCTATTCATTAACGCCAGTAATGAGTCAGGCGTTGACACTATCCGGAATAAAGTTGTTCAATTTGCATCAACGGCATCGTTCGATGGGAACTTGAAAGTGGTTCTACTCGATGAATGTGACCGCATTTCGGCCGCTGGCCAGGATGCTTTGAAGGCAATTATGGAGGAATTTAGTAAGAATACTAGGTTCATCTTGACATGCAATAACAAGAATCGAGTGATTGATCCGCTTCAATCTCGATGCACATCTATTGACTTCAAGATCACTGATACTGAGAAGAAATCTTTGATGGCACAGATGTTGAAGCGATCTGCTAGCATTCTAAAAGCCGAGCAGATCGAGTTCGACCCAAACTCTTTGGTTGTGCTTGTAAAGAAATATTTCCCAGACTTTCGACGAACGATCAATGCATTGCAGAAGTATTCTGTGCATGGTAGTATTGACTCGGGTGTGTTGATTGCAGATGCTACAAGCTATGATGAACTAACTCTGTCGTTGAAGGCAAAGAAGTTCGGTGACGTCAGGAAATGGATTGCCAAGAATACCGATATGGATTCTGCTACTCTGTTCAGATACTTCTTCGATAATGTATCTGTGCTATTCGAAGGCAAGAGCATTCCTGATGTGATTTTGATACTCTCAGAGTATCAAAAGTCTGCCGCGATCGTAGTTGATCAAGAAATCAACAACATTGCTGCCATGATTGAAATCATGAGTGTGGCGGAATGGAAGCAGTAAAGAAGAAATCGCCGTTTGACTTTGTTCGGTCGATCAGCGAAACAAAAGAAGATATCCTAGAGGGTAATGAAAAAGAATATAATGCTTTTGTGATAAACAAGGCATTGTCATTCAATGTAGATTGCGTCTACATTGTTCACGCACTCTCAAAGTATCCCGAACTGTCAAAGGAAGCCCAATACAAATACCTACTAAATAGTATTGATCGTAAGAAAAGATACGGTAAGTGGGTTAAGAAGGATTCGTTACCAGACGAAATTGAACTAATCAAAACTGCCTATGGATACAGTGACGCAAAAGCGATGTCTGTATTGCCTCTTTTCACCGATAAGCAACTATTAGAACTAAGGCGTATCCTTGATAAAGGTGGACAACAATGATTAACGATGATATCCTATATGATTGGTCTCAAGATAAGATGATCGAGATCCAGTTGGGATCACCCGACGACTTCTTGAAGATTAAGGAAACTCTAACTCGTATTGGCATTGCTAGTAAGAAGACCAAGATGCTATATCAAACGGCTCATATTCTACATAAGAAGAACAAATATTATATTGTTCATTTTAAAGAGCTATTCTTACTAGATCAGAAACAATCAGATATTACATTGGATGATGTGTCTAGACGAAATCGCATCATTGCGCTTCTATCAGACTGGAAACTATGTACAGTAGTTGTTCCTGAAACGATTGCGAACCAGAGCAGTATGAGCACTATCAAGATAGTTCCATATCAGGAGAAACCAGACTGGACGTTGGTTGAGAAGTATCACGTTGGTCGAAAATTTTAATGGACGCGTTTGATATTCATCCTAAGCTCCTCGAAGCCGTAAACAGCGTAACAAATCCTGATATACCCATGCCCATGCTGGCAGGGTTTCGTCGAGATCTTGACATCCGCCCGCTGTATCTATTATGCGGTCTCGACAAATCTCTTATGACAGAAGTGTATTCTGGGTCAACGAACGATTTCCTGGAAGACGAATCTGAAGAGGCGCGAATTCATGCTGCTTTGAAAATAGTACCGCAATCATCTCGAGTGAAACATTCGATTGATCACTATGGCGGGTCTGGATCTCAAGACATAAATCATTTTCTATGGCATCATCATTTGCACGAATCCCCTGTCCCGGCTCATATTAAAAGTCATGTAGATCATTTAGACAGTATACTATTACCAAAGACATATGTGGGGGCTACAAAATTGTATACAGGGGTCCAAGTTTCGCCTGCTACAACTGCTGGGATGGAATGGAATTCAACGCGGGCTAAGAAACTACTACAACTTCCGGCGTTTACATCTACATCAACCAATTTTGATGCGGCGTCTTTATTCACGGCGGTTGATAGCACGTCCAAACACTATGAATCCGATCATCAAGGCATAATCCTTCCTAACGCTAGGCATGTGATAGAACTTAATTTTGACGAGCATGTATATAATGCCGCTTCTATGTTGGGGCATACAGGGGCCGGTAACGAACGTGAAGTTTTGTTGGGCCGGGGGCACGAATTTGAATTGCATCCCAGACCGACATTAGTGTTAGATCACTTAACCAATCCAGTATATGTGTGGAAGGCATTTCACTCGCAGCATTTGCCTAGGCCTAAGAAATTATAAATACGTCAGAATGCGTGCCTTTTTGGGCGCATGGTTAGTCGATAGCCTCAATCATCGACAATACTTGCTTTTAAGGAGTAATATGAAAAACTTGTTGTTAGATCCATCGTTGACCCGTCAATTTTTTGTTGGGTTTGATCCATTGTTAGATCAGTTTGCAAAGAGACTGTCTACCCCCGTAGATAAGTTTCCGCCGCATAACATCATTAAGCTATCCGATACACGATTTCAAATTGTGCTTGCCATTGCTGGTTTCACTAAATCTGATATTGAGATTACGGTTGACCAAGAGCGACTAGTGATTAAAGGCGGCAAGGCGTATGTATCGGATGTCCAATATCTATACCAAGGGATTAGCAACAGAGCATTCAACCGAGAGTTCATCCTTCAAGATGACGTAGAAGTTGGATCTGCTAAGTTTGAAGATGGTATGCTAACCATCGAACTGGAACGCATCGTTCCTGAAGAAAATAAGCCTCGTCTTATTGCGCTAAACTAATCCGTTAGTTTCAACCGGGGGATCACTCCCCCGATATAGGAGTATCATATGAAGAAATTCATTACCATACTTCTTGCTGGGATTCTATCTTTCAATGCTTCGGCGAATGAAGAACTCGAATGTTTGTCACAGGCAATCTATCATGAAGCAAGAGGTGAACCATTAGCCGGCCGTATCGCGGTTGGTTGGGTTGTTTTAAACCGAGTAACATCTGGTAGGTATCCATCCTCAATATGTGAAGTGGTATATCAAGCGAAGCAGTTTTCGTGGACAGACTGGATGCCATCAGTCAACAATGCAACCACATATGCATTGACAAAGCAACTGGCTCGTGCTATAATACAAGGGGCACACACAGACCCTACGAACGGGGCTATCTACTTCAACAGTCTTGGTCTCCGACCTACACCAAAAAGTATCTTGACATTACGGATACAAAATCACTATTTCTATAAATGAGCAACAAATTCTATACTAATGTCGAAGTTCGTGGTAACAATATCCTGTATCGAGGATACGAAAATGGCATTGCAGTTTCAAAGAAGATTCCATATAGACCCCATCTTTTTGTGCCTAGTGAAACAGAAACGAAGTGGAAGAGTTTTTCAACAAAACAGTTTGTAAAAAAAGTTGACTTCGATTCAATTGACGAGTTTAAGGGGTACATTAGTCAATATGAAGACGTCGGCAACTTCAATCTGTTTGGGTGTGAAAACGTAGTCCGTCAATACATTGCTAATTCATATCGAGGTGATATCGACTGGCAGTATCTGACGACTCAAATCTGGTTTTTCGATATTGAAACGAAGACGGATGGGGCGTTCCCCAAACCAGAAACCGCTCTTCAAGATATCCTTCTTATTACGATGATGAATCATCATGAACGGAAATATTATACTTGGGCGACCAAAGGGGTTGATGCTGGCGAATTGGATGGGTATGATGTAGACCTCAGAGTATTTTCTGATGAGAAATCTATGCTTAAAGATTTCTTGTTGTTTTGGAAAAGTAAACGCATTGACGTAATCAGTGGATGGAACTCTGAAGTATTTGACATTCCATACCTGGTCAATCGAATGAAACAAGTGTTGTCGCCCGCACTAACTAATATGCTATCGCCATGGGGCATCGTTAAGCCAAGAACTGTTACTACCGAGCAATATTCGTATACGACCTATGATATCATGGGGATCTCGCATCTAGACTATCTAGACTTGTATAAGAAGTTTAATCCTGGCCAGAAAGAATCGTTCAAATTAGACTTCATTGCGGAATATGAATTGGGTGACCGCAAATTAGAAATGCCGGGTGAAACATTCAGAGAGAACTATGAACAGCATTGGTCTATGTTCGTGCGATATAACATTGTTGACGTTGAGTTGTTGCATAAACTAGAAACAAAAATGTTGCAGGTTAGATTGGCTATGCAAATAGCATACATCGCAAAAGTGAATTACGGTGATGTTCTGTCTTCCATGAGGATATGGGAAAGCATTATCTACTCATATTTCTTAGATGAAAGCCTAGTTGAAGACTTGAAGAAACATTCCAATGAGCGTACGAAAATCATTGGAGCATATGTACATACACCAACCCCTGGGAAACGTGGCTGGGTAGTCAGTATCGATGCTACGAGCTTGTATCCGAGTATTATGATGCAGACTAATACGTCGCCTGAATGTATTTTGGGTATGGATGAGATGATGTCCATCGACAGCATGCTGGCGGGCAAGCATATAGGTAATGTCTCAGAGGGGACTATTTTATCGGCAAATGGGTTGATCACTAGTAAAGAAACATGGGGATTCATTCCAACGTTGGTTAAACGAATGTTCGATCTTCGTAAGAAGACTAAAGATCGAATGCTTGAGTTGAAGATAGCAAATGCTCCTGAGCAAGAATATAGAGCATTGGATGTATCACAGAACGCATTCAAAATCGCCGCCAACTCATTTTATGGTATCCTTGCTTTACCCCATTTCAAATACTATGACTATAGAATGGCCGAAGCCATTACGAGCAACGGACAAGTTTTTATTCGCAAAACTCGCGAGTATGTGAACGAGATTTTTAGCAAGCTGATCGGCAAAGAAGATGACTATGCCTTTTATTTAGACACCGATTCGTGCTATATAAGCGTTGACTTATTTGTTAAAAAACACTGTAAAGGTAAGACTGATCGAGAGATTGTAGACTTCATTGAAAAGATTATCTTCGACGTTGTTCAACCCACCTTGAACAAAAAACTTTCAGCACTGGCGAAAACGATGGGCGTTGATGAATGTCGAATCTACTTTAAGTTGGAGTGTATTGGTAACGGGTACATTCAAGTAGCCAAGAAACGATACGCATTCAACATTCTGTATTCCGAAGGGGTTCATTATGATACTCCGAAGATGAAAGTTATGGGTATTGAGATTGTTAGATCGTCGACCCCGTCAGTTGTGAAAGATTACTTGAAGGGATCTGTTAAGCTGTGTCTTACGTCGACCGAAAGTGAGTTGCAAAAATTTGTTTCAAACGTTAAGACGGAGTTTATGAAACAACCGTATACTGCAATTTCATTCCCTCGAGGATGTAATGGACTGGCAACTTACTCAGACCCAGCAAGCATCTATAAGAAGGGGTGTCCAATTCACGTAAGGGCTGCGCTGTTGCACAATTATCAACTGTCAAAACTAAACCTAACCGATAAGTATCAACCCATCGGCGAAGGTGAGAAGATCAAGTTTGTTGCATTGAAAGTTCCAAACCCAATATACGAGAATGTCATTGGATACACGACAAAACTCCCACAGGAATTCGGACTCGAACAATATATTGATTACAATACTCAGTTTGATAAAGCATTTTTAAATCCCCTTCAAACGATTCTCGATGCGGTTGGATGGGAATCTGAAGAAAAGGTTTTGTTAGACTTCGGTTAAACTCTTCCTTAAATACTAGATGGGAAGAATAAATCTAGATCAGTTATCGAAGAAGCGGCAATACACCAAGCAAGATGCTCGACGGAGTCAGACTTGGTTTGCCGACCAGCTCAAGTATCTGCAGAATCAGGTATCGACGACATCGTTGATGTCGAATACTCAGAGACGGAAAGACTACATTATCCCCGGATATATGTATATGTTCTTCTATCAGCCTATCGGGGTAGATACGCTACCATACTACGACATTTTCCCGCTTATTCTACCATTTTCAGAAGATGCTACTACCTTCACTGGCATAAACTTTCATTACCTACCAGTGAAGGTTAGATATGTGTTGCTGAAAAATTTATTAGACTTTTCCACCAGTTCTAAGTTGGACGAAGCCACTCGCATTAGGGTTCAGTGGAACTATATTCGAGGGGTCAGTAGATTTGCTGGGGTCAGCTCAGCAGTCAAGAAGTATCGGAAGGATCATGTCCAATCACAATTCTTACAAGTCCCGGCAGACCAATGGTTCAATGCTGTCATGCTACCGGTAGAGAAGTTTAACACAGGACCTTCTATGATCTACATAGACAAGAATTTGGTCTGGAGAGATTCGTTGAGGTACTTATAATGTCGGCTAAGTTTGCATCATTCGTTTCGGCGATAAAAGACAAAGGTATTGCAAAACAATACTACTATTGTCACGTTTACCCACCACCGGCATTCGATGTTGACATGGAAGTTATGGCCTCAATCCCATTCTATATGGTCGGGGTCAACCTACCCGAGTTTGCATTACTAACAGTGCCTGTCAAAGATAACGGGCTAACTAGAGAAGTGGTTGTTGATAAAACATATGGTACAGTGTCTATGACTATGTTCAGCGATCAGGCAATGACTATCAAGCATTTTTTCGATAACTGGTCACACTCTATTGTATCAAACAAAGGTGGTCTGTTCAAATATCCAGCAGACTATACCGCGCCAATGATGCAACTGATGCAGTTAGATACTCAGAAGAATGACAGTTACATAGTTTCTCTATCCAACGTATATCCCAAGGCAGTATCCGAAGTGTCTATGTCTTCGGATGCAGCAGGCCCCCTAGCTTTCTCGGTTAGCTGGGCATATGAGTCATGGGAAACCATGAAGCTAGAATCGCCAATGGAACCATTGTCGTATGACGACACCATCAACCGATCGTTAGCATATATAGACTCAACAATGCAACGATCTAAAACGTTAGCTGACAACTATACGTCTTTGGCCCAATCTATACTAAGAGGATGACATTATGAGCAGAACTTCCAAAGTGTTTGATTCGTTGAGCGATACGTTTAATGCGCCCGATGTCGTCGATGTTATAGACAAAACCGGGACATCTTTAGCGACAATTACCAATGTGCCGAACAATAGTTCGTTAGAGTCTGATGCGGAATCCGTACGGTCTACACTGTACAATTTATTGAAGGTTGGTACTGAGGCATTTGATGATCTCAAGCGCATTGCAGTCGCTGAGGAATCACCTAGATCGTTTGAGGTGCTGAATAGCATGTTGGGTAACTTGTCTGATATTGCTGTAAAGCTCATCGACATCCAGGACAAGGTGAACAAGATTAAACGAGCCGATGCAGCAGCTCCAAGCAAATCAGCTGCCGTAAATAATGGCACAGTTACGAATAACACCGTATTTGTGGGTACTACTGCTGAATTGCAGGATGCTATGAGACAATTGAACATGGAGTCTGATCGTGAGTAAACCACCTCTTCCTAATGTGACCGGCCCTACGCTGTCATGCACGCTACCCGTTAGCGGAACGAAAATAAAGTATAGACCATTCGTGGTCAAAGAGCAAAAGGCATTGCTGCTAGCTCAACAGAGCGATGACTTGGATATTGTATATGACACGATCAAATCGGTTATCAATACATGTAGCAACGGATCAGTTGAGTTTGATAAACTATCTACCGCAGATGTGTCGTACTTCTTCCTCCAACTTAGAATCGCGTCTGTTGGTCCCGAAGTAGACTTCGCATTGAAGTGTGATAACTGCGATGAAGTTATCAATAGTCGCTTGATGTTAGATGATATCACTATTGACACTTCGGCAATCGTAAAGGACGTGAAGATCACCGATACTGTGGGTATTCGATTCAGACTACCTACATTCGACGACTCGTTTAAGACTGTTGATGACGACGATACTAGCATCAACATGATCTACGGTCTTATTGACTGCTTATATGATGCCAAGCAAGTATATTTGAAATCAGATTACACTGGAGAAGAGTTGAAAGAATGGTTGTTGAATCTAAACGACTCTCAAGTAGCAGGTATAGACAAATTTATATCGGGCATCCCGGAACTGGTCCACAACCTAGAATTTGAATGCACTAAGTGCGGAACAAAACATAGCAGGCGCTTGGTGGGCCTGCAGAGCTTTTTTCGGTTTAGTTCTGCTTCATGAAAACTTAGAAACCTACTACAGAACAAATTTTAGATTGATGATAGATTACAATATGTCACTAGATATTTTGGAATCGATGTTACCCTTTGAAAGAGAAATTTACATTGCCTTGTTAAAAGACGACCAAGAGAAGAAGAAACAACATGCCGCTTCCTAATATAGGACCTACGAATACAGGTTCACCGAGAATGACTGCTCAGGAGGGATATTCTCCTGATACGTCTGCCATAACCCGGATGGGGGCATCAGTAAACGATCTTCGAAAGTTGCAGGATCAGAATCAAGCAATTGCAAAGCTGCTTGATAATGTTGCTTCACGTCTGGGCAACATCACTAACGTTAGAACCAACATTCAGAGCGCGACATTTGAAGCATTGGGTAATAACTTTATCAGTCGCGGTATTAGTCAAATGACTAGCATCATCACAGACTCTCTAGCAGATGTTCTATCACCTGCTGAAGAAGAAGGTGATGAAGATCCAACTACCGCTGCTATAAAGAAACAGACTGCGTTACTTACTAATATCGATGAAACTGTTTCGTTGCAATATGACCAAGCAGAATCAAAATGGCATATTTTAGAAGATCAGTCGATTGCTAGTTCAAATATTCTTGAGTACTCAAAGAAATCGCATGCGTTGTTAGTGACTCAGGTAGCCGGGACTAACTTGTTAGTATCAAATGCCCAGCATCCGAAGGCCTTGGAATTGCTGCATGACGATAATGCAACGCAGCACACTAAGTTAAACGAACTTAGCACAACGTTAAAATCAATACTGCGGGCGTTTACTGGTGGTGCATCTGCCGACCCCACAGTATCGGCTCGTCCTTTAAGAAAAGGTGGTCGTCCGAAGAAGTTGCAGGCAGATGACATTGATGATGTAAAACCCGTATCGTTTACTAGACACATACCGTCAGTTGCAGTCGGCGAGATGTTTGACGACAAATCTGAGACGGAACAGCCGAAAGAAGCACCTAAGCAAAAAACGAGTAGAACGACTGGCGAGTTTGGCAAGCGCGCCATGGACGTGTTCGAAGGCATTCGCAGGGAAGTTACTAGTAGTCGAGCCGTTTTGGATGAAATGCTGGTCATTCAGCGACAGGCATCAACGCACCTGCTAAAAATATCTGCGATAACTGCCGCCAACGACATCGAAGATGAACGAGCAGAATCGCGCGATCCGCAACGTCGTTCTCGCGAAGCTGTAGAATCGCGCCGAGCCAAGCGTACAGAGGCGCAGCCGATGCAACCTCTGGCCATGCGTAAAGGAGTCCTTACTGGGGCGACAGATTTACTCAAGACGATATTTTCAAAATCTCCGTTGTTTGGGATGGGCGATGATGGACGCGCTAAAGAGCAGATTCCGCCCGAACCTACAGAGTCTATTGTTCCAGATGCAGCTACGGGAGCAGCGGCCGGATATGGTTTAGCAAAAGCCGGTGACGCACTCAAGAAAGGCTGGGGAGCATTGAAGTCTGGTGGAAAGACTGCTATGTCGACCGTGGCAAAAGTTGGCGGCAAAAGATTGGCTGTAGCAAGGTCGTTGGCCATCCCAGCAGCAGCGGCTGGCCTGACTCTGGCGGGGATAGATACCGCTCTAGGTTCTATGGGCGTGGGTGAAGGTACAGTAAACGAATCACAAGACGATGCTAATTGGGCGAAGATGAGTGCTATGCAGAAGTTCGAGTCTGGACCTGCTAGGGCTATCGAGAAGCTGGGTAGTTTCACGTTCCTCGACAATGTTGCAAAACAAGCTCAACTAGAACGTATCAAGAAAGAAACCGAGTATTTGAACGTAGGTAAAGAGGCCGAGCACAATCTAAACATCATTGAACAGAATCAAAAGACTCTATCAAAACCAGACGGTGCGCGGACTGCTCCTCCCACAACCAACATCATTTCGAATAACAATTCTACAACGACTAACATCTTACCTACCCGTGCGATTGTTAAAAACACCGATGATTCATTCAATCGATACATTACAAGCACTATGGGTAAATTCGCATAGTATAATACGCACATGAAGAAACTAATCACATCGTTAATTCTCCTGAGTTCATCGGCATCTTATGCGCATGGTCATCAGTATTGGGCGCTTTCTATGATCATTAGCGGCGTGGTTGGACACGCAATATCCAGAGCACAAGAGCCACCTACCCAAGTAATTGTACAGCAATTACCAATACCTCCTGTCGGGTATCATTATATCGCCGTGCTAGATCCAGAATGCGACTGCTTCAAGAAAGTGTTAGTAAAGAACTATGAATGATAAACAACACCTTTTTCTAGCCAAGTACGGTACTAAAGTCCATCAAGATACAGTGGTCGGCGATAAAGACTGGAAGGTTAGATGTGCGGTAGCTAAAAGTCAAACTGCTTCGAAAGATCATCTAGACAAGCTGGTTAACGATAAAAGCGAGTATGTTAGGGAAGCTGTAGCCGAGAATCCAAATGCAACTAAAGTCCATCAAGATAAACTAGCTAATGATGAACACTGGCATGTTAGACGTGCGGTAGCCAGTAACCCAACTGCTTCGAAAGAGCATCTAGACAAGCTGGTTAACGATGATGATGCAGGGGTTAGACGTGCGGTAGCCGAGAATCCAAATGCAACTAAAGAGCATCTAGACAAGCTGGTTAATGATGATGAAGAAGTGGTTAGAGCAACCGCAGCCAAGAATGTAAACGCCTCGAAAGAGCATCTAGACAAGCTGGGTAATGATGAAGAAGAAGTGGTTAGAATGTCGGTGGCCAGCAGTCCAAATGCAACTAAAGATCATCTAGACAAGCTGGTTAATGATGAAGAAGAAGTGGTTAGAATGTCGGTGGCCAGCAGTCCAAATGCAACTAAAGATCATCTAGACAAGCTGGTTACTGATAAAAGCGAGTATGTTAGAGAATCTGTAGCCAGTAACCCAAATGCCTCGAAAGAACATCTAGATAAACTAGCTAATGATGAACACGGATATGTTAGACGTGTCGCGAAAGAGAATCTAGCGAGTAGAAAACTATGAATTCAAGCCAAAAACAATTTCTAGCTAAATATGGTACTAAAGATCACCTCGATGAATTGGTTGATGATGGATCCGTATCATCCGAAGTCGCGCTTATAGTAGCTAAAAATACAAACGCATCCGACGAACAGCTGACTACGCTGTCAGCTTCGGATAACTGGCTCGTCAGAGACACGGCCAACTCAAACCTATTGAATAGAAAATACGACCGATATAAAACCGCCAACGATTTAAATCAAAATATCTCTGAAAAGACTTGACAGACTCTCCAGCACAATGTATAATAGCTCTAACTAAACAAGCATTTAAGCAACTATATGATTCACATTTTAGACTCTGACACCGTACCAGAATTTGATCATTTAACCGAGGCCATGACAGAAACGTTATTCGATACCGATCCAGATATGGATCTTTATACTGGCGATCTTTTTGATACCCAACAAAACTTTTCAGAGTAAAATCAATCTCACCGTAAATAGTGTTATAATGAATAAACAAATGTTATCCCTCTCAACTAGCACCCCCATGCTGCGCCAGATTTGGTCGCATGAATATTGCTTTGATGGCGCAACATTGAATCCAGGGACTCGGGGATCTTAGATAAGAATAAAAACAAGAATTATCTAAGAAACCCCGAAGATGTAAAAATTTTCGGGGTTTCTTGTTTCTTGTTTTAGTGAAGAATTTTGTGTTATACTATAGTTAATATGAAAACTCGCAAGTTTGAAACGATTAAAGGACTACAGACAAATTTTGAAATAGTAACCAAGTACGGTCGATCTTTGCCAAAACCAAAGAAACGTCGTGTGGTCTGTGCTGTACGCGTATCGCCGTCGGAATTTGAGGAAAGATTGTGGATGGCTAAGAAATGGTTCATTTACGGACATAGGAAGATGAGTGTTTCTGAGATTAAGAAACGTTTTAATTTGCCTAAAGATCAAGCGAGTGATATGCTAAATGCCTTAAAATTGATGCAGGCGGAATATATAGCTGGTCGTACAGTGAGCGTTGATATCACTCAGCCGGTGAAAGCACCGGTGAGAATCGTGCCAACGCTTAGCGATCGATTAGCAACTATCCGTGCAAAGTATGGCGACGAGATTAGAATTAGAGGTGAGCAAGTAAAGTTTTTGGAGGGATTTGTTTACTTACTTGTTAACCCATCCTTCCCTGGGTGGATAAAGGTTGGGATGACTATAGACTATGAGAAGAGATTGCGGGCATACAATATTCCAAACGATCCGCACCAGGCGTTTACATTTATAACGGTTAAGTGGACGCATGATAGACGGTCACATGAGAAAGAATTGTTAGGTAGATTTGCTGGAGTTGCTGATCGCAGCAACGGTGAATGGTTTAAGATTGAAGTCGACAAAGCATTGTCGTTGTTTTAATAATTACACCCCGTCCGGATTCGGGGTATATAAATAGCGCCAGACCCCTCTCATATATTTTGCGGAATATATGATAAGATAGTCGAGTACTCTTCAGACTACACCAATGGGCGATAAAGGGCATATGACATATGGTGTCATATTCAAGAACCTCCAAATTAACTATGGGTTCTTGAATATGATTTATTGGGGAATCGCCTAGTCCGGCCTAAGGCAACGGTCTTTGAAATCGTCATCGTGAGTTCAAATCTCACTTCCCCTGCCAAAGCCCAAGTAGACAAATTGGTAGAGTCGGTAGATTCAAAATCTATTATCCTGAGAGTTCGAATCTCTCCTTGGGCACCAAAAGAATTATGGACGTTGATGCAGCGGGGATGGTCCTGCGACTGGCCTTGAAAACCAGGTTCTCAGAAATGGGATGGGGTTCGACTCCTCCGGCGTCCGCCAAAAGTTTTCGCCCTTATAGCACAACGGCAGTGCAACTCCCCTGTAAGGAGTAGGTTGCGGGTTCAAATCCTTGCTAAGGGCGCCAGTTTAACAGTATGTGGTGACAAGTGGACGTCGACTTGTTTTGGAAACAAGAATATGCCGGTTCGAGGCCGGCCATACTGACCATATAATATTCCTAAGTAGCTCCAATGGTAGAGCATCGGTCTGAAGAATCGAGTGTTACTGGTTCGAGTCCAGTCTTAGGAACCAAATCACTCTTAGAGGTTGGGTGAAACCTTCAAGCAATATGAGAAGCATTGCACAAATTATTCCCCGGTACTCTAATTGGTAAGAGACCTGACTGTTAATCAGACGTAAAGGCCGCGAGGCGTAATATGGTGGTTCGAGGCCACTCTGGGGAGCCAAAATTTCTCGACATAGTTCAACTGGATAGAACAATGGCCTACGAAGCCTTAGATGTAGATTCGAGTTCTACTGTCGGGACCAGAGACGAGGATAGTTGGCCGAGTGGTCAAGGCAACGGTTTGCTAAACCGTCGTTCCGAAAGGGGCGCATAGGTTCGAATCCTATACTATCCGCCAGAACCCTGTTCGTTCAATGGAAAGGACAAGATTTTCCTAAAGTTTATATGGTGGTTCGATTCCTCCACAGGGTACCAATTATATCTCGGTGGCGCAATTGGCAGCGCAGGGGCCTCCAAAGCTCAAGGTTGAGGGTTCGACTCCTTCCCGGGATGCCATACATTGTCATAGACGTGGTTAAACACTGCTAGACACGAATGATTTGATATGTGTTATACTACGGCGGCTGTAGCTCAATTGGTAGAGCCCAGGATTGTGATTCCTGTTCGTGCGGATTCGAATTCCGTCGGCCGCCCCAACAATTTAGTCTGTTAGCTCAGTTGGTAGAGCAACGCTTTTACACAGCGAAGGTCGTAAGTTCGATTCTTACACAGACTACCATTTTTATTAGGAGATCTATTATGGGATTCTTAACTGAAGAAGCGGCTATTGAAGCTAAAAAAGATTCGATGGATGGTGGGTTGATTGATTTCGACGGGCAAAATTGTGAAGATGAATGTGGTGGATGGGATGGAGAATCTCGTCGATGCACATGTGGCAATCGTAGAGTTGGTTGGTCGGCGATGCAACTGCTCGATGGAACGTGGTATGCGTATGCCGAAGCATACTGAAAGTGTAAAATATATTTTACAAAAACGTTTAGTCTGCTAAAGTCTATGTTATAATAGACACTTAGAAGATGTGCGCAAGTGGTGGAACGGTCTACACATCAGATTTAAAATCTGACGCTTAACAGCTTGTGGGTTCGAATCCCACCTTGCGCACCAGAAATTGATAGTTTAGAATTTGGTTGAGATGCTCTAATGGTAGGGCAGGAGGCTGTAACCCTCTGGTCTTTAACAGACAAGTAAGTTCGATCCTTACCTCAACCACCAAATTAATGGGCCGCTGACATATGCAAATTGGCACAGCTACTGCGTTTAGACCGCAGGTTTTTCCGAGTTCGAATCTCGGGCGGCCCACCAATAACTTAGGATACATATGGGAACTTTTCTGAAAATCGTCGGCGGACTAGTTATACTCGCCGGAGTTCTATGGGTAGCGGCATATTCGTCTATGTATCTTATTTTCTGCGGAAAAGGTCTGCCGTTTTGTTAATGAACACGAAATACTTGATATAACTTAGGAGGATATATGCGATTGTAGTTATTACAGGAGTATATTACATGTCGAGAACTTATAAAGATCGCCCACTCAAACTAACTGGATACAGTTGGACTCACGATATGGCTTATTTGAATGGTAGTCTTATTGATCTACCAACAACAAAGCCAAAGCGTCGTAAAGAGGTTGATACGGAAGATCATTGGATGACAACTCCAAGTTGGTGGACCCGCATTACAATGAATCGTCCGCAGCGCAGGGCTGGTAGAACTTGGGAAAAAGTGGTGATGCATCGAGACATAGAAGATGTTGATCCACCCGGGGTTAGCCATAAGCCCTATAATTATTATTGGTAAATATGTTGACGACTGCAGAAAGTGTGTTATAATACATTTGTAGCAGTTAATAAGTGGCAATGATAGAGTTACACTTGACGGTTCATTAAAAATTTATATAGACAGATTCCTTACATGGTGATGTTTACACACTCAATCGGGAGATTACAGTCGCCACAAGCGGGTGTAAGGAGTCATTTTTAAAACATATCTGTCAGTGATAACACGTGACCCACTTCATCGTGCTCGTGTAGGGTGTTGGGTTAGTAGCAGCGTTTTTAGATGGGTATGTTTTATAATGTTAATCAGAGTGTGGTGAAATGGTATCATGCGACGTTTGGGGCGTTGTGGCCTAGGTTCGATTCCTAGTACTCTGACCATATTTATAAGAAGTTGTTTTATTAGAAGGTATTGCCCGAACTGAGAAACACTTTCGAGGGGTTGCTCCTTCAATGAAAGCTGACAAATCGGAATTTGCGCCCGCTAGTAGTAGTAGTAGCACAAGCGCGAAGGAAAAGGATACTATCAGTACCGTCAGATAAAACGAATTTGGGCTTACCGTATGGGACGGGAAAGGCACTTGCAATGCCATGCTTGGGGCTCGATACCCCATAGGTCCACCAAATGAATCCTCGTCACTAGCCGGAGCAATTCCTCTGATCGGCTTTAGCAGAAGCAAGGCACCGAGATGCAGGTGTATATTACAGGTGAAAGTCCTGTCGGGGTATGAATACTTTGGGTAGCGAGGCTCGAAGAGTAAATAGTAGATGATCCCGCGCACTCGGTCATCTTTGCAGTGATTAACTGCGTCGGCCCTAGCCTGTAAGGTACGGTCGAGAAATACTGGGGTAAGAATCCCAATTGATGTGTTGCACAGATTTAGGCTTGTGAGTCTGCTAGGCGTGGACGCCACCCTGTCACGGTGGAGATAGATGGGTTCGAATCCCATACAAGTCGCCAGGTTTTAGCGAGTAAAGCGTTTATAGATGCGTGGGAGTCTTCCAAACTTCAGGAGTCGGAGCATTACCGACTACTCGCTCCAGTATTAGAAGGTATCATATGAGCAAAGTCATTATTGCTGGTGGTCGAGATTTCAATGACTGGAATCTAGTTTTAGAGACCGTCATCAAGTTTTATGCTGCTGGTGAATATATAGATGTGGTTGTATCTGGCTGCGCTAAAGGGGCTGATGCATTAGGTGAAAAGTTGGCAGTTCTGATAGAGAAACCGGTGAAAAAGTTCCCGGCAGATTGGATACGATATGGAAAAGGTGCCGGACATATACGCAATCGACAAATGGCAAACTACGCTGATACGTTAATTGCTTTCTGGGATGGTAAAAGTACGGGTACTAAGAACATGATAGACGAAGCAACTGAGTTAGAGTTGGACGTTATCGTAGTTAGATACTAGTTTTGAAGATGTCAGCGTTCCCTGCACGATAATGACAAGCAGGACTTCAAAAAGAATCGCGAGTGTTGACTAACTCGTGTTTGGTACTTGATACCATAAATTATAAGTCAACCTCTGTCCTATAGTCCTAAGACATAAAACTGGTGACCATAGCATGGTAATTCAACGGTAGAATTCAGTTCTGATAAAGCTGCTACATTGGTTCGACTCCATTCCATGCTACCAAAATTTTGTACCTGTGGCGGAGTGGTTTAACGCAACTGCCTGCAAAGCAGTAAGGTCGTCAGTTCAAATCTGACCGGGTATTCCAGATATTGCGGCGTAGAGCAGTGGTTAGCTTACCAGTCTCATAAGCTGGTGGTCGTTGGTTCGAATCCAACCGCTCGCATCCCATTATATTGTGTTGACGATTAGTAAAAAACGGTGTTATAATGTAGGCTTACTAGGAGCATATTATGGTCGTCGATACTGTACAGACTGACAAGCAGCTAAGAGATTCGGACGAGATTGTTAAATCGTTGTTGGTGCTACGAGATGAGGTATTTGAAAAGGTGAAGGGAACACCGGCTAGTGGGCCAGATTCCCTATTGTTCATCATCATCATCAATCAAATCTTGTATCGAGGAGATGCGCATATCAGTATCAATCGGAAAGAAAGCGCCGAAAAGTAAACGTTGATCATCAGGGCTACTAGGTGATCTTTAGTAATGACGCGGTAAGAGTCCTTCACACAGATCATTCCAGTAATTTGGATTCCGACAAATTGTCGGAATTATTGTCGGAATTACAACATCAAATGATCGAATAATACGAATTCCGACAATGTGTTGATTCCTGCTAAAATCGGGTTACAATAGACACATAGCAGAAACAACTTTATATGAGCGTCAAGTGAGACGGCAATGGTGCGCTGAAACCTTTAACTAGGTATCTAATACTGGTTCGAATCCAGTATGCTCATATAAAGTATTTGTCGCATTAGACTTCTAGTGAGGTCATCAGTCCTTCACACTGACCAGACGGGGGCGGAACCCGTATGCGACTCCAAGAATATCTCACTATTATGATGTCACTGGTAACACAGAATCGGTACTCATATAATACCCTTTGAAATGCGGGGTGAGACGTTAGGAATGGAACTAAGCAGCTAGCTACTGATATGGTCCATTGTAGTAACGAGCGGTTCTGACATGTGGAACTAAGAACTTAGCAAGTATCTTACGAATTATCTGTTTATGGTGTTATAATACCTTTATCAACAAAGGATTAGCATGTTTGACTTTAACATTGGTGACACCGTAAAATTCTATAGCAAAGTCTGGACTGAGGCATATTACCTCCCTTACTACGATGCCTATAAAGGGCACACATTCAAGATCTTCGATATCGACGGCGAACATATTGGGTTGCGCTGCGTTGATGATCAAACGGTGAAAGTTGCTGGATATGTACACGATGATGAGATTTATAAAGTATGAAAACTGCAACACTTTCTAAGATCGCCGGCGGCTCCGCTATTCGGACAGACACTGTATACGGCGTATACCACAAGTTTCCGGTTCCGGGTGAATCGTTCGTTATGCACAGTAACCCAATTGTTACCGGGGCTGTAGGGCGGATGATCGCTACTAGCACGGTCCAATCCGTCGAACACGTGTCCGACACCGAGATCGTGTTTTACACCCTCAATTCAACATACAAATTAACATTAGATAGCGATTGTAATTCAATGTCAGAATAGCCGGCTTTTACCCGGTTTACGAGAGTTCGATTCTCTCCAGTCGCACCAATATTAGGACTTTTATGACCGTGTACGTCGATAACATGCAAGCCGCATATGGTAGAATGAAGATGTGTCACATGCTAGCCGATACTGATGAAGAGTTACATGCAATGGCTGACCTAATAGGGGTTGATCGCAAATGGTGGCAATCGCCAGAAAAGACGAGTGGTAGCCATTATGATATCGCTATATCAAAAAGAGCTATAGCAGTTGCTAACGGCGCAATTGAAATTACTATTAGACAGGCGGCTGTGATGAACGCCATGCGTAGAGTTACTGGGCAATTAGGCGACCCTGTAACTGCTTGGGAATGGAGATTAGATGAAGCAGCTAAACGCCACGCTACAACGGATTTATTATGAAACCAGCTATTGTAGACACTCGAGAAACTGACACTCATATCTATGGGTTGTTTGGAAAATATCGCCCACTATCAAACTTCCATTTGGAAGACTTTACTTTCGAAGGTAGAGTGTATCGGTGCTCAGAAGGTGCATATATGTCTTGCAAAACGTTTGACATCTGTGAAAAGCTTATGTTGACCGCGATGGATGGTCCGGCCGCAAAGAAGTTTGGACAACTGGTCACTCTTAGGTCTGATTGGAACTATGTTCGCGTTGATAAGATGCAGCAAGTATTATACGCCAAGTTCGAGCAAAACGAATCTCTAATGGCATTGTTGAAGTCCACTGGGACTAAGTACATTGAAGAAACGAATTGGTGGCACGACACGTTTTGGGGCGTTTGTAACGATGTTGGTCAGAACAATCTAGGCAAGTGTCTGATGAATGTTAGAGATACTGTTGTTTTAGATACACAATGAAAATAATTAGTTGTTTCTTGCTAAAACTGTGTTACAATAACACATAGCAAGAAACAAACTATATTTTAATACTTTCATTAGACGAACTGAGGATGCATACGTTGGGGAGTTTAAGATCTACTAAGGGCAAAGGCGCGTATCATGGCGTGGGTCCCGAAGTATCAGTAGGAACAGGGTTAGTTGGAGGTCATATGCCAATTGGGACTGGGATCTCGAAAGTATTAAAATATAGTACCTGGACACAATCCAGATCATCAGAAAAGATGTTTAACTATATGCTATAGCAACTGTAGAGACAGTTGAACGGGTTGGCTGAGAAACAGACCCACCATATTTTAACTGATTGACGGGGGTCATTTCGACCAGCGAGTCGGGTGATTTTCGGTGGCTTTGACGGGCTGCGAAACCTGTATGCGTCAACATACAGAAATATTAGTCAGTTAAAATATGGTTTTGTAGACGGAAGGTGGGCTTAGAAGTAGCCATCCTTTAAAGAGTTCGACAAAGGCACGTTGAGTGTGTAGATACTGAGTAGAAGGGCATTGTAAGGTATCGAACGTAGAAAATAGAGCATAAGGCTCTAGAGTATACGAATCTCACGTGAGCCACCAGGTTAAGTACAGAGGCACCCCGGAAACGGTAAGGCTGAAGTTCGATTTAGTGTAACAACACACCATCTACAGACCATATAGAAACATATTAGCCATGTTGGAGGCGAAGCAGACCAGAGAAGCCAAACACGTTGAAAGCCTGCTTTAGTATGTTTCTATATGGTACACCGCAATGCCTATGCGGATTAACTGATGATAACATAGCGTAAACTATGAGTCCCGACGACGAAGTACACAACCGCCAGTAGCCCTTTACGAGAAAGCTGGTAGACCGTATGGAGACGCTAAAGAATATCGGGTGTTAAGGCCGGGATAGGTTCCGGCCACCATATTAAACCGTATTGGATTCCAGGGTGTGGTCGAAACTCGAAACTCGATGAATCTGGATGAGATCAGCGAAAATTCAGCTGGATGTGATCGTAATACGGTTTAATATGGTACGGAGGAGTAATTACCCTTCCCCAGAATCGGGAGTCATGATCCCGAAGACCTCGCACTCTTCTAACGGATAGGATGCTGCCTCACGGCGGCGATGTAGGTTCGACTCCTACTTGCAATGAGGTTGATATTAAATATTGGTAGTGTAGCAAAGAGGCCAATGCAGCGTCTTCATACGGCGCCTACCGTAAGTTCGAATCTTACCATTACCACCACCCAAAGGAATATCATGAAACTAATGTTCGTATACGGCATTTTGCCGGCGCTTGTATTCTACACAGACAGCCTCAAAGAATTGGTAGGCGGGTCAACTAATGGCCCCATAATTAGAATTCGCCCAAGATACAAAGATGTTGATGCGGGTATTCTGCAGCACGAACTCACTCATGTAAAGCAGTGGTATCGCACGTTTGCCACTCATGGCCTGTGGAAGCTGCTTTTTGAATCGTATAAACTACGATCCGAGGTTGAGGCGTATAAAGTACAAGCACAATACTATGAAACCCCAGAATTGTCATACACTTGGATGGCGGTTGCTATAGCTAGCAAATATGGACTTACCAATTATACGGAAGAAGAAATCTTAGCAAGGCTTAGATCATAGGAAAATTAAAAGCGCTCGTAGCACAACTGGATAATGTCCTAGGCTTCGAACTTAGGGGGTGGGGGTTCAAATCCCTCCGGGCGCGCCATTCATCAAAGGTTGTTATGCGTAAACTAGACATTGCGGCGGTTAAAGAATTTATATTGGCTCAAAGCGAAGGCACTAAAGTGTACCTAGGGGCTGATAGTGAGCGGCTAAACATCGCAGGAACTTGGTATGCAGACTATACGTTAGCCGTAGTCGTGCATATCGACGGAAATCATGGCTGCAAGATTTTCGGATCGGTTGAACGTGAACGAGACTACGACCAGAAGAAAAGTAAACCCGCAATGCGATTGATGCAAGAAGTCGTGAAAGTATCCGCACTGTTCCATGAATTGGCTGATGTGTTAGAAGATCGTCATGTGGAGATTCACTTGGATCTTAACGCCAGTGATATGCATGGATCTAACTGTGTTGTGCAACAAGCGATCGGGTACATAAAAGGAACTTGCAACGTTGTTCCTATGATTAAGCCAAAGGCATTTGCGGCATCATATGCTGCAGACAGAATGAAGTTTGTGTTGGATGGTCAAAAGGCCGCATAGGAGTTACTATGGAATTGTGTGCCATAAGCGAATTGGTCGGAAAGACTATGACGTCGGTGCTGGCTTTCGACGCTGCTGCAATTAGATTTAAGACAACGGATCACCAAATCTACCAACTATATCATGATCAAGATGATGACGAACGAGTTTACATAGAACTCATTCATGGAAATCTATCCGATTTAATGGGATCTCCAATCATCGTTGCCGAAGAATCCGTGGGTAAAGAACCTCGAGAGATCGATCAAGATGACACCCATTCTCATTCTTGGACGTTCTATAAATTTGCAACGCTTAAAGGAATCGTACATGTTAGATGGTTTGGACGTAGCAACGGTTGGTGCTCAGAGCGACCGGACATGTTCAAGATTACCGCCTAGGTCAGGGCATAAATAAACAACGAAAACGCTCAGCAGCAATTGCTGTGCTTCATAATGATTGTATAACAGAAAAAGGAAATTCATGACCGCTTTTATTGACTCGTTTGCTGAAGAAGTTTGGGCCCAAACTTATAAAGATCACACAGATACTTCAGTAAACGATACATTGCATAGGGTAGCAAAAGCTATCGCATCAGTTGAGAAAACTCCCCAAGATATAGAAACATGGGAATCTAGATTCTATGATCTATTAACGGATTTCAAAGGAACTTGCGGTGGTAGAACATATGCAAATGCTGGAACTAGTTGGAATGGTACTACATTATTGAACTGTTTCGTTTCTCCTAGATCATCATATAATATCGACTCGTTAGACGATATCATCAATGATTTGAAGAAACAAGCATTCACCTTAAAATCTGAAGGTGGGTGGGGGCAGAATTTTAGTTGGATTCGTCCTCGTGGAACATTCATTCATGGTGTTGGCGTAGAGACCCCCGGAGCGATTAAGTTCATGGAACTGTATGACAAAGCCTCTGAGATTGTCACTGCAGGATCTGGAAAAAAGAGCAAGCATAAGAAAACAAAAGGTAAGATCCGCAAGGGCGCTATGATGGGGGTGTTGGATGTATGGCATCCGGATATCGTTGAGTTCATTACTGCTAAACAGAGTGCTGGTAGACTCACGAAATTCAATCTCTCGGTAAACTTCACCACTGAGTTCATGGATAGGCTAGATGCTATTAATTCTATGGATAAGAAAGCAGATGCTGACGAGATTGCAAAACTGGATCAATGGACACTGGTGTTTCCAGATACAACCCATCCAGAATACGCCGACAAATGGAATGGTAACTTGGCAGATTGGAAACGACTGGGACTACCAGTAGTCGATTACCAAACTATTTCAGTTCAATGGCTGTGGAATCTGGTCATGGAATCCACATACAATAGAGCAGAGCCTGGCGTGTTGTTTTTGGATCGAGCAAATGAATTCAATCCATTCTACTACGGTGAGACTATTGCTGCTACAAACCCATGCGGGGAACAGACACTCGCCCCAGGAGGAGTTTGCTGTCTCGGATCTCTTAATCTAACACAATTTGTTTCTGATAATAATGCATTTGATCTTGATAAGATCTCCAAATACACCAAATATATGGTTAGGTTTTTGGACAATGTCAATGAATACTCAGACGCTCCATTGCCAGAATATGTTGATTCTATGCGAAACAAGCGTCGTATTGGCATCGGCATTTTGGGTTGGGGATCTGCATTGTTCATGCTAAAAACTAGATTCGCATCAGATCAAGCAGCCGAACTACGCGATCAAGTCATGAGCACAATCGCGCGATCCGCATACGAAGCGTCTATTGATTTGGCTATTGAACGCGGCATGTTTACTTACTGCGATCCTGTCAAGCATGCCGATGGTAAGTTCGTTAATATGATTGGCCTATCGGATTCTTATATGGAGAAGTTACGAACTACCGGCATTCGCAATAGTTCATTGCTGTCAATTCAACCAACAGGTAACACTGGGATTTGCGCGAACGTTGTATCCGGTGGTTTGGAGCCAATCTTTATGCCTGAATACGTTCGAACTGTCATCGTTAACAGCGTTCCTGATGATATGATAGCAGTAGTGCCAAAATGGTACGAGGGTGCTTGGGAAGAAACTGAGGTCTTTAAATTTGCTAAAGAAGGCGATGAAGAGATTCTTAAAGGCTCCTTCAACGGAACTACATATAAGATTGATAAGAATCGTGGGCTGACTAAAGAAGTGGTGTGCCAGGATTATGGATATAGATGGTTGCACGAACGCGGGTTATGGGAAGAGGGGGCTGACTGGGCTATCACTGCATTGACTGGATTGACTGCCGAGGATCATCTGAATGACTTGATTGGGTTTGCTCATTGGGTAGATGCCGCAATGTCAAAGACCATCAATGTACCTAATGAATATGCATTCGAAGATTTTAAGAACATCTATATGTCCGCATACCACTCAGGTGTTGTTAAGGGGGTAACGACGTATCGAGCGGGTACAATGACTGCTGTATTGTCATCTAAAGAAAACACGACAAACGGATATGATGAAGAGGTGATTTTAGATACTGTTAAGATGCCAAACTCAGCCGAGGCATCAATGAAGGTGTTGAGAGCAGAAGGGCGCAAGTGGTATTTGACAGTTGTTTGGAATGAGACCAAGACTCGCCCTCAAGCACTGTTTGTTCACACCAATCATCATGAGAAGACTGTTACCACTACTGATGCGTTTGATAGATTGGTGAATCTTGCTAAGGATAAAGGAATCCCAGAAGCATTTATTGCTGATGTGACAAGCAAAGTTGCTACTGATGCAAACACCACCAAAATTACTCGTATTATTTCGTTGTTGTTGCGTCACGGTGTATTGATCAAGAATATTGTCGCTGTTCTTGATCGTGTCGATAATGCGTTTGTTGGAACCTTCATCTTTCAAATTAAGAAGTTCCTAGGATCTTTTATTAAGGATGGAGAAAAGGTTGAAGGAGAAGTATGTTTGGAATGTGGCTCTGATAAAGTCGTATTCCAAGAAGGATGTAAGATTTGTCTCTCTTGCGGATCTAGTAAATGTGGTTGACAATATGAAATTCGGGTTATAGTGATACGGATAATCTTCGACACGTTTTATAAGCGATCGAAGGTTATGTGGGAATTGTATGGGATTACATTAGGAGAAGATATGAAACGCATGATAGAGATACGCTCCGCTGAAGGCGGGGATGACAGTAAGTTGTTTGTTAAGGACCTAGCTACGGCGTATAAGAAACACGCGGCTAGGGTCGGCTGAATCATTCTAGCGGAAGATGAATTTCCAGGAGGGTATGAGATTCTCCTGGAAGGTTCGGATCTTTCGGGATTGGCCAATGAAGCTGGTGGGCACAGGATTCAACGAGTGCCTCCTACAGAGCGCAAAGGTAGGGTCCACACTAGCACGGTGACCGTTGCTATCATAGACAAAGATGTCGAGATAACCACTGCTAATATACCCGAAAAGGATCTTCGGATAGAATGGTATAGTGGCACGGGCGCTGGTGGGCAAAATCGTAATAAAGTGAAATGTTCGTGCCGACTAACGCATATTCCAACCGGGGTTGTAGCAACAGCTCAAACTCGAAGTCGTATAACTAGTTACGACTTAGCTCTAAAAGATATTACTAAAAGAGTTGATGCATCAGCGAAAACCGTGTATAATAACGACTTAGCACATTATAGAAAGAACCAAGTTGGGTCTGGAATGAGGGGCGATAAAATTCGCACGTACAGGCTCCAGGACAATAGGGTTTCTGATCACCGCACAAACAAGGATGCATCATGTAACACTGTTCTAAAAGGTAATTTCGATTTATTATGGTAATTTACCTGCCCGTGGCTCAGTCGGATAGAGCAACAGATTTCTAATCTGTGGGTCGGGGGTTCGAGTCCCTCCGGGCAGGCCACTCATTTATATTATGACAATCACTGAAGCAGAGTTTCTCAAAGACGTTTCAACTCATGTCGTCGAAGTAATTCGAGACGATGGGTTGTTTCGACACATTCGGTTCAAGCGTCCTGGAACTATGTGCATGCACTTTGACTTGATCACCTGGCCTGGATATTTGTGTTATACTGGCGATATGGGAACATACGTGTTCCGCCGGCTCAATGATATGTTCGAGTTCTTCAGAACTGATCGAATGAGCTCTTACGCAAAGGCAAACAATTTAACTTTGGATATCGACCCTGGGTATTGGGGTGAAAAGTTAGAAGCGGTTGACCGTGGTGACGGCTTCAAAGAATGGAGCGTTGCGAAGTTTAAGAAACGGCTGATTGAACAATTTAACGAATGGGCCGATGGCGAGAATTTTTCTGTAGAAGACAAGTTGAAAGCGTTTAAAATTCTTGAGAATGATGTACTCGATTGCTTGGAAGACGGCGGCAAAGAACACGCTTACCGATCGGCAATGGATTGTGAAATTTATAGTAACCGCCCATTCGAAGACTTCTATGAGATTGACACTGAAGAATATACACATTACTTTATTTGGTGTTGCTATGCTTTGGCATGGGGCATCGCTGAATATGATAAGGTAGTCGCCAAATAATACTCGTGATGAGCGAGTCAAACACAATGTTTTGAAAGGACAATAGCATGACAGATAAGACATCTTTTGGGGATCGTATGAAACAATACGAATCTCCTTCTACTTCCAGAGTAGCGTTCAAGGGCCAGCCACTTATTGCTCGGCTCGATGGCAAATCGTTCCACTCTTTTACTAAGGGATTAAAGCGTCCTTTTGATATGCGACTATCCCAACTCATGCGAGATACTATGCGTGAGTTAGTGGATCGTTTTGGCGCACTTGTTGGTTATGTGCAGTCGGATGAAATTACTCTCGTGTGGTATACAACTACTGATAGTATGACCGAGTATCCATTCGGCGGTCGCTTTCAAAAGTTAGATTCTGTGCTAGCATCATTTGCCGCGGCATATTTTAACAAAAAATTGGCAGAATATCTTCCAGAAAAGATCAACGAATTTCCATGTTTTGATTGTCGGTCGTTTGTAGTTCCTACACTAACTGAAGCATACAATGCGGTTCTATGGCGTCAAGAAGACTGTACTAAGAATGCGGTTTCGATGGCAGCTCAGTCAATGTTCTCCCACAAAGAGCTTCAAGGTAAGAATCGGTCAGAGATGCAGGAAATGATGCATTCTGTACATGGGGTTAATTTTAACGAATATCCAGCATTTTTCAAACGAGGATTGTTTGCTAGACGAGTTAAAGAAGAGCGTACTTTGACGGTAGAACAACTTGCTAAAATTCCTGCACAGTTTAGACCCACTACGCCGGTTACTCGTTCATTCGTTGATACTGTTGATATTTGGCTGACGAAGCAGCCGGATCCAGTCCGGACTTTATTTTTCGGCGAACCCATCGTTAACGCTTGATAATCTTATATATCGGTGTTATAATAGCATTTTAAAGGAACGTTCGATGAGTACAGACGGAATTACATCCGAGGATGCAGTTAAAATGGTAGGCAGTCGGTACGATCTCGTACTAATTGCCGCCAAGCGTGCTCGAGAACTTCGGCGCGGTGATGCGCCTCGAGTTCCTACAAAGAATGGCCCTATCTTAACCGCCCTGGCAGAAATTGAACAGGGGGCCACTGGCCGCGAAATGTTGAAGAAATTGAAATGAGGTAACTGATGGATCGACTGAAAGTTTATGAGATAATTGACGGCGAACGTCGGTTCCAGGACGCTGAATGGGGGTCTGTAATAGATCATCCACATGAAGTAGGCGGTTGGCTAACTTTGATGCGGAAATTTTTAACTGATGCAGAATCGGCATGGGCATCACATGATGGTGACGGAGATGCTCTTAAAGAAATTAGAAAAGTCTTAGCCATCGGCGTTGCATGCGCTGAACAGCATGGAATTCCTTGGCGCAGTATCGACCAACCTAGATCGAATCGCTAATCACGATACAACCACAATATTGATTTAAATAGAAAGAACCTCAATGTACATTAAACCAACTGCACACTTTTGTCTGAGCAAGACTTCCAAGAGAGTTATGTCTACTATCGTTGACGCAGAACAGCGTAACATTTACAAAAATGCTATGATCCAGGCGGAGCTCAACTCAAAAGTGAAAGTATCTTCGGATAAGAAAGATCGTTCTACAAATGAGCAACAAACTTAACGAATCGTATTACCTAAGTAAGATTCTGAAGGCGACCTCGCCGGTCGAACTTGTCACTGCATATTCGAACTATGGTTACTATCTACTGAACAAGTATCACCAATTGGTTAAAGATACTCTGGGTAAGAAAATCAAGAAGGATACTAAATACTAGAAACCAATAAAGGTCTGGTATGTATCTGTATGCAAAGGTTATGTATGATGCTTGGTGTAATGGCCAAGATCATCAAGATATAAAGTTTAGATACACCAAGTTCATATCGTTAGCTGCGAAGCAATTGTCTATGAGCGAGGCGGAGATGGAAGCGTACCTAAAGAAAACATCTTGGTTCGTGTATCCATCGTAGAAATTTAAGCCGGCGATCCTGGCTTAGAGAAATGGTTGTAAATCCTTCGAAGTGGAGGAATGTTGGACCCGGGTTCGAATCCCGGCAGGTCCACCAAAGGTATTTGGTAATAGGCCCTCGAGGTTCGCAACCTCGATCCTAGCGTCAGTTAAAGATGGTTTAAAGTACCGCGCCAAACACCTTTAATGGGCCTGAATTCGGTTTTCGACAGCGTTAGGAAGTAGAGACGGCAACCCGGTAGGCGATGACCGCGACAAAGCAAATCTGAGAAATGCAAATGACTCACAATTTCTGATGATGGCTAACGCCTAATTGGACGAGGGTTTTGGGATTGAGCCTTGTTACCAAATCAATCCCACTATCACCTAATCAACAATGATCAAACAAAATTACATTTACTCTGCTACCATCACTAATGTGGTAGATGGAGATACCGTCGATGCAAACATAGATCTTGGGTTCACTGTTTGGGTCAAGATTCGATTCAGACTAAACAGTATTGATACGCCAGAACTCAACAGCCCAGATGCGATTGTTCGCGAATCTGGTCAGAAGGCCAAGGAATATGTTAAGTCTGTATTGCTCGGCAAAACTGTTACTATATCGTCATTTAAGGCAGATAAATACGGTCGTTGGTTGGCCGACATCTATTTGCCAGACGGTGAATTGTTTAATGACCGCATGATCAATGAAGGATATGCCGTCCCATATTTTGGAGGTAAGCGATGAGCAGCAAGCATCTAAGTCGTAAGTTTATAGCAGCGATTGCTAGTCTTGGATCTGCACATACATTGGTGTATTTCGGCCATATCGCAGATGGAGTATACTCAGCGGTAGTCATTGCCACAGTAGCTGCTTACATTGTAGGTAATGTCGTACAGAAAACCTTTGCAGGAACCCCATAATGTTTAAACGATTGTTTGATAGAGTCGATACGTTTCACTTTGCTGTCAGCCTGGTTAAGAGCATTATCCGAATTCTTGCAGGATTGGCCTTGATTACTGGGCAATTAGCAACCGCCGGTGTATTATTTATCACAGCTGAAGTGCTGGGAATCATCGAAGAACTTTAAGGAGATATTATGAGTAAAGGTAGCAAGGCAAGGCCATATAGCGTTAGTTTTGACGAGTATGATTCGAACTTCAATCGAATCTTTCGTCAAGAACGGCCAGTGGAGATTCTAGAAGACTCAGCCGTTCCACTAGACGAAACGATGCCGTTGGTTACGCAGACTAATAAAGAAATTTTATCAGAGACGCCACAATAGGCAAAAATGGTGTTATAATACTTCTATACGGTAGTTTGTAGGTCTCTAGCATAATGGTTAGTGCCGCGAACTCATAATTCGTAAGGTTCCGGTTCGAGTCCGGAGGGACCTACAAACTACCGAATCACAACACGTATCCTATATGAAAATTTCAATCTGTTCAGATATCCACCTCGAGTTCGGTCCAATCGAACTAGTCAATAAAGACGGGGCTGATGTGCTTGTCCTCAGCGGTGATATTTGCATTGCCAATGATCTGTTAGACGTTGACAATACAAATGTTGCGCGCTCGAACAAGTTCCATGAGTTCTTTCAACAATGCTCTAACGAGTTCCAGTCTGTGATGTATGTTTCTGGTAACCATGAACACTATCATGGAGATTTTGCCAAGACGCACCAGATTCTTTTTGATCGCCTATCGTATCTACCAAATATTTTTGTGTTGGACAAAGAAATCGTTACCGATGGCGATGTCATGTTCGTTGGGTCTACTCTCTGGACTGATATGGATAATGGTAACGAACGAGCAATTAATAATGCTCATGATCGAATGAACGACTACGTTCACATTGATAACAGTAACCGGATGGTGAACTATAAAGTTCCCAGCGACCCGTTGAATCGCAACTCACCTCCTGTGTTTAAGACCCGACCTGGAAAGTTTTCTCCACAGGCATCTATTGATGAGCACGAACACTGCATTGGATTCATTCGAGATGTAGTCGATGATAATCCAACAAAAACTATCGTAGTTGTTGGACATCATGCCCCATCTCTTCGGAGTTTAGATATTGCATTTGGACGAGATCCAGCAGTATACCCAGCATATGCGTCTAACTTAGATGATTTCATCAGGGCGCGTCCGCAGATTAAACTATGGACGCATGGACATATTCATTGCCCACAGGATTATATGATCGGGCAGACCAGAATTGTCAGCAATCCACGAGGATACATTGGATACGAGAATTGTGCTAATAACTTCAATTTGAAAACCGTGGAGATTTAATATGACTCAGATGCTCGTAAACAAGATGATCACCCCCGATGGAACTGTTATTTACAGCCGTCATCGACATGATTATACCGAATATGTTGATAAGAACGGCGAACTCTATGTGTTGGATGGTGGTCTAGATTATACTCGGACTAGCTCAAACAAGGTCCCCGCGACATATGCGCCAGTATATGATACAGACTCACATGATCTGATTCGAGAAGAATTCTCGTGGGGGTCTTATGGCAAAGATGGAAAACAGCCATTGACAAGACGTCCGTTGAAAGATCTTGAAGACGATCACATCGAAGCGATCTTGGCCACGCAACATCAAATACCACAATATATCAGGAAAATATTCTTGGATGAACAGCAGTTTCGTGTTATCAACCAACCCATACAGGATTAGCCATGACCACTCGTGTTATCATCCAAAGCCCAGCCCCGAACCACCAAGCAGTGCTTGTCAAAGTTCTCGATCCAGGTACTGGTAAGGTGTTTCAAGAACACCATCTAGAAGACGGCCAACAAATGGAAGTATACCTGCACAGTGGGGCAAAACTCGACATCACAGAGGTCCCTAAAAAGGCGCCGTAAATACTCAGTAGAATCTTCTACAACACACATCACAGGAGTTAGTATGCTAAACGCAAATTATGTATTCGATACCGTTCAGAGTATCAACAAGCTAGTTGTCGACGCCGTCGTCGCAGATCCAACGACCAATAAACTGGTCAATGAATTGATCGTAGCTCAAACCCAATTTGGAAAGATGGTTGTCGAAAACGCAACCAATGCATCCAAATATCTTGCAGACTCTTTGAGTTCTGTATCCAAGTAAATCACTACACAGAAAGCACACATCATGTCAGATAAAAATCCTTTTGAGCTCCGATTCGACGCTCTACAAATGGCCAAAGACTATTATGATCGTATCTACGATGCGCAAGTAAAATTCGCAAAAGCAAACTTCGATGCGTCTGTCGAGGCCGGAAAAGCTACCTGGGCAGATTGGGATAAATATATCCCCAAACACACAATCGACGACATCATTGCAAAAGCAACTGAGTTGTCGGCATTCGTGAACAAACGTTCATAACATTGAGGGCTTCGGCCCCTTCATACGAGATATATTATGGAAAACCAACATCGGAAAATCACCGGCTATCGCGATCTGTCACAAACAGAAATAGATCTTATGAATGAAATCAAAGCATTGGGCATTCAGCTCCACGATATGGTTGAGAAAGTGCGACAACACATATATGTTCAAGCAGCCTTGCTCGATACGCTGGTGAACCCCGAGGTTGCGGAAGCTGAGTTATATAGGCTGCAAGAAGCCGAACCACATAAATGGCAAATGCATGGTGAACTGCGTTTGCAAGAAGGCCTTATGATGCTGACCAGAGCAGTGGCACAGCCAACGACATTCTAATATTGACTCTCCCATTTATTATGTTATAATGTGAATATGACGAAACTACACGATATTATCAAAGCACTTGCTAGCGAGTCTAGCACCACGAAGAAAACAGAAATCTTGATGTTGCATAAAGACAATGCGGCGTTGAAAGAGGCGTTCTTTATGACGCTCGATCCGTTTACGAATTTTTATATCCGAGCAACACTCGTCACTCATGTCGGGGATAAAGATCTCGATTTGGCCACACTATTAGCTGTCAAAGCCAATTTAGCTGGTCGAGTAGTTACTGGACATGCCGCGCGAGATTATCTAATAGAAATCATGGGGACATTGACCGCCGATTCTCAAGTAATCCTCAAGCGAATCATCAATCATGATCTTGAATGTAAAGTTGCAGGTGGGTTAGTGAATCGAGTTTGGCCGGGATTGATCACAGAGTTCCCTGTTATGTTGGCTGATAAGTTCAACGATAAGACTATGCTGAATGTCCCAGAAGGTCCTGACGCGATCATCGTACAGATGAAAGCTGATGGTGGACGAGTTGAGATTGTTGTTGACCCCGCCGGGGCAGTCAGCGTCTACTCTCGCAATGGCAACCTTCTGGTGACACACGGTGTTTTCGACGATACGTTCTCGAAATTCCCGAATCAAGTGTTTGATGGCGAGTTGTTGGTCGTAGACGACGAAGGAATTAACGACCGGGCTACCGGGAACGGGATTTTCAATAAGGCCGTTCGCGGGACTGTCAGCATCCCAGAAGCGAAAAAGTTCCATATCGTATTGTGGGATATGATTCCACTTAATAACTGGAAAGCTGGGTATTGCAGTGTTCCTTACAACTATCGACTGAAAGTATTGATCGATGCGGCGCTGGCTATGCATGCGAACCGAGTGTCTATCGTCGAAACTGCGTATGTATCAACGTATGCTCAGGTTATTGCATTCTACAATGACATGGTTAGCCGCGGTGAAGAAGGTGCGATGGTCAAGCCGTATAATATGCCATGGGAAGCTCGTCGCAGCAAGTTCTGCTTGAAACTTAAAGAAGTGAAAGACGCCACGTTGCTTTGTATTGGTATCACTCCACATAGCAAGAACCCACTCCTAATTGGGTCTTTGGAGTGTGTGACGTCGGATGATTTGTTGAATGTTAGCATCGGGACCGGTCTTAATGATGCTGATCGGTTAAAATCGCCAGATCACTTTATTGGGAAACTTATCGACATGACATACAATGCGATTATCACGAAGAAAGGCGAGACGATGCTTAGCATGTTCTTGCCAGTATACAAGAACATTCGACTAGATAAAGAAGTTGCTGATACAGTAGCACATCTAAAATGAGTAAAACGTTCCACCGTCGATTCGACACCCCTCTACAATCAAAAGTACCCATGACCGAAAAATTTAATTTAGTGTTTGATAGCTACGACGATTACCTGCTCGCAGAATTCATCGACGCCCGTAAGACTGCTGAGTGCAGCACAATCACTAAAGCGATTAGTCTAGGAGTCAAAGTAGATGACTTCCTTGAGGCTATTAGATTAGACTTTTTGTTGCAGGTTAGTGAGAATCGAACTATTGGTAAAACTGCTATCCGCAACGACAACGAGATATTCCTTGCTGTTGAAGGAGATAACAATAACACAAAGTTGAAAATCTCTGGCGGTCAAACGCAAGTCGATCAATACATCGAAATTGTTGAGAAACAGTTCCCGCACAATCCATGCTTTGTGAACTGGGTGTATGATCCACAATACTTCGAGAAGATCTCGATGCCATTGAATACTGAGAACATGCCTCTGGCATGTATGTACCCCTTCCTTGAAGGCGAAGCTCTAGCATCGTACTATGATAGATTCCTCGATAGCAGTGCTAATATCTTGATCTTGATAGGGAAGCCCGGGACTGGGAAAACTACATTCATTCGTGGTATGTTGGCACACCACAAGAAATCAGCAACTCTATCATATAACCCCAAGGTCATCGCTCAAGATAGTTTCTTCGTTGATTGGTATAGTTCGTCTGATGATTTCATGATCTTGGAAGACAGCGATACTTTGTTGATGCCACGAGCAGAAGGCAATGATATGATGTCTAGATTCTTAAATCTTGGAGATGGATTGATGAGTCTTAAGAATAAGAAGCTCGTATTTTCGACTAACCTACCTCACATTGCTGATATTGATAGTGCGTTAACTCGACCTGGTCGATGCTTTGATATCATCGAATTTGATTCGTTAAATCGAGAACAGGCGAGCAAAGTCGCTGCCGAGACAAATGTAGAATTGCCTGATGGAAATGATCTTACATTGTCTGAGATCTTTGCTAGCAAGCGCAATAATGCAAAGTATGGCTCGAAACGAAAATTTGGATTTGTTTAACTAAGAAGAGGAAGTAGAATGGATGAACTAGATGAACTCATGGGTGAAGAGGCGCCTAAAGGCTTTGTGATGCCTAGCAGCCCAACTGATCGTAAGGCGATCATGGATGCTATGATGGAGATCAGTGCTAGCAAAACTCGTGCAGAAGGTGAGCGAGACTTCCAAAAAGAGGCTCTCAATGATCTATACGATAAGTTTAAAATTCCAAAGCGTTTGTTGAGCCGGTTTGCCAGAGCATACCATCGACAAAACTACACCGAAGAGATTGATGTAGACTCTGATTTTGTTGTTATGGTTGAGATTCTGACCAACAGTAAATAATACAAAGACGGCCAATGCCGTCTTACTATTATGCAATTGTATGAAATACGAACAAAAACTTTTTCTAGTTAAGTACGGTGCTAAAGAACATCTAGATAAACTAATTAATGATGCACAGCCTGGAGTTAGACAATATGTAGCCCAGAATCCAACTGCTACTAAAGAGCATCTAGATAAATTAGTGAATGATAATTCTGAGCATGTTAGAGCGGCGGTAGCTAGAACCCCAAACGCTACTAAAGAACATCTAGATCGGCTAGTTACCGATGCAGCCGCGGGTGTTAGAGCGTCGGTAGCTCAGAATCCATCTGCCTCGAAAGAACATCTAGATCGGCTAGTTAACGATGCAGACCCCGGTGTTAGAGCGTCGGTAGCTCAGAATCCATCTGCCTCGAAAGAACATCTAGACAAACTAGTTACTGATGACCACTGGAGTGTTAGAGAAGCTGTAGCTAGAAATCCAAATGCGACCAAAGAACATCTAGATACATTAGCTGATCATCCATCAGCTATAGTCAGACATGCAGTCGCGGGTCACGTTAATGCGACCCAAGAACATTTAACCAAGTTGGTTAAAGATAGTCATCATCGTGTTAGAGCAGCTGTAGCTCAGAATCCATCTGCCTCGAAAGAACATCTAGACAAACTAGTTACTGATGACCACTGGAGTGTTAGAGAAGCTGTAGCTAGAAATCCAAATGCGACCAAAGAACATCTAGATAAACTTATAAACGATGATAGATCGATAGTCAGACACGCAGCAAGTGAACTAATAGATAACAGATTTACTTCTCAGAAATAGTGCGTGCGTGCTCTTGGGTCTCTAGCTTGGTCTTTTCTACATAATGATACGCACGCTTCCCACGATTAAACGCCGTTAGTCCTAGATTATATGCTTGCAGCGTCTTGTCAATATCACCGGTTTTAGAATACAATTGATGCAGTATGCTAGCCCCGTGCTTGATCTGCCCATCAATACTAGCAAGCTCTGTTGGATCAATTCCGTTAACCTTTGGTCTAACTTGCATCAAACCAACCGCTGGATCATACTTCAAATTGCTCTTTGCATCTTTGTCGAACGATGATTCAACACCCATTGTCCCTAGCAAGTGGTGAACTTGAGGGAATGGGAATTTGCTGTACTTCACCGCAGCAGTAACTATTTTCTTTGCCTTTTCTCGGTCGATCTTATAATGTGACACGATGCGTTCTATAGAATGTGCGTGATCCGCCATAACTGACATGTTATCTTTGGATGTAGCATCTCGTTGATCATGCGTTACTTGGGTCGGTAGCAAACTAGCACCGGCGATAGCAGTAGCAGCTAATGTTCGTTTAAGTATGTTTTCTTCGAGTTGTTGTTCTACAACAAGTTTGTATGATTCTTCTATGTTCATGCGAGCTTCTATGTTATAATATGTAATATTTAAGGAATTGGATGAAACTATTTATTGCGATTGATTTGGACGGGGTGATGGTAGACCTTGACCGTGGGTTGAAAGAACAGCTTGATGTTGTCCTGCCAGTCATTCGCTCTCCAGAGAATCAACGATATGTTGACGGTGTGTGGGATACAACTCATGCAACATACAATTTCTGGACAAATCTCCCTCCTATGCCACATTTTGAAGAATTGTATCAAAGCATCTTGGCGAAGTGCGATGAGCCAGTTATTATCAGTGCATCTCCCGTTTGTTATGAGTTTGATGAAAGGCATGATCGCTGCCGCCAGCAGAAGATTGATTGGGTTGCGCGATATCTAGGTCCAGAGCAAGCAAAACGAACGATTATAACCAAAAGTAATTTGAAACATACTTTCATATCACAGATACCTGCAGATAGGCACGTGCTAGTTGATGATCATTCTAGTAACATTCGTCGTTGGAACAAGGCTGGTGGAATAGGTATCTTGTACAAGCATCATGAAAAAGCATTGAAAGAATTGAACTCACTATGATCGTAATCGACTATTCGGGAACCGCTATCGCAGCTATCATGGGATTCCAAGATGATCTGAGGTCTGGTAAAGACGTCGAAAATCTTATTCGACACGTCATCATCAGTACGGTTAAAATGTATAAGAAGCAGTTTAGCCGAGAATTTGGTAACGAGATCGTTATTGCATGTGATGGTAGGAATTACTGGCGCAAGCAAGTATTTGAGTATTACAAATATAAGCGTAAGAAAGCCAAAGAAGAATCTGATATCCCATGGGGCTTGATTCACGAATGTATGGATAACGTTCGCCACGATCTTAAAGAATACTTTCCATACAAAGTAATTCTTGTAGACGAGGCCGAGGCAGATGACGTCATGGCCGTAATGTCCACAGTAATTGCTACCTCGAAAGTATCATCGACCGGATTGTATGATGAACCAGAAAAGGTCTTGTTGATCACCAGCGACAAGGATATGAAACAACTGCTGGTATCTGATCGTGTGAAGATGTACCTGCCTCGAGATAAGAAATTTGCAAAGCTGGAAGAGTCTAGCAAACTGTTTCTGCGCCGATTGATCCTAACAGGCGATGCGGGTGACGGTGTGCCGAATGTATTCTCTCCAAGCGATTCTTTCTTTACGGGAATTCGTCAGAAGCCAGCCACCGAAAAGAAGATGCAACCGTTCTTGGAAGCAAAGTCTATGGTAGACGCCACCGCCGATGAAGCTATTAAAGCGCGCATCGCCGAGAATGCGAAGTTGATTTCATTCTCATTCATTCCACAATCTGTGAAAGACGACATCGTTTCGCAGTATAATGTACCCGTAGTTGGTACGAAAATGACAGTGTTCAACTATCTAGCCCATAAGGGTATGAATTTACTTTTACAAGACATCGAGGACTTTTAATTAAACCCGAATACGGAGATGTATAATGATTGAACTACCAGAGATTTCAGTGAGTGCCGGTTCTCCACCAAGCGATATGAGGTATACATACGGATACGTTGAGCGATACGGAAAAGAATGTGCTGCGGCCGTTCTTGCTCAGTGCGCTGCAACCAGCGAACTGGGCAATGCACTAGCGGAAATTGAGCTGCTTAGATCGACGCTTGAAAGCCGAGACCGAAATATTGAAGCATTGGTCGAGGAAAACCAACGACTGTTTGCCTCGCTTCCTCGTGGGTTGGAAGACGCATACCAGTGGTCGGGTGAAGACTTGTAACATCTAAAGGATATACTATGGACATCTATGGAATCGGTAATGCGATGATATTAGCAGCAGAGACATATTCTCAAACTGCTCGTCGCACTGGGCGTACCACTACAATGATCAAAACGTTACGAGATGGAGACAGAATCATATGCCATTCACAAAACTACGCGAATATGTTAGCGCATGAGTGCTGCCGATTGGGGATTGGCGCGCGAGTGATTGTGGTGGATCCTACGGACAGGCTGAAACTATCATCGATTGATGTAAATTTATCAGGTAAAACGATATTCGATCATGTGTGGGTTGAGCTGGCGTATGCCGCCGCAATTCGAGACTGTCAACGTATGATAGACGAATCACAGACGTGGCTCAGTACTGAACACATTCTTCCGCCTAACGGGGACGGTCCTCGATGGCACGATCGCTGATCAATCAACCCTCCTAGTGGAGGGTTTGTCATATGTGATTGACTTAAATATAAGATAACCAGTAGGATTCTTATATGGCAATTATTACATTAGACGACTTCAAGAGATATTGTCTCAGATCTCTTGGCGCACCCGTTGTTACCATCGACGTAACAGACGAACAGATTCAAGACAGATACGACGATGCTCTGCGCAAATTCCAAGATCATCACTTCGATGGTACTGATAGAACATATGTCAAACACCTAGTAACACAGACCGACATCACAAACAAGTATCTGCCAGTGCCGTCGTATATCAGTGGCATTGTTAGAGTTCTACCATTCACAAGCGGAGTTCACGGAGCAACTGGGGTAAACCCATTCTCCATTCAATATCAGTTACGGTTAAACGATATATGGGACATGGGTAGCACCTCGGTAGTCTATTATCAGCAGTTGATGCAATACACTAGCCTATTAGATCAGATGTTGAATGGCAGACCGCTAGTACGGTTCAATCGCGTCCAAGACAGATTGTATATTGATACCGACTGGGAAAAGAAACTTGGATTGGGTAACTATGTTGTCATCGAATGCTATCGAGCACTAGACCCGGTAGATTTTGTTAAAATGTTCGACAATCCATGGTTAAAACGATATACCACCGCTTTGATCAAACGTCAATGGGGAGAGAATTTGAAAAAATACAGTGGTGTTCAGATGGTTGGTGGGACGACGTTGAACGGGCAGCAGATATGGAACGAAGCTGTTCAAGAGGTCGCAACCTTAGAAAAAGAATTGCGCGATGTATGGGAAGAACCTATCTGCCAAATTTATATAGGCTAATAGTAAGATTTGTTACTGGGGCCGTTTACTATAAGGTCTCTAACTTTTGAAATATCATTCTGCCATTCCCAAGACGGCCTAAGTGCAATGTTCTTGGTTTTTGCTATCAATTTCAACTCTAATACTTCAGGTCTAGATCGCATAGCGACCATTCGAGCTCTTTGAATATCGAGTTTTTCTTGTGTATTCTTCGGTTTGCTAGATCCATATGATGCGTTGGGAGGACCGTTTAATATCAACTCTCTATATTTCGATAAGTCCTTAGTCCATTTCCAAGCAGGCGAAATTTTTATGCCGCGTTGGCAGGCTATCATTGATAACTCAATAACTTCCGGTCGCTCACGCATTTTCTGACGGTTTTCCGATATATTCACCGCGACCAACTCACCAGACTCCCATCGAGAATCCGTCGATGAGACTCGCATGACCTTCCCGGATAGATCTTTGCATAGTATTCGACCGTGCAAAGCACTCTTAATCTCCCCAGAAATATACCTCGGATCTGTCTTAGATAAAACGACCGGTTCGCCCGACTCAGTAACACACGACACGAGGCCTATATTAAATGGGGCGTACTCGCCGGATAAATATTTAGGATCGAGATTAGATGCTCGGAAGATATTTCCGACCTTATCCCGAACCATAACCGTATTCGCCTTAACTGACGTGACCTCTCCGGACAAAAATCTAGGGTCATTGACCCCCACCATAAAAGTTTTCCCTTGAGCATCCTTAACGCATGTCATTCCTTTGATAATTGAGAATATCTCACCACTAATTACTCTTGGGTCTTGAGTTGATACTTTATATTTTCGACCGTCAGCGTCTCGATATATGCCGGTGCCGGCGATTTGGCTCTTTAATGTGCCGGATATCCATCTAGGATCTTCTTTTGATATTTGTATTAGACTACCCGACTCGTCATATACGCATACTTTTCCGGTCGCGTCGAATGTGGCACCGCCAGACGATCGATTCAAGAATATGGGATTCTTAGCTGCGTTAACTTTTCTCAGGAATCGAGTCTCCCACTTAGAACATTCTTGTACATCGTTAAATATTTTTCTAACTTCTATTCTATCTGGTTCTCCATATTCGGTAGTGAAAGATTCTACGGTATGTGATCCGTCAAGACGCCTAGGGCCTGTAGACGACGTTTTATATTTTACCCATAAATCTGACGGCAAGCAGTGTTTGGCTGATCGTTTACCGTAATACCAAATGTTATGCGCGGTCCATCCGATCAAATAGCAGTACGGGGTTCGATCTATTGCGGTGTAAATATTATTAGAAGTCATACTTTTCGAGGTATTTTATGTTACAGTATATCAGTTATTTAGGCTAAGTATATGAAATCATTCAAAGAATTCTATCTTCGAGAAGAATATATTCTTGAGCCAAATACTCAGTATGGCTCAAATGTTGGCGGCGTGTATCACAATATGCTGACCAATACAAAGGAATATGTAAAGTTTCCAAAGACGCATGAACAAGCAAAGGTCGAGGTCGCGACATCAGAGCTGTACAAGCACATGGGTATAACAACTGCGAACCCATATATCAAGACTGTCCAAGGCAAGCAAGCTGTTACGTCTGATTGGAATCCAAATCTAGTTAAGTTTAGATCGGCAAAAGATATTGTAGATTCTGCAACTGATCCGAAAAGAGCCCATCAACTTGCCTTGATGCACCATGCGGCAATCATTACGGGTAATCGAGATATCATTGGATTGGCATACGATAATGTTTACCAGCACAAAGATACTGGTGATCTAGTGTCATTGGACCAAGGTGGTTCAATGCATTTCAGGGCTCAGGGAGACCCAAAGCCGTTTGAAAAAGACATAGCAGATGTGCATAGCTTTCAGAATCCAACATACTCTGCTGGCGAAGTATTCAGTAAGATAGCCCAGTCGCATTTAAAAGATGCGGCGCACGATCTGAATAAATTAACGGACGATAAGATAGACGCTACCCTTAAGCCTCATGGGCTAGAGCATTTGGGCGATACTATTAAAGCTCGCCGCGATATGCTGATCAAGCATTACTTAGGATAATAGTTCAATTCCTTGGTAGGACCGTCTATACCAAGGAATTTCGAGATATGTGTACGTGGGTACTAGACAAATAAATGTAAGCTCTTACTAGCTCTAGAGCAAGCAACATACAAACACTTCGCGCGTTCATCGGGTGACCGATTCAGTAAAACATCGCCGGCATCAACGAATACGTGCTCAAATGTCGATCCTTGACTTCGATGTGCTGTAAGCGCATATGCATAGCTCACATTATGGAATGCTTCTTTCAATTTCCAAAAGAGATTCCACTTCTTCTCGGCTTTGAATCCTTCTAGCAAGTCGTCCATCATCTTCTTTGAGTCTTCGTGGATGACGTGAGCAGTGACTGTCGTTTTGTCAATATCTAACTTAATGTCGATCTTCCACGCTTTGAGCATAGGATATAAGGTGTGCGTAGTGATTCTAACAAACGATACTTGCCCCTCTTCATCTGTTGCCGCGACAGTCGTGTCAGCTTCGATGATCGGTTCTTTTATAACCACTCGATCACCTACAATGAATTTATCCGGTGATTGGGTTGGCGGATATGAATCTCTGATAATATTGTTTAATGTATCGACGGTTACATTCCTCCAAGCAACGGCTTTTGCCGATCCCGTGTGAAACTGCCCGCGCTCGGCCATATACGTTATCTTACCAACGAATGAATCTTCGGTTTTGTCAATATAGACGGGTTTGCCTGGAGATTCTAACACCGGATGTTGATCGCCTCGAATGCTTTGAACGAATTCGAGAATAGCATTCTGATGTCGCATCACTTCAGTCAATTCATACTTGACATCAAAGGTTTTCCATATAGGAGAAATCAGTTCACCTACAGGAGGTAGCTGTTCTTTATCGCCAATGATAACAATCTTGGTATCTGCTAAACGAGTCTTCTTGAACAGGTAGTCGATCAGAATAGACGATACCATCGAACCTTCATCAATCACGACCAGATCATAATTCCCTACGCTGTCTTTCCCAGAATCGGCCAATTCTTTTACTTCGCCGTTAGCCATCATTCTAAGCCCCAGAAGACTGTAGATTGTCTTGTATGTTAGATCGGGCATCTTCAACGAACTATCAAGTACAGCAACTGCCTTATTTGTGGGCGCGCTCATACATATTTTAGTTCTTGGATTGGTATCTAATACTTGCTCGGCGAAAAACTTCATGCAAGTCGTTTTACCAACACCGGCTTGTCCAGACACTAGGAAATACTGATCGCCGCCATTGTTGTAAAACTTCAATAGTGTGTCTATTAGGCTGGATTGATCTTTGTTTAATTGCATAAAGGTAAATAACTATATTGTAACACGATTCATGGGAAACACAATGTCTGAACTAGGCAAATCTCACCAAAAATTCTTAGCCACTTATGCTAAGCCATCGGTTCATTTCTCGTATGAAGAAGCACCTGTCGCATATGTCCAGCATCCAGATTCTAATATCACCCCAGAGATTGCATTGCATGCGAGTAAGAGCTGGAATCCTGATCTATCAAGAGCTTTGGCGATAACACATAAAGCATTACCCGCTGATGTTATTCATGAACTCATCAAGAATCCGACAGTTAGACCAACAAGCCTAACCGTTTTGATGAACAACAAGGGCGTCAACTCAGAACACTTGTCCGCTTTATGGAAGAAGTATCAAACTCCATCGTTAGTGTTTGGTGGCGATAATACGTATGCTCAACAGAAGATCTTGAATCATCCAATGGTAACTCCGGAGATCTTAGATTCTGCGTTGGAGCATTCAGACTCAAGTATTAGACATTATGCCGAGTGGCAAAAACGCGCTCGTACAAAGTCTTTAGTCTTAGCGATCCGTTTAAGGACTCGGTGAAGTCTTTCCGTAATTCTTTCATAATTTGGTATGTGGTGTGTGTGTGGTAAAGCTTCTACTTCCGAGATTCTGTCTAACATTTTATTATGTTCGTCCACGTTAAATCGAGGACCATTTTCACCGTTGAGCCGAATGTGTCCAACCATATGGTCATCCATAGACCCTGTGTATGCGGCATGCGCAGCCCGAAATTTGCTGATAGATGCGTCTGATGGATGTTCGCTATTTCCAACTGCATCATGTGCAGATAATAGATTGTTCTTTAGTGCATCGAGCATTTTGTTAGAATGTGCCGGATTCTTAAATTCGACCACGTTGTCTGACGATGCAAGTTTTGAATAATCAGAATCAGTCATGTGCTTGCTGATAGCATTTGACATCGTGAACATTCGATTGTTGGCGTGATTGACAATAAAATCCTTAATCTTAGGTCCCTCAACGTCCCCCACGTGATCGTTTTCGGATACAGGTACAATATCGCTGGTTGTAACATCAGACGCTTTAACGAACTTTGAATGATGCATCAACGTGTTTATTGAAATCGGCGAATTGCGCATTATATGATCATGCATACCCTCGTCGAAGTGTTCGTGCACGATCATGATCCTAGTATTAGCTGACCCCAGAGAGCCTTTATGCACTAGGTCATGGACATTGCTCTTGCTCAACTTATGCCTCAACGGGGAGATCGTATGAGTCAATGAGCTCCATTCGGCTGGTGGAGATATAATACTTGAAACTAGTTTGTCTATGTGTCTTGGTAGCAATTTATCTGGCGGTATGTCTGCATAATGACTAACTGGCAGACCGTCTATCAAGTCACTTGATAATTTCTTCGACTGTAGAACGGTTGACGGAATATGATTTCCCACATTAGATGTCAAATAATCGCGCAGAGTGTTTGTTGATAATTTGTCGCCATGATTTGTGGCTATGTGGCGTTGCACGTTTTGTCGATCATATTCTGGAAGAGTTTTCGACATATCATATAATTTCTTGACATGACTTTGAGACAAACTGCTATTACCATACGCCGTGTTGGATATAAAAGTTCCCAGTGCTTCACTACGGTCGCTGAACTCAGATTTAGCAAAATCTAATGCTCTATGCATTTGATCACTTGGAATCGTAGTGAAATCTGGCAAGCGTGTATCACTCTTTATAGCATTGTGGATACCATTATCATCCATCGTCTTTAAGATAGTATTGCTAGTGTCATCATACACTTTCGCATTCTTTCTATATGGTACACCATCTTTTGCTGGATAATTTTTCTCGGCCCATCTGTTTACAGCATGCTCGAAGTGAGATGAATTGGCTCCATATATCTTTCGTTCTGCTCTATAGATCGTATCGGTTTCAGGTTCATGCCTGTCATGCCACTCTTCAGTGGTTTCATGGTACGGTTTTAACGATATTCTAGCAAGTGGGTGATCGGGAGCACCGTTAGCAGCACCTTTGTCATCATGTGATACTAGGTATGCTACGTGAGTACCATTCTCAGAATCATCCGACAGTTTATGCTTGAACGCTCCGTCTCGGAGATTCATGCAAGACTCATCCTTCCAAGATGTACCAACAGTCATACCAGCAACACCCAACCTAGTGGTAGTGATACATACATGTGCTCCTGTCTTGCTAGCAGCCTGTCTTGCTGGATCGGCCATATACGCTGATTTTACATGATCTGGGGCATTGGTTTTGTTGAGAACTGCTCCTATGCGTTCTTCAACTAATTTGTCTCTATATCCAACCGCATCATTACCAATGCGTTTCTTAGTTGTAGCAATACCTCGTTTGTAATCGTGGATTTTATATCCATGATCTTGGAGATGTTCCTCCACATCAACGTCTGGCTCGACTTCTCCAACAGCGCCTAGCGGGAACAGGGTGTGTCCCTTAGTTCCCAGAGCAGCTTCCATCTTTTTCTTGGTATCATCTGATACTTTTGAATGATGTTCCCATTTTTCAGGAATGTGCAGCAGGTCTTCTGGTACTGTGGTCTCTTGAAGAGAGACATAATCTTTGAACGATTTCATTGTTGGCGCCTTACATTAGATACTATTATTTAGTCTGTCTGATGTAAGCAATTGGAATCTTTGTGCATTGTAGATCCGTAAATTGTCCCAACAAGTATGCATTGGTCGTCAGTACATGTGATATAACTCGCTCATCGGAGTTGCACTGAGGGGAAGTCCCATAAAACAGAGCCTTCCCATCTGTAGTCAGCCAATACATATCAAGCATGCAAACATATCCGTTCTTTGGAGTTTGTAGATCGACCAAATCTACAAACGAATATGTTCCTTTTGGTGCTCGGTCGCTTATTCCAAACTGCGTCATTCTGTCTTTTCTTCGGTAGGGGTCATCTTTTCCCACAAACTGAGCATCGCCATTTTAGTCGTTTCATCGAATCGGTTCACGCACAATTCGATAGATTTCTCGACATCTTTGATCTTGTAGAATGTTTTCACAATGTGGCATGCTCGACGAGTAGTGATGTGTTCGTCGAGGCCTTCTTCAACGTATGTCTTACGAATAGCCTGTACCCAAGACACCAACTGAGTAGCAAACTTCTGATCATCGAGACCAAGTTTGTGCATCAGCTTATTGATAATAGCAGTTTCAATCTTTTCCGTTGGATATCCTTGCTCCATAGTCATCTCAAAACGTTCCAAGAATGCGTCATTGAGAATGTTAGTGCCAATATATCGAGCGCTATCACTTCCTCGGCCTTTGGTATTATCTGTTGCAATGATGCAGAATCCTTCCACTGGAGTAATCATGACGTTTGCTGATTTAACGAAAAACGCTTCGCCTTCAAGAACACTTTGCAAACACATAAGCTCATTTGGGTCACCTGCGCTAATCTCATCAATCAACAAAACGGCGCCAGTCTTCGCTGCCCAAACAACGGGGCCTTCTTCGTACACGATGCTGCCGTCGATCAACGTTTTGCTACCGATCAAATGCTCTTCTTTTGTCTCACGAGTAACTGACACTCGAACAAGTGGTCGGTTCAGTTTGGCACACGCCTGAGCAACCATCTCATTCTTACCACTACCGCTATCGCCAGATACATACAACGTAAAGAAATTGCTAGTGTTCAGCAATTTTACAACAGTTGAATAATTACCCCATTCAACATATGTATCTTTCAACGTAGGGATAAGAAGATCGCGGTCAAACCGATTATGCATATCACTCGTGTGCTGGTTGTGCTTCGACGTAGGCATAACAACGACGTTATTCGTTGTATGCACCGGTGCTGTCACTGCAACTCGCGACCCATCAAGAGCGGTTGAAAGGTCAAACGTTCCGCGTGCAACACGAGCATTTGCCCAGAAAACTGCCGGCAAGGTGTCATCAGTTTCTTTCAAATACGCCAAAATGTCCTGCCGCGACACGATCACTTTATCGCCGAAGTATTCGCGAACTTTGGCCATGCTGTCATTGTATTTGGTTTCGGTAATCATTACAAAAGATCCTTTAAGTTGGTATGTGTATTATAACATCAATTTGGAATATCTTAGGACTTTTGGCAAACAATTTTCGCCAATTCTTTCCAATTCGTTGCATCAATGTTGATCAGGCTAGCGAGCTTCTTTACCATCCGCAAGCTGAGTTCCTGCATATTGTTTGCATTGACCTTCAAGTAATGCATCAGATCTTGCTGGTCTTCGTATCGAATATCGTTATCCAACATACCTTCGTCGATCACTTGTTTGATGCGGATCAAGTAGTCACGTACAGATTTCACACCAATGTCAACATACATGCTACGGCTCATCATCGCTTCAATATGAGGTGACAGTTTAGTATCCTTGGTCGCCATCTGCTGAAAGTCTTTGTTTGTGATAAAGATAATGTTGCCACAGAAATCGAACGATTTGGGGAGTGTTTCACCATCTTCCGATTCCATAACAGCTTCGCTCAACCAACTAACGCGGCGAGTATCGCTGCTGTCGCACACACATTTCAGCAAGTTCAGAGAATTTTCGTCTGAGAACAAGCAATCAGTATCATCGAACACAATGGTGTTCTTGCTATGCCTGTTTGCATACAGTTGCTTAAACAGGCCAGTTGCCCGTACATATCCCTTAATGTGAGTAAAGTCGCCGATCGTTTCTTTGACAGCCTTTTCAACCCCAAAGCTCTTACCCACACCTGCAGGGCCAGAAATGATCAATGCCCGGTTAAGTCCCTTGGCCGTTGCCCGGACAATGGTGTCCATTGCCGCGAACCGAGAATTAATTCTTGCGGAAATGTCACTGTCAGATTCTTCTACGGCGCGCGTAGCTTGTTTAAACTGCAACACCCCGTGACCTGCGGAATATTTCAACCGAAGTGCTGGATAGTGTGTTGCTGCATTAGATCCCAGATCGTTCAACGCTTTGATCACGTCCCGAGTGTTTACTTCGGAAGTCCCAAATTGGGCGATCATGGATTGTTCGATGTCGGTGAGTGTCATAATGTGTGTTCCTGTAAAGTATACATATTATAACACGGTTTTCCAAAGAATTTCCAATTATCTTGAAATTAGCTCAAACTTTCTGCCAATGCATTAAGAAAGTTTCTGGACTTGTTGATATGTTTCATATTAGCAAGCAATGCCCTCGAAATCTGTGTAGATGTTCGTTTCTCAGAAATGTCATATTCGTCGATCCCTGTATCGACTGCCATTGGTTTCGCAAAAAAGATCGGATTGTTGGTGAACGGATCTGGGATGTTCGTGTATCCAGCTTTGCGAAACTGCTCGGTGTTGCTCTTATCAATTGCCGACGTTACAAACGAACTAACGATTCTGTCTGTCAACGATGAGGTGATCGAGATCGTTGAAAACTTAATCCCTCGCCGATTCTCAATGATCTTCCCAATCGCATTGCACATTCCATATGGAGAGTTTCCACGGTAAACGACTTTTGAGTGAGCAACTGGGTCTGTGATGATAACCGTTTTCCCAGAGTTGCTGTAACCACCATCTGTTGGCTCGCCATCTGTGATAACTAACATATGCTTGCTACTAGCGCCAGTCCTAGCAAAGAACTCAGTCGCAATATTTTCGGCCGCGCTAATAGCATGCAACGTTGGTGTGTTGCTAAGACAGAATCCAATCTTGTGCATGAGCCCTGTAAGAGCAATGTTATGCTCGTTGGTAGTCTGTTCACTGTTCAAGAGTTCGAACAGGAAGTTTGGGCGTTCTGCCGAATAGTATGATGTGTAGATGCTCGATTGATAGAATGCAGTTGGTTTACTGCTGAATATCCGTCGATCCAAATCAAACCCAAATGCAAATACTTTATACGGTACTTGAATGCGCCTAAAGAATTCTGTGACAACAATGAGTTGTTGAATGACATGATCATATGATCTGGTCATACTACCCGAGAAATCTACAAGGATGCAATAGGCATGATTCTTGCTGTTTGGTAATTTAACCGACCGACGAAAAATCTTATTGTCGAACAGATGTCGATGAACTTTGTTCACATCGATCATCCCAGTATCGGCAATCTTCGCGTTCCGAGCTCGTTCAGCGGCCTTTTTAGATTCAAAGATCCGAATCATGCTGTCTACGCTTGTCCGAATATCTTTCCGTACTGTGCGAACGGCTGAAGTGCCGGCCGCCAAATCTTCACCGAAACAATCATTCAAGTATGTGGTTTTCACGAACTCTGTGTATAACTTTACCGGCGAATATTGGCTCTGTCCGAGTGGGATGGGTTCGAAGCTAATGACTTTCGTATTGTGCATAATGCTGTTAGCGAAGTTTGCATCAAATGCGGCCTGTACCCTTTCTTCTCGAATTTTATCCAACGCTTCTTCTGCTTTTTTAAGCAGTTCTTTTTCCGATAACGGATCTCCATCATCGTCCGTACCATCGCCCGACTCTTTGAGTCGTTCGATAATATCGTCGAGCATATCTGCGCGAGGTATGGTATTGTTGGTATTGATACCCAACAATTCACGCGTCATGTCGATAACTTCTTGCATAGTTTCCACTCGCATGCAACGATTGTAGAATTCTTGTTCTTTGGCAGTCAACGGCACAATACTAGCGCTTTTGATACCACATTTAGCATAGACGTTCAATCGATCTGCGAAGTCTTTATACTTCAAATTTGAGGTGGATCCGAAGAATCCTTGATTGAGCAGTTTTTCGTATCCGCGGATAAACATGGGAATTGATCCAGGATACCGCGCTTTGATGAGACGTTCATCCCGGATATCAACTATGACGTTCCACAGATCATGATCTACCTTCGAGTCTTTTACTAGCTGCATATCTGCTGGTGGGATATGCAGAGCATGACTAACTTCATGAAACATGAACAGTTCATGAATGTCTTTATCCATAAACGCCGTGGAATATGGAAAAGTGATTGTGCGAGACATTGGTTGATAGCTAGCAGTATTCGCGTATGATGAAAACTCTACAGCGATGTTTTCCTGTGCAAGCATACTCGAAATCTTTGCGCTATACAAAGACATCTTAAAGAGATCGTCATAAACATTCTGCGTCATAGTGTATTCCTTCTTAGCCTATATTATAACACCATTTTGCAGAATTTACGTCATCGATCTATAATATTTGTCGGTGCTGAATCCAGCTTTTAAAATTTCCACTCCACATATCACCATATCGATCTGTGTGGGTCACTCCAGTGTCCCAAACATGGTTATTGCGGATGTCATCAAATTTCATCGGAGTTGCTTGGTGTTCAGCTGGAGATGAATGTGCAGGTTCGCCGTTCTCTCCACGCAAGTTCAAACGATCGAAAATAGCCTTTGCCTTTTCGATGCTATCATCTAGATTGCGATAGCTGACTTGGGCGCAGCATGATGTGCTTACCATCAGCGCCGTCTCGAGACGTAGTTGCTCATTACCGACCCAATATTGAAGCTCAGTCGGTGTTCGCACAATATTGACATATGGAAGATGCCATTCACCTGGCAATAACATATCTGGGCGAGATTGTTTCATAGCTTGTAGCATACACTGCGCCAATTCTCTGAACTCGGGCTGTGCGGCTGGATGATCTCGAAGTTTGAAGAAGTTGTTCCACTCCGTACCGGTCACTACCGTTTTCATGCGTTGAAACGGTTCGCAGATTCGGTTGGAAATTTGCTTATGAACATCTAGATCAACGAGTCGTTCTGAGTAAATGGCCGCCCACATGGCAGCATACTTCCAAGCATCTTTTGCTCGCAATTTGTCGAACTCTGATAGTTCTTCTGCCGCTTGCATGCCGGGTTGATTCTTACCCCAATACACTGGCATTGCCGGGTCGTTACGAATCATTTCCAACATCTTTTTAACAGGGATGGCTCGAGACGATGCTGAGTTCTTGCTCAGCATGCGGTGTGTCATTACTTCACTGTGGATAAATCTGGGATATTCTAGCTCAAGCGTAAAGATCGGGGTTCCATTGGATACGCTATGTTTGATAATCTTCGCACTAATCCCGGCCTGGCCCGTTACTGTAATCATTCGCCACCTTCATTAAACAAACTTGAAATGTCATATGCGAATCTGTCTCGCATACGATCCAATGCTTCAACCGGAACGTTATGTACGTTACCAAACATGTTTTGACACAAGATTACTGTGGGAACAATCTTAAACTCTTTTGCCAACTTGAAATATGGTTTGAGTTCTTTCAAGGTAGTGAACGTGTTGCTAACGATTGCATCGGCCCCAGTAGTCAGTGCATCCCTGGCACTTTGTTGACAAATTGCATGCGCGAGATGCAATCTAGATGCATCAAATTCATACTCGCCCGTCAATGCATCTACAAAATATTGATCGGCTTCGAAGTGAAACCCATCAAACGATTTCGCGAGAGTGCTTTTGCCACTACCGGGAAGTCCACGAATGAGAATTAGTTTCTGTTTACGTTTTTCATAATATATTATAACACGTTTATGCTATTGGTCTAGGGATATCGAAGAATTCCTCGATCAATGTATAGTTATCAATCGTGCCATCGGCAATGACGTCGACTTCACGAGCGACCTGACCAGATTCTGGATCAATTTTTGTCTTGACACTAGTGATAAGAGCCGTATTGTTATTGACTGGTCCTAGATATTCGACCTTCGACGAGAATGTTAAAGTGCCAATGATCTCCCGTCGATCTTCCATACTACCTGTATAACTATCGTCAATATTGACGCCAGTCAGCGTGATGGGTACATCTTGAGTCATACCAAGTTCCGGTGACAACACAATGCTAAGATTATATTGTGGTGCAAAGAATGGTAGGATCTGTTCGACGATTTGCAGCATGTCATCTTGAGTCTTCGTCATGATGTACAGATTGAACTCAATATTGTACGGTACTGGGACAAATGCACTCGGCGTATTTCCGTTAGCTGATGGAAGACAAGCTCGGTACCGAGTAAGTTTATTGATGTTTCTCGATGGGTCGTATCGAAGTCCAGCAATCTCAAACCCAATTCTAGGCAATGTTATTAAAACACGCTGATCCAGCCCAGGCTCTTCCTTTAGACGCTGATACCATTTTTCACGGTTACCATATGACACAGGAACCGATATTAGCTGTTCGACGACGTTTGACGAATTGAATCGTTGGATCTTGATGTCCGAGAAAATCTGACCAAATGCAACGATAACTTTTCTGGTGATACCGTGATAAAAAGGAAGTGAGCCTAGCATATGAACCTTATGTGACTAATAAGGTATTTAGTTGTGAGTATCTCCACCGAACGTTCCCTTGATATATGTCTCGCCGGCAGGAGTAATTTTTGCGATATCCAGAGTCGCTGCATCCGCACCTAAAGACATATTTTTATGGATGACGTCAGCAAATCCGCGGCGGTGCAATGATTCAACTGCGATGAACGATACGAGTGATTGGCACCTAGCAACAAGCTCGTCTGGATTATCTGTGATATCCAGACCTTCACCCATCGCGAGCAAACATGCCAGCAACAACATCTCTGTCTCGGTTTCAAGTTCTTGAGATGAGTCACTTCCATGAAACATGATCTCAGTCGCTCTAGACAAAAAGAGCAGATCACCATCTTACATTGTCATGAAGAAATCACCGACGCTTTGCATTGAATTGAAAGACAATTTGAAAGCCAAAGATTTGTTGATGCTCCATGTTTTAGGACTATCCTGAATCATTTTGAGATTCAGACCGAGTGGTGCCAAAGCATTTTCATCCATTATTTATCCTTTGTTAGTAGTTTAAAAGTGTCAAATTCCATGTTAATAATGGATACGATTCTTGCAGTTGATTGGAATACAACCATCTCCGGAGTTAGCCAGAATGATGTTTTAAGATGCCGCATAAATTCACCGAGTGGCTTACCTGTCAGACCAGTAAGATCTGATACAATGTCTCCATTGAACTTTGTCCTTGCTTGGCGCATAAATGCTAGTTGTTGCATAGCTTCTTTAAACTGTTTGGTTGCTTCAGGGAAGCGCCTGAACATGCTTTCAGCATACCAAGTCTTGTCACTCACAGGAGTCCAGAATGTTCCAGTCATCGTCCGACCATGTTCCAAAAATGATGAATACGTAGAACGCTTGGTGTCTCGTGTCCGAGCAATATTGTTTAAGTTTTCCAATTTATAGAATTCTGGATTGTAGAACGGATTCGATGTCACGAAGTTGAAAATCTGATCCAATGAATCGAACCCGGCATTAAACACTCCGGCATCGAACCCAAGCCACGTAAGTGCTAGATCGTGATCTGTAGTCAATACGATCTCTGCTATTACTTGATCAGACTCCCTTACTGGGAAAATGAGCCCAGCATGCCCATGCTTGACCCCAAACTTATGTGCGATCCTACCAATCAAGTTACCAGTATCATTCCAACTGAAATACGATAAAGCATAATCGAAGCAATTTCGAGGTGAGTGGATAAGATCAACCTGCAACTCTTCATAGTTAAACGAGATCACATTAGTATTCCTAACAATCTCGTCGGGCGAAAAGACAGCTTCGATCTGTTCGACTGACAGCGGGGTATCTGTATTGGTAGAGTATAGGATATCCAAATCGCCGAAAGTTTCCTTTGTGCGATATGCCGGGATATCAATTGCTCTATCTATACAACGAACTGGGTTCAGTTTTTCGAGAACCGCCTTCGCAATTCGTTCATACTCGTCTCGAACGTATCGACGAGTTTCGATATTCTTAAGTGCATTCCCACCCATATCACGGCTTCCAAACTTGAACTACGAAGGTAGACCCTTCAACTTTACCAACTCGTTCGTAAAATTCAACATCGTATTCGAGCAAGTCTTCGAGCTCGGTGCGATCATCAACATCCGTAACGGTATGAGCAAATGCTTTGATGAACTGCAACAGTTCTGCAACCGTAGTTTGCACTACAGTGCTGCCAGAAGAGCGATTAAACAGAGTAGCGTACATAATAAAGTTCCTTGTTAGTGTCACTATTATAACACCATTTAGCGCATATCAGCAGGGCGATTATCAAAAATAACTTCGTTGTCGTTTTCATCCAACAGAATAGCATCATAATATCGAACGATGTTCAGATAGCCAGCTGGTTCTCGGCTCATGAACCCCTCTTCAACCATACGAACAAACGGAAAGCATTCGCCGATATGCTTGGCATACCACATCAGCGAGTCGTGACAATCTACAATCTTGAGTTTATATTGATGCATAAATATATGGTAGTTAATATGGAGAATACAATGAACGAAAAACTGAATGATAAAAACATCACTTTCCACGAAATCATGACACTTGCTGGCAAGTCCGAAGATCCAGCACAGTATTTGCGCAACATCATGAAAAAAGATTCGAGATTGAACGTGATGTTCGGCTATGCGCTAAACCCAAAGTTTAAATCTCCGTTACCAGCTGGAATCCCACCATACATTCCCAGTCTGCATCCAGTGGGGGTGGCTCCGCTAGAGATTTTGAATCTATCTAACAAATACTACATTATGTTCAGTAAAGATCTAAAACAGTTCCAAAAGGAACAAATCCTAGTTCAGTGGATGGAAGATATGTCCGCCGAGGATGCTATATGGATGATTCATATCAAAGATCAAACGTTACATACCGTTCTTCCGACGATCACGTTCAACGTATTGCTCGATGCAATGGGCTGGACAGAAGAACAGTATAACAAAATTTCAGGGAAAACTACTACGCCTGCTTAGCCATTGAAAGTAGTTCTGTTTTAACTTCTTCGTTAGCAGTGGCGAGCGCGATGAATGTATGGAGTTCTACTAGACGATCAACAAGAGCTTGCAGTGTAGGTTCTTGTGCTACAAATGTCTCGGACTCATCATATGCGAAATATGATGCATCAATCTTATCTACATCAAAGATACGCGGCATGGGGCCGTCATCTTCGGCTTCGTCATTATTTGAAAAGCGGTCATACAATGTCCTGAGTATGAAACCGGCGGTGAGCCCAATAACAATCGCCAACATGATATCTTCCATCATCACTCCTAAAACTGTATTTTAACATCACTGCCAAGAGATGTCAAACCCTCTTTTCAGTTTTAACAAATTCTGCTAATGCGTCTGCAGATTCTTGTTTGAGATGATCCGCGGATGCTTGATCATCAGCCCCCTTAAAGATTTGCACTTCTTTCAATCGTTTATTTCCGTGAAAGATATGCCCAACGAAGTTAGTTTCTCCGTTTGGTAGTGGATGCTTGAACAAGTCAATCGAATACATACCAATGTCGTGTTGTTTCCCCATAGGGGTTAGCCTAAGAGCAGCCGCCTCTACGACATGCCCATATGCTGCTATGATCGCCCGATTGGCATCGAACATGTCTTGGTATTCGGACATTATTTCTTTGCTCCATAGAACGCACCAACTGCCATTTTGCGACGGTCTTCTTTAGACTTACCTTCGAACTTTGGATCTTTGGACGCAATGAAATCACCGATCCATTTGTCGATACTATCGTTAGCAGTTAGTGATTCAACTACTGCCAATGGCTTGGAAACAAGTTGGACATGCTTCCGATCGTGGGGTAATGTCATCATGTTTTTTCCCGAAACGTACACCTGATCACCATCTATCCGATCAACCTTTCCGGATGCTCCATACAATGAAGAATTTGGATTTCGTAGTGTCACATTATCCCCGACCGACAACGGCTCGGTGGACCCCTTAGATTCAGTAACCGTATCTTGTTTGGGTTTAACGTTGCCCGTCTCATCTGTCATCCGAAACAATAGATCCTTTTGTTTAGCCGTTGCCTTTAACAGTCCAGTTTTGTCGAAGTGTCGAGCACGTTTAATACCCTTTACACCGCCGAACGTCGAATACAACGATTTCAGATCATTGATTCTGGCTCGTTCTTCTGGGTCTGCGATCAGACTAACTTTAGCATCCGGATATGAATATGCTTCTTCAAGTTCTTTATCGCCGGCTGTTTTCGCTGGAACTAATTGATTAATAAACAAATCTGTAGTATTGCCGTGGTCGTCAACTACTCCAACTCGTTGATCATCGACGATTTTTACAACTTTGAACGGTTCGCCTGACTGATGGTCTCGGTGATACACCTTAGCACCCATAAAAATTCCATCGTCTTCGCCATAGCCTTCAGATGTCACTTGACGCCCATCTAACCAGTCGGAATGCATCTTTGCGCGCATATCATGGAATGCTGACTTTTGCGAGGTAGCTCTATCTGCATCTTTGGAATGGTATTTGATAGCGGCTGCATGATCTTCTGGCGAACCTTCGCTGAAAAGATTATACCGAAGATGCGCCAACTTACCGGTCGGCGGGGTTAAAAATACAGTATCGGTATCGCTAAAGCCTTCAGCCACCTCTTCTTTATCGCCAACGCCTTCCGCGACATTTCCTAACGCATGGACAGACCAAGTTTCACGGCCAGGCTCATATTGTTTTTCGGCTTTTTGCACTGCTCTATATGCACGGTCTGATCGGACGCTGTGCGTTTTTACGTCGGTAGGTTTTCTATACCCACCCTCGTCTTTCCATACAGCACTTTTAACTTCCCAATTTTGGTGCTCTCTTGTAGCTTCTGACATTTCTGTTTTATCGTCAGCATCGCCATCCCCATCTGGCCCTGCATGATCAACCCCAAAGATTTCATCGTACGCTGCCATCGTTAAAGGACCTGCTTTGCTAAACTTAATCATCTTCTCAGTTGCTACATGCAACGACTCATCAGTTTTTGCATCTTCTCTGGCATACTCCATAGCTCGAATGAGGAATGGAACTTCCATGGAGATTGTATCAACTGGATCAGAGGCCACATTTTCTGGCTCGATGGGTACCGGTGCATCACCCTGCTTTGTTTGTAGGAATGAAGAATACCCAGATTCGTCAGATTCCGTAAACAAATGGCCTTTTTTCTCATCGTGATCCCAAACACCATACGAACGATCTTTACCGCTTTCTTCGGCTGATACTGTGTTTAGGTCGCCTTTAGCGCCCTTCTCGATACGGCCTTTGAACAACAGGCGTTTTCCGGGATTTGCCTTTTGAACTTCTTGTTTCCAGCTTAGAAACTTTGTGGTTTCTTCTTCATCGGCGGTTTCCAAGAACACCGAATTCACGACACTCTCGAAGACCATTTTGCGAAAGTTAATTTTCTGATATGCCGCTGTGATGTTACGGTCCATCTCGGTGATTGAAGCCATGTCATAATCCTTGTAATAATACTAGTATTATTTAAGACAGTATCAATTCAGCGATTGCCTTGAGTCTTACCGACCGATCCACCTTCTGCTAGGATTCGTTTGAATACATCTTCTACGAGAATAGGTTTGAAGTCAGTTTGCTCAACGCATACGCAGTGATATCTAGTATCAACGACAGATTGATGATACTGATTAGTGGTCATCACTCTACCAGAATGTAGATGTCCGTGAATGTTAGTGCCGAATCGCCCCATTTGAGACTCATGCACTGGGATGTGGCTCAAGATTGCGCCGTTCATTACATGGTATGATCTGATATCTCGGAAGTATGGTGTATATTCTTCGAGTCTGAACACGTCGTGATTGCCTTTCAGCAAAATCTTCTCGCCGTTCAACCTACCCAATGTAGGCAATGCTCGCCGATTGATAACAACATCGCCGAGAAAGTAGACTTTATCATTTGGCTTGACAGTTTCATTGTACAGCTTTACCATTGCTTCATCCATCTCATCCGGATGATCCCATGGGCGCAGCGGTGTTATACCATCACCTTGCGTGAAGCGACAGACGCCAAAGTGTCCAAAGTGTGGATCTGAATACAAGAAAACTGAAGGCATAATAAATTCCTATTGCAAAGTTGGCATACGCATCTCAATATACGTTAAGATCTCAAAACGATCTCGCCAGTTATGGTTTATTAGAGAAGTGACCCATTGTGCTAATTCTATTTGTTCATCAGTTGAACATTTTGATCTAGCATACTCGGCAATCCTGCGATCTATATCGTCTTTAAACTCTAAAAGCACCAATCACCTCTTAGTCAACATTATTTAACCAAGTGTGCAATTATAACACACTTGGCACCAGCTTGTTAGAATGCTCGCCAATCGCAACGATATTCAACGACCTTTGTGAGCGTAATTTCAAAGTCATCTTTAACAAAGACGAATCGACCTTCTTGTGGCAGTATTTTGATGAGGTTTGCTTGCGTCACAACAATTGACCCCCAACCGCCGTCGTCATCATCATCGCCACTAGACACTGGAACGCAATCCGTATCATTAGAAGGTTTCTTGGCAATAGCCTTATAGTGGACATTGATCGAATCATCGTTCAATGGATTTCCTTCGTATACTGATGGAGACACATTTTTACCGAAGGATACGCCGTTTTTAACGATATTGATGGTGTATCTGTTATCTCCACCGAACTCTGGTTTGGCGTTCAACATGAGCATTGAATCTTGTGGCGATTCGTTGTACCGATTCATCTCTTCGACTAAAGACTTCAGCATGTCGAAGTTGAACTCCTTGAACAACAAAGCAATCTCGCAGATCTTGTCAATGTGATGCTTGTCGTCCAAAGCATCATTGCAGTATTCTCGGATGAATTCCGAGTCGAGCCCAGCAAAGTCGATCATATAAAAGATGCGACCTGGGCGGTTTCGCATATGTGAATCTACACGCCACTTATCATTACACGTCAATAGGAACAGTTTCGATGATGGAAATACACCATCCAACAGAGTTAAAATAACTTCCTGGGCCTCTGTATTGTACACCTTTTCAAACTCATCGAACATAACCACGCACTCTTGGTCGATGTCCTGCAAGAACTTGTTGAACTTATCACCCGTCCACGGAGAGTTGATGATGATCGTAGGAACATCTCGTTTAGCGAGGTCGATGCTCAACTGTTTTGCTAGCAGAGTTTTGCCACTGCCCTTTTCGCCGGTCAGTAAAACGCCTGTAGACGTGTTGCGTTTGCTATATGTCTCGAGGATGCGATCAGCATACCGGTTGATGTTACCATAAACTTTCTTCACTGGCACGAAGTCGTCAACCTTCTGCAGAAAAAGATTTTCGTATGGGTCTTGTTTGATGATGTAGTTACCAGCAGGCAGCTTGGTATACATATCGATCGCCCCATCGGGAGATACGTTGAAATTGATTCCGTTTCGAATGAAATATGACATAATATAAGTTAGTTGATAGTTGCTGGAAAGATCCAAGAGTCAATGATGTGATTCAGGAGCGCCATGTGTTGCTCACGTGACGGTGTTGGTAAGAACATCGCTTCCACTACCGACTCCATGCGGGCATACTTAGCACAACTCAACGGTTCATTGTCCGGGGTATATGTCTGAGAGTGATTAACTACAGATGTTTGTGTCATGGTCATGTTCTCAATCGGTCTCGCCATTTGATGTACGCGGTTGCTTCCGATGAAAATACGACAGCAGCCCCAAATCGATAACTAATAATACAAGAGCTGCTGGCAAGTACACATATCCAATAATAGCATACGCCACGCAGATTGCAATGAAGTTCAAAATTCTCATAATATATTCCTTTGCTGTAAACCTAAATTATAACATGGTTATACCGTCACATTCCATAAGTGGAAATAAAAACTTTGCCTTCGAGGCCGGTCATTCGAGCGAATTTGATCCTAGCCAACGAAATCTTCTCAAGTACCGCTGTCATGTCGATCTCTTGGAATGAGTAATCGTCCGAGGTTGCAACAACAATTCCAATCAATGATTGATCGTATGGATCATCGTAATACGGAGAAATGATATCTAGCCCCAATCCATCAGCTGAATCAACTTCAATGTCGACCTGGCTGGCAGGCAACCCAACAACCAAACGTGCAGCATAATAAATACCCATATAACCTCACTTCTTCATGTTAAAAATAGACATTAGTTCGTCGACGAATGTTGAGTCAGTCCCTACCTTGGTAGTATCTTCAACTGGAATATTTTCAGCGTCAAACAGTTTACCTTGCTCAAAGCACAGTTCGCCATACTCTCTCATTTGACCAGATGTGAACACCATCCGACCATCGATGATTGTTGGGGTAGGTAGTTTAGGGAGATGATGGTCGGACATATAATTCCTTAGATATGTTGGTTTGATCGCACTTGCTCAAACGTTTGCGTGAACGTTACTTCGCCGTCTTCAAAGTATGTTTCCATAGCTTCTTTCCATTCAAATCCACGATCGGTCCATTTAGTCGGCTGAGTTACGCTGGACTCATAGTGTCCGCCAGATTCCCAAAGTGTTACTCGACCTTTCTTGGACGATTTGCCGGGATCAGTGATTGGATCTTTGAACACATCACGCCACACCACCGAGCTCGTGTAATCTTCATCCCCGCAGAACTCATCGAGTCTAGTCTCGCGAACCCCAATTGCGGACGCCTTCATAGCGAACTTCAAGGTGTCTCGATTGCATTGTTGCAATAGTCCGCCACCCATGCCGAATGCGAAGTTGTCTGCGCTGTACCCGAGGAAGTCGACCATATGCGTAAGAATTGCTTCGAGACTTTGGATGTTGATCCCGTCGCCCCAAATCACTCGTACATTGTTAAGAACTTTGTACCCCTTGGCGTTCTTCGGTGCACCAAATCGTTCTTCAAGAATACGCAGCATCTTTGATAACACTTCGATCGGATCACCTGAATCCGGGCGAATAACAACCGTCGCTCCACTGTCGATCACTTGTTGCTTGAGTTCTGTTCCCCACAGATTACATGCGTTGTAGATGTCGTAAGAGTCAGAAACAACTGCGACGACCGATCCAGGCTTTGCGAATTGCGTAAGCATATTACGATATGCGTTCACTTCGTTGTCTCGCCCCCAGCTCGTTATGGTAGAGTGTTCTGCTGCTGGGATAGAATAGCCACATACGTCTCCACCATAAACAGACATAGCATGAAGAATGCCAGACATAGTGTCCGTACCCATGAAATTGACCAGGTGTGCTGCACCGCCAATACCAGCAGATTCTTCAGAAGAAACACCGCGAGCACCAAAGTCATGCAGTTTAAAAGCAATAGTAGACGGGTCGCCAGATTTATCCAAGTATTTTAGAATGAACTGTTTGATGTTCCACGAAATAGTGCCAACGGTAGTTGGATACCAGATCGCTCGAAGGGCGGCAGTCTCAACCCACGTAGTGAGCCAATAGCATTTCGGATCTGTGTTCTCAATGGTACACAGAACGTTTTTAGTTGGGATAATGAGCCCCTCTTTTGCCGCCCGAATACGAATTGGCAGTCGACCTTGATATGTGTTGAGTATGTATTCCCATCCAGCTCGGTTGAATGGTTCGCCGTGAGCAGTCCATAATCTGTCGGCGAGGTCAATGTCATCTAGCGTGATGGGGATTGATAGATATTTCGCAAGTGCTTGGACGCCCAAGAATTCAGTTTCAGCGTATTCGCCGCCTCGAGATTCGATGTATGAATACACATATTCGGTGCCTTGTGGGTACTGCTGCCACATGCTCACTTTGTAGCTGTCTGTGTTCAATAGAATTGAGTTTTTCATTTTTAAAGTTCCTTTAAAGTTAAAATTGCTAGGAGTCTATCCCCTAGACTTGTTACGCGCCAATCATTGTCGCAATAATTTCATAATGATCGTCGAAGCATTCAGATCGTTTCACGTCTGCCAATGGGACCCACTTTGCCTTCTCGGCATCATCCGCCCCACGCACCTTTGGTAGCATGCCATCAAGCAACACTATCTTGAAAGCATGGGTTATTGTTCTACCTCTAGCACTTCGGTCAACAGCATCAAACACTTTACAGTCTACGATACTACCCACCAATACAGGGGCAGGAACTTTGATGCCAGTTTCTTCTCTAAGCTCTCTAATCGCAGCAGCTTGAATGCTTGCATCGGTATAGGCATTCAAGAAGCCCCCTGGGAGCGCCCACAATCCCCTGCCAGGTTCTGCTTTACGCTTAACCATCAGTACGTGGCCGGAACACAGCACGACGGCATCGGTGGTTACGAATATAGGCGGGTAAGCCAGCGATGCATATTGCATTTTATATGAGTCAATGAACTCACGCTCACGAATGATCTGTTCAAATGCAGGGGTATGGGCAAACTGCGATAAGAAGTCAAACGTTGAATGATGGACCACGCTCTTAATGAAGTTCATGTTCCCAGATCGTTTGAAGTACAAATTTCGAATGTCCGTTGCATTTAGTGGTTCGATCAGATCAACATCTTCAAACTTCCATTGAGGGAACATTCTCAAATAGAATGTTGATTCATCTTTTTCGTGTCCTATGATGCCAATAGAATCACCTGCATAGCTATGTTTTGCAACGATTGCTTGTACTTTGGTAGCCCATGCAAGATTATTGTACGTTGAATCGGTTACGTCTTCAATCCGAATAGCAGATTCCATATCCCCCATATTATACACGGGATGCAGCATAGCCGCTCGTTCTTGACGAGTAAATGGGTTTTTGTATGTTCGCGGTTGGTCTGCGCTACCAATGATAATAATCACTTGGTTTGCCATTTCAGTGGCGCGACGAATAATTTCCAAATGTGCCAGGTGCACTGGTTGAAACCGACCGATATAGACTAGGGTATTGTATTGCTTTGGCATAAGAAATCCTCTTATAGTGTTTGGTCGGGATCTATTCCCAACTATGTATATTTACGTTTAAAAACTACTTGATGCCAAAATGTGCTTTGATCCGTTCTCCATATGTCGCATATGGCTTACATGTATCGCTGTCTGCGATCAAAGCACATTCGGATACCAGTGCTGCAATGAATCGTTCCATTTCGACGGCATAGTCACTCGACCAATCAACCATATGTGGGCCTGGTCCCCATGCTTCGTTTTCCCATAGAACAAACCCAGACTGTTGCAATAAATCTGTGATTCTAGTTTTCATTAGAGTTGCTCCTTTTAATAATAACCTGCAACCATACACCGTTACTCAGTTGACTTAGACACATCACAGCGAAAAATAAATTGAGTACTGGGATGCATGCCACAACTAACCCCCAGAACACGTCACAGACGAGCAGCTCATCGTTTTCTCTCCATAGCGTATACAAAAACAGTGCTAGAAATAATACGGGAGAACCGTATAGATAATATGTATTGAGCATTCTATTTGCCTTTTTTGTTGATGTTCCGTCCAGGAATGATAATCGTAGAACCATTCATCGCTAAGGTAACAGTGCCAATACAAATAAAGATTATTATGTTTAGAATTGGAATGATCGAGGCGATGAACATACTCATGAACAAACCGACGGTCAAGTCTTCACCACCAAACCACAGCACCCAAAGTGACGCACAATACAGTATAGGAGGAAGGCCGAATAGAAAAATTGCTAGTTCGGTAGTCATAGCACCGCCTCGAGTTCTTTGCATATGTTTCTTACACTAACCAAGAGTGCGAGATTGTAAGCAGTATCTTCCGTTGTCTTTTCCACCAGCTCACCTTTCAACACAATGTTAACGCACTCGTCGATGATAAGAGTTGCAAACCGATCAATGTCGTCTTTTCCACTCAATATAAGATTCCCATCATGTTCATATGAACATGATACGTATCCACCTGCTCTAGTTACTAGTTCTTCTATTCGCGTATTCATATTGAATTACTCTGCCGGCGATTCATCATCTGGAATGCTGTAATCGGCTGCGAATTTCATCAACATTTGAACATCGCTAGTATATGGGTGAACCATTTAACTTCTCCTGATAGTGTATTATAACACGGAACGAGATCATTTCTGACCAAGAAGGAAATTATTTGAAATCGCTTTGAATGACAGACCTGGGTGTTCATTACATGCAAATACTAGGCCTTCTCGCTCAGTGTTTGTTGTTCCCATAACTGAGATTCCTTCAGCCATTTTAAGCAGTGAGTCAATCGACTCTGTCTCAGTCAATTTAACCGATCGATTCAATACAGGAACACTATCCAGATAGCACAGATTGGCAACATTGTGTCGTGCCGATCGGCTAAGATACGCCCCGATTTGGGTATCGTAGATGTCAAACACACAGAACCGATGCCCTTTGATACCATAAGGATTGCCTTGGATACCTTCGCCGATCAATTCGCCTTGAATTGCCAATCCGGTCAATTGATTATCTCGCATAACCGCTTCAACATTGTAGTTGATAGCAGCTTTCCAGAAACTGTTATTTTCATCACGGACCAAATCGAGATTGCGAGAACATACATGGAACTCGCCATCCAGATCGAGATATATTGTACAGGATGATCCATCTAGTTTTTCAGTCACTTCCCAAGTGTATCCTTTCTCAATCCATGTTTGAAGTTCTTTCTTCAAATTTTGACATCTTTCTTGGTCGGTCTTGGGGACTACTGATGGAAAATTCCCCCGAGCAACCCCGGCTAGTTGAGCGTTGATCGGAGCTTCCCACTTTTGGATGCCGAGCACTTCAGATACATCATCTCCAACTTTATAATCGGGCCTCAAATCCACCGGCTCGTCATATCCAGAGCCACAGCCAAAAATAGACATCGGCAGCAACAGACCCTGAGACAGCTGCTTCTTCAAGCGAATAGTGCGAAGCTTTTCACCCTTAACCCCGTTATATTCACGCGGTTCTTTGCCTTTGGATAGGAATGGGGCGAGTTCATGGGGCACCCAGCTATCGATTTCCAAGAAGATTGCTACATCATTGGGCGAGAATTCTCCCTTCTTCACAACCACTTTCCATCCACCGACGGTTGCTACCTCGATTGCATCGGCCCCCTCGATTGGGTCAATGGAATCGATCATCCGAATAGTTGCCATCTTACGTTCTGCCATAATATAGTCCTTTAAGTGTATGAGTTAATTATACCACTGGGTTAGTCGTGAATCAACGCGTCGTGATTATTTCTTAAGTTTAAGAGCATCTTTCACTGCGATCACAGCCACATCTAACTCAGTTGCGAGTCGCACAAACTCATCATCTGGATTACCATGTCGCCAATTCGGGTCTGCTCTCATCAATACCAATTGACCGGTGTCCCGCTGTTTGATGAATTCTCCTGGGTAAATGAGATCATCTAGCTTGCGTCTCACGATATCATCTACGCTTCTCTCAGACAATTCGACGTCCTGCCATACTTTAGTTTCTAGAGTAATTTTCATGTCATTTTGTTCTCATCACGTTCTACAAAATACTTTGCGTCAGTGCCACACAAACTGATCTGAGTTCTGGCATGTATGCAAGTATGTTGCCATACTTCGTGGCCAGACACTGGGTGAGTTTCGACAAACTTCTCGCATCGGATAGCATCCCAGTCTGAGATCTCGGAATACCGATTAGCGGCGCTGTGCCTACAGTCTTTACAAAATTTCATATTACTAGATGGACTCATGCTCACACCTTTAGAATATAACGTTCAATCCAATAAGCGTACTAAACACTAAGAGCAACGCCGATGTCATGACTTTAGCAAACAAAACATCGTCGCTGATTTTAGAGTCTAAAATTTTCTTCAACGTAAATGCTCCAAACAATACGGGAACATATGTATACGTCACGGTGCTCCATCGCTTGGTTGCCAATAACCATAACGCTAGGCTATATGTGAATAGCATAATACCACTACCGACGATAACTCCTAGAAGTTCTCGCCCCATTATTTTGTAGACGGTCATAAAGACAACAACTTTACCTAAGGACGTTTGGCTGAATTCATTTGCTGCCACCCCAATTTCCTTAGCAGCACCAACCATCGCCTTTCCCATATTCGCACCAAGCTCACCCCAGGCGGATGCCTCAGATCGAACCTGAGCCGAGACTGTCACTGGATTTCCAGCCAGTTCTTGAACCTGCTTCGACAGTGCAGTCACTTGTTCTTGCGTTAACTTACTAACATCAATGGTCTGTGCATACACAGAACACATCGCCACTGCTAACATACAACTCACAATCAATTTTTTCATAATATATCTTCCATAAAAGTTAATTTAACACAATTTTCACCGTGTCATGACCTGATTCTTCAAAGCTTCGACGATTCTGATAACCGTATCGAATGTCGCCTCCGATGGTCGAGTTTTGCATACATCAATGTGATGTTCGAGATCATCCCAATCAACATCTGCTAGAGTTTGCCATTTTGCAGTTATACGACCTTCAGCTTTGCGCTTCATCTTGTCGAGCAATGCAGTTGCATTTTCAGCAACGGTCGCATCTCTGCGAGCTTTAAGATACCTTTCTTGAAGTTCTACATTAGCAGTAGTAATCTCTTCAACGGTATCCATCCGACCGTTCTCCTGAGCGTGAGCGACCAGGCTGCCCATCTTACGGCATTCACGAGCATATGTTGTAAAGTTCATTCAAGCATCCCAAAGTGCGCCCTCATAGCGATCAATTTCATTTCTACAGCCGCGTTCCAACCAACTGTGAAATCGATGGTTGGGGGTGGGTTGTGACTTTCCAAGACTTTCAAGCAGTCTTCGATAAGCAGTTCAGCAAACTTCCGCTCCCATGTCCACGCAGATCCGTCTGCTTGTTCAGAACAATAGTCTGCGGCTTCGTTAGCTAATCGTTTGTATGTATCATTCATCGAATAACATCCAGAGCAATTAGAACGCACAGTACGAGCGGGATAAACCTAAACACAAACCCGCTACTCAAACCTTTTGTGTCAAGCACGGTAGCCATAAATCCCAAATACACAGCCGCTGCGATTTGGACCCAAAACGATAGTTGTTCCATGATTAGTAGATCTCCTTGACCAACAAGTATTCTTCAACTGGCCATTTTGCCTTGAACTCGTCAGTCTTCACATATTCAGCATACGACTTTGCATCAAAGAACACTTTGTGAAACACTGTCTTCAACGTTCCACGTGGGTTGATCGTCAAGTAAACCGATTTTGCTTTGCCAGCCATAATATAGTCCTTTAAGTGTAGAAGTTAATTATAACACCGTTTTGTGTCACTCTGCGTTCAATCGGATAATAATTTTTCCAGCCATTTGCGGATATTTTGTTCGATCTACAATAGACGAATAATCGAGCACATCGAAGTCGTCCAAGTCCACTGGAAAGAACTCTACCCATTTATCATAGCTGCAAGTCACCTCTTGGAGACACTCTACCTCGGCATCTGCTGGATATTCTTTGAGTTTAGCGATCAGCTGAGCAACTGTTGTCATGGTCGAAACTTTCTAGTAGGTGGTTTGGGAGGCGTAATGGCATCGGAAATCAAGATGTACAGCACAGCCACCCAAACTATTAAGATCCAGACGTCGAGCAACATAGTTCACCCAACAATCAAGCAATAGCGGGTTTGAAAGCTAAACCTATCTTTGGAGTGTGAGCCGCCATCCCATGAGTAGTATACTTCACCGTCTTCAAAGTGGTCGATTGTGACAACGTGATCGCTACCATCAGCGGCAGCCCATTTCGACCCCACTTTGATATATTCAGCTGGAAAGATGTGATCGCGAACTAGCTGTCGGCCATTAAATGTTTCGATTCGCATAATATAACTCCTGGTGTGAGTATATTATAACACGATAATTTACCTGAATTATGACTGTTGTAGAATTACAACATTTTTTTAAAGTTTTCTACTCGCTAGATTCTCTTTCGCGACACGGCTAACATATACGTGTTCATCAGTAACCAACTTATCCAGATGTTCTTTTGAAGCATTTGGACTACTAGCTACCGCACGTCTAACACCCCAGTGTTCATCAGTAACCAACTTATCTAGATGATCTTTAGTTGCATTTGGATGACTAGCTACAGATTCTCTAACATGCCAATCTCTATCGTTAACTAGTTTATCTAGATGTTCTTTCGAAGCATTTGGACTCTTGGTTACAGCTTCTCTAACATACTCGCTTTTATCAGTAACCAGTTTATCTAGATGATCTTTAGTTGCATTTGGATTCCGAGCTACACTACGTCTAATATACTCGTTTTTATCAGTAACCAGTTTATCTAGATGTTCTTTCGAAGCAGTTCGGTTTCTAGCTACAGCGTGTCTAACACCCGGGTGTTCATCAGTAACCAACTTATCTAGATGATCGTTAGTTATGCTGGGATTTGATACCAGAGATTCTCTAACATACTCGCTTTTATCAGTAACCAACTTATCTAGATGCTCTTTAGCACCATACTTAGCCAGAAATTCGTGTCGTTGATCGGTCATAGTTTTCTTTTCGTTAGATTTTCTTTCGCGTCACGTCTAACATCACTGTTATCATCACTAACCAGCTTATCTAGATGATCTTTAGTAGCATTAGGATGCCGACCTACAGCGACTCTAACATGCCAATCATCATCGTTAACAAGTTTATCTAGATGCTCTTTCGAGGCAGTTGGATTCTTAGCTACAGCGTGTCTAACATACTCGGCTGCATCACTAACCAGCTTATCTAGATGTTCGGTCGAGGCGTTTAGATGCCGAGCTACATCGCGTCTAACATGCCAGTCTATATCGTTAACAAGTTTATCTAGATGCTCTTTCGAGGCGTTTGGATTCTGAGCTACTGCCGCTCTAACATAGAAGTGATTATCCGCCGCTAGTTTATCTAGATGCTCTTTCGAGGCATTTGGGTTACTGGCTACAGATTCTCTAACATACTCGGATTTATCATTAACGAGCGTATCTAGATGTTCTTTCGTTGCGGATGGATTTTTAGCTACAGCATCCCTAACAACCAAATCAGTATCATTAACCAATTCATCGAGATGGTCTTTAGCCCCGTACTTGGCTAGAAAAAGTTTGCGTACATTCATTATTTTAACAGATCGGGATTAGAAAGAATGGCCTTATGAAAACTTGGAGCAATTGCTTTGAAATCTTCCGGTGAAATCTCGTTGTCTTTAGCATCCATAAACGACGCAGATTTAGTGTGGTATTGATACACACTACCAGTCTTTTTATCATGCAATACGTGTAATCGTCCATCTTTTGCATATTGATCAAACATACAATCTTTGGATCTAGCAGCAGTGCACCATGATGTACCGGTACCGCCACGTTGATGACCGCCACCATACAAATTCTGGGAAGTCTCTTTGTCTTTCAAATGATATATCGAGATGTTCTCATCATCGTACTTCAACTCGTGGCCGGGTTGATTTAGATTGCGCTCAGCTTCACGTTTTGTTGCCATGGTGCCCACATGCGGGACCATTTTATCTTCAATACTAGCAACCGTTGGATATGCAGACACGGTGAGTTGTTTCTCTGATGGATCTAATTTGTGTTTGTATTTTTCAAATGACGACAAAGCTTCTTTAATTCTAGGCGCATCTTCTTGTCGAATCTTCTTAGCGCGATACAATCCAACGATGTATTGCGTGCGTTGCTTGTTTGGGGTTGGATCAGCATTATCCGCAAAGTGCTGGATGATGCTTGGTGTATCTTTATGAATAGCCGTAGTATCATGATCCGTAGACAATGGAGGAGTATTTGCCTTTAGGTAATCTAATCGAGATTCAAGCAAAATTGATTCTTGCATCATAATATATGCAATGGCGGATTCGGTTACGAGTGTATCTTGTGACATAGTATGGTCCCTGAAGTATTCTCTTTTATTTAAGGGCTCTGCGGATTAAGGTGTGGAAGTTGAATGAACATGCTTAATTCCATCTGTGTGGAAACGCTCTTTGCAAGGGGCACACATCAACGTCCTGTTTTTCATTGGTTCATCCTCAAGGAAGACACCCATTCGAGCGACATAAAGCTCGGATGGGGGAAACACTCCAAGACAGGACTGACACCTGTTCTTGTACTTGTAAAGCAGCATGTGGCGCACGGTACGGGCTGGGTTATGGATGACTACCTCAACCTGTTCGGGTTCTGGCATCTCTACTTCCGTTACCTCATCCTCTTCAGTAACAGGGACTCTGGAAATCTTGGAGAACAAAACGCGGGCTCTGAGGACTTCAAAGCTGTAGCCCCTGCCTTGCCTATTGGTTACCTTGGCAACGCCGTTCAGAGCCTCTGTGTACCCGTTGCTGATGGGGTGGTCAAAGAAGGCAAGAATCTCTTCTCGCCAGTTCTTCGTGGCGGTAATGAGGGGCGCAAAGCTCTTTTTCCCCTTCTTCATGGTTGCGGGAATGGAGTTGCGCCAAGCATCCAGCCGGGTTCCAGCTTCTGCCTTGGTAGGGGCATCGTAGATGTCATAGAAGGCTTCTTTGAGGTCGTAAGCGACTTTGAGAGCCAGTTCGTTGTCCAGCCACATGCTGAGGGCAAACCGGCCCTTTTCATCCAGATTCTTGTACCGCATCCGCAGCAGTGCCTTGCGCCTCATCCAGTCCTTGCCGACTGCCTTGGGCTGGTCTTTGGCAAGGGCAATGCGAATGTCCTCCAAAGCCTTGTTGGCCATCTTGACTACATGGAACTTGTCAATGACTACAGGCAGGCCGGGGAACACTGCTTGGGCTGCATCCTTATATGGACGCCACATGTCAATGGCCAATCCCTTGACGGTGCGCCGGTCTTTGAACTGGTACAGCCATGCCGTGACCGACACCTTGTCACGATTGGGCAGCATATCCACCGGCTTACGGTTGACCACATCAGTGATGATGCATCGGAGTTCGCCGTCAATCTGTGTTTCATCAATGCCCAGCCACTCAGGAAGCCAGGGTTTGAACTTGGCATTCATGGAGTCAATGTAAGTGCCAGCAACGGTCCTTACAGTCTTGTCATCACAGCCAATATGCTCGGCAATCCGAACAAAGGTGTCCCGAAGGCACTGGGTTTCAATGTACTCAACACAGCGCTGTGTCATCCTCATATCAGGGTAAATGCCTTCCAATGGCTGAAGGAACGTCTCCTTGCAGTGCTTGCACCTGTACCTCTGGACGTTGGCCAGGATGACCACAGCGGAACCCCTGATGGGGCTGTCGCGATACCTGATGGGCTTTACGCCATGCTTGTATGGAGTGTCAACAACCCCGCATTTTGGGCAGTTGGCGGGCTGAATGGTGTACTCGGCCTCAATCACGTATTCACCATCGGATTGAGACTTGGAGAGCACCGTCCAGCCTTTAAGGTCGAGGATGTCAGTCATCCATCAATTGTCAGGGGTATCCTTTGCGCGGATTTCGGCTCTGATTTCCATCCAAAGCTTGCCCAGCATGTTTGCGCCATCCTGGGTTGGTCCCCACCCCCAAAAGTCATCGCGCCACGAGTTCTCAACCAGTTCGCGGTCGCCTGTCGCCAGGAGCTTTCGGCGCACGTATTCGTGCTGGGTCACTTTGGCTCGCAGGATGTCGCGCATGATTTCCACCTTGAATTCGTCCCATCGGTCCCAACGATTTACCTTGTTGCGCTCGGCAAGCTTAAAGGCGTCGTGAGCAGACGGCGCGAACAGAATGGCATCGGCCAAATCGCTGTCGGTCGGCTGGAACTTATGCCAGTGATAGGCGTGCTCACTGGTAGCGAATGTGATGCCATCAGACTGGGGGCTTCCATAGAACCCGCCAACAAGATTGAACGAGCTGAAGTTCGACAGGACGTAAAAATCCTGCTCATAGAAGCAGACGCGAGTGTCGCTGTCCAGCCCGTGGCGCTCGTCCGTCTCACTAATGTGGGCGTCAATAACCCGCTTCAAGGTGGACACATCAATACAAATGGTGTCGCTCTTCTCCGGGTCATCGGGGTCCATCTCGCAAACCTCCCGAAGGATGAGTTCAGCCACCCCGAAGCGTTCTTTTGTCATATCGAATCCTTTTCTACACGTTAATCCGTTTTATGAGTATAAACCTAAATCATGAATTCAACACGTTATTCCGTAGAGCCTATTTAAGAGCCCAACCAACCATCAAACTTTCGAATGCGGAAATTTCAAGTAACCTAAGTATGCGAGGATTGACTCGTTTGATTCAGTTGGCGGCAAATGGTGGATATAGAATCCTCGATCCACTAGGGTCTTAGCATAAACTTTGTTATAGAAGAACGAGCATACGATGCCCACAATACCATAACTAAAGAGATTGCACAGGATTAGAACTGCTCCCCACACCCAATCTTGCCTAAACAAGCACGGAAATCCGCTGAAGAAAAGCACCGTCCAAGAATATCCGATCGGGACTTTCTTAACTTCAACACCATCCGTCATCATAATCACCGACCTAGCCATTATTGTTCTCCTGATATTCATCAACATATTTCTGCAAGATCAAACTAACAAACAGATTTAAACTGACGTCATGTTCATGGGCCATCTTCATCAATTTGAACATCTCATCTTCTGTAAGTTCAAGCCGAATCTCAGATGTGTCGACTGGGTTATCCAATGCAGATGCCGCATCTGACAACGTGACTGATGGATCATCGACTACTTTGCGTATAAGAGACAGCATGGTATCCGCAGACGAAACTCGTTGAAACTCGACGTCGTCCCAAGCAACATCAGAGATTTGTCGATTCTCAGCCTCTGCTAGATATGTATTTTCATACTCTGGATTTATCCAGCGAAGAGCAGTCCTTTCTGCAACCATACATAGATCAAGTTCATACACTACCGATGTAACAGAATCAAAAACACAGCATGCCGTTAACTCATTATCACCTTGTCGCCAGTGGTCTACAACCCTTGCAGTCGGACCATAACAATCCCAACCGTAGTATTCAGATGCGGTCATCGCCCGGCCAATAGAACTAAAATAATCATATACAGTGGTCATACATTCACTTTCGGGGGTTTGCTAGTTTGAGCGTCCAACGCGACGCGACACATGATTTCTGCTACATCTGCAGCAACAGTTCCTAGGCCATATACAAAGCTATGTCGACTTTTGACCTCGCCCAAGACATCAAGCACTACTAGTACGCCCCGCTTAACCCTACAATGGGCGATTGGCACTGCCCACAGTTCGGCGGTAATAGTATTATCAGTTAGGGTTACGACGCGTCCAGTACCAACCACCACGGAGTCTTTTTCCGCCTTGATAACTCTAATAGACCCAGCGAGGATCTCGTAGGAGATATCACCTGATTGCGATAACGGTACCCACTCCTGAGCATATGATGTCATGCTTACCAGAGTTAAAATACAAGCGTAGAAGAGCTTCATGATAGACCTAGGTTATGTGTTATTTGATATTTACAAACGGGACACTACCGCTCAAGACAGTCGTTGGAAGCTGCCCATTCCACTTTTCGATGGCTTGAAGTTGCACGTACTGAGCCCCGCCATTTGATTGAATCGCCTGAGCTTGGATACTGATCGCTTCAGCTTCGCCCTTAGCTTGAGCAATTCGACTACGCGCCTCAACTTCAATACGTGCAAGATCCTGTTCAGCTTTCAACTTTGATTGTGTAGCAATAACCTTGGCTTCGATGGCTTTCTGATACTCCGGACTGAATCCAAAGTTTACCAAACTGATCCCACTAACATCGATATTAAACGGAGCCATCTTAGTCTTCAAATGCTCGAGAATTTCTTGACTCACGATATCTCGTTTCGTGATCAATTCTTCACTGGTAAAGTGTCCAGTGACGCTCTTGAACGCTTCATTGATGCCCGGGCCAAGAACTTTCTCATCAACGTTGAGTCCAAATTCTTTGTAGATATGAGGAACTTTTGGTGCATTCAATCGGTAATTCACCACGATATCAGTATGCACCACCTGCAAATCTTTGGTCCCAGCATTGGCTCCTTTCAGCTCTGCTTTCTGCAGCCTTACATCGACATCTTTCACCGAGCTAATCGGGTTAACTAAATGAACCCCCTCAGTCAACGGAACGATATTAACTTCTCCCAGAGTAACCTGTACTCCAGTGTGACCAGCGCTGATAACGGTAAAGCTGCCCACCAACAAAGCAATCACGAACACAGCAATCCCCGCAATTCCAGAATACAACGCTCGAAAGTCAAGAACTGCGTATAATCCAACCGCCAGGACCAACGACCCCAACAAACTAACAATAACTAAAAACATAATAACCCCTTATAAAAACTTAAAATTTATCATATTCGCTGATATCGAGTGTCGCGTCGTTTTTTGCGAATAGATCGCATTTAGCAAGAATTCGCTCACCTATCCCAGACGCGCAATCCGACTCGATCGTGAACTCGTTAACCTCTGGAAGCTGTGATGCGAACACAGTTAACTTAAAAATCTGCTCCCGAGTCAATACAATCTGCTGCATGGTCACTCCTTGATAGCGACAATAAAGCTACCACAGCAATTACTAACCTCAATCCCGATCAATCCTTGCTTTGAGTATTCGGTGAAATAATTTCGACTACCACTGACCAACCAAATACCATGTATTCCGAGATTGTTATCGTGAAAGTAATCTGCTTTTACGGCCGACCCAAATGATTGGTCTGCGCATCGAACTAATCCATCCACCTGACCGTCAAAATCTGATACCGTGCTGATCAACAGCTTATCGGCATTTTTCTTAACAAAAGATTTGACTGTTGCTCGCGTAATCTTTGACATAATATAGTTTCCTTGTTAACAGTATTATAACATAAAAGTTCTAAGAATGAAAGTCCATAACAAATCTTTCAACCCGCAACCCACGTTCTTTGGTAGTCTCGACAATGACATCTACGAAGAATGCCTTTGCTGCTTTTGCGGCATCTGGATAGTGTGGCTTGCGACCAATGTCAAAACAAAACCAAGTTCCATGAACATACGCTGGCATCAATATGAAGCCATGATCCTTTGCGAATTGCTTTGCCAAGGCGAATGTGACTCGATTTCCAGTAACGTGCATTTTGTAAGACATGCCGTATTATAACATGCTTGGACGAGAATGCAACAATATCTTTCACAGATGACGAATCCCGGGAAACCGGGATTGTTGATTGCGTAAAATGTTACCGCTGGTCGAACTTTGGTTTCCACTCAGCGTATTCGGCTTTGTCGGCGTCAGTGAACTGATCATAAATCTGTTTATGCTGGTGGTCGTCTGGGAGTGAACTAACATCCACATCATGAAATCCATGGATAGCAGCTAAATATCGTGGATTGCGCAGATTTCGAGCAACGCGATCACCGTTATATGGCATAACCGCCGATTCAAAGATTGGTGTTCGCATACGCTTGTATGCATCGGTGATAGAGTGGTTTTGATATGTCATATAGATCCTTTACTATATTTAGTATCGCCAGTCATCCCCCAAACAATACAATTCAGAAACGATCGTTGGATCTGTTCCATACTTCAATGATCGTTCCAAGATTTGTGATTCATCTTTACCGATGATGGCGAACACAGTTTGTTCACCTTTAACTAGCAGTGTCACGTAAGCTAAAAACATATTATAAAAAGAAAAAGTTGCTCATCATAGTCAGCCTGGGGTACTCACGGTGGCTGACTAACCAAGAACCAGATTCAGGATTTAAAAGACCTTTGGAGTTTAAACTTTCAAGGTTGATATAAAAATCGTTGACCTCTGACCGATAACTCTTGACCGTTAAACGTTGACCGTTAAGTTTCCGTTCTTAACATATAAAGTTATGGCGGGGGTGCTTTTAGTTCTCGCCCCCAAAGAACAGTCATATTTCGTTCGTTCGACTATGACAAGCAACAAAATTTAAACGGAGATCATTGTCCGAGCGTTTGACTCAGACAGAGTGAAGTCCAATTCAGATTCAATGTTCGAGATGTCCTCTGTCAGCTTTTGGATACGAGCCGAGATACCCATCGGGTCCAGCAACGCAGCCTCCTTTTGATTTTTCTGAGGATTAGCTACGGAAGCATATGTATCTTCAGCAATCTTGGATTTCTCAGCCCCATAAATGTTATTTAACGACACCTCGATCGTCGCATCCAATGCGGCATTTGCCTTCTCGACCTCGACTGATTCACGAGTTAGCTGTTGGCGCAACTGATTCAAGTATGCTTGACGATAATCAACCGATGATTTCAACTCAATCGCTTCAGCGACAGTCATACCACGACCGAGAACCGTGACCTGTGTGGTTGCATTAGACAACACAATAGCTGACTTGATCCGCTCACGATTTGCGATCAACGAATCGACGGAATCGAACGATGATTGAATCTTTGCAGAAACTGCCTCAACTGAATCGGCCACCCCAACAACCTTGCGAAAGTTATTTTTACCAACAGTTCGACCAACGAATTGGCCGGACAACACCGCGGACTTGATCCGGGCATCCAAACGTTTCAATTCAACTAATCCACGAGTAACCGACATCTGTTCCATGATATATCCTTCTTTGTAAATGTTCGCTAAAATCGTATTATACAACCATCTTGACAACCAGTCAAGCACTATCAATAATGAATTTTAAGTAACCGATCAAGTTCGTTTGCTGCTTCTTCAAGCAAGTCGCAGATTCTGTCCGGCTTACCTTCCTGTACGCTTTTGCGAGTGGCGATCTGCCTACGGATGCTAGCCCTAGTGCGCAAACTAAGGATCACATCTTTGATACGTTTGCGATCAGCTTTGACACCACTAGTATTAAATAACTTCTTTATACTGTACCACATACTCTATTCTCCAATATAACCGTCTATGAGCGTCTGTTTCATTGGACACTGTGCTTGGCACTAGAATCGAATTCTAGAAGGTCTTTGACAATACTAGCCATAACGGGATTGTGTTCAAGCGGGTATGGCCCAGCGTCTGACCCAATTACAGCTACTCCTGAAATGGTTTCCAATTGCGATATGAAGTTTTTCTTTGTTTCTTCTTCTCGATCAGGAGTCAACATCGCACAGGCAAAACACACCATACTGCCATTCGGACCATATGGCCGCAATTCGTCGTCCGAGCAGCCGCAATATACACATTTCATGATATCTCCAAACATGCTAAACAAACCATTTCGCCTTTTGGACCATACGGGGCCAACTCTCCATCCGAACACCCGCAGTATACACATTTCACCAACTCAGACTCACTCGAAACTGGATACACTTCGTTAAGATGATGCTCGATCGCCTCTCGAATTGCTAGTCTTCCAGGCGTCGAATACCTGAAGAAATTTCGAATCTCTTCCTTGATTGCCGCGTCTAATACGATTCGAACTTCTTGGTCAATTACGCTTGCGATGTTACCCGAAGTACAATATGCATCGACGGATTGCTTGATATTCTCGTCAATTTGAGCCGCATGTTCGGAAAGTGCAGTATACATAGCATACTTCATCCCCTCAACTTCTAGTTTGACAATTGGCATGTGCATGTTCAAGGTCTTTCAAAATTAATAATTAGTGAGTCTGCCAAGTCTGGACCTAGCATAAACACCCGTTCGACGAGTGCCGCAGTTTCCGGAACGCCAAGTGGTAGATCGGCATTAACCCAATTCTCAGCAGCGTCCCAACCATCGTCGAACAATGCCCCATATTGTACGAGATACATTGCAAAGCGATATTTCCAAATAAGGTGTTTCATAGCAGTCTTTCAATCATTGTGAACATTAATCACTGTTTTGAACAAGTGTTTCAGCCGAGTGATGTCAGGTCGATCATACAATCGGTTGGTTGTCCCACATTCTGGACACACGAATAGACCTTCAGACTCATTCCAATAATCACCACCGGTACAGCCGGTTGGCCGAACATAATAGTGTGTTTGCATGTATTCGAGATCTCCAATTTCTAGAGCTTGTCCACACCCCTTGCCCAAGACGCTGGTAGTACACTTTACCAGCGTCTTTTTCAATGCAGCTGAGATTGATTCATTATTTTCGCGCAGACGCTCTTTCAGGGCGGTTTGTTCTGCATATAGCTCATCGAGTGTTCGGGTAGTCATAGTGTATTTGATTGAAAAAGTTGCTTCATAGTGGTCGGCGATACAGACTTTAGCATGTTAACGGCAATGCTGTTAGAGAGAATTGCGACCAGTTCTCGCGATATTCGCTCATTGAGCACAGTTCTCGGTTCACCTAAATCTCGGACAGTATGGTAGAGGGTCACTCGAGTACCACCCAATCGATAGTTAATAGCAATGAGCAAATCTAATGCAAATTGGTCTCGCATGTGATGCAACACAATGTCAAGTTCGCAGTTTTCGAGGCGTACACTGTTCAACACCGATGCTGCGGCAGATGCTTCCATTTCACGAAGCAATTTTACGCTTTCGTCTGTAGGCGCTCGTTTCTCGGTGATGGTGACAGTCGTGTTGACAGGCGTATTATGAAATTGTGTATATTTATCAAACATAATCGTTAACGCCATAGTTATATGCTTGTTTTTTAAGAATATGGTATGTGCGAGGATTCATAAAGATCTTCTTATCTAATTCAGTCACCATCGATTCACCATCTTTTAGAAGATTGGTTGATCCAAAGAATTGTAGCAACCAGGCGTCCATTTCTTTACGAAATTCGAGCGTAACATAATCCCCAGGAGACAACGTCATTTTAGGAATGTCTCTCGTTACGACAACGTTATATCCGTTAAATTTCACAGGGAGCCTCATATACAGTTAGCAATACTAATAGTCGATTCGATCCGTATATAGTATATTTGGTCGCGCACGCTTCAAGCGCTGCAACGGCCTCGGCCTCGGTATTCCACGCTCCATCTCGCAGCGTTCGATCTCGATCGAAGTATGGTCCGAGTTCGTCAGTATATGCTAAGGATCCGTCGTCGTTGATCTTTCGCCATTCGTAATGTTTATTGATCATTTTTCAAGGCCTCGAGAAAGTCTTCCAAAATTTGGGCCTGATCAGCTTCAGTTTCTTTTTTATCCAACCAAGGTGCTGGGCGGCCGGTTCGATCACAAATCGTATAGTCGAAGTATCCAACGATGTCATCTTCCCAATTATCGGGATGTCCTCTACGATGTCCTGGGATAGTAGGCTCATAATCATCGACTTGGATGATACATGGGATACCTGCTACAAAGGAGTTAAATTTTGTGATCATACCGAATTATAACACAAATTACTTGAAGGGGAACATCATGTAGTTTACAAACAACGCAATATGAGAAACAGTTTTGCCAATCTCATATCCAATGCGATAAAATTTCTTTTTCATGATAGTTCCTATTTGTATCGAGTCTCGGTAAAGGTATATGGGAATACTTCCGAGACCTGTGGATCCTCGTATTCTGCATCACCCCAATACCCGGAGTTAGACCTTGCAAGCATCACCTCAAAGAACTGCTCCCCGCACTGGTATACGTTTGAAGTGTAAACCATCTTCATTTCAATCTGTTCATCACCCACATACACTAGCGGTATACTCGGATCGTTTACGTCGCCATATTCGTCAACAAATTGACTGGAAAATTCTTCTGCGGTCATTGTCATGTCAAACTCCTTTTAAAATATTATAACACAGTTTCTTGAGCAATCATATGGTCGATCCATTGAAGTCGACCTTCTCTGTAATCGCGAGCAGTCATTTTACGACTCACTGCTCGATGTGTCATATACATCCATTGTTCATATGAACTACATGAGTTACCCATAGCATCAACCAGCTGACGGTGGATGCGGCCATCGAACTTGAAGTTATCGGTCATGTATAATGCAACACAGATGTAACTTGCTTCGCCACTCTTTATAAGTGGGCGAATCTTGATCAATGCTTGTTTGAATGTTGTACTCATAGTATATTATAACACAGTTTCTTGAGCAATCATATGGTCGATCCATTGAAGTCGACCTTCTACAACATCAGCATCTGTCATTTTAATATATGTCTCGCGATGATACTGATATAACCAACTATCGTATGTTGGACATCGACTCCCATTTAGACCAGTCAACTGTTCTGTGATACGATGGATGAATCTACCATTGCCTGTCTTGAACAGCGCCGTGCAAATAAAGCACTCTCTACCACTCTCGATGAGGGGGCGGATTCTTTTCAACGCAGCTTTAAAGGTTTTTAACATGATTAATCTTTCAAAAAGTTGAGTGCTGCTTGTAGTGGAATGCGTTGTTCCGTGAGGCTCAAATAGCGTGGATTTTTGTATTCATCATCGCCGGGTTTGACTTCGCGAATGCTGCGGCCGTACCCACATAGACTGCGGGATTCATCGATAGCATCTTCTTCGCTTTCGTATGCTCCGCCCCAACCACTCGCCCAGCAAACCTGGAAATACGGTTGTGGTGACAAGTCAACCTCGAATAACGCGTGGTCTTGAAAAACAACTTTAACAAGCGTCCCAAAGTTAAACGTCAGTACCAACTCTGCCCCCTCTAGCGCAGCGAGCTTGGCGCGTAGTTCTGTAATTTCAGCAGTCAATTCTTCAATATCGCCAAAGTTCTCATGTCCAACTCTACCTCGCCATTGCAATGCAAGTGGTTCTGAATAGAACTTTTGGCTCATCATATCACGTGGAAACTTTGGATTTACCCAATACCAAAATGGGGTCGCCCCAGTGTCGTTATACACCAGTTTCATTTTACTGCCAAACTGTATTGGCAATCGCGTGTAAGCCGACCGCCTGTAGGTTCAATATAGTTTTTACCGCGTTGAATCTTGCCGTGGATTACTTTAGTAACACGTACTTGTTTGCCGTTCGTTGCAGTATAGATGATTGGCTTAAGCCGAGCAGTTGCATCTGGCGCGTCTTCAGCTGAATAACAACGAGAGCCATTGCCACCCAGCATAATACAAATACGCTTCCACCCAGCATCATGGTTATCACCTAGATGTGGGAAAGCTTGACATACGCTATGCGCAATTTCATGCGGGACAGTTGAGTTCAAGAGATGCTCGAAGTCTGCGTCACTAGAAATATGATGTACATTGAATCGAACGTAAAACTCTCGAAATCCGTTGATGTGAGTAATACGACCGGCTTGGCCGGCAGCCCGACCACGAAGATCGAATCGAACGTCAATAGTGGGAAGATTGATGCCTAACTTTTGCTGGGCTAGTTGAATGCAGTGCGCGACTTTTGCCTTAACTTGATCGATCTTTGTTTGCATATACACCTTTACTGTTTGTAGAGGTATTATAACACAGATTTTCTAGTTTAACCACATTCACTATCAAATTTTTCGCGCAAAAGTCTAGCTTTTTCACAATCTGCACATACATCGATCATCTGTAGCCGCAATGCTCGACGCTTTCTGCTTCCGATCACCTCGAACATGATGAGTCCCATTATGACGATGAAACTTGCGAGTGCTATGACATTACTGATTGTCATGATAGTTCCTTATTGTGTTTCTTCGAGTTGTTCTACCAAGTCTTGCAAGCTAATGACATGCAAACGACTGATCGTGAATGCTAACGCCCATATAGAAGTGAGGTAATCCCCCGTAATCAAACAGAATACCACAGATACCCCGCCGATACCTGCCAGCCAGTATTTATCTAAAATGATCGACGTATCGTTAATTATTCGTTTCATACAGCATATTCACAGTATTTGGTATATAGCGCCCTAGCTTCTACGCCAGCACCAGCCTTTGCTAGAATCTCCATCAAATTAATGATGGCCGCGAGTTCATCCCTGGATCGTATCCAATCAGCTGGATCGTCAGACTGACCATACTGCCAGTTATGATTCGCCAACATAGTCTCGAGAGTCGCGAGATCATTTTGACCAACTAACGGTTCGCTCATAATGTACTCCTGCTACACGTATTATAACACAGAAACGACTACCAAAGCCATCCAGACAACCTTAATTGAGCGATTTCCCAATTAAGAGCAACTAACGACGCACACAGCCAAGCAAGGCGCGTGGAGAATCTGGACTCTACGATCCCTAGAATAGCAAAAACGCAACACAAAAATATCGGTATGATTACCAACATAAAGTTCTCCCTTGCACCTAATCAACCAGCGGTTGAAATTGATAGATACTCGTTATTTAAGATTAGATCAAACTAAAATACCGTTTGATGTCGGTTATGTGTTTGATAGATCGTCGGTATTCTGGTGTATCATATCCGTCTCTAGCAATACCCATTTGTATCTGCCTAATACATTCTTGCACGATAGTCTCGGCAAATTTTGATAGATCATCATCGATCATTTCATATGTATGCGCATCGCCGAACATACATTGTTCAAGCATGTCATCATGTATGCCGGATGATTTGATAATACCCGCAATGTGTTTGTTCATAGTCAATAATCTTTCGTTAAACAATCCCTACATTCAAACTTCTCAGCAAACTGTAATGCTGTTGCCATATCGGCAAACATGAAGAATGATATGCCGAACATTGATACCACTCCCCACGATTTATCCAGCGAAAGTGATATATCATCTGCTATCCAGCCACCATCACCCGCGTGATCGACGCACCATTCGATCATATCACGTTGCTTTGAGTAGAATCTATTACCCAGTCTAAACTTAACTGCCATTATGACCCAATGCGGTGATTGCTGCAAGGAACCCTCTGGCATATGCGTCACGAGTCTCGGAGTGCAACTGCCTATACTGTCCAGGCAAAAACACAGACTTCAACAGCAATGCAGATTCTTCATCGGCTGTGAATAGCATCAAGTGGTCTCCACGATGAAACCTCAATCGTTCTGCAATTATATCTACTCGCGGATATGTTTGACGTATAGTCGTCGATGGCATAGCGTCTAACAACAGCGGCATAGGAACCGCAATAGAACATCGCCCATATCGTTCGAGATAGTCTGTCACGAAAGTTGACAGTTCAATGACTGTGATTGGCTCAAAGTCATGTGCGTATAAAACAACTCGCATCAACTCAATCCAAAAGTGTCACATACATCAATGAACGAGTTGTTTATTTGATACAATATATTGTTACCGAAGTCTGCGCCTGTGCTTGTTTCCCACCAACCGAATGGGTCGTCTAGCTCACATGCATCAATTCCCCGCAAGATTTTAGTGATACGATCTCGTTCTGCTTGCACCGCACTTGATACAATGGATTTTTCATGGTCGGTCATTCGTCATCCTCTCTGTAATCGTATTCGCAAATCTCACACACCAAATCGAACGGTGGCCGATGTATGGACGGCGAATCGGGCAATATGATCCAAAAATTGTTCCACAGCGTTACAATATCTTCTGCATTAACTAGGTCCGAAATAGTATCGGTGGTGAAACTTGTACCCAGCCGCTGGTTGAGCCTGCCCACCGCTGATTCAAACACATCGACGTAATAATCTTCAACGTATACGTCAAACACACATTGTTTATGAGCTGCGATTATATTCATATTAGTTCCGTATTCTCACATCTTGATAATTTCAATGTTTGCGATCTGCGCCGGCGTATCAACCATCATACCTTGCGCGTGCGGCACAATAATGTGAAATGAAACGTTACTCGCTGATGGGTTGATTTGCACAGCCATCTTGAAAATATCGATGAAATCATAATCCGATGAGATGACCGTGATATGTTGATACCCATCACTGACCGCTTGTTGGATAGACCCCGCGATAAACTTGTCAACAATCTCTTTTCCAGTTCGATACCCAGTCAGATAAACTTTGTTTACCTCGTCGAGGTTCTTGAGGATCTTAGGCTCTTTATGATCATCTCGTTTATATCGAATTAGATGTGTGTCTGTACCGGTCCCGACGACATATTTGTGATATGCCGATAACACTCCTGGGAGAGGTTGGTCGCCATCAAGAAACGCGATGCGCCGAATCTTCTTTGTAGCAAACAGTGATTTGATGTATGATGTAAAAGTGTTCATGTTAAGATTATAACACGTTTTAAGAACGCATATCAATCTTCTTCAGAAAATCCTAACAAATCTGCGATATCTTTTCTGGCCTTTGCATACCCCATTTCATAAGACCGATCGTCGATCCGTTGAGTACCCATATCATAGCACATCTGACCAAATGCGTTCATCCAATGTTCGTTAACTGAAATCTTGTTTTCTCGATCTCGTAGCTCTTTAAAGTGAGGCGACATTAACGCCATCTGTTTCATCCACAAGACTCCTTGGTCGGGTTCATTCGGCTTATACGCTTCAGATTTCTTTTTCCAATCGTCGTACCAGTCAGTCATTTTGATTTCCTGCTAAAGGCCACAATCGCTTAGACCATTGCAGTATTTGGTAGAAACACGTGCACAGTCCTATAAAATGAAGCACGTAAACATATGCGTCATAATTGATGATCGACGCTGTAACAAACCCGATAACCGACGCTGCCCACACCGCAGCCCTAACCACAAGATTCTTTGATATAGTCATAACATTACCATTTAGTCCTTGCTAGCGCATCAAGTGTCTTTGTTGGTGCTATCAGACCAAACACTGATATACCAATACCCAACGCTACGAGAATCAACCTACACGCGACCTGTTCAAACACAAAAATCAAGGCTTGTTTAATTTTCATCTTACTCTCCTAGTGTCACTAGTGTAACAGATCCACCGCGTTTGTCAACTGCTTCTGAAAAATAATTTAACATGCTCATGATACGATTTTCATCTCCGCCAGCGAGCCCCATACCAATCTTAGGGAATCCAAAATTTTCACAGCCATGCAGATAGTATAGTTTCTGCAGAATCATCTTAAACGATGTGTATTCAAACACATCTTCCTGAAACTCTCGGCGAATCTTATACTGCGTATATGCGTTTATGGCCAAGAAATCTTTGTCGGCGTCGGGTATGTATGCAAAGCTGAATGTTCCCAGTTTATTATAGTTGCCTTTTATAGTAGCGGCATCTGCTTTGGCAATATCTGGCCACCTAGTTCTCAACTGTTTAGCTATACCAGCCCCCATTGTGTTGAAGCAATTGCATCCATGAACGACGATATCGAATTCCCCAGCATCGGCGAGAGCAACTAGATCGCCAGTAACGTGGTGTATCATTGTGTAACTATCCAAACAAGTAAAATATATGTCAGAGAATGTATAAATTGATCTAACCCTAACAACCACCAAAACTCTTCGTGAGTAGTAGGCCCCCAACCTAGACGCTTGTTGATATTCACTTTAGCCCAGTCGATGTGATAGTGAACCGCCCCGTCTATGAGGGCTAATATAACCGCAATACCAGGATACCACATAACAAACACTGCATATGTCCCCAGGGAGTGCAGACCGGCGTGTAGTAAGCCTCCTAAATGGCCATACGTGCCTTTGTTGCTGTACTGGTATCTAGTCTGTAGCGGAAAATCTATAATGAAGTGCTTGATGATCAACCACGTCAATAACATCAGTGTTTCATTCATATTACCAACTATAGTGAATTATAGTTTCTTTGTTGGCTAGAAGATGATCAATCACCAACTTCTCAACAGCTTTCACAAATGCTCGGGCCCATTCGCCATATTCTTTCACCGCTTGTTCTTCCAAGTATCCCCATTCGCCGTCTTTGTCGCCCTTTTCGTCCGATGGAAAGAACCAAACCGAATCGAATAAGTCATTGCGAACTCGATCACCCCACAGTGATAGCCAAACGTGCCAGCAATCTCCCCGAAAACAGTCGTCGCGGCTCATAGATCTAAACTGTGTTTCTGGGATATTCAAGTTCTTGCACAGTTCTACTTGGATATCGTCCCACTCATAATAGTGTAAAATTTTTGGTGTCATGTCTACTCGATCCCCAATACTTCTAGAAGTTGTCTGGCCAACATAACCTCACCTGCTCGCTCGCCCAATGTAAAGGCGTCATCTACATTACCACCCACCCAATCTTCAACACAATCGTTGGGGTCGCTATCGTAGTAGCACTGCTTAGCCGCAAGATCTTTTAAAAACTTCACATTTAACTGATTCATACTATATCTACCTCATCACCTGAAATGATAGGGCACTCGGCATGCCGAGATAACACATACCACTTGAACTCGGTATAGTATTGCCCATAGTATTGCTTCTCATAGTAGTAGCTAAACCAAACGCGATGGTTTTTTGGGAAATCCAACGGCGTCACAAACCATGCAAACCGTTTAATCACCCGCACGGTGCCTACAGGAACTTTCATGTTAGTCCAAATCATTCATTTACTCCATAGCGTTCTCGCAGCGCATTCGACACTTCCAATTCATCGCCGCAAAAATCGAATTTATCTTCTATGAAAGATGCACTATCCAAGATAAGCAATTCGGCAAGTTTCTGAGCTCTACCAGCAATCTCAGGGGCAGCATACCCGGCTTCTAGCATAAGTTCTTTGATCCGTTCGTTCATCTTACCACTCCACCTGAATGCCGTAGTTTTGGTGCCATGGCCCAACGCCTCGATCGTCCCGCAGCCCGATACCACGCTCCATTCTCTCGTTGCAACTTCTTGATAGCAGATTTTCGAGTATGCGGGTGTCCAAACCAAGGTTTATTGTCCATAAGTCTCTGGATCATCTCTTCTCGATGCGCATCAATTAGAGTGTTCCGATCGTCGAGATACTCAGAGCATGCCTGATATACCGTCGTTGCCGGTAAAATAATATAAGCGTTTGTCATAATTAGCCTTCGGTGCATATCACATTATAACACATTATTCGATCACAGTTGGGATATCTTTCCACACAAATCCTCCTTCCACTCCTTCATACCAACGATAAGCACCTTGGAGAACGAGTTCACCTGATGGTTTCTTGAGCAGTCTATATGTCTTAGGCTCTAGGTCAACAATGCGTTGCGGGGTGAGTGAAATGGTGATTCCATTATCACTAGAATAAGTAGTTCCGTATCCAATAGTGTTATTCGCCATAAATTTCATTCAATGCCATGTTTTGCTTCAATTGATCTAACAATGCGTACGATGTCGGATCGTACGCTACGAGATTCGTCTCTATCCCCGACACCTTCATCATAAGGATCTAAAAGACAATCGATTATACCACCAGGGATGGTATCAAATATCTGCTCTTCAGTTAGTGGCTGCTGCGCTGGTGCTGTTGGTACATCGAAGTCCATACAAGCAAGTTGGTGCCTCACGCTGCTGTCTTCGGCGTAGCCTGCTTGCCGTAGCAAGCTGTCCACGGAGTCACGGATGCTCCGGTTCCAGGCAGATGGTGGTGGTGCTGGGTGCAGGTAGAGTGGCAGGCTTTCGCCAGTTTGCATTGGTGCGTTGTCAATGTCAGCGACCCAGCCTTCCCTGCAAGGTTTCAACCATCCTATGCGCTGCTGTTCAACCCGCTCGATGGCTTGGCGCAGGTTGCTGATAATCGTTGGTGCTTTATCGTCCCACGACGAGGCGAACTCATACACACCATTCTCAAGCAGACTAAGCGCCTGTTTCATCGCGTCAATTCGGTTCATGATTGTTTCCGTGTGTCTGTGTCCAAAACAATTACCCAATCCGCATCACTCTCATTTTCGTCAATGGAAGTGATTTGTATGGTGACGTTTGGCAGTCGTTTTGCTTGTTGGATGGTGCGAACATCACCAACTTCAAGTGATCCATTGCAAATTTCATCATTCAAGAATTCGCCTATGCTGTGATACAAAGTTTCGGCATCGTCATGATTCCAGAACATATCGGGTAGCGCATCCCGCAGCGCCTTGTTTTCTGCGTCCAAGCGGCGAAGCTCGTCTGCGGCTCTTAGCGGGGTGGAGTTGCGGCTGTAGTTGGACTCTAACCAGCTAGCCAATTCAAGTGCTTTACTCACGATTGTTTCCTTGTTTAGTAGTTTTCGGGGTTGTCTGGGCTGGAATTCCAGTCGTTGCTTTCTCTCGCTTTAATCCTAGCGAGCGCATCCCGAAGCACCTTGTTCTCTGCTGCCAGCTTGTCGCACTCCAAGCGCAGACCATCAATCCACCCTCCTGCGGAATTTGCATGTACCCAACTAAACATTTTTTCCCGATATTCGTCCCGCGCTTGCTCAAGAGCCTCGATGCTGGATTTCATCGCGCCATTTTCGGCATCTAGTCTGCGCAGCGCTGCTGCTGCATCGGCTTGACGAATATGGGTCACGTTGTTTAAAAGATCGTTCGCTAACTCAAGTGCTGTTGAGGTTCCTGCGGGCTGCTCCTTTTGTAGCGCATCCCGCTCCTGCACCAGTGCTTCGATGGCGGCTTGTAGGGCTGCTTTGTGGGTGTCTCGGTCTGCGTAGCTGGCTGTTCGCCAAGCCGTCGCCAGTGCCATGATCTGTTCTGTGTTCATGTCAATAATCCCAAATTAAATTTGCTGCCGCCTCAATCTCGCCAAGGCAAATTCCCTCGTAGCGCGAAGGGAAACTGTTTGGTGTTGCGTCCTTGTAGTCATCAAACTTGGCCAGCGCCAGTTGCGCCTGCTCCAGTTGGATGGCCAGCTTGCTCACCTGCACTTCCTTGCGTCGCTTGAATGACGCCATCGCCTCGGTCATGGTGGGGTAGCAGTAGCGCCTGACGGAGGTCTTGCTCACCCACTTCAGGGCGCCACATTTACGCTGGTATTTTTTGTCAATACCGTGCCAGCTAGGTCCACCGTCAAGCAACACCCAGTAGCCTTCGGGCGTCTCGCTCAGTGGGTGCCACTTTTCCATGATGATGTGGACACCTGATTCGTCAAGTACGTCTTTAATGCGATAGTGGGTTGGGAATGCTGTCATTTTGATTCCCATTTGTTTTCGCATTCAATACATACTTCACGTAGTCGTTTTTCTTGCGCAACCTTCGCAGCAGCCTCCGCAGCAGTCCATGCAGCAGCCTCCGCAGCAGTCCGCGCAGCAGCAGTCCATGCAGCAGCAGTCCATGCAGCAGCCTCCGCAGCAGTCCATGCAGCAGCAGTCCATGCAGCAGCCTCCGCAGCAGTCCGCGCAGCAGCCTCCGCAGCAGTCCACGCAGCAGTCCGCGCAGCAGCCCACGCAGCAGCCAATTCATCATCTGTGGCTTCGCCCTTTGCGAACCTCTCTGCTACATCTAGTGCATCCAAGCTAAGCTGGTCTGTCATCAGGTGTTGCACTTGGCGAGCGCACCAAACGGCGTATAGGCGGATTTCCTTATCGCGGCCTTTCACCGCGCGTAGGCACCAAAGGGCATCATTCAATCCATTGCTGTCCAGGATCGTTAAGATGCTCAGCGGCTCATCATCTGCTTTCGTTTTCCCGAGGTGGGCGAGTAGATTTCCCCAGCCACTAATACATGGTGATTTCTCGCGGATTTGTTTTAGTGTTGTGTTCATTTCGGTTCCTTGTTCTGTTTTTCAAGATACCATTTAAGTTCATCAGCAGCATCTTCGATTTCTCGCAGTAGCTTCTTGGCATCATTCACATCTAGCACACCGAAATCAATAATTGTCCCGGATTCTTCCAATGTACAAAAAGCAACATCGTTGAATTTCCGTAAGTTGAATTTCATTTCGATTCCTTTAATGCTCTGATGGCATCGATAAAATCATAGGAGTAATACTCGGAGACGAACCCTTTACCGATGGTCTGTGTGATAGCACGTTCAAGCGTTCGACGTTCGACTTCGCCAGCAAACGCGGCTATTGCCTCATACCCAATAAGACAATCTGATAGAGGGTCACAATTTTCGATGTCGCTGCCAAACCCCGCATCAGACATCCTGGCAATCTCAAGCACTTCTTCTTTTTTCATTTCGATTCCTCCATCTTGATCATGTGGTCGATCCATTGCAGGCGGCCATCACGGAAGTCGTTTTTGGTCATCTTGAGGAACACCTCGCGGTGGTGTTTATCAAGCCAAATTTCGTAAGTTAAGCATTTTTTGAGATGCCTCGAAATCCGACTGGCGAAATTGCCGCCTCCCGTAATTCCTAATGCGTGACACATAAATCGCGCTTCACCAGACTCAATCAATGGCCGTGCTTTGCGCAGTGCTTTTGAAAATTCAGTCATTTATGATCCACTTTGTGTTTGCATCCCCGACACTGCGGATCATTGTATCGATCATCTGCTTGATAGACACATTCCAGCGCCATACGAAACGGAATAGAAATCATTTTCTGAATGCGAGTCACTCCATCCATGAAATAACCATCCTGCACTTGAAGGTGTTCCTTGAACGGCGATCGATCTTTGCACGCATAACTCATTTCACATTCTCCCCGACTTTATCAATGACAGAATGGAGTGCAATCACAGCATCCGTACATGATTCGGGCAAGTATCCTTCCAAATCTTCAGGTATCGATTCTAGTGCATCCAGAGCAAGTTTTGCGACTGCTAGGAGTTTGCCGTCAGCCTCCAGCATGTCAGCTGCATCATCTGCCGCCGTCTCTAAGTTATAGCAACTAGATGCTTCTAAATCATCTCGGGTGTCATGAGTAACACCCACTCGCAATCGCGCCACCAACTCACCCCTATCACCAGTAGGCATAACCAATGATGCGTTGAGCAAGATCTTCAAACGATACACAGCTTCTGCGTGAGCAGCCGTCAGTTCTTCGATCTTGGTAGCATATGATGTTGTCATAGCAGCAATGAGCTTACCTAATTCAAACTCAACATTCATATTATTCCTTTAATGTGATATTATACTACAGGTATTAGCTGTCCATACGCTATTTCAGACCAGAATGATAGCATATTAGCAATAGGACGATTTACGCTATGAACTATCCATACATCATCACCCTTTTGAATGAACGATGTATATTCGCGTCTGATAAGATCGACCTCAATCTTATATCCAGTGACTAGATTTTCGTTGTCCTCTTCGCCGATCTCAAAAATTTGCGCATACCTACCGGGGGATTTCGCTATCAGAGTGGTTCGAGCTTCGGCAATCATAGTAACATCAGTTCACAACATCAATATTTGGAACGATAGCTGCTGGTTTGAATACAACCCGATAATGGAACACATTAACCTTGCTAGCATCAAGCTGCTCAACAAAGTATGTCACATTATCAGACAATCCCAGAAAATGTTTCTTGTATGCGTCCGGACCAGTTTTACATGTGATTGACAGCGATCGAGCCGGGTCCGCATTACCTAAAGAGCATAGTCCCTCAATCGTAAGCATGTATTCACCAGTAATTCCATTATAGAATACTACTCGGCGAGTAACTTCAAACTGATCAGCTGCTTTAGACAAGTTAGCAGATGCTACATCTGCATCAGAGCATCCAACTAACGATCCTGCCACAATAGCAGCTAGCATTAAACGTTTCATCATATAGATTCCTTTTTGATACTGGTATTATAACATAATATTGAGCGGAGCCCGTGGATCCACGGGCATTGTTACATTAAAACAACACTAATGACGTTCCACAGTTGGAACAAAATTTAGCCGTCGAGTTATTGCGTGTATCGCACGTAACACATCTAGGTTTCGTGTTTACCGTCACTGGTCGCGTAACAACTTTGTTATCTTCGGTTTCACCCAGCAAACGAAACACAATAGAATGCTTTTCTGGATCAAGTTGGCCAAGATATGTTGATGTGAACGCCTGATCGCTTTTGCTACCCGGAACAGTGATGCCAATATCATTTACCGGAACGGCCGCAGAAGCCGACGCTGATATTTGAGACTGACTACAGTTTTGTGCGACTGCGCTACCCAATAACGAATATGTCTCATTCCTAAATGGGAGCGACCCACCGCGCAAGGCAGTATATTGATACAGAGGTGCCTCGAATTGGAACTCGATCCTAATCAAACCATCTTCTAACTTGACACCTCGATGATCCTCGATCTTAGAGGTTCGCTCAATGAACTTGAACTTATTACCCGAGGTTAGATTGTTTGCTCGAACATATCGTTCAAGGTCTACGGATTGCCCAGCATTGAGAACGAGTCCTCCTTCAACGACATCATCCCCGTCGATGAAGATATTAACAACCGCACGGGAGATATTGAGGTTCTTAATGAGGAATGAGTATTCCGAACCAAATGGGATGTAAACGGTATCTTTGAATTCGCGGAGAATTTTACCGTTAGCTTTTAGACTTGCAACTAGCTTGTTATTAAACATCATGATGTTTCCTTTCTACTGGTCACCCTCTAAGACCATAAACTTTTAAAAGAGGGTTAGTTGTAGCACCCACTACAAAATTATTTAGTCAGTGATTTCTGAGAATCTATGATTGCACCAATCGATCCATTGGTCAGTAGTCCACAAACATTGATATCTCCAACCATAAAGCATGGATTCATACCCCGGCAACTTATCATACATGCTACAAGAGCTATCCATTTCTATAAATTCGATTCGAACAGCGAACACATTTTTGTTTCGTATAAAGAAGTAACCGATGACAGCTACACAGAATAACCAGGCTAATATTAAAAATTCCATCATACTCGCATCCCCTCATTTAATTTGGACTGGTTTGATCCCGTCAAATGTCCAAGATCCAAGAATCGCGTCATACGTATTATTGTAGTTTTCATCACTGTCCCAGTCCGCATCATTATGGTAATATGCATCCGCAGTATATCCTGCCCGATCAATATCATCCTTGTCGTATCCATAAGAATCGAAACCATCTGGATCATATGGACTATACACTACATCACCATGAGGAGCAAGATTAGCATATTTCCTAAACCAGTTTTGGTCTTTTACATAAGCTGCCGTAACTGTTGGGCTATAATCTCCGCGCATAATATACTCCTAGTAAGCCTACATTATAACACTATTCTGATCCCATCTCAGCTCGATATGAAAAGAATTTTGTTGTCGTCGGTGTCATTATCGTATAAGACGACTGACCGGTCCCTGCGCGCAACGCACTTGCTAGAACCGCAGCTTTCACATCTAGTTCGTCTGGTGTGCTTGGGAAGCGAGGATAGTTGATCAACCCAACGACATACCCAGCTTCTTCACCACCGGTATAGATGTAGGTAGTTGGGTCGATCGTCACACACAGGCCGACAGACGCTGTATGAAGTCTGATAATTTGCTTTGCAACTTCAATTGGCCCAGCGATGTAAATTTTTACCCAATACGTATCACATGACATAAATTCCATATCAATCCTTTATAAAACCTGTATCGCTACTAGCACAATACCTAGTATCACACAAACCACATACATGATAATATCAGCGTATATTCTATTCATCTTTCGTATCAACGATTCGGTTGATGAATGCATTAAATCTCACCCCCGCACCAACTCCAGGACAATAGGCGTGCAATAGTGCATCACATTCTTTTCGACTAATTGGTTCTTGAGACACAATGAATTCACCCGAATGTTCTTGGTTAAGTTCGGTTGGTTCAGGTAACTCTGTAATAGACTCGATCGTATGTCCCAACGGGACCTCAACCAGATAGGTCATCTTAAACGTCGATGCCGTTTCAATCTTAACAAGACTTGTGGGAGATTTAGACAGCGTCGCTTCTCGATCACCGACTGCCCAGTACATAGTGTCGCCGACCTTGAGTTTGAGAGATGTTACGATCTCTGGCGGGAGTTCTATGAACAGCTCGCCGTCGGGAGTCTCTTGCACAGTAACAATGAATGTCATTCATAATCCTTTGGGTTAAACAGGTCTGTAACTTTTTTACCGAGTCTGAACTGATCGACAATCAACCAAATAAACACAGTGCCTATGATAGCACCGAGTACTCTACCAATGATTTCGAGAAGTGCGATTATTAGTTTCATATGTGTATTATATGACTAAACTACGATCACGTCAACAAGTCTTTGAGCGTCTTTTTTCAGTCAACCAACTGCTACACATATGCAATCTCAAGTAATTGAATACAGCACGATCTATTAGGCCCTATACGCCTTTTAGAGCAGCTAGGTACATGCCATTAGGAGTTTGTAGGTTCAACTGCTGCATCTTTTCGGTTTTATCGTCAAACGATTGTTGTAATTCTGCTACTTGATCGCTGGTACATTCATACAATGGAATGTTAATGAATGACTTAGCCCAATCACATGTCGATATATTGCTGTTAATCCATGACAGCAATGCACTTTTCGTAGTATGCCTAAAGTCGATCTTATCGTCGATCACATCTTTCACGAACTTAATCTTGTGCTCAATTATATCAAGTTCTTCAGACAACTTGGTTTTGTCGTACAGAATCTTATCACCGAACTTAGTCAATCGATAGTTAACGAAGTAGTAGATTAGCTCTGCAACTGAATTGAAGATCTTCAACTTGCCGTCATGCCCAAGAGTCGTTAGAATCTCGGTATGTGTTCGTTCAAGTTTGAAATACTTCAAAAGATCTTTCTCGGCATCCATCTTCTGATTCAAACTGACCTTTACGTTGAATCCAAAACCTGCTTTGGAGCAGCAGTCTTCATAATCTCGAATCAGATCTTTGTCGATCATCGAGTTCAACAACTCTACATAAGATGCTCGATCATAACCAATAGGTACTTCGGTGATTGAAAAATAGTTCTTACCAACGTAACTAATGATACCAGAAGTTTTCCACTGATTACTAGACAATTGAGTGACCGTTCCTTTGAAGTCTGGGAACGATGGCTTAATAGGAGCATCCGCTTTCAAAAATTCATCGGGATTTTTTACACATGCTTTTGTAGCGGCAACTAGATCTGATATTTGTCTAGGTAAGATATCTGTTTTGAATCCAACAGCAATACCACTGATTCCGTTTACCAACACCCACGGAATGATTGGGAGATAGAATGCTGGTTCTGGGTTTTCTTTGTCGAACGCCACAGGTGATACCTCGGTATCCCTGAAGTATTTCTTATAGTTATCAGACAACGAAGCATATATGTATCGAGGAGCCGCAGATTCTTGAACAAGTCTCGATCCAAAGTTCCCGTGACCATCAAACAGTGTCGCATTGTTGCTCCACGCCTGTGATAATCCAATAGCTGCACCTATAGCAGATGTTTCTCCGTGATGGTATGAGTACTTCGAGATCCCGCCCAAATCAGAGAGCTTAACCTTTTTTCCCTTATGTTCCACGATCATTGCATACAGCAATTTGCGCATAACAGGCTTCAATCCATCAATTGCAGATGGAATTGCTCGATTCTCGATCGTGTACATCGAGAATGCACGAAACTCGGTGTCAATGATATCAGTTAGTGTTCGTTGTTCAATTTTCATGTATCAAGCCATTAGCCATTGTTTACGAGCATCAGCACTATCGCCAAATGCCATGTCGAGTTTATTCAGATCGTCCGCACATACTTCAATCAATCTAGGATTGTTTACACACTCGCGATACACATCTTCGGGCATGCTACCCAATCCCTTGAAGTAGTCTACAGCATATCCCTTAAGATTTGCTTTATCAAACTCTTCTTTTGTGTAAAAGATTTTAACATCTTTTCCTTTAGTACAATGGTACAAAGGAGCCAGCATACGAAATATTCTTCGCTCAGCAAACAATGATGGCCAAAGACTGAAAAAGTTCAACAACAAGCCAAATATGTGCGCACCGTCAATGTCTAAGTCGCTGAACACAGCAATCTTACCATAGTTCAACTCTGGGTTTGGTTTACCAAACTCAAGACCAATGATGTTCATTAACTCAAACATCTCCTTGTTCTTAACGATGTCTACTGGTTTCATCCCACAAATGTTGAGTGGCTTACCTCGCAGAGGATATCCGCCAACAGTCTTAGGATTTCGTACTGAGATCAATGATCCAATTGCAGACAATCCCTCGCACAGCAACAACATCTTGTTTTCTGGATTGGGGTCTGTTGCTACGATGTGATTGACGACTCTAAGTTTTGCCGCAGATTTCTGCTTCTTTGCCAGGGCTAATTTTTCAGCCATTTCTTTCTTGAAAAGAATAGCAGCGATCATTGGATCAATTATACTCGGAGTTCCTAGAATCTGTTTTGCCACTCGATCGAAGTCGATACTGCCCAATACCACATTCACTTCTGACTGCGAGTTAGTAATGCGTTCCTTTGTCTGTGAGTCAAACTTCAAATTCGGGAATCCATTGATCCAACTAGCAATCAACAAGTGCTGGCGGATTTGATTCGGTAGCACGTCGATCTTATGCTTCTTCTTCACATACTCTCGAAGAATTACAATGATACGATCGACCACAAAATCGATGTGCGCCCCGCCGTTCTTGATGTATATGCCGTTAACGTAACTCAAACAACGAAACTCTTCGTCGTCACCCGAAGGAGCAATAACGATAGCAGCCAACCCATCTTCGACCGATATAGCATCTTCATGAAACAGTTTTGCGACTTGTTTGATGTTTTTAAACTTGATCTTCTCACGGTTGACGCTGAACGTTATCTTAGGATACTGGATAGCTAGATTACGAATTCGGTCATTGATGACGTCTTCGTGGTCTAACGTAAACCCACTCAAACCAAATCGTTCTAGATCGGGGATAAACTGTACAGTAACACCTTTAGCGTTGGTCTTTGATATCTCAAAGTCGACAGTAGACATATTGTCATATGACGATACTACGATACGTTTCTTCCCGTCGCAACTTGTTCCGATGAACTGTTTTGAAAGAACGTTGGTGATAGCTGCCCCCATTCCGTTTGTGCCAGCGGTCACTCGACCAGCAGAGTCATCGAAGTTAGACCCTGCTCTCAACTCAGTCCATGCTAATACTGGTCGATAAGAATCGCCGATCTTTTCAACAGGAATTCCGCGGCCGTTATCCGCGATTGTAATTTCTGTTCCATTGATCGTTTGGTCGATCGTCAACGATATTTCAGTAGCAAACTTTCCATCAGTGCGAATATGCTCGTCAATAGAATTCTGCAGAATCTCTTCGATGCACTTGATAAGTGCTGGGACAATCTTCTTCGATTGATATTTGTAATCAATGATACCTGAGATGGGCTCTTCAACTACCGATCCCGCATACATGCCCGGTCGCAACATTATGTGGTCCCTGTCACTCAATACTTTAAATTCATCTGCCATTTACACCCTTTAAATAAAAGTGTCCTTCGCGGTATTACGCACCCAAGGACTCTAAACACGTTAAAACGGTACTAAGGAAATAACAATGTTCAGTAATTATACTTATGTTGACGCGTTTCGTCAAGAATATCCTACGATAGATCTAGTTGAATATTTTACATTCATAGAATCTGCGCGTCTGCCAAAACGCATAAAATTTAAAACCGCAGCTCACCACATACTTCCTAGATGGGCATTTGGCCAATATTCAAATTTTGCAAGATTTCCGTGGAATCGGGTTATTCTAACACACTCAGATCACCTCGTCGCACATTTCTTATTATGGAAATCATGGCGAGTTGCGCAAAACGCATCACCTTTGCTGTTGATGTGTTCGACCCAAAACATATCTAAGTTTGACGACGACAATATGATAAACGCGGCTTTGTTATACGGCGAGGCGTGTATAGCACATGCCAAACAAGTATCGAAAAGGCATACCGGAAAATATGTCAGCCCAGAAACGCGCAAGAAGATTTCTGACAGTCGAACCCGACATTGTGCTACTCATCCAGCGCATCTGTCGTGTAAATTAGTAGCAACTGATGAAACTGTCTGGGTAACTGTAGCCGAATATCGTGCAAATCGAGGGTTATACAAACATTTCGCGGAAGGGACCCCATCTTGGAATTCTGGGCTAAAACTTCCATCCGGAAAACTAACCGTTCATACTAAAGGGACGACTGAAAAAGTAAGACTGACTAGCGAAGAGTATGCGGCTAATAAAGACTTATATGACCATACTGGTAAAGGCAATAAGGGATGCTCCGGTCGCATACCAGTCATCGAGTTGACCACCGATAAACGGATTACTATAACCACCGCTGAATTCTGGAAGAACAATCACCTATATAAGCATGCGGTTACTAGCACTAGATGGTATAATAACGGCGTCGACAACTTAAGATTACCACAATCATCTAGTGTTCCTGCAGGATATGTGTTAGGGAGGGTACCTAATAGGTTTGAATGTCCGCACTGTAATCGAATCGGCACCACATGGAATTTTAAAAGATTTCACTACGACAACTGCAAATCACTCAACAGTAATGCGCATGGCGGTCACTCAATACTTTAAATTCATCTGCCATTTACATCCTTGGTTATGCTGTGATTTCTTGTTTTTCTTTAATTAGTGTTGGTCGATTTACGATCGTTTGAGCAACACCATCTCGCACAGAGTGTTCTTTGATTGTTGCGCGAATCTTAATCGTATCGCCTTCATATACATCATCGAATGCGCCCCAGTAGATAACAACGTTACCGGCATTCTCCATGACGGTCATATAACCGACTGAAGAATCGTAATAGTGGAACTTTGGTTTGTTATATGTACGAATCTTTTTAACCGTACATTCCATTTCGATGCGACGCCCAACGTAGCTAACGTGTTTGCTGGGAACTTTTTCAGCAACGGCAACTGGTTCAAGTTCCTTAACTGCGCATGTTCGATTCCAAACAAGTTTCGTTTTTGTTGGATCGACGTAAGTGCCTTCTCGCATAGTGCCTTTATATCCGAGTTTGTATTCTGCGACAACCCCATATTTATCAACAACATACATCCATGAAACTGGACGAATGCTGTTAGTGCCATAACTAGCCCATGACGTAGTTGCATCGACGTTTACGATACATTGCCCGGGGGTTAGATCAATACCAAAGTTTGTTTTCACCGACTCTATTGTATCGAAACTGCGTGCTTTACAATACATAGGAAACAAATAGTTTGCCTGCTTTGCTGTTTTGAACAGACCTTGGTTGGTCTTCATCAATCCAAACATTGACAAATGGGTTGTTTTGGCATCATCAGATACAAAGTCAAACATTGGAACTCCTTGTGTGCCGCTATTATAACACAATTTTGCAGTTACAAGGAGAGACCAAGTATTTCAAGTGGATATTATTTCAGATCAGAATCACGTGTCATATAAAAATCTAGCAGCTTTCGAGATACCATGCTAGGTACGTCGGCAAACTTATCTTCGAGAACAAACCTCGACGTAGTGTGTTTCCACGACGATGTGGCTAAGAAACGTTCGAACGATTTGCGATGTGATGGGTCTTTAGGATCAAACTCAACAAACACCTGCTTAGTCAACATTTTCATAATACACTCCAATAAAGTATGTGTATTATAACACCAGATCCTACTGGTTCAACATTTCTTTGATTTGTGCGTAAAGATGTTTGCGATCGGCCAATCCATTAGTACCACCATTGATGCGTCGGGTAACAGTAACGACGTCTTCTCGATCACAATATTGATTTAGTTTTGCGATGTCCCAATACCATCCAGCACTAGCAATTGCATTGTCGGGCGAAAGAATCATCTCAGGTTCTTCAACGGCTCGATCATCACCCCATAGATCGTGTGACATAGCAGTGTAGTTTCTGCGACCCGTGATTTGGATTGGTCCTCTACCTCTAAACCTATAACCATCGCCACTTTCTGATGGACCATTACCCATTCGGTTAGCATACACAATATTTGCTATAAGTTCTGGCTGTCTCGCGCATTGAGCTGCAAGTTTTGTGTTAAAATACTTCGGAAAAGTTTTTAACAGACCGGTGCTTGAGTAGTTCAAGTTTTCTTGAAAAACTGTGAACCCAGCAGACTCATGCCCGCACTGTGCTAAAAACATCCAAAGACGCGGCCCTTCTATGATATCATGAGCTGGTAGATTATACTCCATTGCCTCGACCCAAAAGTCAGCATCTTCTATTCTAGGAAAAATCTCTAGTAGTTGTTCAACTGTGATCATCTGTCATCATTGATCAGGTTATCCCTGAAATCAGTCTCCGTGGTAGAACGATATGGGGCACGGTCGTCTGACCTATACGAATGTTCTGATCGATATCTAGCTGATGAGATTCGCTCTTGACCACGAGTCCAGCTAGTGATACCTAAGATTGCGCCCATTGCCATGTGGAACAATCCACCTTCAGACAATGATATCGGCTTCCAAGCAACATAGTCACCACCATATTTTGCAAAATATACAGCGGTTAGAATGGGTGCTATCAGGAAGTCGAAAAGACAGATGGCAAGATAGACCCAAGCAGTCGTGGGTCTCCATTGGTGTTTAAACCAAGATTCTTCAGATACATTATTGGACATTTTAGTTCTCTTTCTATTATTTAAGAAAGAGAACTAACCGACTAGATTAGTACGGATTTCAGGGCAGCGATTTGAGTTTTGCAGTCATCAATAGCATTGTGATACTTACCGACCCTCGGGAATTCTCGAAAGTTTAAATCAAACACAGAATACACCGTTCTAACATCTCGCAGATTCCAATACTTCCATGGAACTGGAATGGTTGCAGCCTTATAACTCCATTCCAATACTGGGAAATCGAAGTTCATCCCATTAGACCACCAAACAACATTCTTCCATTGAGTACCGGCAAACTCGGATAATGTGGTTAGCGCGTCTGTGATAGGTCGTTGATCTACCATCCATGCATTGCGAACTTCTGCGGGTTGCTCAGCCCACCATTGTACTGTATCAGCATCAGACACCATACCAAGGGCTTTGCTACTCTTTGGAGAACAGTTTAGCAACAAATCTTCGGTAATATCATCTTTGAAGTTGAACGCCACTGCGGCTATAGATACGATGATGCTATTAGAAGACGTGCCTAAAGTTTCAATGTCCAGCATTATATTATTCATTGAACGTATCCAATGCAGCATAAAGAATTGTGCCAGTGAAATACTTTGCGTAATTCAAATCATGTTGTTTCTTGATAACCTCGATGTTCCAGGTTTCGAATGCCTTCACTATAGTATCGACTAGGATATCGACACATGGATCATTATCTTCCGTGACGACGTAATCCGCAACATCACCGGCAAACTTCAAATCCCACTGGTCAAAGATTTCAGCATATGATAGTCGATCAGGAACTATAGTCATACAGCCTGCTCGTAGAGACTCGATGCCCATACTTATGCCGCCTGTTTCTTGCAATGCAGCCGAGAATGCTACTTTGCTTCGGTACAATAGATCGTGATACGCATCTTTCGTTTTACACACTTCCATCGCCACAACGAATTTGTATTGCGGCAACCTACGCTCAAGTATCTTGAATAGTTTATAGTTTTTCTCATCTGAGATTCGATGAGGGAATACTATCAAGTCTTCTTTATTAACAGGTGATTCAAGATCCCAGTATGATGGGAGAACTTCATCATAATATTCCATCGGGAACCCTGTTACGATGAGGTCTGCACCTGCAGCATATACTAGATCTGCCCCAAGATTATTAGCATACAACTGTCGAGCAAAGTACGTCGAGAAATAAATCTGATCATATGCCTGATGCAATGACATCTCAGTAGTCCAAGACCAGTGTTTATTAACTAGCTTTTGATGTAGAATATCAGCTGGGTCCCAGTCTCCTGCGTGAGCAAATCCAACGATCTTTGCACGAATTCCATTTAGATCGAGAATGTATCGAGTCATATGAACCGTTGGGTTCCAGTAATCTGTATAGAAGATCACATCACCGTCTTGTATCTCACCACGTTTAACCATCTCAGATAATGAGATGAATTGCGCGGCCTTATACTCGCACGTGAAATTGAAGTTAAAGAACCCACCAGAAGTGTTTTCAGGAACTTCTTTGTCAATCTCTAGATGGACGATTGAATCAAACGACGTATTTTCTTTAATAAAACCTGGCAGGAACTTATACCACTGAGAGGTATACCGAGATTCGATCGGTTCAATGGGGACAATGATAAGTTTTGACATAGTATTATTCCGGAGTATATTCTACAATACCATCAGACTCGCCGTCTTCAGACACAATGACTTCATAATATCGATCACCGCCATACGCTATCAGCAGATGATCGTTCAAGATATCACGCCCAATCATCTCGCAACTCTTGTTATTGAGTTCTCTTCTATTCAGGAAATCTTCGAGCGCCCACTTGGTCAAGAAAAACTCTAACTCTCGGTCATCATGTGTCACAGAGATCTTAACCTCGACTTTGAACATGTGGCGATGCCGATCTTCCAGGAATTTGATAGCTGGGCTTATGCTACCGGCTCCTGGGTAGCTATGAAACCCTTCAAACTCAGTTCTAACTTTGATGTATGTTTTGATTCCCATATTAAAACTCCAATTCTAAAGATTGTCCAGATTGCACACGATTTGACTTAACGGTACGTTTGAAATGCGAGTTCCAAGCATCGAAGTCATTCTTATCTTTCACTCCATACAAGAACTTAATCTGACCATGCAGGTTATGCTGCATCGCATCTTCAATCATGTTCTCTTTACTTGCCATAACGTGTTCAACGTGGTTGATAAAATTATGGATCATTCTGAAAATAATACCTAAACGACAACGCAAAAAGTCAAAGTCTTTTTTATTCAATTCCTCGACATACTTTGTGTATCCACTGTTCATGATCTCATGAAAGTCTCGAGGCGTCAAATCAGAAACGTCAATGAACCCAGCAATCTCATTAAAAATCTTTTCATAGTGTCTCGAATACTGACGAGTAAACGAAAGACGTTTGAAATCTTCGGTGTAATAGTTTGCAAGTTCGCCTCCAGAAGTATGGCTAGTGCTGTCATATGATAATGTGATGTCTTTATACAGACCCGAATCTTGGAACACCAAATACGGATATAGTCGTTTTACAGAACCAACTCCCAGCACGTGTAGATGCTTGACGTCGATCTGCAATTGTGAGAAGATAAATGCTCGCTCGATGTCTTCGAGGGTGCCTGTGCCAAGAGCAGCAGCTCCCATAGCAACACCGCCGACATATTGACGGTCGGATGCAGGAATCTCATCCATAATATAATCTACCCAGCGCATGTAACTGTCATAACAGTTTCCTTGAGCAATGAGAATTGGCTTACACTTTGAATCTAGTTTATGGTAAACTTCAATCTGTCTAGCAATGTTTCGACCAGTCAGCCTAGCATAGTGTTCCAGATCGTCTGACTTATACCAACGATTCGTTACGTCATTTCTACCCGAAGTTGTTCCAGTCATTCCGATTGGAATCTCATCGAAGCACATCCCCAGATCAGACCACTTAGCTTGAACAGCATATACGGCGTCTTTCAATGCCGGCGTGATCGTCTTACCTTGAGTAATTACTTGCAAGCCACCTGAGTCGGCGTGTGTAAATTTGTGCCCATTATACTTCGAGAACCGTTCGCCAAAAGCAGATTCAGTGAATGCGTTGAACAGTATGCCGAAGTCATGTCTGGTTGCACTATCACTGATCTTTCTGAAAGTATCATTAATGAACTGCAAATTTTCTGGGTTCTCGTAGTTCCTCGGAGAATTGATTCTCGTGTAGGACATTCCGGACGCGATGTAATGTATATCTTTTATCATTTAGAATATGTCGTCGAATGAAATGCCTTCAGACTTTTGAATCGTCTTTCCACTCTTTGAGAGAAAGGTTCCTTCTTTGGAATGTGACACTGTGAATTTATGCCGATTGCTTAGCACAGAAATTACATCCTCGATACTAGCAAACCGACCCAACGATGATATGAAGTCTGCATATAGCACTTCATCATGTTTGGTAATGTTAGCCGAATTTGAGGTTGATTGCTTTGGGTTAAACGACTCAATGAAGTCAACCCAGATAGACTTACACTGATCGTCTAGTGATCGTACATAATCAATATTCGCCGTATGTACCGGCGTATTATACAATCGTTTTGTCAAAGATGCAACATCTTTCTTGGCCGATACGTTAATAAACGTCGGGTCAAAGTTCTTATGCCACGGATATTCTTCGAGAACGATTGAATGCGTGTGTCCAATTGCTTCCATCAGAGCAAACCCATAGCTCTCGCTCTTTGATGGCATATAGAACACTTTCGCTGACTTAATGAAATCTACCTTTTCTTTACCGATGATAGATGCTTTGATCTCATACGGCACGCCCAACTTACTAAGAGCTGCTTCAAAACTCTTAGCACCGTTTTCGTTCGTCATAACCTTTGCAGGCAATCCAGTTTCTTCAATCAGCCGCAGGAACTCTTTGGGGTTCTTTCGTTCTTCCCATCGACCGATGAACAGCACCCCAGATTTTTCGATAATGCTTGGAGTGAGTAGATCCCTTTCAGGGATGGGCATAGGTAACCATGCCTTACTTTTGATGCCTACCAACTCATCGAGGTTTCTGGGTGTCTGAGTTCCCACGGTGATCCCATCAGATCGCATACTCTGTCCTATGATCTCGTCATAGCTGTCATTGAACACCCCCGCGAATGAAGCATCTTTGAACACTAGATTCTCATTATGCGTATAGAATACGATTTGAACGAACTTTTGAATGCCTAGAGCATATGTAGAAAATAGTGCTTCAGGCGTGTTGATAATGATAGTATCGTAGATCTGCGTCTGCAGAGCAAGCATCAAACTATCGCGAAAGTTAATGATCCGCTCTAGATTCAACGTTTCGCTGAAGGCATGTACCTTAGTATGTTTTTGGCTCGAAAGCGGCTGTGGGGGGTATATTAGCTTAACGTTGTCTTTACCGGCCAATAATTCAACGAACTCAGATGATGCTGGAGCCTTATCAAGGATGATATCTATTTGATACTCGTCTAGCATCTCAATCAACCCCTTGGCGAATTGTCCGATGCCGCCGTGAGGAATAAGATGCTGAGCCGAGATGATGAAGCCAATACGCTTATTGAAAGTTTTCATTATGAATAGTCAAAAAAGATCGGCATTTCTGCCGATCAAGGTGGCTTAATTACGCCTTTGAATGCACCACGTCGTAGAATTCTTTGCGCAGCATTGGATCGTTCAAGAATCCGCCACCCAACTTAACGGTTGATGTGCTTGAATTGATATCCTGCACGCCACGTGAACGAACGCAGAAGTGCGTGCCTGTCAAGAACACGGCGATATCTTCAGTTCCCAACAAATACTCAAGAGCATGGAAGATCTGCAACGTCAAACGCTCGGCTTCTTGAGGGCGTCTGGAAAAATAGTCAACTACACGATTGATCTTACTAAGACCAATAACCCGCTCTTTAGGAATGTATGCAACAGTAGCAACGCCGTCAATAGTAACTAGGTGATGGCTGCACAGGCTCATTGACTTAACATCACGCTCAACAACCATCCCAGATGCTTTGAACTTGTTCTCAAACGTCATAATCTTTGGAAAGTTGTTGTAGTCGAGGCCACTCATGATCTCGGATACCCACATCTTCGCGATTCGCTTGGGGGTGTTTTGAACAGAGTCGTTTGTGAGGTCGAACCCCATGATTTCAAGAGCAGCTTTCATGTGATGTTCTACCACCTCAATTTTAGATGCAGCGGTCGTACTGTCATACACAGAATAGTCGATTGGAGACTCGACCCCCTGCAACATCAAATACGCTCGAACTCGCTTACCCAATTCTGGGTCACACTTACCATAATTCATTAAATTGTCTCCTTTGAAGTCATTTTACGAGGACGCCCGCGACGCCCTGGTTTGTTGGTGGTTTCTACTGCATCACTAGATGAGGTCTCGGGCTGATTGACGACTTCAACATCATCAACCGTGGTTGGCTCAAGTTCTGGAACGGCTTCCATTGTCGCCAACGCCTTTGCGAGTTCGGCTGCCTGTAATGTGAGACGATTCCGCAAATCCTTTACGATCACTAAGATCTCACCATTCTTTGGGTTGATCCAACCAACGTCCGTTGCTAGAGCATCCGGACAGTATTCTGGCGGGGTTAATAGTCTAGTATTCATATGTTCCTTTATTGTCTGAATGTATATTTACGCGAACAGATCTTCGTTCCATTCGCGATGGCCTTCTCGAAATGCCATGTTGCTCCGAGTTTCTCGCACATCGACTCGATGACACCAAAGTCGGTTGGATTCTCCAGGACCCCACAAATCTGGAATGTAAACGCCATTGACGTATTTATACAGCATATCCGCGAGAGCTTCGCACCCAAGTTTAGGTAGAATTGTGAGCTTTGCCATCTTCTTTTCCTGAAGAAGTTTGTAAGTTTCCAACTCGGGATCATCTGAACTCACTAGCAACGTATGATCGAACTGACTCTCCAGAATTTTCTTAAGGTCTGACAACCCACCATAATCAGCGGCCCAATTTCGCACGTCGAGATCATTGGTCCCAAAGTAAAATTTCATGGAAAAACTGTATCCGTGGATCGAATTGCAATGACTGTCTGCTCGCCATTGTCGATACGCACATGGGAATGCGTCGATGTATTCTTTAGTTGATGTATACTTATACGATACTGGTTGATTCATTCTTGATTAAACTCCATAAAAGGGGATATATTATCATCAAATAGGCGAGCCATCTGGTTCCAAAGGATAGTTCTCTCAGCCGGGGTCATACCAGACCTAAAACTAAACTCGTCAGGCCATTTATCCAAGCCATAGTCATGTCGCCAAGCATAACACATGTCCGTGATAATTTCGTCACGAGTTTTCATCATGTTGCCCAGGCATTCTTGAATAAAGGAACTTGTAGCCTATCGCTATACCTAAGCCCATGTTTGATTGCTGCCTGGGCAACAGTTCTGTTATTTAGCGTGTATACGGATTCCACGCCACCAACTGGCATCAAATAAACAGGGCCTTTGAACCCAGCTTTTCGATAAATATCAGTCACTTCAAGCGCTTCTGCTATATCATCTTCAGTTGCGACTACAAACTTCAAGTAAGTGTAGCCATACAATTCATAATCAACCACCACTTCGGGATTGATTGCTACACTACGAGGTTCTCCAGAGCAACTTAACTTTGGACTAACTGAAAACGTCAGTGAGTCATATGTACGGGCTTCTGTCCAACTGTATAACACGGTTTTGAAAAAACCATTCAACGGCTGAGTGCCATTAGTCTCGAATGTGAGTTCCTTCAAAGAACGCATTTTAGGATGTGCTAGAAGTTCTGGGTAAGACCGCTGCCACCCCAACAAAGGTTCGCCACCTGTGATAACAAGATGCTCGTCTCGCCATTCTTTATGTGGTAGTAGATCGACGGCTCTATCAACGATAGCATCCACAGTCAGCATAGGGGAAAGATCTTTGAATGCAGGATGCCAAGATGCAAATGAATCGCAACCGGTTTTCACTAACGGCAAATCGTTATACGTTTGAAACGCTTCAATCGCGGTATGAGTATGCGCTACCTCGTCGGCGTCCGAACTCAATTCGCCTTTAGGCATCCCAAATCCAGCACACTTGAAATTGCAACCAAAGGTTCTTAAGAATACGCTAGGAACCCCCATATAGCGTCCTTCTCCTTGAATCGAATAGAATAGTTCTGATATTTTTAGTTTACTCATATCACATCATGGTTCAATGGTTAATGAAAGAGTGTCTGCGCCATTAGGCGATAACACTGATTGCTTCTCTTCTGCTCGCATCTGCTGCCATCTAGTAAGAGTGACGATGGCTTCAGCTACATCCTTGTCGATGTTTTTTGCTCCACGTCCACCAGCCACCAACATCTTCTTGATCGCGTGTTGGAGGCATGGGTCAGTTACACTAAAAAGTTCTAGCACCCTGTACACATCAACGTAATCGTACGGACAAGGTTTGTGATAGTGATTGTATTCGGTTCTAATGTCGTTCATAGTTCAGTGTGTGATAAAATAATGTGTTTAGATAACATATGATCATCTGGCCCAAATGCTCCGGATATACCAGAGTCTATTGTCGACGCGTCCAGTTTAGTCATGCTTTCTGGAGTTGATACATATACGTGCTTACCAGCATCGAGTGCTCGAGTTGATAGTCGCTTCCACATTGCATGTCCTTGAACATGCTGTTCATTACTCGATTTCAAAGGCAATGATTGCTTGTCCCATGTATTATACACGAAATCTGTCACATAGCCTTTAGGCAAATGTTCAGAGGATTTGACTCGATCCACGCTCACTTGTTCTAGATGATCAAATGGTAGTTGTTTCGTGGGAGATTTCCGATGAATATCACTCACATGAACTGTATGTCCTAGCTTAGTGTTATTCGTTATATACAAGGTGCTATTGGTACTGGGATTGTGAATTGATTGGACTACTAGGTCCCCACTTCTCGACACCACAGGATACGATGCACTATTAACATATGAAACTCGTTTGAACGAATCACCCCTAAACTCAAGCATTGAAAATGGGCTAGGCAATTGCTTTGCCATCTCTTCTAGATATCCTCGATATGTTAACATTTCACGAGCACCTCTCCATCAATAGTCGATATGATCAATGAATAGATCACGTCGCCGCGTATATCGTATTCTAACCGCAAGCCATTATTTTCTATCCAAGTACCTTGGTTCGAGTACCAGAACATGCTTTGGATATTCTTGACTATATCAACATTCATAGATTCATCAGATAAGCATCCAGGAATAAGAACATCCTGACCAACAAATCTCCAAAAATCTGGTTGACATGCGTCGAACACTCGAATCATTGATATGATCTGAGATCTACCAATGCAACCTACGAGAATGTATTGATCATTATTCATCGAAATCCCATGCTACAGCAGCAACTTCTTTCTTCTTGGTCTTTGACTTAGGTTTATACCTGTCAGATGATTCTTGAGTTGTCGTTCCAACTTCGGTTGACAGGGACTGAGCGCTCTGTTCCACATTATACAACCGCATTCTAGTCTTGTCAACCCCTACAACAAATCTCTTATAGTAACTAGGGTCGCCATATCGACTAGCCAATTGCTTGAATATCATTTGGTTTAGAGCTGCCAACTCCGGAGTTGCAATCAACCCAATAGCCAAGTCGCATGACATAATCGGGCCTGTAGAATCTGAAATATCTTCTACATCAAAATCCGATGCGTTCATACCATTTCGGTTAGTCTGTACCGCAGTCCATAGCGCTACATCATATTCCGATGCCATTGCGCGCATTTCCTCTGACACAGCTTTCTGATATGTATATGAGTTTACTGAGCTAGCAGTACCGTATTGGCTACTCGCTGTAATGCCCAAGTAGTCAATGATGATGACGTCTGGCTTAAATGATTCTTTGAGGATAAGGTCATCTATAAGAACTCTGAAATGCTGTGTACTCGCAGTTTTCATTGGATACTCTTTGATAACTAATTGCCCGTGAGTTTTTTTCTTCAAAGCAGTTATCTTTGATAAGAATGCATCTTGCTGTAATGCCTTTACCTCATTAACATTGACATTCAACAAGTTCGCATCAATCCGCTCACCGACTCTAAACTCAGCTAGCTCATTTGTGATGTACAATACATTGTACCCACTCTTAAGATAGTCAGACCCAATAGAGCATAGCGCTAAACTCTTACCCGCTTTTGGCGGTGCAACGAACATATTCAACGTCTTGCGATTAACGCCGCCGTTAGTCACGGTATTGAGCAGATCAATCCCACAAGCAATCTTCGATTCTTTCTGCGAGTAGAACTCGAACCGTGCTTGCGCATCATTGAAGTAATTGTGTCCGATATTGTGATCGAATGATATACTTAGAGCATCTTGTAGTAGAGACGGTATCTGACCTTCAGTGTGCTTCTTGTCATCACCATTGATGATCTTAACTGATGTCATGATCGCATTATAGACTGCTTTTTCTTTACAGAACTTTTCAGTCTCGTCTAGCATCCACTGATGGTCATATTCGTACTCATCGGTGAACGCACTTTTGAGTGTCGACTTAACCTCATCAAAGACACTCTCCGGGATATCCTTACTCTGTTCCAACTCAACCGAAAGAACATCCTTCGTCGGTAGCTTACTATACTTGGTATAGAAACTATCGATCAGCTTGAATACTAGTTTCTCTGACGGGTCTGTGAAAAAGTCTGGCTGAATGTGCGGGATTGCCTTTTTAGTGAATTCAAAGTTATGCGTCAACGCTGACAGAATTAGCTCTTCACGTCGCATCGTAATCCTTTTGCATTATGTCGACGACAATGTCGCCAATTATAGGTTTGAATGTTGAGTGATCTATCGGACCCATACCTGTCGGCATGAATACGACATTATAGTCAAAAGACACTCGTAGTTCTTCGTCAACGACTTTTACAGAAACTTTAGGGGAAATTGTAACGATTACGCCAGCGTATGGTTCTTTGAGTAGTCGAACACCAGGTACAGCCCCGCCGTCATCCAGCGGGTGTTCGACCAATTCATACTCAGAGTCACTAACCGTTTTAGTGGGTCGCTTGAAGAAAAACATATTGTATTAGCTTTGAGACTCTGTGTCAAGATCTTCTTCGTCTTCAAACGTCGAGAAAGATGTGTTTGCTAATTTATACCGATTTCCGATCCATTCATTAAACGATTTCGACGCTAACAGCTTATCCCAGAACTCGGATGTGTGTGTGTCTTTAGCTCTCCACTTACGATCTTCTACAACCCCATCATCATCGACTCTAGAGTACCAACCATTAGATGGTTTGATGACTCTCTTTGATTCCAGCGCGATGTCTAGCAATCCAGAATATTTCTGAATACCACTATCAAACAGCACTAACAACGGTAGCTTAGACTTCTCTCGAACATACCTAGATTTCTCGACATTGATAGTGAAGTTCCACCCATCCAATTCGCCATCAGCACCTTTTTCTTGAGATTTCGATAGCACGAAAATTTGATTGGCTGAATATGTAACAGCTGTGCCTCCTGGGATTACGGTTTTTGCATAAAGTTCTTGGGTTCGATAAACGTGATTTACCATTATACATGGTAAATCTTTTGTCGACAATTGAATAGTGACCAATCGAAGAAGTGAGCGCATAGCCTTCGCCCTAGTCATATCAGCGACCGATTTTTCATCTACGGCGTCATCTACTTCTTTACGACTTGAGATCTGACCAATAGAGTCCACAAAAAAGAATACGCGGTCGCCCTTCTTCAATTCAGCCAATTTCTTGGTCATATCAAATTTCAGCATCTCAATGTGCTCGACTGGAATATGGACGACTCTAGCAGGATCGATATCAAACGACCGGATATAAGATTCAGTAATACCAAACTCAGTATCATAAAAAATTGATATAGCTTCTGGATACTTATCAAGATATGCTTTCATACAATACAAACTAAACGCTGATTTAAAAGTTTTTGAATCACCTGCTATGATAGTTAACCCCGATACTAACCCACCATTAACATCCCCAGAAAACGCGATGTTAATGATTGGGATTTGTGTGATAACAGGATCTTTCGTCTTAAAGATCGAAGATTCTGTTAAGATCGCGGCCCCTGAAGTCGACCCAGCTTTTAGCATTCGGGACATAAGTGAAGACATTGTTAGATTCCTTTTTGGTTTGTTGATTTAACTGTGCGGGTCGTTCCTCTGACAAACGACCCACCTGGACATACATACGATCGTATATTAACATTACCATCAGACCAGATAAATTTCGGGCCATTAATCCGAATAGTTTCAGCAGCGGCGGCATCTCGTTTCTTTTTGCGATCAGCGGCTGCTTGTCGATTTACGGGGTCTAACCACCACTCCACAGTGCAACACCCCTTCCGTGTCCCAGCGGCAGTTAATGCGTTTGCGGCGTTACTACTCCATTCAGACCGCAAGTGCTGTTTTGCTGGATCGAATATTCCAGATGCGTTAGCTCTAGTGGCTGTCCCAGCTTTATGCCCAGCCGCTCTAAAATTTATATGATCGAGAAGCCCCATTTCCCAATTCTTCTTAGACTGTGCAGATCGATCATATGTCGGTGAAAATATACCGACTCGGCTATCTTTAGTGGTTCGCCCACCTTTTGCTCCGCCGATGGCCATCTGTGCCGAAATGATTGGCACATCACTAACCGCACCGTCAAGCATAATATTAGTCAATATTCCAGTATCGTTGACGAGTCTGCCAAAATGCGATATCCAAAACGCTTCTTGTGCTAAGGCGTCAGTCTCAGATAACCCATCTGAGTATATACTAATGATCGGATATTCTTTAATGTTATCGATTAGATCGTGGATACACGCCATCTTGGTCGAACTTGGCGGAGCTCGATTATATGATAACAAGTGATCCCACGCTCGTTTACCAGACCCTTTCCCGATGTAGAACGGTATTCCGTCTGGGTGGGTTAATGCGTATACATAATATCGATTCTTCACGCCTTTACGGATTCTGGTCCTAGTGAACTCCGCATATTCATCCAATATAAGTTCACGATCATCAGGCAGCAGTCGACTTATAGCGTCTATATTGCTCATAATTGTCCTTAAAGTTAAAAATAATGGTTGATTGATTACGCGAGAACCACTCGCGTCTTGTATTTACCCTTCTTGATTGAAGGAAGTGTTATAGATGGTTCTAAGATTGAAGTCTTGAAGATACCGATCGACCCAAGTTTTCTTGTAATCTGGTTCTTTACCGTCATATAGTTTCATAGCCAAACTGAACATCGAATGATCTCGATACGTCATTGCTATATCTTTTCTAGTTTCAAGTGACTCGAACTGTTTAACCAATTGCTCAGTCTCGATGCGCATATTCTCAATTCCAAGAACAACTCGATTCTCAATTTCGATTACTGGAGCTAGGTCTTTACCTTCAGCTGAAATCATACTTTTGATGTCGTCCAGAGTTTCGTCGATAACCGCTTTAGCAATATCACGTTCTCGCAATGCAGTCATTATAACGTGCATTTTTAAGTACCAGCTGCTCTTCTGCTTTACACGAATACCGTTTGCTAGTTGAACAACATATCCCTCAAAGTCTTTGATAGTTTCCATCTGTTCAAACATAGCGTCAACTGAAAGGGTGTGAGTATAACACTGGATACAGTTCTCCTTATAGAAGGTTGCAAACGTTTTTAGAGCGGTGTATGGCAGGTATTCTCCAGTATCGTTATGCCTAGCTGCTAGTAAAGTAAATCTTGGGTCGCTTCCATAATCAATCACGATTTGATGTTCGGGATGTGTATATTCAAATATAGCCGTATAACCCATACTATAGAATAGATGACTCAATGTCTCGACCCCTTCAGTAGCAGTATTAGCTGCTTTGATAGCAACGTCTGATGAGAACGACTTTTTAGACTTCCAGAAAAGCTTACCATCCAAGAATACTGGGGTGACCATCGACCCATCACGCTTCTCAAAGATTTGACAGTTATCAAAATCTAATAGATGCTTTTGAGTATCTGCTCGTTCGCCTACGTTGAAGAACTTTTCTAGTGGGCGACATACACAATGACCAGTTTCGTTATCAAATACAATCCCTCGACATTCTAGTGCGAGTGGAAGAGACCAGAAGTCCGAATCAGCAATCATATAGCAGATGGTCGTTAGTCGATGGCCGTACAGTTCGGTCTCCATAAAACGAACCCTTGGATCGTTGCGTAGATGGTCAAAGTCTTTGAGTGTAATCATTGTATAAGTCTCGGTGTAGCACTAGTGTAACATGAATCAGCCCACCGTGTCAAGAAAATATTTCTGCCGAGAAGCTTAAGAAATGCTTGACAAGTTAATTTGTTGTTGTATAATACCACGTAGTGGGTATTAAAGAATACCAATACCAAAAGAAACAACCATGCGCGAAGCGCAGTCGCGTAGCGACCAAGAAAACATCCAAATACCAATATGAAACAACCAGTTGCTGCGCAACAATAAAAACTTCCAACCAACGGTACGGAAGGAGGACTATTTGGTTTTGATGCCCAACTGGTACTCCGTGACTATCATAAACTCGAATCCTCTTCTTTGACAGAACTCACGAGCGGCTTCCCACTTTGCTTGATTGATCTGATACGTAGCAACAGATTCCATAAGCACTCTCTTGTTACGAGTACTCTTTGGCGGGATGGTTTGAGTAAATGGCTTGATTTCTATCAAGAAAGTTTTTGTTGTACCATCTTTCTGTCGTATAGTCGCAGTAAAGTCTACAAAGTATCTATGCGGCTTTCCATCAACAGGTGATATGTAAGGAATGATAGTATCTTCACTATTCCATTTTACTACGTTAGAACTTATATCGCAGTAGTTCATGAATCGTAGTTCCCAAGAACTTCTAGAGATGATGTTATTGAAGTTTCCTACATACTTTTCAGGATGTTTTGGAAACCACTTTCTAGGTTTAGGATATGTCTTCATTGAACTATTTAACCTACTGTAAATAAGATAATTACGATACGAGGGTATTCAAATGGGTGTAACTGGTCAACAAGATAGAGCGACTGAAGAGAATCTAGCATTACAACGAGAACATAATCTTTCAGTACTGTCTGCTCAAGATGCTCGAAAGAACTTTGCCGCAACTGATCAACGAATGGTTTCATATACTCAAGGAGATGATAAGATTCGTTTTCTAGAATATCCTCTCGCTGGAGGGAACTCTCACTATGTAGTCTTTTCGATCAACGTGAATGATGAATCTAGAATTGTTAAGCGCAGTCAAATAGGAACGAGTGGTCCAGTAGATAATTCTCAACAAGCTAGAGTATCTAGAGGATTACAAACAACAGATACTATTGCCGAAGGTGGTGCTGTAGTTGGTGGCATCGTGGGTGCTCAAGCAGGTGCTAAATGGAGCGCTAAGTGGTTGAAATCAGTTTTTGGTAGTGGTGCTCCTACTAGTGCTGCATATCAAGCAGGTGCGGTAGGAACTGCATTAGGTTTTGCTGCGATAGGAACAGCAGTAGCGGCTGGTGCGGGGTATGGTGCTGGAAAAGTAGCATCGGAAGAATTTCATCTAACGAATAAACTACAAAAACTAAAAGCATCTATTACTCTATATTCACCAGCAGACATTCGTACTGAATACAATATGCGATATGATGTTACTGAAGATTTACTGACGGATCTAGCTCAACAAGATCAATCCGGAGCTATCAAAGATGCCCTATCTTCGGCTGGAGATGCTACTAAGAGTATATCGTCGGTTGCTAGAATCATTGCTAGTAAAGTTAAAACCGTTAGTTTGTTGAGTAAAACCGCTGTGAATCCTAAGAAGGATATCATGTTTAGTCATGTGGGTAATAGACAGTTCAACTTCAACTATACTTTTGCTCCTAGGTCAGCAGCCGAGGCAAAGGAAGTCGCAGACATAATCTATATGTTTAAGTTCTTCGCACACCCTGAAGTATTACCCGGATATGGAAACTTCCTCTACTTATATCCCGCGGAGTTTGATATAAAGTACATGTATATAAATGAGGATGGTGAATCTGTTGAGAATGATAGTTTAAACAAAATTTCAAGTTGCGTACTTGAATCTATAGCCATAAACTATGCTCCTAATGGGTCATATCAGTCTCTGATGAACGGCGAACCTGTCGTGACAGAACTTAGTTTATCGTTTAAAGAAATCGAGATTCTACATCAAGGTAGAATCCAACAAGGGTACTGATCATGTTCTTCGAAAACTTTCCTTCCACGTATTTCAGAGTAGACGACAGTACGCTTGTTGTCGTTACGGATTTCTTACGAGCCATTAAGATAGATCCGGTACTCAAAGACAATTCATTGATGTATGACGTCTATGAAATTAAGGATAACGAAACCCCTGAGATGATATCTCATAAGTTCTACAAGAGTACTCAGTATCATTGGGTTATAATGCTCGTCAATGAAAAGTTTGATCCATATCGAGATTTTCCTAAAAGCGATGAGATACTTATCGAATTTGCAAAAACTCAGTATACCAATATAAACGACGTTCATCACTACGAAGATGCGAATATGAATTGGGTAGATAACATTAATACTACAGGAATACCCATTACTAACTTAGAATACGTTCGAGAACTAAACGAAGCAACTCGACCAATCAAGATATTAAAACGAGAGTTGTTATCTGAATTCGTTCAACAATATAAAAACTTGATATCGGTGTAATGGATACTACTATATCACAATCTCCATCTAGTTTTAATATAAACTATGCTACGTTGCTGTCTAGTCGATCAGACACGCCGATTGATATAACTAAGCTAATAAACTACGTCGAGGTATATGAGTCGATGTATTCTCCATTCATAACGATGAAGGTGAACATACTCGATGCTATGTCTTTGAACAGTCTTCTACCGTTGATGGGTGAAGAATACCTCGAAATAGATATTGTTGGTCCAGATGGTGAAGTTGGAATGCGGCAACAGGGATTCTATGTGTATAAGATGTCTGATCGTATAAATGTATCTGACAGAGCTGCTACTTATACTTTGCACTGTATATCAGGCGAAGCTATCATAGATATGAACATCAAATTGTCCAAGGCATTTAGTGGGCAGCCATCGGATATTGTTCGAGAGCATATCTGTAAAGAAAATCTATCTGTAAAGAAAGAGCTATACTGCCATCCAACCAAGAATGCGGTATCATACATCTCGAACTACTGGTCGCCTATGCAGAACATAAAATATCTGTGTGATAGATCCGTTAGTGCCGATTCGTTATCTCCATCATATGTGTTTTATGAGACCAAGAAATCGTTTATATTCTCTCCTATAGATATTCTGATTGCTCAACCAGCATCGTTCGACTATCTATACTCAGTTAATACTCATGCTGGAGATGTATTGAACGAGACGGAGCAGGGGATTGTCCATAAGCTATATGTTGATGATAACTTTGATTATATAGACCGTATTATGACTGGCACTTATGGTAACAGAACCCTGTCGGTCAATACAACAAACAAGCGATATGCATATAGATACTACGACTTTCTCGATTCATATGGAAAGTTTGCCAGACTGAATCCAGTACCTTTAGGATCAGAAAAAGCTGTTCGACGCATAAATTCAGTATTTCGAGTTAGGACGTTTGAGTCGAATAGTCATCCAAGTATGCCGACTGAAATGAATCATGAATGGTTTGCTCAGAGGTTAACTGAAATGGCGTCTATAAATAGTCAGACCGTGTTCCTCGAAGTTGCTGGTCGCATGAACATCTATGCTGGGAATGTGATTAACTTAGTTGTCCCAGTGTCTCATATTCCAACATCAGACACCGCCGAAAAGGATATGGGGTCGTTATTAGATCAAACGTTGAGTGGTCGATACCTAGTAACGTCTATAAAGCATGTATTTGATCGAAAACGTCATACTGTTAGTCTGCAGATAAACAAAGACTCGTTGCATAAAGGACCAAACAATGCTTAGGTTTACCGAATACGCTAAGAATCATATTCCAAGCGTTCATCTTAGCATCCGCGATGATGTGCTGGAAGAAGAACGCAAAGTCGAACATTTTCTAGGATATGTTGGTCCAGAAGAACACTCTCCAGAGAATCGTGGGTTCAATCTATATCCCGGAGAACCAAATGTATGGGAACATCCAGCCCACCCAGGGAAATTCTTTCACTTTTCCGGAACATCTACACCCAAGCAATTTGATACTCTAAATGATGCTGCGAATCACGACTTCGAACTGGGGAATCGTCAACGAGATGGTGTCATTGCGTTAAACGATGAACTAGTTGGTCATTATCGGCAGCACACTGCTCTGAACATGCCCGAAGCTAAAGCTATAGCAAAATACACATTCACCTCTGGAATCAACCAACACCTATTAGCAAACACCGTTGATTCCGAGCATGCTGAAACCGTAAGTCATCTAGACACAGCTATATCTAGAGGAAAAACTCCAGCCGACCTTGTAGTGTATAGCGGTACTAGCAGCAGACACTCAAACCTTCTTCGACACAATGATAAAGTATATCATCCAGCGTTTCTATCATCTTCGCTTAGCCTGCGACTGGCGACGGGATTTGCTCAGTCTAGAGGAGGTGATGTAGTTGCATTACATATCCCAAAAAATCATGCTGGGTTATATGTTCCAGAATATAGTTCTATACCTGCAGAGCGAGAGTTTATATTGCCTCGAAAATTGACGTTGAACATAGATCACTCAAAACGCCAAGTTATAGCTCGTGGGCAATCGGACCGAGTATATCTACACCATGCAACCATATCAAGAAACGATTCATAATGAGATTATTCCAAGGCGTTATTGAAGACATAAATGACCCATTGATGATGGGTCGTGCGAAGGTGCGAGTATTTGGGTTGCACACTGATGATAAGTCACTTATCCCAACCGAATCGTTGCCTTGGGCTCAAGTCATCACACCAACTACATCTGCTAGTATGTCTGGGTTCGGGGTATCGCCTAATGGATTGCTAAACGGTTCGTGGGTAATACTAACGTTCTTGGACAGCGACAATCAGTATCCAATAATACTTGGTAGCTTTCATGGTATCCCTATTGATTCTATCAATCAAACTCCAGCAATTGAAGAGACTGGATTCGGTGATATAGATGAATCAAATGCTGTCATAAAAGATTCTAGCGGTAGTATAGTACCCACGGACACAGGTACGCCGCCAAACGTAGCTGAGACGGTTCTGACAGGTGCTAGACGGGCAACTGACTTCAAATCAGTGACACAGGCGTGTATAGATTTGATCAAGCGGTCTGAATCTTTTTCAGCAAAGGCTTACTTAGATAAAAATGGTAAGTGGTCTATCGGATACGGTACTCAAACCGTTAATGACAAGGCCGTTATAGAAGGACAAACCATCTCAAAAGCAGATGCTAATACTGCATTGTTAGAAGATGTAAACAATACTAGGCTCCCAGCAGTTCATAGAAATGTGAAAGTGCTAGTGACTCAAAGCATGGTCGATGCATTAGTTGATTTTTCGTTCAACGTAGGTGCCGGGGCGTTCGCTAATTCTACGCTGCTGTCTGATTTGAACTCCGAGAAATATCTGTTAGCCGCATCTAGATTTGCGGATTGGGACGTCGGTGGTGGCGGCATTATCATTCGTCGAGCGGCTGAGCGTGACCTATTCTTGAAAGATGGCATACCGACTGCCACGGGTGATCTTAAACCTCTTGAAAAAACTAACTCGGCTGTGAGTCAAATCACTACAACCGATGCCGCTGGCAACAAAACTGTAACCAAGAAGATCGATACAAACAAAGTGAACGCCATGCGCGGATTCACTGATCCTACAGGCAAGTATCCGTTATACTATCAAGAACCGGATACTCACAGACTTGCTCGAAATCAAAACATAGGCCAGACAGTAGTTTATAAAAAAGAAGCCGCTAGAGACATTGGAATCCCTATCGCAAACGGCGGTACTTGGGATCAAACAGATGTGCCATACAATGCTAAGTATCCATTCAATAAGGTTATGGCTACCGAATCTGGCCACTTGTTAGAGTTTGACGATACAGAGCATTCTAGACGAGTTCACTTATATCATGCTGCAGGTACGTTTACAGAGATCGATGATAATGGTACGCAGGTAAATCGTATCGTTGGCGATGGATACGAGATTCTAGAACGTAATGGATTCGTCCATGTGCGCGGCACACTGAACGTCACCGTTGATGGCGCGCATACACTAAAGGTAGCTAACTCGCTTGATGTAGAAATATCGGGCGCCTCAACAATAAACATATACAACAATGCAACTATAAACGTTTCTGGTAATCTAACTGCATCCGTTGGTGGTAGCACTATGATAAAATCTGCAGGAACTGTTGGTATAGATGCCCCGTCGATATATCTCAACTCAGGGACTGCATCAGGTGTACCAAGCCCAGGGCCAGCTCAATCACCGGTAATTCCTACATTCAGCAAATTGCATGTTGCTACTCGAGAAAACGAATCAGCTATGCAATATGAATCACCAGACGAAGGTGATAGTTCTCAATATAATGTGAATCGGCTTCAATCAGGTGATACGACTAAGGAGTCGATTACAATGGAGCCGACCACCGAAACAACCACCGACGTTGATCAGACCACTAAAGCTCCTATTGTCTCGAATGATTGTGATGGTATATCTAACCTACTAGAGTTTCCGCCGTCTCTGGTATTGTCGAAGTATTTCACTATAGGTGATTTGAACAAGAATGGCTTCCGCAAACTTATACCGCAGATGGGACTTACTCCTGGACAAATTGCATGTAATTTGAAATTGCTTAGTATTAATGTGCTTGATACTATAAAAGTAATGTATCCTAATATGGTTATATCTAGTGGATATCGCAGACCCGGAGATGCTGCAAACTCGTCTAAAACTAGTCGTCACTATATCGGACAAGCTGCTGATATACAGTTTCCTGGATTCTCTAGAGAAGATTATATCAAGGCAATTACTAATATTAAAGATGTAGTGCCGTATGATCAACTGTTACTGGAATATGAGGGAAAGAATACTACTTGGTTGCACGTATCATACGCAGGTAGTAAAAATAGACGAGAGATATTCACGATGTTCAATCATAGGAAGATATCTGATTATGGTAAATTAGTTCTAGCATAGAGTTGACTTTTACATTGTGCTATGTTATAATAAGCACAATGAAACTTTTGCGACTTATATGGCATTCTACATATCTAATAAAGAATTTACAAAATCGTTGGTCGAATACATAACGGACTGCAAAGAACGAGAAGATCGAGGGGAAGAGATACTCGTTATTCCAGATGTTATCGCTAGACAATTTTTGTTGATAGCACAGAAACTAGGATCTAGGTACAACTTCGTTGGATATACGTTCAACGATGAAATGGTTAGCAGCGCATTATATGCATGCTGTGCAAAGATTCGAAAGTTCGATATCACTATCAGTGATAATGGGTTTGCATACTTCACTAATGTATGCTGGCGAGCAATGGTCGATGTGATCAATGCCGAAGAAAAGATGAGTTATATCAAAGCAAAATCGTTTCAAAACATCTTCCACGAAAACCCCATGGCCGATTCCGATCTAAACGATACGGATGACGACAGCAATAGTACCGCCGACAATAATACGTTTATCACATACTTCGATATAGACGAGTATGAGCGTAAGAAAGATTTGAAGCGCGTCAAAGACAAAACTAAAAAAGTAAAACCTGCAGAAAACGCTCTAGATGTCTGATATAGCCATTCTAGGAGATTTGCATTTTGGGTGCCACAACTCCTCACCCGTCCACCATGCATATATGAAAAAGTTCTTTGCGGACTTCTTTGAGTATGTAGATGCAAATAAAATTACAAAAATTATACAACTAGGCGACCTGTTTGATGTTCGCAAACACATCAACACCTGGTCATCCAATTTCTTTCGCGAGACGTTTCTGAAACCATGCATTTCTAGAAATCTAGATGTCTGGGTCTTATTAGGGAATCATGACATATACTATCGAGAATCTCTTGAAGTGTCATCGGTTGAGGAAGTACTCACCCCATATGATAACTGGTTCCATATAGTCAAAGAACCAACGGATCTTATCATAGAGGATCATTCATTCTTAATGGTACCGTGGGTATGTAAAGAGAATGCAGAAGCTGTAAGCGCCTCTATCAAGAAAAGTAAGAGTATATTTTGTATCGGACACTTTGAGTTTGATGGGTTTGAACTGTTCAAAGGACAGATGGCCAAGAGTTCATACAAGCATACTGAATACAAGAAGTTCAAACAAGTGATTTCTGGACACTACCATGCAATGAGTTCGAGAGACAACGTACTCTATACGGGAACCCCGTATGAATTGACGTGGCAGGATTCCAATACGGCAAAGGGATTCTTTGTCCTCAATGACGAAAAGCAGTTGACGTTCGTCGAAAATCCGCATAAACTATACGTTAGTTTGTCGTTGGAAAAAGGATCTCCTGTCAATGCGATTGATGTCGAAGACAAGATCCTTAAAGTAAAAATGACTGGCTCATGGGAGCCAAAGGAGCGCGAAGCTGCTTTGGACTTGTTATATTCAATGAGGCCCAATGACGTTAAGTTAATCCAGACCGAGGCACTAGTCGAAGAAATCAGTGTTGATACTTCTAAGTATCAAACATTCGTTGGTGTAGATTCAATGATATCTGATTATGTTGAAAACATTCAAGTGAATGAATCTGTCGACAAGACTAGATTGACGCAGATGTTGTTGGAAATTTTTAATGAAGCCTGTCACGCATAATGCATATAATCTTCCACTCAATCACCTTTAAAAATTTGTTCTCCTATGGGAATGTAGATACAACGATCTCTCTAGACACGCACAGAAATACTATCGTTACTGGTAAAAACGGGACTGGCAAGAGCAGTGGTATATTGGATGGTGTATGCTATGCGATATACAACAAACCATATCGTAAAGTGAATCTTGGCCAGTTGGTCAATAGTGTCAACAAAAAAGATTTAAAAGTAACTGTTGAGTTTTCGATAGGCACTACGAGATATAAGGTTGTTCGAGGACAAAAGCCCGGTATATTTGAGATTTGGAAAGATGGTAATCTGATCAAAGAAGAGGCTGCATCTAAAGATTATCAAGCCGTTCTAGAAAATGATATTATCGGTATCAACTACAAGACTTTCAAACAGATCGTTGTTATTGGGAAGGCTACATATGTACCTTTCATGAATCTAACTCCCGCTGAGCGACGGTCTATTACTGAAGACGTATTAGATATTTCAATCTTTTCGTCTATGTTAGAATTGGCTAAACAAAAAACTGCTCTTTGTAAATCGACTATCGAGAGTTTAACATATGAGATTGGGCTACAAAAGAATCAAGTAGAGTCTCAGAAGAAACTCCTAGACTCTCTTGAAGCTGAGTCGGCTCAAAAGACTCAAGAAACCGACCAGCAAAAATTCGAATGTCGAGCCCGTATATCAGATCTCGAAGAAAAGATTTTGAAAGCTGATGCGATTCTAGATGCTCTGTGTGACGTAAGTTCAAAACATGCGAAGATCACACAATCAAAAGACATGCTTGATAAGCAAGTGTATAAAATCAAAACTAAGATAACAGACGCTGAAAAAGTTCTCGGACTATACTCTAAAGATACATGCCCCACATGCGAACAGCCAATTTCGGCTGAGTTGCGAGAAGAAAAGTCTTTGGAGGTCGAATCCGCGACAAAAGAGTTGCGCGAACAACTCGTAAGTGGGCAAGAACTTCTCGAATCGTTTAAGTTGAAATCAGAACAGATAACGACTCTTGTCGAGAAGTTCAATACATGGTCTCAGTCCAAACGAAACCTCGAGTATGAGCGTAAAAGTGAATCTCGAATTTTGGAACAACTGCAAGTAGAAACAAAACTCGATAGCATTGATATGTGCCGGTCTAAGCTAAAAGAATGCGTGGACATACTAGTGGACAAAACGGAGTCTAAGAACACGGCTAGTAAGGATATAGAGTACTTCAAGACATGCGTAGAAGTGTTGAAGGATAGTGGTATCAAAGCAAAGGTGATTGGTACATTCATTCCCGTAATGAATCAACTCATTAACGAATATCTAGAAAAATTTGACATGTTTGTTAGTTTTGAGCTTGACGAGATGTTCAATGAAACTATAAAATCGAGAAACCGAGACGCATTCAGTTATAACTCGTTTTCCGAAGGTGAAAAGGCAAAGATCGATCTTTCCATTCTATTTGCATGGCGTAAGATTGCAATGAGCCGCAATAGCATCTCATCTAACTTGCTTATATTCGATGAAACGTTAGATCAAAGTTTGGATGAAGAATCAGTTGATATATTCATATCTATACTTGGATCAATTGAAGAGACCGCTAACACCGTAGTCATCTCACACAGAACACTGATACCAGAACTTTTTGACAGGCACATTAGTGTCACTAAAGTCCGAGATTTCTCGGTGATCAATATTGCTTAACCTCTTGACAACAAGACTTTTTCTTGTTACAATTAACCTATGGGCCAGTAAATGACCGACATTGATATCGAACCAGAATACGTTAGGTATTTTGAAAGCACAACGCAGTTCTCAATTTACATTGAGCGACTTGCCAAAGAAGGCAACATCACACACCTAGAAGCACTGTCAAATTTCTGTGAAACATCAGGAGCAGAATATGAGACTGCTGCGGCACTAGTGAGCCCAACATTGAAGCAGCGAATCTATGAAGAAGCCGTTAGTTGCTATGCAATGCCGAAGATGACGGCAGCTACGTTAGACGATGTATCCTGAGAAGGCGTTTCAACTATACTTCGCTGTTAGGTTACATTTCATATCAGAATATGATGTGTTTGAGTCCGGAACTAAATTCAGGGGCAAAGCAGCGTTACTTGAACGAAAAGATTTCAATCTGATTCATGACGTATTGCGCGTCGTTAAGACCGAACGAGAACTAATCGAATATTGTGCATCAAACCATTTATACGGCAACCCGCTGTTCTTATACGATCCACAATGGGCAGAGACAAACTATAAGCATTGGATAACGATCAAACAATCGTTGACATATACTTTAGAAAAAGATTTGAGTACGATAGAGGCGTTTCTGATGACTCATAATTGTACTCTACGAGATTACTTGAGAAAACAAGTAATAAGCGACTTATTGTCGCAAAGGGTTGAGTATGAAACCTTTATGTTGTTAGATAGACGAATTCCTATCATATGCAATATCGAAGGATTTGATGCTCTTAAATATAAAGTTCGCATGAACAAAGCAAGCAAGTTTGTCAACAAAGGCACTTTAGACTTACGTCACATCAGCCACATTGACAGTTTTTTAGCAACTATAGAAAAGGAAAATCATGGCAACAACTCTATCACAACTCCGTAAGAACAAATCAGCAATGATGGATAAGATCGTCAAAGATCTTGATTCTGGCGGTAAGCAATTCAACAAAGACGAAGACAAGCGATTCTGGAAACTTGTCCAAGACAAAGCTGGTAATGGTTCGGCAATCATCCGATTCCTCCCACCAGTTAACGGTGATGAATTCCCATGGGTTCGCGTGTTTAGTTATGGGTTTAAAACAGCTACTGGTAAATGGTATATCAACGACAGCCCTAGCACGATCGGTCTCCCAGACCCTGTGTTGGAATACAATGGCCAATGTTATGCTCGAGGAGATGAAGGTAAGGCCGACGCAAGAACTCGTAGTCGTCGTACACAATTCATCAGCAACATTGTGGTGTTGAAAGATCCTGCAAATCCTGACAACGAAGGTAAAGTCTTCCTGTACAAATACGGTAAGAAGATTCATGAGATGATTACCTCAAAGGCAAAACCAGAGTTCGAAGATGATTCTCCGTTCTATGTATGGGATTTGGATGAGGGTGCGAACCTCAAACTGCGCATCAAAATCAAGGACAAATATCCTAACTATGATAGCAGCGAATGGGCGGCTCAATCAGCATTGTTCGACGGCGAAGAAGACGAGATGCAGAAGGCGATTGATACATGCTACAAACTGTCCGAGTTTACTGATCCAGCTCGTTTCAAGAGCTACGACGAACTTAAGAAACAGTTCGACAAGGCGATGAACGGTGGATTGGGTCAAACAGCAGCTGATGCAATGAATGACGATTCGGCTGATAAGTTCGATCTAGAAAAGGAAGTTAAGAAAGCATCTGCTGAAAAACAACCTAAAAAGATCGAGGCTAAACCAAAACTAGACGATGATGAAGGCGATGATGACCTCGCTAGCTTTAAAAAGATGTTGGAAGAAATCTAGGCCAACGAATGACAAAAAGGGACCTAGGTCCCTTTTTCTACGATTGAAAACTCTAAATGTAACTAGAATTATTGTTTAGGCACGATCCAGGAGTCGTTGCATGGATTTTTCTGAGAACGTCTCTGAATCCATTATCGGGGCGAATCAACCCCAATCTAACTGGATCTCCCATACTCGGCGCACCGCGGATGACTCGTTCCGTCTCCCCTTTACACTCGGGACATTCTTGTGGGTCGGTCATATTCGCGATCTTTACGTTCTTTTCAAACTCGTGGTCGCATGCTTTACATTTGTAATCATAAATTGGCATAGTGGTTTCTCCTTGGTCACTGTTTATATTTAACAACGGTTGGTTGACTGGGTGAAAAGATGTGTTATAATCTGACCATATGTTAAGGATTCTACATGAAGCGATGTTCTAATATTACTGGGTGGACAGATTACCCAATCATTGCATTAGGCGACCTGCCTGGCAAGAAAGCTCCGATTCGACGAGTCAAGGTTTTGTGGTATGATGGTAACAAATATATCACGATCAAGACACCTGAAGGCTGCATCGATCAAATCAAATGTGGGTATCTGTATCGCAAACCTGGACGATGTGGACGCGTGCCAAATGTAAGCGTTCGCAAATTAGAACGTGGAATTTGGAAAACAACCGATAGGTAACTATATGGAATATACTAATGAGCAACGTCGATGGCATCTTCAATGGTACGTTCGGTACGAAACGGTTCGCGATTCTGGTCGGTGGAATATGTTTGATCGACAAGCCCAATGGGCGTCTGGCTTAACGTCTGAAGAATATACATTTGTCATGAGAAACTACGCTCAATTGCGAGAAGCATATGAAAATCAAAACAAGTGAAGCCACAAACATCCAGCTTGACTGGCTGGTCACGAAATGTGAAGTATCTGCTTCTGGGGTGAATCCTGGGTATTTGGCTGTTGAAGCGTTCAATTTAAACTGGGACGAGTTGAGCTACTCATTCGACTGGGCGCAAGGCGGGCCGATCATTGATAGCGCAGACATCGACACCTTCAACACAGCTACAGACCTTGGATTCAAGGCTGTGATAGTCCCGGATCATGAGCATCCAGAGATATATTTTCAGCAGTATGGTTCTACTCGCCTTGTTGCGGCAATGCGCTGCTACGTTGTCAGCAAGTTGGGCGACGAAGTGGAGGTACCAGATGAACTTTCTTAAAAACTTTGAACGCAATAGAAACCCTGCTGGTAGGCTAAATTGCATGGGGTTCGGTATGTGTCAAATCGCTGATGGACTTGTTAGAATGTTATCATTTGGGTTCTGTCACAGTAGGTTTACCATCGATTATGCTCGTAATACAGCCCTTGCGCGGCTGAACAAATTGAAAGCGGACAGGGACACACAATGAACAAGATCGCCGTCAAACCGCTCGTATGGTCACCTATATCAAAATCAAACTCAGATATACCATACGATCATACTTTTGCAATGACAGCGTTTGGTCGTATCCTCATTACGTGGAAAGGTTGGAAAGATAACGACTGGCCAACCATTGACGAATGTCCTGGGCACGATTACCTGAATGTGAGTGCATACAGCTCAGTTGAGTCTGCAAAAGATGCAGCGTTTGCTATGTATGCTTCTAGAGTGTTTGAATGTTTAACGAGGAATAATGATGAATGACGTAATTGGAAAATGGTGTTTTAGTGTAGATGAAGAATCTTATTCTGGCAAATTTGATACCGAGAAAGATGCTCGTCTTGCCGCGCATGAACAATTATACGAAGATTGTTTACCTGGACAACTAAGTGAATATTGGATCGCGCAATGCGTCCACCCAATCGACACGATTTCGCCGTTGATTGGGGAAGATGTCATGGAGATGCTGGATTGTAGAATGCAAGACGAAATTTGTGCAGACGAACCGTGTCTCGATATGTCAATCGAAGATGAGCGGTTGCTAGGTCAGATGATTATCGATTTTATTCGGACGAATAGCGTTGTCCAATACTATGGGGTTAGCGCGCCCACAAAATATTCATTTGAGAAGCTAGCAACGTGAATTATGTGTTATAATAACATATCAACAAGAGAATCATATGACCGAATTTAAAGTTAACGACATCGTGAAACGGATCGACAACACACCAAAAGGCGAGTTCGTTGTGCTAGACGTCAAGCCGCCAGTTGCCGGCGTTGCCGGTCTCGAAGAACGACAGTTCATCCAGATTCAATGCCCGAAAGGCATTGGGTTTTGGCCAGCAAACGAATTTGAATTGGTTGAGGAATAGGAATGAAAGTTAACCGTATTGATTCGACTGACGATAACGTCAGCAAATATGTCTTCGACTTTGGCAATGCCGTCGCCGAAGCTGTACTCTATAAATATCCGACATACGAAGATCGCACGGTGATTTGCTGCAGCACTCAAAGCGGATGCCCAGTTGGATGTAGGTTCTGTGGTGCAGGCGATGCATTTGTGCGATCATTGACCGGCGACGAGATCGTCGCCCAAGTTCAATACTTGTTTTCTGATCGAGGAATTGATCCGGAAAAAGTACAGAAGTGCCAAATAATGTTTATGTCAATGGGTGAACCACTACTGAACTTCAAAGGTCTCAGTGATGCTATTCGCAAGCTGTATGTTATGTATCCACGATTTTCGCAACTGATTAGCACCAGCGCTCCAGATGTAGACTATAAACGGGTTCGAGATTTATCAGTTGAAATTCCCACCGTCGGTCTTCAGTTCTCTGTACATGAAAGCAATGACGACGCTCGTAACAAGTTGATTCCATTCAAAGCAAAGTTGACTCTAGCACAGATCGCTTCCGAGGGAGAGAAGTGGTTTGCTGCCACCGGACGTCAGCCGTTCTTCAATTATTGCGCACATGATACGAATACATCCGACTGGGATGCGTCCAACATCTATTCCATGTTCGATCCTAGCATCTGGCAAGCAACTATCAGCGTGATCTGTGAACGCGACGAATCAATCTCGGCTTCAAATGCTCGTCAACGCAAACTAGCGGTAGATTTCATGGAGAAACTAGGTGCTCTAGGATACTCAACTCGTTGCTTCGACCCAGCCGGGCAAGATGATATCGGGGGCGGATGCGGTCAATTGCATTTCGTTCAACAATGGATGCGAAGCCACCCTACATTGGCACGTCCCAGCATTGGTCGAGGGATTGCAATTGTGCATGCCCCTCAATTACAAGATGAAAATAAATTCTAAAGATAATAGATTCGTGTTATAATAACCATATCAACAAGAGACCTTAAAATGAATGTAGAACGGATCATGACGCTGGCTGATAGCTATGCCAGCCACCACTCAAAAGCAGATAGATTTGACCTGCAATCCGCTGTTGAATCACTGGTGCAAGGTCAAGTCACAGTGACTGGCTTAACCGTACAAAGGAGCAAGCATGAGTAATGAAATGAGAACAGAACAGATCATGGCGCTTGCGAAACGCCTATGCGCCGTTACGCCTTGGGATGACGAGGATCAGCGGGGGGCAGCCCTGCAAGCCGCTATCGAAGCACTGGTGCAGGAGCGCGATGCAGCATTGGTAGAGGTTGCACTATACAAAAAGCAAGAGCCTGTGGCTTGGGTAAGCTACGCAAGAAAGAAACCAGAGGTAAAAAGCCTCAGCTTTAGTCAAAAGCTTTCCTCAAGCCAAAAGGCCCACGGGTTCGTAAATGCGGGACTCTATCTCGCAGCAGGAGCGCAGCCAGTGCCTGAAGGTATGGTGCAGGAGTGTGATGCGCTCAAGGCTGAGCTTATATTTGTGGAACGTTGGGCAGTGCACCATGCATCAAAGCCACACATGACGCCAAAAGAGGCGCTGAGCTGCATTGCCCATTACCCGCCGATCCGCGCTATCACCAAAGCATATTCGGACGGCGTGTTTTCACCGCTGCCTAATCCCTACGAAGATCGCGACAAGCTGGCAGCAGAAAACGAGGTGCTTCAGGCTGAGATTGCGGAGCTTGAGGCAGACTATGCCGACCAAGTTATACGGGCGATGAACGCGGAAACAGAAAACGAGGTGCTGCGGGATGCGCTGGAAAAGGTGACGGAGTGGGCGGCTCCCGGCTCGCAAACAGAAACTATCGTCCGCGCAGTACTAACAAGGAAACAATCATGAAGCAATGCAAGACATGGCGAGAGCGGATACGTGACATGGAGTACACAGGAAACGAACTGGCGTTCGGTGTAGGGCCATGTAAAACATCCCCGACTGTACTCTGTATGCTGGACGAAATCCGTGAACTGCGCCAAGCCATCGAGCAGGCTGAGAAGGTAGAACCTGTGCGGTGGCTATATGAAGCCGGGACACCGGGAGGATTCTTCCAAGAGATTTCAGACAAGCGAAAAACAGGGAACTATCTTGACCCTGCCTGCTGGGAAGAAACACCGCTTTACACCCACCCACCAACAGCACAGGCGCAGCAGCCACTGACAGATGAGAAGATCAAATCAGAGTTTGGAAAACTGTACCCAAAAGACCTTCCACTGATAGAGCTTGCCGAAAACAACCGTGACTTTCGGATGGACGCTATCGGGGCACATCATCACCTTACTGCATTCAACCTTGGCGTAAAAGCCGCAGAAGCCGCCCACGGCATCAAAGGAGAAACGAAATGAAAATACGTATAACGGTTTCACACATCGTTACATTTAGTGTCCAGGCATTTTGGAATGAAGAAGGTGGCATGGGCCACGAGTCGTTCGGTAAAGACTGCGATGATTTGTACGATGCTCTAATACAGCTTGAACTAGCAAAAACCAACGCACCCGATATAGACTGGATAATCGTTTGCAATGTTACGAAGCAAAGCTCCCATACGACAGGAGAAATGAAATGAACCTCGCTGATATGTTTGGAATTGCAGGATTAGTAATTGTTTGCATACTGCTTGCGGGCACGTTGCTTGGATATATTGACTGGAGGTCTTAATGAGCTTATTTCAGTGTCAGGTGTGTGGGTGTTGCGAAAACACCGCCCTCGCGTTTCAAGGTTGCGACGGCTACGCAGAACGCTTCTTTGATTGGAATGGCTTTGAGGACCGCAGGGGGAAGAAATTGTGCAGTGCTGATGCCCCAACACATTACGTCGACGGAACACCGACAAACCTGGGTGAGTGGCACGGGGAGTTCCCGAGGCGGTACTTGCCAATGGGAATGTTTAAGACCGGACGAAACGGCAACCTTGAGCATATTGAAACCGGCGAACAGGATATCAGTAAATACGTTCTCTTGGGAGAAATGAAATGATCATCACCGCAATGAAACAGGCGCTTGAGGCGCTGGAATGCAATGTGCAACACAAGTACCCATTAGACAGAGATGGTGCCATCAGAAAAGGTGAAGCAGCTATCACAGCCCTGCACCAAGCCATCGAGCAGGCTGAACGGATTGAGCCTCCCGACTGGATTGAAGTAGATAAGCGGGTTGAAGTAGACCGTGCAAAAGAGTATTACAAAGCAGCAGTAACAGCAGGGGTAGTTGGAGATTTGAAATCCATCGAGTTTGTGCGTACCCTTTCTGATGGTGATGATTTGTGTGAGTGTGTTTTCTGTAGTGCACCATCAACAGCGCAGCCTACCAAAGAAATGTATGCTGCTGCGCAAAAGGTGTGGTCAGACGCTGGGTACGTGAAGTCGGTGCCATTTGATCTAATCTACAATGCTATGCTATCTGCAGCACCGGCACAGCCAGCTAATGCCATTGGATGCACCTGCTCGGTGTGTGGTGACTGGCAACGCTGGACGCCCTCTGGGATGGTGTGCAAAAACGGACATGGCGGGGCACCCGGGATCAATCATCGACTATATACCCATCAACCTGAGCATCCAGAAGAACGTATTATAGAAGAGACTGCACGAAAAATGGCTAGAGATAAATTTAGCCATTACAGGCAAGTAATGGGGTCGGCTGTCGAAAAGGGCAGCTATACAGCGGTGTTTGGGCATCTCAATATGACGCCTGATGAGCTTGGAAACCGCTACAACGCATTGCAAACTGCTGCGATGCTTGGGCTCGATGCCCTGAAATGGTGTGGACCACATGAGCCGGGTGAGCTAGAAGATACTGCTATCCAATTACTCGAGGAGGCACTGAAATGAGCGGCGGACACTTTGATTATGTACAATATCGTTGCGATCAAGAAGCAGAATCGCTATCAGCATTGATTGAGGCTAATGAGACTGTAGAAAAAGACTATCGATATTCGGATGATACGATCATCGAGTTTAAGAAAGGATTGGTGTTGTTGCGAACAGCCGCCATATATCTACAACGGATAGATTGGCTTGTTTCTGGCGATGATGGTGAAGAAACATTCCATCATAGATTGAAAGAAGATTTGGAGAAATTTTATGCAGAATGAAACAGAATTGGTATTGGTGGAATGCATCAATACATTCAGGACTCGATATATGGTCGAGGTGCCTGTAGGCAAAGACTATTACGCACTAGATACAGTGACTATGAATGAAGCAAAGGAGTTTAGTCAAGAATACTTAGGCGAACAGATTGTATCTCATCGAGTGATTGAGTTTGACGAATCCATGCAAATGTGCGACGCCGATAATGCTTATTGCGCTGACTGGGACATCGATCTAAAACAACGAACATTTTTCACTGAATGGAATGATAATGACGACGTATAACCCAGACAAGTGGTTGGTTGTTAAACTAACTAGCCACGCAGGAACACATTACCGAGTGTTTGGATCTTGGTATGGTGGGTTTGCTGGCAGCGATTCTTGGAAGCTGAATTCCGGGATAACGTCATGTGAAATAGTTGACGGAGTATACATCTTCACTGGACATAGTGGATCCGTATATGATTGTGTTGATGGTATGTATGGATCATCATCGTATGCGTGGTCTGTGCTACAACAAATGATCGAGGAGGGGGCTGACACAGTAACTATTGAAGTTATGCCGGAAGAGACTGACTTCTTGACACTAGACTATTCTTGATCACCGAATCTGTGTTATAATGTCAATATGAAGCACAACAAACTAATTCGTAAATCTTTGAGAGAATCTAAATCGATTAAAGAACGTCCGTGTACTGCGTGCGGTGGGTCTGGTTATTACGATATTAAAAATAGTCCGAAATGCTCGGCATGTGGTGGAACCGGCAAACAACAACGGAGTTAATTATGACTACATACACACTCATTTCATACAGGCCAGAACGTGAGATCTGGTATCACCAAGAACGTGAGAGCTCAACCGAATCTGAGTATTATATTGAAGTGTTCTTTACCAGCAATGATATTGCTACCGAGCTGGCTCGTATGCTGTTTGCTGAAGAGTGCTTAACAACACCGGACGAGTATCATTCTTTCCAACACACGATTTTGATTGATGGATTGAATGAATTTGACGGGCATTCAGACATTGCCGTTGAGAGGTGGGAAGAGATTAAAACTCTACGCGGCCATATCCTTGAGATTGCTCATGAAAAATTGCGACAGTTGCGAGCTGATAAAAAGGAAGCTGAACGACTCGCACTAGAAGCTGCTCGCAAATACGAGGAAGACAAGCGGCTCGCTCATGCAGCACTCAAAAAAGCCGAGACTGAGAAGAGAGAATTGCGAGAACTCACTCGACTGCAAGCAAAATACGCAAATCGAGTTTGAGTGTGTTATAATACATTTTTAAAGGAACTACATCATGGACTACGTTGAAACAGTAAAAGCATTGACCAAGCCAACCTTGGCTATTATCACTACAAACACCGAGGTAAAACTCAATAAGAAAGACGTCGAGACCAAAACGATCGAGAATCCGTATATCGGCACTCGAAAGCTTGCTAAAATGATTGTCGAACTCGCTCCACAATATGAAAAGGCGGTGAACGATCAACGCGAAACTGAAGGTAAAGAAAAGACCTTCGAGGCCGGCGCTCGTGCTTGGGGAACGAATCTCGGGAATGGTGTCGTAGACAACAATGGCAAGCTGTACATTAGCTGCATCTTGAAAGAATCGCAAGGCAAGTCGTTCATGTTTGAATCTGAGCCAATTGAAGAATCAACGATCGACCCATGGATGCCTAAAAAGAAACCATCCTCGACAAACAATCAAGGCGTCGAGGAAGCGGTTAAGTTTATGACGATTTCCGTTGACAACATCACATCGCTGGAAATTCTTTAATGTGGATTTGTCTTAACGATAGTTTTGTTAGTATTGTCGAGGATACGCGAAATCCCGATCAGTATCTGGTTCGCGGTCGTCGATTGACTGACGTAATTAACTTCATTAAACCACTCGTGGTCGGTGTGCCGCCAGCAATCGTGTCTACTCCGCGTAGCGACTATCATTTTCGCTGCACCGTATCCAAAGAAGAATTGCAGAAATGCATGATGGCCACGATTGATAAGATTGACTATCCTAACTTCAAAGATAGTGTAGCTGATGTCGAACTAGAACGGTTCTATATGGAAACTTGGGTCGCCGGAGTTAGAAACCTAGACCCCGATTGGGAAGATCGGGTTTCTAATTCCTATAAACTATAGATCAGGCAGCGTTTACTGATTTTGAAGTATATTAGTTAGCCTCAAGTGCAGCAAGGCGCTGCTTGAGTTCAACAACCTGTTTAGCTAGTTCTACGCAAGCTGCTAATGCGGCATTTCCATAAGATACTGACAGCATCCCGTCAGTGTCTGTCAGCACCGCTTCGGGCATCAGGGTTTGCAGCGACTGCGCAGAGACACCGACCTGAGTCATCTCAACATCGAGGCGATCAAAGGTACCGGACTTGATCTGTGCAAGACGCTCAACGAAATCAAGTGGCAATCCTTGCCAGTTGGTCTTCAGGCGCTCGTCGGAGTACGCTGTGACGTTGCCAACCATGGTCAGGTTGCCGCCTGCTACAATTTGTCCTGCGTGAACTGCGTTTGATGTGAAGCCGATGACCCCATCACCACCCCAATAGAATCCGGTATCCTTGCCGGTGTCAGCATCAAAAGTGATGCCCGGAGTGGCGGCTGCACCACTCACAACAAACATGCGGCTTGAGAAGGTCTTAGCCCCGCCAATCGTCTGATCCCCTGTGGTATATACCCCATTAGTCACAGTGCCCGCATTACCACTGATGTTGGTCTGATCCCCCGTGTTTGTGCCCGTGGCCGTGCCACCGCCCGTAGCAAAGTCTGCGTCGCTTAGTGCAGCGTTGAACTGGGCCAACGTACCCGTCAAGATATTGTTGCTTAGGTTGAGGGTTTTATTAGTCAGCGTTTGAACAGATGTGAGATAAACCCCGTTGGTCACCAACCCAGCACTGGACGCCTCCCCGGTAAAAGTGCCAGTTCCATCGGTGAACGAAATGGTCCGCGTAGCTGTATCTATTTTAATTGCCATTTTAGAATCTCATTTCAGAAAGTGTCGCAGTAGCATTCCAGCGTATTGTTGTTCCTGCTGCACCTGTTACAGTAAGTTTTAACGAACCATTGACAATGTCTGCTGAGACAGAGACATTCCACGAAGATGCACCTGCGTCTTGACCCGTCATCATTACTACTGGCACCCCTACCAACGAGGTATATGCCGCGGTCGAGCCTCTCTTTATCGCCCCAGAAATTGTCCAGCTAGATGTATTTCCTCCACCGGTTACCCCTGCTATGATCTGTATATTAAATTGAACCGCAGAGTTATTTAGCAAGACACAATATTTCCCAGCAGTTCCCCCTAACAATGCTTCAGTTGCGGTCGCGTTGGTGGTGTCTGTATACCAATTCACCATGCTCCACGATTGTAGAGAAGTGGCTTCGCCGTCTGCCGACTTAACAAGTTCTCGATAACGATATGCTGTAGAATAATATCCTAATGCAACAGCTTTGTCCTGATCATTTGTATTTGAACGGTATCCAATCGCAGTTCCGTTTGTATGACCAACTGCACCTTGTCCAAAAGATGATCCGTTTGTATGACCAACGGCACCTTGTCCAAAAGATGATCCGTTTGTATGACCAACGGCACCTTGTCCAAAAGATGATCCGTTTGTATGACCAGATGAACCCCTGCCTATCGATACCCCACCATAGCTTCCATTAGCATTATCCCCGATGGAAATATCTGTGGTGTTATTCGATCCAATATTAGTTAGAGCGCCACCGGCTGACGAATGCCACCCAGAAGAACAATATACAAATTCTGGTCTTTGCCCAGAAAACATACGCCAATCAACATTCACTGCGCCACTGGATTGTGGAACGACGATGTCAACATAGGATGTTGACATCGTCGGATTAGATATCTTATCCGTGACTAATGCAAACTTAAACACCTTCCCAATAGTAGCCGTTAATGGCAAAACAATCTTAGATCCATCGAACGATGTGTTAAACACTTCAAGTATGATCGTATCTGGATCGTCTTCTGCCAGCGATATATGGCTAACCGTTCCAAGGCGAATGACCTTTACATTATCCCGAACTCGCGGGCTACTAGGGAACATTAGTAATCTCCTCCGATAGCAGTAACCATTAACCCAGCAGCAACGGAGGTGCCGATAGTTACATTAATCTGGTAACCAGCTGGTAACGAAATATTCAACGGGATGAAATTATCTGCTAGTTCTGAGGTCTCTGAAATCGTAGTTGCTGGAATAGTTCTCTCCATGAACAAAACATTATTAGCCGGCGTACTATTAACCTGACCATTGTTTATGAACACTCGCATTACCGTAGCAACATTGGTCCCCAAGGCGCGTACTTTCAAGTAATCGACTCGCGAACCATCAACCGAATCTGCTGTAAAGATACTACTAACTGTTCCTGTGCCATCTTTGGCAGTGACCGCCGTAGTAATAGCAGTGGTATTCCAAGACACTCTAGGAATAAGCGGGAAAATAGGTGACGTGTTTTGAGCCATTTATAGACCTCCGTATTGATATGCTGAAAAAGTTTTTACGAATGGCTGTACCGTTGTAGAAGCCGAGACCCACACGTCGCCTGACCATACGCGAATAGACGCAATTTCAGTGTCGAAATACAGAGCCCCTACTATAAGAGGGTCCCCGTCGTTGTCCACTGTAGGAGGACTTGCCTTAGATCCTAGATACCGATCGTCGAATGCGTCAAGTGCCAATTGTGCTTCGGCTGCACTAGTCGCAGCGGCTGTCATCGTAGCAGTCGCATTTAACTCGGCCAATAACCCAGACATAGTTTGCTTGGTGTTGCCAAGACGGTCTATGCTAGTCGGGGATGCACTAACCGCTATATCGGCAATGTGATCTACATCTAGTTTTGCATTAAATAGATCGGTTATAGTAATAGCTGGCATGTATGCTCCGGGGTATTATTCATTTATAGTATTTAACGTATGCGTATTACGGAGATAAAACCAACGTATCTACGTTAGCGAATTGCGCAATCGCTAATAGCGTGGATAATCCATCTTCGCCATATGTGTCATACAACGTTAACAATATATTGTAATCTGCTGAAAACGATACATCGTATGTGGTATTAACAATATTGGATTCTTTATGTGATTCGGCGAAGTATTTCACCCCAGCCGGATGAATCATCTTCAAGGCGTTTTCAAACTCAGGTATCTGATGTTGTGATTTGATCACATACGAATATACTTGATAGAAGAAGTTGTCTTGCAAATTCATAGTCGGTACGGACAACATACCATCTAACGATTTGAACCGACCATCCGATAATGATTGTATTGCAAACGTCAATTGAAGCGTTGCTTTTGAATCATTATACGTTCCCGCGGGTATGGTCGGTGGCGGTAAAATCGCAGTATCAATTTGATTGTCGTATGGAGATACAACATATGGTGTAGTTAGGTCTTCATACCCATACTGTACAATGCGCAATTGCTGTATAGAGCCGACCGCAGATACTTTCTTTATTTGAGCAATGGTACTTTTACTCGTTGATGGGAATATAATCAATTGCCCAACTTTCCAATCTAACCCACCGGTTGTTATAGTTATAGTATCGGGGGTGTCGATAAGTGAGCCTGAAGCATCTAGCACATCGCCAGAATAAATCTCAACGGCAGAAGTTGATACATTGAATCCACTAGGTAATCTGGTATGTATTCTATATACTGTAGAATTGAGCAACGGTTCAATAGAGTCTATCTTATATGAAGACGACCCAAATATAGACGTCAATCTGATAGAATCTGCGCCATCAGTGACGTTACCACTGTCGACCGTAACTGTCAATATTGTGTCGCGGACCCAATTCCCAACAGACGCTCTCAGTATGTTTTCTGAGGGGTATGTAACTGTTATGTCTTCGCCGTATAAAATTTTGAATAGCAGTGCTGTAGCAGCTTCTGTGCCCTTACTCTTATACAGGTCATAGATAAACTTTGCAACCAACCGAGGATCTGCGGTTATCGTGCTAGGCAATCCCTTCATTTCTTCATAGAAGTTGTTCAGGAATTCTAACTCAACCGAGTCGTTATCGTTGTATGTTAGTGCATCTTGAGTTATATCTTGAATTTTCGATTGCTCGATGAATTCATAATAATACTGCATGAACTTAACGAACAGCGGATTGTTTTCACGAAGATATCGTGGTATCTGCGACGCTACAATCTTCGACGGACTTAGCTTGTTATGTATCATGCTGATCTCAGAGTCACTTCGATATCATTGGTATCAAGGGTGATGATGTTATTTCTACTTTGAATGCTGTTTTTGTTATCCGGTATAACCGTCACAGTTAATGTATTTGCATCACTCGCAACCATCGTAGTCGATAAACTAACCTTACCCGTAGCATAATCAACCGTACCAACATTTTTTGTTAGTATGATTCTCTCAGAATTCCTGATATAGTATGTGTAAAGTACACCAGCCGTGTCTGCTAGATATACATCGCGAGTAATATCTGCGGCTGTTCTAAAGGGCGTTGACGTGATGTTATTCTCAATAGAGTTACTTTGTTTAATGCTACTGTAGAAATCAAACACGTATGATGTATTGATGTTCAATACCAGAGACTTTGTCTTACTGAACGTGATATCAGTATCATTGGCCAAAAACGCCGGGCTAATATCGTCTATGTATGCAACTAACTTTGAAAACTCAAAGTCTGAGTTGAATACGTTTAACGTAGCCGCTCCCCATGATGCAAGTGAATTGACAACATTAGTAATTATAGTTGAAGGACCTAGAGTAGTTCTCCCACTATCATACTTGATATCAGTTTTTATAGCTAGATTAACATATTCTACGTCAACGATCTCTTTGATGAGCCCCATTGAAGTCCTACTTTGAATGTTTGCCAACAACTCTTGTTTCTGATCAGCATCTAAATTTGTAGTAGTATTTGGCTGCTTGATAGCAATGAATATCTTGCCATACACAGGTGGCGTAAGAGTTTCTCCGCCCCATACGGATATAGATTCGACTGGGATGAACTTATTAATCAATGTAGCATAATCATTTTCAGTTATTGCTCGATTCTGTGAGAACACCGTGTTCTGAGCATTCTTTCGAATGCTCTCGATGCTTTCGGCGTATGCTCCGCCAAGCGCCTTGGATACTAGCGTAATTTGGAAATTACTGTACCCACCAATGCTATCAGCGAATGTGAATCTGGATGCTCCGTTAGCAACCGGACCATTAGTGTTCAAATAGTTCAGAGTAACTACATTACCCGTGATAATTGATTGACCAAATACACCATCTCCAAAATACACTTCATATTGAGTTTTTTCGTTTATCTTGGTGAAGTATGCTTGCGTATCAGCTTCTAAGTCGAGAATGGAACTAAATCCAGTCCATTCGACCACATTCGTACTAGATGTTGAGTCTTGGACTGTCACCGTCAACAGTGACATATCAACCGACGTTGATGGGATCTCGAATCTTTGGTACTCACTTGTATCAACTACATAGCTGAATGAGTAGTTAGCACCCTCATATATCTTGACTGCTGGAAATATATATCTACCTTCACCATTAGCCGTAATAGTATATGCGTCCCGGGTAACAAAAGTAACCGATGTATTATTATCAATTGTTGCTGAGAATTTTGCATTCTTACCAAGGGTTATGCTTGCAGGAGAATCTGATGGGAAAACCTCGATCGAGATAGTCGCGACTGGTGATCGCATGCTCATTGGAGTGTAGCCGAGCCGCTTGGCGATCAGAGCGATGCTAGCCGGCTTAACTGCTGTATCAAGAAACATCTCCTCGATGAGCATGTTGCCGATCACGGCATTGTAATGCGTATTGTATGCCAACAGGTCAATGATCACAGACAGACCAGATCCCTCAAAGTCGTAATCAGTGAACTCTGGCTTCGAAGACAGGAATTGCTTTAGATTGAACTTTATAGTGTCAAAATCTAACTCTGCTACTCGTAATGTTGTCATAGTGTTCGTTCTAGTAAGAATGCTGTTTTTATTGTATTAACTGTGCCAACGATATTGAAATGCAGAATCACTTGCAGGGAGTTACTGTCAGCCGAATCTTGAACGTCAAGCATCAATATATTTACCCTAGGTTCAAAATTATTGATAACATATGTGAGCGTTCTTTTAATGGTTGCTGCTACAACATGCGTCAATGGTTCGAATAACAAGTCATACACCTGAGACGATAGTTCTGGGTGAAATGGTCTCTCATACTGCCTAGTAGCACACAAATTCTTAATAGATGCGATTACGGCGTTTTCGTTAAGTTTCTCCGCGATGTCGTTAGACGACGGATGCATCATAAAAGACAAATCAACATCAACAAATTTGTTATTTGTTTGCTTGATTGTTATGAATGACATTTAACGATTCCTCGCGTGTTCGGGTTACCCATTCTTGCAATGCCGTTAATTGAGCAGCAAGCGTGGCATACATGCCATAGTTGTGAGTGATGGTGGTAGAAACTTCTATCAAATTTGTCGTTTCAGGGAGTAGCTTCAGTGGCTGAGCCGACTGCATCAACTGCTCCGGGGCTCCCGGGTACGGGGCCAGTGTTGGCTGCAGCGTTGTGCAAGCGGATAAAGTTAGGACCAATAGTGCAAGTAGCGTTTTCATTTGAGAGTGCCTCTGAAGTGCCTTGGATAATTCTGTCAATCGTTTCGGTGACGGTAACATATTTCGTTAGATATTTTGTAACCACCACTTCATTGATTATGGGTTGACGAGCTTCTAACTCTTTGACCATCGCAACTTGCTTGTCCAAAATAGGTTGGTAGTAGGCAACGGCTTTTGCATGGCCTGCACTTTTACCTTTATAGTAGGCAACGCCGGTCATCGTCAATGATGCTGCGATCAATCCCAGAGCGATGTATAGTTTAACTGAGGATAACATTATTAGAATCCTTTTTCTTTTTCTTACCAGGGTAGATGCGGGGAGTAGTAGCATCCACTGCATCGGTATCTATCTGCGATGTTGCTACTGCTGCTGCGGTGTTTATAGTACCAGCGGCTGTTCCTCCCATGATTCCCGGAGCACCTTCTTCAGCTAGCTGTTTTACGACTCTCTCAATGACAATCACTTCTTCAGGTAATACTAGATTGTGCTGCTCGACGATAGACAACACTTTTGAGAAGTTGTTGTTGATATATTCAAAAATAGCGACATCATTTCTGCCATTAGCTTTGCAGTTTTCCATGATAAACATCATAGTGGAAAGTCTTCTAATATAATCTTCGTTCACATCACCTAGTAGTCGAGACAACTCAGCGACCGACTGATCGCCTTCTAATATCGCCTTAACAAAGGTGTGTTGGGTAAGCATTCTTATAACTCGTTTAGTTGAACAATAACATTTATATTTAAGGGCACCGTCAATGTGTCTACGGTTGGTGTAGAGCGTCCCAAGTACAATATAATTGGTAGTAGGATGCTAAGTACGTCCTCTTCAACGATTTTGTATAGAAGAAGGTCTGTCCCGGCTGTGCCAAAGCAATTGTAGAAAATGACGAGCTGGTTTACTAACTGTCTGAGCTTTTCTGGTTCTTGAAGATATTTTCTAGCATTCTTTTTGATAAACACATATGAATTCAGATCTTGGTTAAATTCATCTAGTGTTATACAAGCCGGATTATTGTATGACTTCATTGCAAGATCTAAAAATTCGTGATTTGTTGTTATCATTTGTTCATTAGAGACACTAGTAAAGTTTTGATCTCGAGAAGTTGGTTCTCGAGATCCTGAATGCGCTGCCTATCCTTTAAGCTAGCCTGATATTTCAAATATGCGATATCGTCTTTGACGATAAGAGTCCCGTTGGGATTTCTGTATAACCCCTTAACTTCCTTACCGTCAATGTCCTTAACCTTTATCATACGGATACGATGACACTATAGTTATTGACAATAGGCACGATTGCAGGATTGGTGGTTCTCAACACCGCCTTCAATGCATACGTATCAAACGTTGGTATATCGTATAAGTAGAATTCATATGACCAAAACTGTCCAGGCAATGTTGACCTATTCACAGTACGGTCACTCGTCAATAGTTGCCAAGGCAGTGTATCAAAATCTTCTTGGCTACTAGCAACACTTGTTCGAACATACCATTCAACTCTAGATGCATCTTGAGAATATATATCAGACATCAACAAGATGCCCGTTGATGGAGTAGTCAATCCTTGTTTCTTGGTGTAATACTTTGCCAGAGCAGTCCCACCAGTAGCATCCAGCTCAGTATTTGCCGTGCCTAACGGATTCGACCCACCAACATTCTCACCAACTTGATCGTTGATCTTATATGAATATGAAGTGATCGTAGGTGATCCACGCATATCCAATATGGGAGACACATTTGGATTACTAGATCGCAACAAGAAATTTGTTAGCAACGACGGGTTGCCAGACATATTCGCAGTTTCATTCTGAGGTGAAGCGACTACAGCATTTATGTTAAGCATAGTCTTACCTTGGACGTTCATATCCAAAGTTTCTGCTGGGACATATGTCGACAAATTACCGCCTGGGAAATTTAACTGAGTGGTCGACACGGTTGCTGAAACACTCGTCCCTGGCATATTCATCGTCGGAATGTTTGATACAATGAAGTTGGTTGGTTTGTTTGTGATGACCGAGAACATTGCATCAATCAACACCGTCGCAGCAGCCCCAGTACCATCACCACCGGTTATTAGAATAGTCGGCGGGGTTGAATATCCAGTACCAGCACTTGTAATTTTGATATCAACAACCGATCCATTTAAGAGGACTGCGGTCGCCGTTGCACCTGAACCACTCGTACTAGAGAGTTGCACGGTTGGCGCAACTGTGTATCCAGATCCACCGGCCGTCACGATAATGCGTTTAACTTGACCGCCGCTTCTAATAACCCCCGATGAAAGAGCATTCGCCGATGCATCATATTTCACCGTATATTCATCAACCACATCTGTAACAGTTCTATTACCAGACAAATCAGCGGTTGATATACCGTTATACGTAGCGTTCTGATCAGATACGACATAGATCTTATCGCTAACAGACAGCCCATGTTTCTGCGATTGCTTGTATGTGATTACAGAGCTACCAGTTTCTGTGGAAAAACTAACGCCTGGAATTGCGAAGTACGATGCCTTGGCAGCGATATCAATCGTCGCACTAGCAGATATGTCGAACTGAGCAATCTTCATGTTGAATTTTATGTCTTCAAACTGCTCGGCATTCCATGTAATATTATTACTTGATTTGAACAGAGTCCCGACATATGGCTGTTCAAAGATAGTGCGACCAGTTTCGATTGATGCTTCGCCTAGCTTAGACGTGAATAGATGATACTGTTTTGAGTTACTGAAAACAACGAAGCAATAATCTTTATCTTGTTCTAGGTATACTGGGTACTTGAATGTGAACTTAGTTCCCACAGATGCGTCTGTCGAAACACTAACGTCTGATGGATTCTTGTACACTATTAACAGTTCATTATCTGTTACTCCAGATGCGGGGTATCCGTTCACCATATCTCTCAGCTCAACTCTAACTGGGATCGTGCTATCCTTTGTTTGGAAGAAGATTTCGATGGAAGTTAAAAATGCTCCTCCGGTCTTTCCATATGTGAAGAAACTCTGAGCAAGAGGATCACTACCATTACCACCCTGACCGCCACCGCCGTCCCAACGATTCCAATCAAATACTGGGGCTGGTTGCACGATTGCTGGCAGTGGGACCGGGGCCGGCGCAACTACGACGGGTGGCGGAATAACTACAGGTGGTGCTGGGATGAATTGATCTGTAGTAACGGTATTCTGACGCACCGTAGTGGAAATCGTTTGAAATACTTGCTGTGCCCCAGACGAAGTGAAAAACGCGGTAGCGCTACCATATGTTGAACCAGTGGTTTCCAATAGAGCAATTGATGCCGCGTCGGTCACTAGGATTTGTTTATTACCTGTAGTGAATGTTCCTCCAGGAATTGCCATCGTAAACGTTACGAATCCGTTCGAATCTGTGACTAATTTTGTAGAATCAATCACCGCACTAGATCCTATAGGTGTTGCTGCATGATTCATATTAGTTGAATCAAAATATACATTCATAAATGTATTTGGTCGGCAACCAGACACTCGCATCGTTAAAACGATGGGTCTAATATACATGATCGAGTTAACACTGACTAGATTTCTAGTGCTAGTCGTGCTAGATGAAGTTGTTACGGTAGTAGCCATGTTTTAGGGATTCCTTGATATTATATTTCGAGTGTATTGATGTCAGACATACCTTCGAATATACTCGATATATTTACACCGCATAAAATAGATGTGTTACGCACTGCTGCCACCACCAAATCCGCCAGACGTGGTTCCGTCAGAATATAACCATCCAGAGTCAGCACCCAACCAGCGAACAACGGTCAGTGGTTGTGTTGTAGCTGAACCTCCTGTGCTTGGCGCCGTTACGGGCAAATTCGTTTGCGGTATAGCCGGAGCCGATACTGGAGACGGTACCCAGTTTATTAGGTTGACATCTGGTTCTTGAATTTCATTGAATACTGTAGGAAGATCCAGGATATCGATCCAGTTATCAGCTGATGGTGTCACGTTCATAGATCCATCCCATGTAATCATCAGGAATGGATTTAGATTAGTGACTCTAGAACTTAGCGGCTGGGATGCAAACGTCACTTCTGTGTATGGCAACATATACATACCATCGACATTGACATAGTGTCCAGAAGATGGTAACACCGTCGTAGAACATTCCATACGTTCTAATCCGCTGTTCAGCGTACTATAATCAAACGATACCCCAAAATCTGGGTTTCCGATATCACCTATTGTGAATGGGGATGTAAAGTTTTCAACTAGATATCCAGTTTTGAATCTAGAAATACCAGTCGCTGGATCTACAACCTCAAAATGTATAGTAGACGATTCTGCTTGGGACAGCGTAGAGAATACTTCTAGTCTAGCAACTCGTTGTTCTAACTTAGCTATTCCATTCATAGTGTATCGATCAACTAAGTTTCTAGTTTTCTTAATTGCAGAAACTTGCTTCGTATATGCCGGAACAAAATATGTCTCGAGAGCAACAGTACCTTCGGATGTCTCTGGTATTACGGGGGAGTCGTCAGGAGTACCTGTGACGACTGATACCACGGCATCTTTGTTGATGGTCAATACATCATATCTAGGTACGAAATATTGTACCGAACTGGTGTATAGCTCTGCGCTGACTAGCATATCGCCTACGATAGCGCCGGTTCCGCCATCGAAAGTCCCAGCCGATCCAACCGTCGGTCTGGCGTCAATGCAATTTAGCAGATTGAATACCGTACCCGAAGCATTGCGATAATTAACGATCAGGTCTAGATAATTCGCATTACCTGAATACGAGTCTATGCTGAAGTAATCACCGGCGGTGTGAGCAAAATACTCGTATGTTACATCTAGAGTGCCTTCTGGGATTACGCCTGCCGTTTTAAGCGACAATTTGCCTTTGTAATAGCCATAGTCAGTCTGTCCGTTGTCTAGCACATATTGATTCGTTACATCAGCCCCACCCATTTGTATCAATGTTATGCGGTATATGTCACTCTTAGTTAGAGTGATTGATGTTACACTTGATCCGACGACATATGCTTCACTATTAACAGTAGTCAATGTTTTTGTTCTTGGTGCAAGAGCTGTCTTAGTCACGGTCGCATAGATGTATATGATCGACGATAATGGCCCGCCTGCTATATTCAGCACATTATTAGACCCGGATAATGTGAACAGGGTAGGGCTTACTGAACTCGTACTGGACAGAGCAACGAATGTTCCCGCTGCCGGCGTTTCAAACGTACCGTCGCCGATAGTGACAGAACCTGCTCCAGAACCGTTCGTTGTTATAGTCAGTTGTTTCTGTACGGAATATACGCAGTCATAGACATTACCCGAATTCTTCAACGACTTAGGTGTTTCAACAGGTAGTGTGAAAACCGTTGAATTCTGAGCAACACCGAAGTATGCTTGCTTACCTTTAACAACGCTCGTTGCACTGGTAGTTGCGTCTATAAGTTGATCGCCGATTAGAGGGGTATCAGATGCAGCTGCGTGTTTATGCACATACAGCGTACCAGTACTAGGATTCCAGTAATCAACAGTTGCAGTTCTAACACCCGCGTCGCTGTTCACGATATCACCGATATTATATGTACCGGCAGTCAGATTCGTCGTTAGTTTCTGGACGACATATGCAGTTCCACCTGAGAATGTCAACCCACCAACATTAACTGATGAATATGCGGTCGATGTATATTTCACATCAGTCACATACAATTTATACACACACGATGGTAATGCAGGATCGCCCGTTTCGTAATCAATCGCTAAAACTCTCGCTGACCCAATCGTAGTTGGACCTGCGCCCGAGGTGTTTAAGAATGAAACGATTTCGCGAGTTGCGATAGACGGTCCATTTGTCACATTACTGATAAGAATATATCGACCGTATTCTGGACGAGTATTTATTGTCTTTGTCTTAACGTGAATGTCTGTTCTGGCTTTAGGTTGGATCAACGTAGTGCCTGCCAACCTACGAACCTCGAAACCGTTTATGTATGCCTTGCCGGGATTGACTGTTACTGCAAAATCGTCAATATCTTCAGATTCGGAGAATCCACCGTTGTTTCCAATTTTCTTGGCTTCACGGATGTCGCCACTCAAACCATTTACAACATAGTTGCCAGATTCATCATGAGTTCTACGAGCAAGAGATTTTTCAAGCTCACTATATTTCGGATATGTACTATGCTCTTCAAGTACGCCTGCATTATATCTCATAATCTCGACATAGTTATCAGAAATCGCGGCATCATATGCTAGCGAAGTCAATACCAGGTCAATCTTATATCTATCAGCGCCAGGTGCCGCAAAGTTATACGAACCTTGGGCTGGATCTAACAACGAACCATCTTCAGTATAGTCGACTAACGATTCAACAATCTGCAACAACACTTTGCATGATGGTAGGTTGTCATACTTCGAGATAACAATCGACTGCGTGTTTACCGTCACGAAATATCCATTTACATAATAGACGCCTTGGTTAACATATGCCATCGATCCTACACCTGTAGACCCAACATCTGATTTAACAGTTGCTATAACCGAAGGATTTGTTTCCACATATACATCTTCACCAACATCAAACTCTAATTTTCCATTAGGAACACCGCTAACAACACCGGCTGATGTATATGCAAGATAGAAGGTTGTTGGGTCAGTAACCGTATTCTGGACAGTCTTCTTGACAATCGCCTTCACCCCCGATGTCGCACCAACAATAATATTGTTGTCGAATAGTGAAAGATCTAGTTCAACACTATTGTATGTTGTTTCAACCTTCAGATACGGTACGTTGAGATCGCCTCTAGAATTTCCGGGGATTACGATGGAACCTTGCTGGTAGATACTATCACCCAGTTTCGATATCTGATTCTGTAATATGCTTTGGGTTTGAGTTAGTTCTCGAGCCTGTACCGGGTACCCAGGTTTGAACAAAATCTGATGATAGTTCTTTGTATCATCGAAATCATCGAAGTATGGGTTTGTGTTACGGTTGATAGTCATTTTAGAATGTTATGTAGGTTTTAATCGTTAGACCTTGAGATTCGGAAAAAAGGAACGGTAGTTCATTTGATACGAATAATAGATCTCCGCTATACTTATTTATAGTAGGCCTTGTGACGACGCTTGTAGATACATATGCGTTTGGACCATTAGCTAAATTACCTATTGGGTCAATTTGAGCGGTATGATTGGCCTGAAGAAACACATTGTTACCAGAAATAAAGCTAACCGTATACGGATACTTGCCATCCAACAACAAGGTTTGATCCAACGCCAAATTAGATACAGTATCGAATACTACTTCATACGTAGCAGTATCAACGCCCACCGTCGCTACAGTATTGCTATACAGGTTTCTGGGCTTTTTAATGAGCCCATATTGGTGCCAGTCCTGTTCAGAATTTGGCACGATAGTAGAAACTCGGACAGAACTCACAGCCGCGAGAATTCTACCATATAATTCCCGAATAGCCATTGCGCCATGGCCACCAATTGGTGGTAGAATAGCATATGCTGTCGCGTCAATAAACGTGCCTATGCGATTCACATCCGAAAAGGCAATATTGGCATATGTGTATCCATATCCATAACTGGTTATATCAATTGCAGTAATGGATCCTCCAGAAACGGTGGCGGTCGCCGTTGCGCCTGTGCCATCACCTGTAATGCTTACTGTCGTAGTATTTGTGTACCCTGTACCCGGGGTTATAACATTCGCCGCATATATGGCCCCCGATATAGCAGACTGTTCGACTACATTCTGATCAGATACTAAATCTGACGATGCGAATATAGCATATACCGATGCACCAGAGCCTACCCCACTCACCGTTATATTTGCAAAGGTGTATCCAGTACCGGCCGCGTCAATTATAGCATCAACTAACATACCAGCATAAACTACCGGACGCAATATCATCCCAGTCCCATCACCAACAACCGATATAACAGTAGTATTTTCGTGAGGATAGTCTATACCTGGATCTATAATAGAAACTGACTTTATAACCCCCTCGGAAACAACCGGGGATAGTATAGCAGTTCCTATGCTTATATTTTCTGGGTATAGATTGGTTCCAGGAGTTTGACCTGCCAGTACCTGGACCTCGACAAGCGGCAGCGCAAGTGGATCATACCCAGTACCACCGTTAACAATTGTCACTCCAATTATCGAACCTGTATCTGCTGATATCTTTGGAACTAGAATCGCACCAGACCCAGATGCCGCAGACACCGTGATATATGTCAAAAGACTGTCAGTGTATCCGCTCCCCGAATCAGATATAGCAATAGCATCTACTGCGCCGGGATCATAAAACCCATCTGATAATGTCGTCTGCACAGGAATTAGCGTTTCGTTAGAAAACTTATTATGTTTGAACTCTGGGATAGAGTACATATACTTCCAAATATATCCGTCAGCGGTTACTAACGGCGAATATGACGCAATGTTAGGCATGGATGTTGAAGCAGCACCATGATTATTGAACAAACATTTGAACACTTGATTGTTGGACGTTAATACGAAAAACGGTAGTTCCTCCATATCTACAGTATCGTCCCATTGACTGTACACCGTACCCGATACCCAATCATTACGGCTGACCATTAGAGAAACATCATTGGCCGTTATTTGCTTGAAGAACGCTATACCGTTCCTAACGTCCATATCAACAGCTGACGTTAGTGCTGGAGGCGTATCACTCGGTTCGTCGAGGGTGCCCCATGGGGTCAGCTTACCTAAAAAGTAGTAATACGAATCTCGATGAAACTGTATGTCGGTTAAAACCGTATTAGCAATTGAAGAGTGAAACTGTTTTCTGATTGAATATGCCATAGTACATCTTTAATGATATTATCGTATATTTACGATTGATAAAGTTGCATGACATAGAATATTGCATGATGAGTATTAGTTTGAAAGTGAATCAACTAATTCAGCTAGATTGTGATATCCAATCTTTGACTCTACGATGTTTTGTTCAGAAACAAACCCATAATACTTGTCGTCCTTGCACAATACGTTGAACCCTTTGATAGTTCTGATCTCGTATTTGTTAGACATCTTTGAAATGTTTTCTTGTAGAGAGTTTCTCTTACCAGACGAAACGGCATTTACTTTAACCGCAGATCGACGGTCTGCTTTGCGACGGTCTTCTGATACAGCATTAAAGTTGACAGTCACACGACGCTCAGCGTACCGGCGATCTTCAGCCGATGATTCATGCAATTTAGCATTGACTTTTATAGATGCTGATTCGGCCCGTTTAATGTCTTTCTTTTTTACCCCGAATTCAACTAATGGATTGAATTCCACAGATTCTCGTAGAGGAACGAATAACTTGTCCCCTATTACTACTTCTAAACGAGTGGAGTATTCTTTTGACTCTAGAATTCCCTTTAGTTTCGGAATGATAACTTCGAGATCGCCATCGACTTGCTTGCATCTGCATACAATGTCAAACTCAGCTCCTTCGATGATGAATCGAATCGACGATGGTTGCTGAGACGTACCAAAAACATCTATGCCGAAGTTTATTGTCTGTGACTCATTAAGTTCAAGTTTGCCTAGTAACATAGTGGATTCTCTCTAAATTATTTTTTGAATACGCCGACGACTATCTTTTTAATATTTATGAACGGCTTGCTTATACTGAATGTAATGTAATCGTATGCTCGGTTAATGCTTTTCAATGTAAGTACAATTTTCTCGACAGATTTAGCAGTAAATTCACTCGCACTAAACGATTGTTGCCACACCTTTTCTTTACGAGTAATCTTAACCGTTACTTGAAACGGCTGTGGGTATGGAGGGTACCAGCCACCCCCACCGCCTGATACCTCAGGAGACGTAACTATTATTTCTATCTGGAAGCCAAATCCTAATTTGGCAATCATTCTGTGCCCGGCACGAATTCCATCTACAGCAATATTATAATGCTTCCTAAACATTATATTCTCGTAACAATCGTTTGATTTGCCGTTGACTGAATAGTCTGATTAATCGTAGGACCTGCTTGTCGCACCGTATCCGTGACAACGAGAGGAACTGTTGGGTCGAGGCCAAACAACTTAAACATCTCGATTAGCATGGTTTGCTGCGAGGCGGTCAAACCATCTACCTGAGCATTGATTTTATTTAATTCAGGAGTCAGATTCGTTCTCACTTCGGTTGCTATATCAACAGGAGATGCTGCTTGAGGTATGGATGATATATCGCCAGTAACTACATTCTGAGTAGTTACTGCTAAATTAACCAATGAGGAAACCGTTGCCGGATATTGCGGCATCATATCATCAGTATAATATGCTGTGGTATAGTCATCTGAATATAGCACCCCGGACACCGCAACCAGACTCAAGTTAACGATTACCTTCCAACCATTGATCAAGAAGTAAATATCGCCCGTGAATCCTCCAGGAATAGGATCCAATCCAGCGTATCTAATGGCGGGTAATGCCCATGATTCGCGTTCAGACCATCTAACCCAAGCCGAATATAGGTCTGACCGGATGTCTAATGACCCCGCATGATCGTGCACGTGGATTTCGCGCATCTCTCCATCGAAAGACACTTTCTCATCAAGTTCCCACTCTATACCCCAAGCGCCCCATATAAGAGCAGACATTACCAGAGTTCCTTATAGCCCAGGTTCACAGTTACGTTTGAATTAGTCCCGGAAAGACGCTTACCAGTGAATGCCCAAACTTCTTGAGTTGAATCTGCATTCAAACCGATACCTTCATCATTGATTTCAAAGAAGCTAGTCAAATCCATGGAATGGGTACCTGGGCCAAAGAAAATAGTTTTAAATGGTGTTCCCGAATCTGTTATAACTGTATCCAGACTACCTTCAATTGTTACATCGCCATTGGTTACATTCCAGGTGCCGCCTGTCGCAGTAACATCTTGAGTTATGTCTAATCTGAACGGTTGATCGCAATACACATTTAATGTTTCTGGATAGGCGATGACGTTATTGTGATGATTTAATCCAGGAGCTGTCAATTTAGATCTGACAGCAAACAATAGCGTATCGGTGGCCCCAACTGTTACATTCGTTGCATCTAGGTCAGATGCTCTCCAGAATGTCCAATCATCATATTTTCCTTCCGAATACATCGCCATACAAACTTCGCGCAACTGGGATGTAGATCCCGTCCCGGCAAAATTTATATTTTGAGTTCGTAGCGGCAGAGTGCCGGCTCTCATATACGGCACGTCATGTTCTCCGCCATTTGCTACATAATGGCAAGTCACGCGAGACCCATCAGGCGCGAATACGCCAAATCGAACTCTACCAGCACCTAACCACTGGTAGTCAATCCACCACAAATTGACCTTCGTAATATCAAGAATCATCCCACTGGGACCGGTACCGTCTAGTGGATCGGAGTTCCAAGATCCTTTCGGAACTTTTACTTCAACTACAGCACCAGTGGTGCTGGACCGAATTACTGCATTGATGGTTGATTCATACAATTCAAAGAATATGCCATCGTTATCATCAAAAGCTCCCCATCGTCTGGCGTTTCCAGCTTTGCCAGTATCACCGCAAGATGCCGTAAAGATTGCGATGTTGGCCGATCCTGGTAGATAATAGTGATATCGATTAGTCGTTCGAGTTACTTCGCTACCATTTAGAGTAGAAGTACCAAGCAATACGCTATGACCTATATCATCGTAAACATTAGTCCCACCACTCACAGTATTGATAGAAAATAGTGCGTCATAACTCCCAGATGAAGACTCATATACGCCAAGCGCACATCCTTGGGTAACGTTCAGTCCACCAAACCCACTAAGAGTTGGTTGACCTTCTGAGAATCTTATAGATGCGGCTCCTCGCACATCAACAGCAACAGCGTTTTCCGGGTTATCTGGGTCCGCCATATGGAACGTTTGTACATGGACAGGTGTGGCGTCCACGGTGTGCGCTAATGCGTGTAACCGTTTTCCCGTACTGTCCGGCGGAACCCGGACAAAGCTGTTAGTTGCCATTAGTTATCCTTTTCTTCTCACATATACATAAATGTATTTAATGGGCAATATTAGGCTAAGTAAGCGCGTTCTGTTTCTGCAGAAACAGCAATTGAAATCGCTTTCGATGCATTTAATAAACCTGTCGCAACAACTGGTTTCGCGACACCCGCATTCCCCGCAACAACAGTAACCGCTGCATCAACACCGCCAGTTCGACCACCCTGAACATTACCCGTCCAGTCATATGTGAAATTGATCGTGCTAGATGTAATCGTACCCGCAATTGGATTGCCAGAAGCATCATTAACGGTCACTGCATCTGCGGTGCCATAATTACCAGCTGGGTTGGTAGTAAAATACATACGATAGTATCCAGTGCTGCCTTGTGTCAGGTTAGCATTGGTGTTCAATGCACCAGCAGATTGGAATGGATAGTTTCTAGCCGTCGCTGTGTTATCGTAAGAGGTGAAGCTGTTAACGTCGTTCGCAGTATATCCAAGAATAGTAACACCACTGCCACCACCATTTGGATTTGCTGGAGCATAGAAACCTGCGTTAAGTGCTGGTCCCACGAAGTTCAATTGCTGTGTAGCTGTTTTACCAACGATCGCTCCAGCCGACGCCAGTCCATTTATGTTACCTGTCTGACGAATTTGATACTGAATCTTAGTATAGATTTGCTGTAGTGATGCAGTGATCGGGGTTGCTCTCTGTAACGTAAACGATGCCCCCGATGCGATACCCAACAATCCGGTTGTTATCGGTACAGAAGTTGCCGACCCACCGCTGCTATCAATCGTATACGTGCCTTTTGCTGCCCCGTTATGAATAGTCAATGTACCGTTATAGTAATCCGAGATCGTGATGCCGGCTGCCGCGGAAGTCAATGCAGTAGCCGCGCTTGCGCCCGCACCGTCTACGCCAGAGTGGGTGCCAACGTCTACAACAATACCGAATGCTCTAGGGGTTCCGCTAACGTCGATATCTTTGTTGAACGCTGATGGAAAATATTTCACATTGATTGCTGAATACGGCGATCCAGTGATACCCGCGTCGTTTACCGTAATGTCCAAGTCGGTTTCATTGGATAACAGTAAATTAACGATATACGCGCCGGTAGCTGTTTTACCAGTATCCGCCAACACAGAGTCTTTATACTTTTTCGCATATTCACGAACAAAGCCCTTAAAGAATGTTCGAGTGTCGAATGTAGTGGTATCAGTGTCGGCGACTGCGTCTCCATATACTTGCACACCTTGGTTAGCAGCGTCATCGTATATGAAGTTTGTTGGTGCGCCATTAGACGTTGTTTGATAATACAACTGCGAACCAGCCGACACAGAACCCAGGGAAATAATACCTGTGTATTGTCTAGCAAGCACCCCAGATGAATTATATTCAGACCAACCACCGTCTCGCATATATCCGCGAGATGCGTTTGCGTCTACGTCAGAGAACTTCCAACCGTTATACGTAGCACCATCAGTCCCCATTAAGAATTGACCAGACAATACGTCAAGTGCATAGAATGGGAATGGGAATTCGTTATAGTCAGCCGTTGTCCATAAATCTACGAACTTTGAATACAGAGCCTGCCAAGACACGCCGTCCTTAGCAACTAAATTCCCCGCTACGTTCAGCGTAATAATTTTGCTAGTAGTATTAATCGTTAGTTCGGTACCTACTGCTAAATCTGCTTTGGATATGATCTTTGCCATTTTTAATTACCTTCGTTGTTTATAGTTTGTGCTGCTGGTTGCTCAATGCAATCAATCGCATAATTGGAGTTATAATATCTAGTTATCTTAGCTCCTATCCGAATCGGAGTCCCCTCGGGCATGAATTCCATCTCCCCCAGCATGACCGGGAACGTGTCTTCAAAGATGAGTCCTAGGTTTTTACTATCGGTTGATGACGTGATTTGTATTTTCATATACTTATTTAGTTAGATTAATAATATGCTCTGTCGACAATCTGCTCGATTGGCAACGAAGAGTTTACATCGGACAATAGATAGTTTCTAACATATTTCGCTACGTACCCAGCTTTGAATACTCCTACATCTATATAGGTCCCGGCGGCGTATGTGTATGAGTATGTATATGACGTACCAGCATTCGCGTCGATATTTACGATAGGGGTAGTAGTTCCTGCAACTAACAACACGACGTCAGATCCAGCAACTAACCCAGTTATAGTCAACGATACTTGTCCAGACACGACAGATACGCTACCTGCGCCTGTATTGTAATATGTAGGGGTAGATTTTCCAGCCCCAACGTTGATGGTTAGTGTTTGCCCAGAACTAACGGAAACCAATATAGTCTCATTACCACTACTACCATTAGTTACTGCATATCCAGAATCTACACAATCCCATGACATAGTTGTGCTAGATGCAACAGTACCTAAGTTAACCGCATGCCCGGTACCATCAGATGTAAAACTGCAATCGACTAATTGGCTTAGAGCTGATACCGAGACTGCGGTAGTTGCGCTGCTAGAGGAAAACGAGCTATTGGTTAGAGTTGCCCCATTGGTCGTAACTAGACCGGCCTGGCGCCAAGTGCATCCATTAACGGTAACTCCCGCTCGCAATGTCGTTTCGCCAATCTTTACAAAAGAACATCCAGAAAGACTGGATACGGTACTTGCGTTGTTGAATATTAACTGGCCTGGATTATTTGTACCGGCGGCTTCTATAGTCATACCCGACAAGTGAAACTGAGTTGATGCGTGGTCAATTATAATTTGCGAAAAATCTGGGAGACTGTGAGGGGTATCAACAACCAGAATAGATTTGTTTGAGTCTGAAAAGTATGATAATGTTGGAGTTCCAGCACTAGTTTGTCCGATAACCAATTTTCCTTGCAATTCATAAGCCGACCCACCCAAGAACGTTAAAATGCCCCAGCGGTTTGCAACTGTGTCGTTCTGTGCAGCCGCTGCCGACAATGTAGCTGGAGCCCCAGAGTCGCCTGCGGTCACAAACAATCCAGTCCCATACCGAATTGCACTAATGCCTAAGTTGGAACTTTTAACAGTTCCAAGGATGTTAGCCAATGCCCCAAACTGTGTTGGATTTGCAGTTGGTGCACCGACTAATGTACGATACGGCGCCGATGCGTTCCCAGTTGTGACATATCGAATTGGATAGCATCTTCCAACACGTCCAATAGCCCCATATGTATTCGACCCCTCAACGTGGAATTTATTATATGCAGTCGTTGATGTCCCTATAGCAATAGTTAATCCTCTATTAGCCAAGGTATCAGACACCCCAGGTGTAGCTAAGAACGCCCATACAAAGAAATGAGTATTCGTCCCAGGAGTGATTGCGCCCGATCCAAAGACGTGTCCTTTCTCGGATGCAGTAACTGCCTTATCAACGGCGTTTGTTCCCTGCATCGCAAAGTCTGGGCCAAATCCTAAACCTGACGCGCCACCCCCGAGGGCAGTCCAACCAGTGATAGACGTTATGTTTGCAATGATATCAACAAGATCGGTGGTGTATACTGCTGCGGCCATTCGGTTTTCTTACTATAGTGGGTTATATGAGTATTTAATGCGAGCGGGCAACCCCACATTTTGTTAAATAGTTGTATGAAACATTCTATTTCATGCTCTAGGCACAATCGTCTATTTCCAACTGTATTCTGTATGGGAGGAACGTAGTCATTGTGCCATCTTCATCTACTAAGGAGTCTTAATGGGTCGCAGTAATGCTTTAGCCGGAACCGCAAGAAATCGTACAAACGCACGAGCACAGAGTAGACAGCCAGAACTGTTCAATCTGGATGTTGAAAGACAAGCAAAACGTTTGAGTAGACAACAAAAGAAACTAGAAAAAACGACAGGATTATCCAACATTACAGATCTCAACAATCCATTCACCCAACGAGTTATCAAGTTACAAGACATAGGAAGAATAGAACCACTTACAGACACTCAATTTAACTTTTTCCAATCCTGGGAGAACCAAGACGCAGACGGCTATGTGTTATACGGTTCGGCTGGCACTGGAAAGACATTCATTGCATTGTATCACGCATTGCTAGCAGTACTGGAACCAGACTCTTTGTATGAAAAGATCATCATTGTTAGATCAAGCGTACAAACGCGGGATCAGGGGTTTCTTCCTGGATCGCTGGAGGAAAAAATGGCTCCGTTTGAAGCTCCATATGATGGAATTTTATACGATTTAACCAACAAAAAAGGTGCATACGACAAGCTGAAAGATATGGGCAAGATCGAGTTCTGCTCTACGTCGTTTCTTCGAGGCTCTACATTCCATGATTGCATAGTTATCGTCGATGAGATGCAAAACGGAACCTTTGGCGAATGTCATACTATAGTGACGCGGATGGGAAAAAATTCAAAATTGATCGTATGTGGAGATGGAGCGCAAAACGATTTAACCAAATCAAAGCATGATGTCTCGGGATTCAGAGAATTTGTAGAAGTGTCTCGGAAGATGCCGGAGTTTAGAAACTTCAGATTCACTAGCGACGATATTTGTCGAAGTGAATTCGTCAAGTCCTGGATCATTACTTGCGAAAAATTAGGATTAACGTAAGCATCGAAAGGCTCCTAGGAGCCTTTCTTTTTGATATATGTACGTGGGTACTAGTTCATCAAACTAACGCAGTGTAGACGGTTCTAGTTAGAATATAAGCATGATGTAGCACAGTCAGTTGCCCCAGGCCCACCAACTTCCCCATAATCATAATCGCCACACGAAGTGCATCTGTATACACCTTGGGAACAGTCGTCGGTCAAATCTTTAGGGCAGCGCCTACCACCTGCAGATACCCAAGTGTGTTTACCTGCATCACATGCGGCCGAGCCGAACATACCAGCTTCTCGGATTAATTCATGCAACGAAACTGTCACAGTCGCCATCCATCAGGAGTAATAAACAATAGTTGACGTTTACCGTTCTTATGAATGATACAGTGAGCGTGATGCCAAGTAGATGCACCTTTGTTATACTCTAGTCTGAGCTTAGAGCTAGTGCCAACAACATACGCGCCCTTTTCAATCGACGGTGAGTGTGAGTGACCGACAATCATTTTCTCAGGCATTCTGGCAAACGATTTCGCCGAACCGCGAGCACCATTCACCCCATAGTCGCCGTGCTGCCCAACTTCAATATCGAGGATTGACATTCCACTTCGATCAATAAACGATATATTATCATTGAATCTACCCTCACACATCAATTCAAGTGGATTTGGGGTCACGGTACCGGTTTCGCCCATCGAGGTATCTTTTAGCATTCGATACATCAAGTAATGGTAAATCTTAGCGTTCCAAGGCTCAACCTTAATATCAACGTCGTTTAACCATCTGAGCAAGTGCTCATTGTGATTACTCTGGACAATGATACTCGTGGCAAACTCAGGAGTAGTTTTGTTGATGTACTCAATAACACCTTCTAGTTCGGCCTCGATAGAGTTCATCCCAGACTGCCACTTAGCATACTGAGTAAAGACATTCTTCCGATGATGATGACTGATCGAATAAGAATCTAGAACATCACCTCGAACGATATACTTTGGTCGCAGAACATTGATCACGCTATCTTCATTGAGATAGGTCATTTGTTCGACATTCTCATCTTTAAAGATTGTATGTTCATCGCCCGTCACAATAGCTTCAATTTCTACCATCCTAATAGTACCATCGCTGGAATATTGCTTATCCAAATCACAGAATGCTTTAGATACGGGATCGTAGTTTAGATGCCTGAGGTGATAATGATTAGTATCAAATTCAACTACAATGGCTGAGAGACTATGGTTGAACCTAGCCTTTTCGCCAATCTTTGTATTGCTGTAGTTCTTTTGCGTCAACACACCGGTCGACGTAATGATACTGCTGATATGATTGTGTAGATTTGGTAGTGTCTTGAGCTGTACTTGGGCATGTCCGATAATGATCGACGACCCCTTGCTCAATGGATCCAATCCACTGAGTGGATTCTCGGCTGTTGCTTGAATCTTCAAACCGGCATATACTTTGAGACCATATTCAGGCCACGCCAACGTGTTTTCGACCAAAAATGGTTCCATTCGTTGATCATATAAATCCGCGAACAAATCATCGCTAGCATTGATTGTCTTGTACTTTATCGGGATAGCAATGAGACGTGCGTCGCGGTCTTGCACAAATGTGTTTAAACATTGCAGAAAATCTTCTTCAAGCTCGGTGTTATTCTGGACGGCGGTAATGACAATTGTGCGCTTGCTATAAACGTTATGTGTCAGCCATTCATCGCTTCGAACATATTTGCTGGATGAATCTAAGTCATCATCGTCATATATGATTATGTCATCTTCGGTAGCAGGTACTGATTCTGCTAAGATTGAAAAGTGTTTGCCACATTCAGTGCATTTGTAGCGTTGTTTGAGACCTTGGGATGTTTCAGTAAATCCGCGTTTATTGGTGTTTGTTGACCAACATTCGATACAATCCATTAGCGCTCCAGTTAACAACCCCCGGTTAAGGGGGTCTTTGATCGTCAATTACATGCTGATACTGTATTTGACCGTTCGAGTAATATGACGTTTGCCAGCAATGCGCTTGCTAGTGCGGACATATTGACGTTTGAGTTCATACCCAGCTTCTTGAATGCGCAGGACAGTTGCGCTAGGGTTGCCCAACCGATAGCGTACCTTTGCCATACGGCGACTGACAGTTTTGCCGTCCAACAAGATTTGCAGGAAACGATTCTCTTTACCGACTTTCTTCATACTAACTCCTAATTTAAGAACAGGCCTATCAAGTGCTTTACGTTGAACAGGCCCCACGCTCAACAGCACAAATAAAATTATAACAGATAAAAATTAAAAGTCAATACACTTGTATTATTCCAATCCAGCTACCAGATCGACAATGTTGTATTGTAAAGCATCCTGGGGGTTGAAATAGTGTTCTCGACTGCTCAACAACTTGTCTCGAATAAACGCCTCGTCCAATCCAGTACATTCCTGATACAGCGCATACATCTTATTGTAGTATGTATCGAACTCGGTCACTAAGTTCTTGATGTAATCATATGATCCCTCTGTTCCTGTGAGAAACTGGTGACTCATAAGACTGGTGAATGGAGTTGCTACTCGCTGATGGCCGCACATCAAAATGCACAGGGCAGCACTGATAGCTTCACCCAATGCAATTGTCCGTACAGGAATTTTACTTCCACGGATAACTGATATGAGTGCATACGCTGCAGACATGTCACCACCTACACTCGTGATCAGCAGGTTAATCACGTCTGGCGGGGTTTCATCCTGCAATCCAGTCTTGGGATCAATATATGTTTGCGGAAGATTTAACGTAATGATATCCGCGATAACTTCACTGCATGAATTGATCGAAACATCACCCTTCAGATACAGAAATGCTTGATTCACATTCTCTTTGTCTGGAAAGAAGTGCTGATTGATCGTTGTAAGCATCCCTAATCGATTTGAACTTAGAGACCCAACCTTTTGTCTTTTGCGTGTAGCCATTACATTCTCCCGATGATATGTCTTGCATGATTATAACAAGATCTTCTGCATAAAGTCCCAGTCGCTCATATGCCATTACAGCATATGCCGCACACTGCATCCAGTACCCATCAAAGTCTCCATCATATTTTAGTCTTGATGTTGATTTGAAGTCTATGATCGATAGTTTTCCATCATAGATTCCAATCACGTCAGATGTGCCAGCAACCTTTAACTTGTTGCTCCACATACTATGTTCTATATGTATCGGGTCAATTCGTTTCAGATATGGGATGATCCCACTGAAACGATATCGATCAATCAGACCTAATGTTGGAGATTCGCCTTGTAGATACTGTTCGCAAAATGCGTGCATCTGGGTGCCAATATTAGCAGCTCGCATAGTGTATGCGTCTGCTTTTTCGTGTCCCATTGAGTCTCGCCAAGCATCCAATTCTGGATGTGGGATGCTTGACAGAACCGTAGTCACCGAAGGGTAGATACCGTCGGGAGTGACATAATATCTACCAAATTCGGTATCAAGCCTTTTGAGAGACATCCGACACTGTAGGTTCCATGGGACCGGTGTCTGCCGGTTGTGCTTGAGCCTGTGGTTGTGCTTGAGCCACAATTTTTTGCCATGTTGGCATAGCTTGTTCCATAGTGAGTTTATTCAGGCCGGCCAAAACGGTATTCACTTCAGCGATTTCAAGGTTCAATTGGATCATGAGATTTCCTATAGTTAAAACAAATATTATAACACTGTATCGCACAGTGTCAAGTATTTACTACCCAACAAATCGCAGGTCTGATCCTCGTTCTAGGGCTGCTTGAACTACAGAATCCGGTCTGGATAGTTCGCCCAAATCTATACCGTCTAATTCATATACTTCTCGCACATATGCAGCACATTCATTCACATTTCCATCTTCTAACGGTTTGAAGAATGCTTTTATTGCATCTTTTTGGCTGTAATCGACACCGATCTTAGACAACGCAAATTCTTCGGTTTGTTCGGTCCAAGGGGCATTCATCGGTATCCAAAAGAAATCCCCTGCCAGTGAAAGTGGAAATATTCTAAGTTTTGGCATGACCGCCTCAAGTAACATAACCCTACCACCAACTACCCAAGCAATACCAACGTGACTATAGGTTGATCTAGTGAAAAATCTAACTAGATTGACTTTAATACCGGTCCAGCTTTTCCAGTCACCGTGACCTTGAGCGATTAGATCGCCGCTACGGATTATCGGTCTGGCTTCATTGTATTTCATACTTGATAGTGGTCTGTCCACCCGGTAGAGAAATTGTAGTTGTCTGGATCTGCACTTGCTGCTACAGACACCATGTGTTTATACTGCTAGACGCTATTAGGAGCGTCTACAACAGGTTCTTTGTCCCTAGTAATACCTACGTATATGTTTTAGTAAACGACATCGTTCAACTTCTTTGATGAATAGTGATCAGCTGGTTTTGAGTTAAACGAATGGTGGGTAATGACGCCAGGAGTTCTTGCATCAATAAGTTCGTGGTTAGTGCCATCATACCCATCAGCCGATCCCATGAACATGCCTGGGCCAACTTCTTTGAATGAATGATTTTTAAACGAATACTGTGTTTTTATATGATCAACGTACTCTTGGCCTGCCTTCTCTACTGGCAGAGATGTCTTGTATGATTTGAATCCAGAAGACGAATGACTACCAACAAATTTTGGAGTCTTGGTCCTAGTTTCCAACCATGTCTTTACTCGATTTACTAGTGACAGAGGCGACCCACCTGGGTGTTTCCTTGCAAGCACATTTGCTTGTTCTTCTGATGGTTCGTCACCATGATAGACAACATGCGCATGCTTGTGGTGAGTGAACCTACCATCTGCATCCAATGGCTCGGCCATACTCGATTTATTGATGAACAAAGACGCGACGGGTTGGTCAGTTTTTGGATCGTGTATATGAAAGTGTGAGAACTTATGCGGGTCTGCATGTCCTTCAATAGACTTCTCAACCATTTCCCCAGTATCAGTCACTTTGAGTGGGTCTGGATTCTCGGGCCCATTAACTAATTGATCATAATGTGAAACGGCCGTACCAATCGATTCGCTCGCTGACTTAGATGGGGAAAAGTTCCTTAATGTTAGTGATGATGTACCTGTTGGGTACAATGTCTTCATATTCGGATGCCATGCGAGATGATACACTTTGTCCCGACGATTCCACCTGTCAGGTATGATCCTAGCAGTAGCGACCGGATCGTTCGTTTCCGAATCAGAATATAAAATCTTATCGTCGCCTATTTTTGTCTGTTTTAGTGTCATTTCAGTTTCTTCTTTGCTACTGCTGCAATTTCTGGGACCGAATCAGTCGACAAAATATTCAGGGTCGATGGTTCGGTGTTTGGGTTATTCGCAACGTTCAGTCTGACGTGATCGGCTGGAGATGAGGACAACCCATGCAATATAGATGGAGGTGCGTTAACACTGTTGCTTATAGCTCCATGAAATCTAGGATTGTCTTTCAACATATGAAAATGTTCAGGAGTGTTTGCTGGATGTTTAAGTGCTGCCACTTTAGTCGCAAAATTTGTCGTCGGATGACTCAACACCTGCGTCAAGTGACGCCCCTCAATAGCTGTTGAATGCGTCTTAGATATCTGATCAAGCACTTCACGATTATGCTCAGGCAAGCTAGTTAGCGCATCTACCGTAGAAGATCTAATGTATGGAGACTCGATCACATCACTTATGACATCAGATGAGAATTTAGGGTGATTCACTATACGTTCTAATTCACCGTGCCGAATTTTCGGATTGCTAATGACGGATTGCATTCGACGAATATCCAAATCAGGGTGGTTTATTATTGTGTGTATATCATCTCTTGATAGACGATTAGATGCTGCAAAGCTTCCAAATCCCGTATCATTCAACTTACCATCCATATGACGCTTAACGACCATAGATCTTTCCGATGGTTCTAGATCTGGGCGTTCAACTGCCACTCGTATATTTGTATCAACTGGATGAACTAGATCCGCGGTCACCGCTTTCATGAACACGTCTTTTGGTAAATTTGGGTTTTTCAGCAAGCTCGTATGCAATGCTGGAGTGGCGGCTTTCGTATCATGCAATTCGCGCAGAACGTGGGCGGGTGTGATTGGGTTTTCTGCAACGACGTGTGGGGTCTTATGCATCACGTCTCTGAAATAATCATCTGGGATGCTTTTGGCCATAGACCTATCAATCATCGCTTCCCGTTCGTCAATGGACGGGTTGATTCGGTCCAAATGCTCTTCTTTGATGCTTGGTGTGTTCAATAGAAAAGATCTACGAGCAGATGTGTGTGCTTTATCTGTTGCGCCACTCCATCCAATCAATTTATGTATGTCATGGTCGGAAATGTTTGGGTGAACTAATATGGGTTTGAAGTTCTCGTCGTCAGCGTCCGATGGTCTGTTAACTAAATCATCAACGAGGCTAGTTACCTGATGCGGCTGTAAGTGTGGGCTGTTAGCTAACCAATTCGATAGACGTGCTGGCTCGGGGGTATCATTCCACCCATCCAGCGTAGACACATTCTTAAGATGTTCAAATTGAGGATCGGTAATACGAGATCTTTGAATTACATCCTTAATGTCGTTCATTGCTTCGCGCACATGACGCGAATGACCATAAGGTACATATGTTTTTGCGTGGACGGGTGCCATCAACGCAGTATGCTTATCGATCAACGGTTGTAGTTCATCCGATGATGTTGGCACGTGTCGCTTCACCAATTCGCTCGGCGATGCAAGATTCTCTGAGTCTGCCGTTTGCTTGATGAAATTCTCAATGTGTTCTTTGTATGGCGCAAATCTAGGATCGGCCATCGAAACCGGTCTGTTATTGACATCCTGCAGTTGAGCAGATTGATGGTGGATTTGCAATACTTCACCATTAGGGAATCTCATAGGGTATTTCCCACCAGCATATCCAGCAAACTGATTGTTGGCCCCTTCAGATGCAGTGCACCAACTAGTCTTTGCAACTTTGCCATTAGGGCCGTAATTGTGGATACTCGTTTTCTTGTTAGTTAACTTGAACCCCTGAACACCATCCTGATCATACAGTTTCGTTTCGCCGGTCTCGACGGGCTGATTATCCGATGCATCTACCATCTTACGCTTGACGTGGGTCGTTGCAACGGCGTCTCGAAGATCTCCTAGTGATTTGAACGACTTGATGTCTTTGTTTTCCATATGAGGGACGGCTTCCTCATACGTAGACATAGTCTTCTTGATTGCCTTGGAATCGCCTAATTTAAACTCGCCTGCATGGTATCGATTAACGAGCCATTCAGTTTGAGTCTTGCGAGTAGTTGGGTCAACTTTCTTTGCGATGTGATCTATGATCTTACCAGCAGACAAATTGCTAGATTCTGGATCGTGTGCAGTTGACAGCTTGTCCGCCATTGCAGATTTTATGTACTCGATACGATTTTCAACCAATACCTGCAGCAGTTCCTCGGTTAGCGGTTGAGTAGATTCATCTAACAGGTATTGTGTTTCTTCTAGAGTTAGTTGCATAAGGTATCCAATTAGTTACTCATACTATTTAAGCAGGCCAACATCAACGAATTTTAACGGGATGTTGGCGCTGCAAAAACGTTACTTACTGGCTAAAAACTTTCCAAATGAGAGCACCTCAGCTTCCCACGCCGATGCCAATGTTGGAGTAATATTCCAAACAGGGAAAAAGTCTTTACCACATTTTGTATGCATGCCAATTCCGCTGTTGCAGTCAGCGTGCAACCCCTTCAGCGTAGTAACAATTTTTTCTCGTTCAGCCTTTGATGCATGCAACAGAAACAATCCGTGGTTCAGCGATAGAGTTAGTTTTTTCGTCGGGGCCAACTTTTGCAAGTCTTCGATCGTCGGATAGTTTGATCCGGTATCGCCTAACACATAGAAACAATCGCCGCCCTTTTGTTCAATATATGGACGATGCTCGTTAGGGAGAATTGCATAATCTACTTCACCACTAACCAATGCTAATCTAGCCAATCCAGTGCCGTTATATGGGATTGCTGCATAACTAGTCCCAAAGGTCGCATTGATCTCATTGATAGTTGCCGTAAACATGTCGCGAGGAACGCTATGAGCAATTCTACCAGTGACCGTCTTTGTTAGAAACTCGGGCTTCTTGTGAGTAATCGAGCAAACCATATATGAGTTCGTATTAAACCTAATCATATCCCGTAAGTTTAGATTATTCGGAACATTACCGCAGATATTTCGACGATACTCAGCTTCATAGTCATTGCCCCATAGCAACAGCGTCGGAGTATTTTCCGATACTTGTTTGAGAGCTTCACACAGATTACCAGCCGCTACCGCCGAAATCGTATAGTCCTTTGACAGATCTTTAGCATATGCAGCTAGTTGAATCATATAGCCGCCCGATTGTGATCCCGGCGATACTAATTTGAGAGAATCTGCAGACGCGAAAGCGCTGCTAAACAATACAACGCATGAAACGATAAATTTTAAAAACATAAGAGTCCTCATAAAATAAAAACACGATATACAGCTTCTGTGAGCCGATCAAAAACTAAAAAAGAAAACACTAACGGCATATTATTCCGGTTGCGTAATACCCACCCTAAAGGTAATAAGAATACAGATATCAAAACATAATTTAAAAACACCCCTTTACTAAAACTCTCATACATAATAGACGACACCATAACAATCATCGCAAAAGTGACGATATGACGCACATTGATGCGAGTAACTTTTGACGCTGCATACGATAATGCTAATGTTATCGCTAACCCCAACATATTTACAATGAGAAAATTGTATCCAACATAATCGTATATGGATGAGAAACTATATGTCGACACGCTGAATGCCTGTTGGTTCAACATCATAAGAATAAGTGCCTCACCCCCTGATATCGGGATAGCAAACAATAATAACGGTAATAGCTGTGTTACAGACCCAGCATTGTTAGCAGATTCGCTAGCAAATATTCTCTGCAACGCAGGCACGTTCGCCCACTTTGAAACAGTATGTGCGATACTGCTGCTAGCAATGAAGGTAAGACCGGGCACAATACCACCGAGCGCCCCCACCACTGTCGCACTCAAACTAACATACCACTTAGGCAAAACTATGGCTGTAAACGGTCTGTGATCGATTTGGGTCAATTGAAGATTGACCGCTTGTATTTTAGCGTTTTGATATAGTTCCGGAAATCCTAGCAGAAAGGTGATGACTAAGATATCTGGGATTCCTCCAGAGAAGAGGCTAAAACCAAACGTAAAATGGATGTTGAAAAACGTGTTTATGCCAATCAGCGCAAGACCTGCGCCTAACATAGCATTGAACACACTGAACCACGCAGATTTGTTAGACACCAAGCAGATGGCTATTAAAGACACGCATAGCATACTGGCTAGGATATACGAGGTGAACATCGGTTGCACGATGCGCTCTATATGACTCGAGAATACGTAAATGCATACGAACACACTCACAGTACCTATAAAACTACCGTATGCGCATCCTACGAGGGCCTCGACCTTTTCAGACCAGGATAGATTTTTGGATTCTTGGACGACCGGAATACTACTGGTTTCTCCAGGTATACCAAACAATATAGCGGGTATGCTACAGACGTATTGACTTATCGCCGTTAGTGTCATATAAAACAACACCAACTCATACACATTAAATTTAGTTAATAATGGTATGAACAGTATAATAGTAGTAAAGTTTCCTACGGCAGGTATAATACCACTAAAAATGCCTGCAAGTAGGCCTAATAATATAGCAAAAGTCATTATTTAGAGTTATATGTTACTGGATATTACTCACCGCAGCACTATTGTTTTTCAAATCCCATTTCGTAGAAGAATTCTTTATTCAGAGAATTTAGCACTCGCATAATCTTTTCTCTATCTTCATTAGATACATTTTTAGCAAATAGCTTTAACCAATTATCATTTTTCAGCATTTGTATTTCATGTATCGCTTTAACCTTATCATTATTCAAAAATTGATAAGAACCATATGATACTAGTGCGTATGTATCTATTTGCCCAGTCATTACGGCTAACATACCCTCTGCTCCAGATTTGTATGGTACTGATAGACATTTTAAAGTTGACTTACACACAATTTCCATTGCTTTATGACTATACGTTCCCGGACCACCACTCCCAAAATTCACGTCTCTATGTTTGGATAATTCAGCTAATTGATTAATGTTTGTGATATTTGACTTTGTTGAAACAAAAATAGTGTTAGTAAAATACCCTACTGTGAAAAGTTCATCTAATTGTAAATACACGTCATGATTCGCAATTTCAGGGGTAGATAAAATTAATGTGGGTTTTTTACTATTCATTGTAAAGTTATAGCCAATTACATGTGCAGCACCCGGCTTATTCACCACAACAAATGTCAAATCAGTTTCAGTAGAGATTTTTTCTACTATTTTTCTAGTCACGGTATCATTAGGCCCCCCTGCAGATGCCGTTACAACAAACTCAATTGGTGCAGCTGAGCATGTAATTGAAATAGCCAATAATGCAAGTGCTATAAGTTTTTTCATAATAATTTCATTCCTTCGTATTAAAAATTTCTAAAATTTCTTGTTTCGTATAAATAACATTACAAATATTATTCCCTAAAGTATAAATCACCTTAGAATTTATACTGTGCAGTTTATTTAGTGTGTCGTCCCTGTACCTAGGGCGCATCTTGCGCCTATATTCAATACCATACAACTCTGTTTTGATAATATTCCATGCAGTATACGTTTTAGGAAACATCGAATATAACAATTGTGGGGTATATAGAAAGAACCCAATGTTATCTATATCAACTAAAGAGTCTATATAATCATCCCATTCATTGTATAAAGCAAACTCAGTATCGGTAACCAATTCATCACCATCTCCAAAAAATCCATCCCCCGTTACTAACACCCCTCGTTTACTGTATACATACTCTGCGATAGCTAGAACCAATGTAGCATGATAACCCACCCCATTAAGTTTTTTGTGGATTGACTCATAGAATTTATCTACCATATCTTCTTCTGATAAGTGTAGAACGACAGGAGATAGCCGCAATTCTTCGCATACTTTAAAAGCGTACCTTCTCTCTATCTCATTCCCACATTCTAATATGATTGGGGTGAACGGTACGTTGTTTTTATGAAAAGTTCTAACAATATACTCAGAATCCATACCTCCACTTAATGCCACATATATATTATCATGAGTTTTTGCAATAAGCTGCGCGGCTTCAGATGCACATTCATGAAAGTTCCTTTGCTCGAATAGAGGAACTTTCATGTCTAACTTTAATTTGGCTAAGGGATTAGTCAATCGTTGAGATACATTAGACGTGATCCAATTATTATATGAATTCATTATGTTGTAAATGACGCATTAGACGTAAACACATGGTATATGTAGCCACCAGATGAATACGCTGACCCACCACTGAAGAATGCGAAACTGCTAACATATCTAATGATCACTATGCCTGAGCCACCGGCCCCTGCATTGGTTACAAAACCCGATGACCCACCACCACCTCCGCCACCACCGGTATTGGCTGCGCCTGCCGTTCCATTCATAGATGACCCGCCAGTTCCGCCGCCACCTGCGCCACCCGAAGCTTGACCGGACCCATCAGCACCACCACCACCACCACCCGAATATCTAGACCCATTAAACCACAGCGGACCCGCTCCGCCTACTCCAGCTGTCGATTGATCATCTATACCACCACCACCCCCGCCTGCTCTAATACCGTCTGATCCACCTGCAGATGCATACCCACCCCCGCCATTACCCGAACCACCTGCCCCACCAACATATGGGGTTGGGTCAACAGTAAAGCTTTCACCATTATACCATCTTTGGTGACCATATAGCCCCCCTACCGCAGTGTATGTAGATCCATTGAATACTGCAGAACTGGATCCACCAGTATTCCCTGCTACATACGCATAATTAGCTTGGTCACCATAAGGGCCGGTATAGTAGATGTAATAGTATCCACCGGCACCACCACCCCCTATACTAATTGAAGCTGGAGCACCGGGGTATAATGTTACATCAAATGATAAGAATTGACCGCCCCCTCCACCGCCCCCTCCACCGCCAACAGAATCATGTGTTCCAGAACCGCCGCCTCCACCACCACCCACAACCAATACTTGAGCGGTGATGGGTGGTCGAGATAGAGCCTTACCAAAAAAATCATTGATTGAAATAGCTACGCTTGAAAACGTACCCAGAGTAGCGTTACTATTCCAATAGGAAGTGCCTCTATATGCGTTTAAGTTATACCCTCTCCCAAATTCAGAATTGATTTCATTTAATGAAAGAGACCCGGAAGTTTTTATTGTCATATCATTCTTTCTACGTTATCGCGTGCAAGCCACTTAGCATGCTATAATGTTTGGAAAATATAGGACCAATATTACTTACCCCTATTTCTCGGTCTATCTTATTAATTCCAGCGGCATATAAAGAAAATACATCAGATGCCTTATTGGTCTTTAAGTATTCATCTCTAAGACTAAATAAGTTACTACCGCTCTTCGGTGACTTAAATAACAAAGGTCGTTTGAGACTGTACACAATTTCATTTATATTTAGTAACTTGAGCGGAGCAATTTCATTTATTTCAGTTACTCTCTTAATCACATGCAATTGTTTTAATAAAATTTGTGGGTTTTCAGGATCCCAGTAAAAGTTTACTCTGTCAATACTTTCATCTGCATTAGTATCTGCGTAACTTAAACACGGCGTGTCTCTAAAATGAAATCCCGTTGGATTAAGGGCATCGCCTTGAATTCCTATACCGCGACGGGTTGCATGAACATTGTGATACAGTCCGGGTTTATCTTTACCAAATACTAGAGCGACTCGTTTACCTCTCCACTCTAGTGGAACAATGTGCCTCTCTACATCTTTCCAGAACCAATTATGAGGACTGAACCACGCTCCAATGGTATCAACCCAATTCTCGTTATATACTGAAATACTAAAGTTTTTTGTGCTATCGAATAACTCTGTATAGTCTATAACTTGAGTGATATGGTCCAAGCCAAGATCCTTTACATATGGAAATGCGTTATGATACAATTCTCCATTATGGTTTTCATCGACTCCATATGAGCTATCTTGTTTAAATGCGCCGACGATCAATATCTTATCTAATTTTATATTATTGAAATGAAAGGTTTCAAGTATATTGGTTGAGTCATACCCACCAGAATATGCTAAAATTACATAATCATAATTATCTCTAATATTTTGAGCTTGTTCTTTATAATAGTAATCTAAACTTTGAGATGGTTCGACACTCCAATTTAATTTTTCATAGATGTGATCGTAATAATAAAACTTCGGAGTTAATTGTTTCGCCAAACCATATTTTATAGCTTCTATCTTCGATGTACATTTTGTACCATCATCAAAATAATAAAACATAGTTAATTACTAAATACTGCCAGTTCCATTTGATCAAATCTCGAATTCAGCTCTTCATCCGAAGATCCAAGCCCACTGACTCGTATGAATGGATAATCAATCCCTTTACCCCAAACTTTTCTAGGAAGTAGTCCAAAACTAACGATAAGATCCCGTTTTGAAACGGGTATAGGATTATCCGAATAATCTCTAAAAATAACAGACATAGGTTCTCTTGGCAGAATTGGGAGTCCGAGTGCGTGTCTTACCGTACTAATGATATTAGGATGGTTATATGCTGCGAAACCTTCGGTAAGAACTGTTGGTGGTCTAGCATTCCAGTCTATTAAAACTAATTCGTTATTATAATATATAAACTGCACATTATGTATGCCACCACGAACGTTTAATCTAATAACAGCTTGTCTCACTTGATCTATCATATAGATGGATTCTACACTATTTTCAGATGTCTGTACACAAGCCCCAGACGTATCTGCATTATTAAATATGTGTCTCGATGTATTAAACACATAGATCTCATTGAATTCATTTACAGAAAACGTCACTTCATACTGGGCGATAGGGCTCGCAACCCTTGGGCGTCTTACAAGTTCGTTGCTAAATATAGAATTTGGCTTGAAAAAATATAAAGAAGTATCTCCAATTTCTTGAACAATTTCTGTCGGAATGGTAAGTATGCCTGTTTTATGTAGCTCACTCTTATATGTCAGAGTATTTAGACTCTCAAGTGACATGTATTTAGGATGATCCCCACAGTAGCTAGTTCCTCTGTTTGATACAGGAAAAGCATAAGCCGATGTATTTTTAATGGACGTAATTGTGATGTCTAACTCATCCAATATTGGCTTATATGATAGAATGCCGACTTCTTGATCCGGCAAAGGCACATACAAACTCATTGAGGCCATACGATATCCTCAATGAGTTTGATAGCGTTGTCTAATTTGGCATCGACGTTATTGATAGATGTGACCAATTCTTTTTCTGTAGTATGCCCCAATTGCACTTTAGTCATAACTGCATTGTAGACATCAGTAATTTTCTGCAAATCTAACGTAATCCATACAGAAGGTTCAGTTTTCCAATCTACCGTAGTCAATAATCCCTGCGATAGACTGATAAATGCTGATGTGATAGCTGCCTGCGATTCGCGATCCGTTTTGAATCGAGTGCCGTTTATATTTATACCACTCGTCTCATACAGATATCTAGATTGCGCAATTTTAGATATTTGCTCTGCTTTAACGGTGTTTACATCAGTTTGTGGAATTACCTTTACAGCAGGCTTATTTTGAGAGTTGATCAATCCTTTAGTACCTACAACAATATCTTTAGTTGGCTTATTATATGCCCACCACACGCCGTACGGAGCATACTCTCGCAATACGATATCGAGATCTTCTTCACGCCATGGTATGCGCACCTCTTTGGATACCGTTGGGTAATTGGTGGCAGAATACGATACCATCATAGTTTTTGTTGCGTGATTGACGCTTGTTATTGCATAGGTAAAGTCAATATTCATATTTTACTCCAAATTTACTTGATACATCGAGCACCGATTCGAGAAGTTGTTTTCGCCCGCAGCAGTTCCTCGGTTAGCTGTCGCGTGTCTTCTAGAGTTAGTTGCATGAGGTATCCCAATTAGTTACTCTTACTATTTAAGTTGTCAGCCAGTAATGATAATGTCAACGAAGTTTAACTGTGAGGATTGGCGCTGTATGGAAAGATCCATCTAGCATAGCGTAAACATTGTATCCGGTCATGATGCTGATCTTACCAAAAGTCTTCCGATACCTCCAAATCGTACCATATTGGTCGGTACGCTCCCAATAGCCTTCAATGTCGTAGGGAGCATAGTTGGAAGTTTGGTTGCCTAGCCATATAGCGAATCCGAAATACTGATTTCGCACTCCAGCCCATAACCAAGCAGCTACCCACTTACCATACCGATCTACCCATGCTTTACATGTTGGTATACCTGTATCACATGGTAATCGTTGATCTGGAGTACTGAGCCACGAGAGCCAGTTCGGGAAATCGCCCATGATCGTGGGCGTTGGAGGATTGGTTCTTTGTGGACCAACGGAAGGCTCTTTATCCCATTTGATAAACGGTAGGGCCAGCAGTACGACTATTGGCGCAGTAAATGATAAAAATACCCTGAACAGGCCGATGAGCGGAATGTAAATGTAGCTTGCTTTCACAGTATACCTCCTTCTGGATCGATTGCCGCAACTCGCGCGGTTAGATGTTGAGTAGATTCATCTAACAGGTATTGTGTTTCTTCTAGAGTTAGTCGCATAAGGTATCCAATTAGTTACTCATACTATTTAAGCGTCGTTCACGCTGCTACTATAACCAACACCGATCTCTTAGAATAGAATTTGCGATGATACTAGCCCAATGGTCAGAATTCTGCTCAGTTACTCTAAAATCATACGTCGTTGGCGGGATGAATGCTATATTCGTATCTGGATACCTGCTCTTATCGATCGTGTCAACCCATATAGTGTAATCGGAATTGAAATTTTCCCTCATTTTTATGAGCGGTGCGACAAAATCAGCAATTACAAAATCAGATACTGATTCATTGGCGAGCTGTGCCATCCTCACGGACTGTCTAATGCGACCGTCGGTTGAAAAATCCCAATCATCATATCTGCGCCTGATATCATCTGCGTTAAACCAGTCAACGGTCTTGTTCGAATCGATCAATCGATCTTTCAGAGCAGACGCTAAAAAGGTTTTTCCAGATCCAGGTAGTCCCATAATGAGAATCTTTTTCATATAAACTTAAAGAATGTATTGTTTTTCAAGTTCGACGAATCGATAATACAGCATATCACCCAAAACTTCACGAGGGTGTTTTGACGTTTTCCCTAACACAGGCCTGATGGTATGTAATCCTTCAAACCCCCATGCAATCAAATCATCATCAGCTGTATCATTTTCTATCGTATTTACGTCATACTCGAATGACGGCAATTGCAGAAAGTCTGCAATCCTATCAAGCTCTACCATCGGGGTTTCTATAAATTTGTCATATTCTACGATGACAATTTGGTCGGCCGCCTCTCTCTTTATTTGATGAAGCCCCTCCATACAATCTTTAACCATATTAAACCACATCTCACCGACTCTATTTTCATCTGTAACGAGATGCCCGGTTAACAAGAGATTCTTATCAACAAAACACCCAGGTTGGTTTCTGATGATTGTCAACCAACTAGCCATTATGCTAGGAAGATCACGAGTCATCACGATAGCTTTAATTTTTTTACCAAACAGTGCCGATGCGGTTGGCATATTCTTAGCCCACCCTCTTCCTTTATCGATGATAATAGATTCAGGCCGGTGTTTCCAAAATGCTGGCAGGATAGCTTTAGTCAAATCGCGCGCTTGTTCTTCGTAGTAATTTGCTTTAACCGTGGGATCGTTGCGCCATGCCTCTTGCATTTTTACTGCCACGTTTAGCATAGGTGAAGTTGGGGTAACATATACCTCGGGATTTTGATTCAGTATTGATGCTAAAACGGTGGAACCTGATCTAGGAAGTCCTGAAAGAAAGTGATAAGTTTTTTCCATATTATATCGTCATGTTGGGGATTTTGGGATGATGTCCTTTACGGCAATCGAATTGTCGACACGCTTTTGGCCTAATGTCATATATTGTACACTGTCCATCGACTAGCATACTACACCCACCATCTGGCTTCCGATATAGTGAAATCAGAGGGCCTATATCAGGTGTTGCTAACACGGCATCTTCAGACGGTTGAATCAGACTTATAGGGTATAGGCCAGAACTCAGTTCTTCGGGGGTTAGGAAGGGAGTCAATAATTCACAGCACCTAATGCACCCATTGCATGGCACATCAGCTATAGGAGCATCGGACACCGAGGATGTTAAGTTGATATTTATTATACGGTATTTGACGGGCATAGTATTTTGTTGAGTTCATTAAGGGGAGCGGACCAGTTGTCATATTCAACCTGCCTCAAGACCCGTAAATTATCGCCATACCACAAAGACCTCAGACCAGGTTTTGCCCATGTGTAATACGTTAGTATAGGCACAATGACGATCGATGATTTGCCCATAGCACCCGCCGCATGTATCAAAGAAGTACAGCTAGAAACAATGATATCCATTTGGGTTATATAATCCAAGGTATCATCCCACGAGTGTATCTTATCTTTCAACTGGATGACTCTGGGGTGGGTGAAATCTTCATCTATATGAAACGAGTATATCTCATATTCATCTGGAATGCTGTCTATCAATTCTATGAAAGGTACTGTCCTATGTAAATCTTGATCATACTTAGGGTTGCCCATACACTTTATACCAATCTTCTTCTTTCCTGAAGTGGATAATTTTGGTGTTTGATTGGTAGGTGAAATATATGGACCATACCACACAGCATCCTCTGATAGATCTAGATATGATGGTATAGGCATAGAATACGTCCATAACCAGTCGGCCGGTAATATGCTTATGTTAGTGGTTGTTTCAAAACCATTCCGAGTGAAGATAGTCCGAATATCTTCTCTATCAGTGTACCAAATCGGGAGCATCCCAGCATCGCGCAAATGCTTCATGAATCTAACCGATATTATCTCATCTCCTATTCCACCCTCAGCGCATACGAGAATGCGTTTGCCTGGTTGCGGATTGCCTTCCCACAATTGAGATTTTGGAAACTTGAATTCATGCCATATGTTAAGTTTCCTGCCGCCTAGCAAAACCTCTCGCAGGCCTTGTTTAAAATTACCGTTGCGCAAGTCATATGTGCCAAGATTGAACCTCACCCGATTATCGATATCTTGAGTGTGCGGCTCAGATAATATTTGTCTAAGAATGGCTTCGCCAGAATCCTTTTGGTCTAATAGGAAAAAACACATCGCCTTATCCATCTGATTTGGATGATCGTCAGGCTGCTCTTGTTCGTTTATCAGAATGAGTTCAAGAGCTTCATTTGGCTTATTCAGATTAAGCAATGCTCGTATTATGTTCACTCTAGAATCATACTTTGCTTGAGGGTGGTCAACTAACTCATATATCCGTTGCCCTAATTCGAGAGTGTCGGCAAATTCTCGTATATCGGCATATAGCTTACCTAACTGATCAATCTCTTGCACGGATCTTGCATATGGTTTTAATAAATCGAGAACTATTTTAGCTTTTTCAAACTGATTTATATGTATAAAAAACTCAACTGTTGCTAATGGATTCATAGTATATTCAATCTCTGCGAGTATTGTTTTGCTTAACCACTTTCAGTTTTATTGATATTTCGAGAATCACGTTATTCATAGATCTAGCAATATGCTCACATTCATCCTCAGATAGATGTTTGAATTTCTGTATCCAGTATTCGTCTAAAACAAAATTATGATCAACCACCTGTAGGTCAATATCATTGATAAATCCAAGCGGCGTTTCACACCCGTTGCTATCAAGGTCTCTCTTATTACGAGCCTTTGAAAACATATCCAACGTATGTGGATATATAGGGCGTTTATGTGTGGGGTCAATTAAGAACGTGTCGTGTCGGGGATGTGGGACACGCACATCAATGATCGCACCATGTTTGCACACTCGATATATTTCTTTCAGGCAATGAAAGAATCCATCGCCTAAATGCTCTAAAATGTGATGTGCCATGACGTAATCAACACTGTTGTCATCAAACGGCAGATTCTCAGTTTCGAGATTTACAACGAAATCTGGGTTAGACCCCGCATCAGAATCAATGTTGATTATACCATCATATCGCTTACTACCAGATCCAATATTTATTTTCATAATATACCAATGTAAAACTATATTTATGCTACTATGAATCGTCTCTTATGGCTACAGTATGCATCATGCCACCACCAATCAACTTCCAGTTCGTTCCACCAGCGATAGTTTGTACGGGAGAACTTTTACTGATGTCAGTGTTATCACCTAGCATACCATAGAAATTAGCCCCCCACGTCCATAAAGTACCATCAGTTTTAATGGCGGCTATGTAATCTGTTCCACATTCAACCTGCTTCCAGTTCGTTCCTCCAGCGATAGTTTGTATTGGAGAACTTTTATGAGCAATAGTGTTGTCACCGAGAGAGCCATAGTTATTGCGACCCCATGTCCATAAAGTACCGTCAGTTTTAATGGCAGCAGTATAATAATCACCACTAGCTACCAGTTTCCAGTTCGTGCCACCGGCGACAGTTTGTATAGGAGAGCTTTTATCGATGATAGTTTCATCACCGAGTGTACCATAATAATTAGTACCCCACAGCCACAAAGTACCATCGGTTTTAATTGCGGCTGTGTGGGCGGTCCCGCCTGAAACAGATTTCCAGTTGGTTCCTTCATCATCTATAGTTTGTACAGGAGAGCTTTTACTGACGCGAGTGTTATCACCTAGTTGACCATAGTTATTGCGACCCCACAGCCATAAAGTACCATCGGTTTTAATTGCGGCTGTGTGATATCGGCCACCAGCTACCAGTTTCCAGTTCGTTCCTCCAGCGATAGTTTGTACTGGTGAGCTTTTATTAGCAATAGTGTTATCACCGAGTGTACCATAGTAATTATATCCCCATGTCCATAAAGTACCATCGGTTTTAATTGCGGCTGTGTGCAACCACCCGCTAGCCACCAGTTTCCAGTTAGTTCCTCCAGCGATAGTTTGTACTGGAGAGCTTTTATGGGCGATGGTGTTATCACCTAGTTCGCCATAGGTATTACGACCCCACGACCATAAAGTACCATCGGTTTTTATGGCGGCTGTGTGATATCGACCACCAGCAACCAGCTTCCAGTTCGTACCACCGGCGATAGTTTGTACTGGAGAGCTTTTACTAGCACCAGTGCTATCACCTAACTGACCATAGCTATTACGGCCCCACGTCCATAATCCAGCATCACTAAACAGTGATCTAGGAATGAAAAGATCTCCTAAATCACTACCAGCCCCGGTGGGATCTTGAATCGTTGTTCTAAAATTAATTGTCATCGTTCAGTTACCCTAAATGTTTGGATCAGTCCAGTATCGAACGAATGAAATAACCACGGTCTGAACAGTACGCCTTGCCCAGGATCTAACACATAGTTAATTTTTAAATCCCACTGGAACAGGTCTCGATAGTTATATTTATGTCCGTGCAAAGCCGTAGTTGCTCCAGATTTATGCTCGAATACGTTGAACGTAGATTGTTGCAGAGCTACAGCAAACACCCATTCATCTGTGCTATCGAATCCTTCGAAATGTATAAAATTCTCAGGCAGCCTAAAGAACCCGGACCTAGATTCATCAACTTCTATCGATGTATTCAACATCGCCGAAGCAGATTCATTGAAGTTAGGTGATATCAGATTAAAGTTTGGTATTTCTTTTCCAAACTCGGTTGAGACATACTCGAGGTTGTATGTTGACGCGACTAGCGAATTCGCCTGCTCGTGGGTGAAGAACCCATCGACCGTGATTATTTTAACGAGTGGGTGTATCATATATAGTCGTCTGAATCGTCTCGTATGGCTATAGTGTGATAACCACCACAATCAACCAGTTTCCAGTTCGTTCCTCCAGCAATAGTTTGCACGGTGGAACTTTTATTAGCAACAGTGCTATCACCTAGTTGACCGTATCCATTGTAACCCCACAGCCATAAAGTACCATCGGTTTTTATAGCAGATGTGTGATATGATCCACCGGCCACTAGTTTCCAGTTCGTTCCACCTGCAATAGTTTGTACTGGAGAACTTTTATTAGCATCAGTGTTATCACCTAGTTGACCATAGTTATTACGACCCCATGTCCATAAAGTACCATCGGTTTTAATGGCAGCCGTATGATATGCACCACCAGCAACCAACTTCCAGTTCGTTCCACCAGCGACAGTTTGCACTGGAGAACTTTTACTAGCAACAGTGCTATCACCTAGTTGACCGTATCCATTGTAACCCCACAGCCACAAAGTACCGTCAGTTTTTATAGCAGATGTGTGATGTGCACCACAATCAACCAGTTTCCAGTTCGTTCCTCCAGCAATAGTTTGCACGGTGGAACTTTTATTAGCAACAGTGCTATCACCTAGTTGACCATAGTTATTACGACCCCATGTCCATAAAGTACCGTCAGTTTTTATAGCAGCCGTATGATATATACTACCAGAAACCGTTTTCCAGTTCGTTCCTCCAGCAACAGTTTGTATTGGAGAACTTTTACGGATGACAGAGTTATCACCTAATTGACCATTATTATTAAGACCCCACGTCCACAAAGTACCGTCAGTTTTTATGGCAGATGTGTGAAACCAACCGCTAGATACTTGCTTCCAGTTCGTTCCACCTGCAATAGTTTGTACTGGAGAACTTTTATTATCAATAGTGTTATCACCTAATTGTCCATAGTTATTATGGCCCCACGTCCACAAAGTACCGTCAGTTTTTATGGCAGATGTGTGATATCCACTACCAGAAACCGTTTTCCAGTTCGTTCCACCAGCGATAGTTTGTATTGGAGAACTTTTATGGATGACAGAGTTATCACCTAGTCCGCCATAGTTATTATGACCCCACATCCATAATCCAGAAAAACGAAACGTATCAACCAATTCTGGATACCGGTCAATCAAATAACTCTTGGGGACGAGTTTCTCCCCGATGTCTTCCCCCGATGAGTTTTTAAACCCCGTTGTTATTCCAATTGGCATTATACTACCCTACGGTTTTCGTTGACCGGTTCTACGATAACCAATGCATCCAATTCTTCGAGGGTGCTGCAAGCATTTATAGAATCGACCATACTAGATTCCCAATCAAATTGCGATTGGATATAACCAGCACCAGCTGAAACGATTTGGGCTAGATCTACTTTAGAGAGTGTTGCCCATTCTTCTGGAAACTTCCACCGAACAGTATCACTTTCATTCATCAGTAGGTACTTCTGAACAAATATATCCCGATTACCACGGCGAGTATCTACAGTTATGTCTGCTCCCTGAATATTAGTTTTTACACCAACCGATTCTCTGCGCCAACGTTCATCCGCGCAAACGCTGATTAATTTGTTTTTCACGGCGTCTATCGGGAGTCGCTGTACTGTGAATGATGATATAGCTTTTTGATCTGTAAATTCCCAGAATGGACCGTGCAGAAACTCGATCTTCGAATTGAATTCTGGAAGAGGTAGAGGTTCAACTGGTAATATTCGTACATCAGCTGACAGCAACAATGGATCTTTCTCATTACTGGATGGTAATGATACAGATAGTTCACATTCTTCCTGAATGACGTTTTCAAACCTATACCGATTCCATCTCATAGGCCCTAGAATTACTGAGTTATTGTGTACGATTACGAACATAATTATTTTCCATTAATGTGATTAAGAATTAGGGTATGCGTTGCCCGCGTCATAAAAGTGAATGGCGGCAGAGTGATAA